ATTAATAGAAGCAGCATCTTCTCTATAAATTCTAATATATCTTTTAGCTGATTTAGTAGAATATGCTATTTGTCTGTATGACTTTCCATCTTCGTTCCAAGCTTCAAGTTGTATAAAGCCATCATCATCTGGGAATGGGCTATTAGTAGCTCCTCTTTTTAAGAAGTACATTGTATTTGGTCTATTAGCATTATCAGCATTAGTTATATCTTCTCTACCGAAAGCATATTCAAAAGTGCCTTTACCTTTGAAGAATGTAGTTGCATAATTCTTAATAGGCATTGTATTTAAACGCCACGGTGTAAAAGTATATGAGGTAAAAAATGTAAATGCCCTTGAATAAGTTCTAACAACATATGAACTTTCTGCGTCCATCCATCTATTTTGGTCTCCATTGATCCAAGCATATTGGAACCCAATAATGCCACCAGCATCATTACTAATATGATCTACCTTAATATAATAGAATACATCACTTCTATTTATTTTCTTTATATCTGGTGGTGCTTGAGGATCAGTTGTTGGTATTAGATATATTATATTTGGAGAAATTGCTTGAGTACAACTATTTACTCTAACAATTTTATTCTCACCTTCTTTAATGAACTTATTCATTTCTGTAGCAGATGGTATATCAGCTACTTTGGTTCCTATTTCACTAACTTTATCTTTCAATGTCTTGAACTCTGTACTGAGTAGAGTATTCTTATCTAAATCCATTAATACTTTATCGGCAGTAGTGGTTAAAGACATAGGTTTATATTTATTAGTTTTCTTATCCAAACCGAATAATAAATCACTCATTTAATTTCCTTCCTTTCGTTTATTTTTTATTGACTTATTAGATAAATGTGGAATTCAATCATTTTACATAGTATAGTTTCGGTAAAAATTATTTTTACCGATTTTCCAGAACACGTAGTTTATCGTATGATAGAATATATATTAATATTATATAATTTAAGAATTTTAGATTTTGAATTCCGTGGAATAGAAAATAATAATATATTAGAATTTATAGAGAAGATGCTGCTTCTATTAATTGGAATAATGGTAATAAATATACTAATTGGATAGAAGATGATCCATCGGCTACTTATGTGAGAGAAATTAATACAAACACAGTGAGCACAACTGATTTGGACGATCCGGGTTACCCGGTGAGTTACGAAACAACTACTAACCGAGGACTTGATATTGGTCTACCAACTTATTATGCGGCAATAAAATTTTTCGCTAATCGCAGCACTACTGGGAAAGGTTATAGTACCCAATTAGCATTCAGTTTTAAAAATCAAGAGATGGATGGTATTTATAATGGTTATATTCCCAAATTTTGGAAAATATTATATAGATCAGCTTATGATGGAGAGTGGGGTAAATGGACTCCGATTGATACTACTGCCGGATATACTTTAAAAAATAAAGACATAAATCAGACTAATGGTAAAATGTTTGATAGCATAACATACTATTTCCCAACTAAAGGTTCCGGTGGGATAAATACACCAATCATGCCGAGTAATTTAAATGACGATGGTTTAGCTTGGAATCGTTTTCATGCCGCTGGAAGTACACACGGATTCCAATTTTTTGCTAACTGGAATCATGGAGGTATGTGGTTTAGACATCATAATGGTGGTTGGGGTAATTGGAGACAATTTATGCTTGGTGATGGCCACAACTACAACAGATTGATGGTAGATGGTAATAATACACCTATATCGTTAAATCAACCAACAGTGTCACTGGCTGTAGGGGACCATACTACTGGGCTAAATAGAGGTGGTAGTGGTATATTTGGAGTAGTTTGTAGTGGGAAAAATGTACTGAGATTTGATGCCCAGTCTGTCATCGTTCAACCAGAGGCTTCAAAAGTCTATGGTTCTGCTACAGTAAGAAATACAGTCATAGCGACGTTAGACCCGTCTGGTGGTAACGATGGAGATATTTGGTTAAAATATGTATAAAAAAATTATGAGATATATACTAAATTTAGTATATATCTCTTTTTTTTCTTAGTAAGACTTTTCTAATAATTTAATCTCATCAAGTATTAATCTACCATTGTATCTATCAATCATAACATTCTTATTTTCTAATTCAATATAGCCACATCTATCTTCTACAGTATATCCAACGTGCGTTATAAAGTACATTGCACAACTATCTGGTATTTTAATAGAAATGTCTCTACCAGATAAGAATACATTATTAAATCCACTATAGATTTTAATTTCTCTATATGAATTATCTTCTATAGTACTTTTATAATCAGTTAATTTATCATCTAATTTAATATTTTCACTTATAGATACTATATTATTGAATTTTGGATACGTTTCTTTAAGCCAATCATATCTGAATGTGAGATCTGTAATCTTAATACTTTCTAATAATTCTTTACGTCTTTCAATATCATCTTTAATATTGAATTCACCCATAACTGGTTCTTTAAATGCGTGGACTAAACCGTAATACTTACTACCCATAATTAATCTTTCCTTTCGTATATATTATTAATTAAATTTATTCATTATACTGAAATAATATATAGTTATAATACACTTAAGTAATCAATAAACTAAATTAGAAAGGTGTGAATATATAGATGGATACTCATGTTAAAGTTAATAATACTTGGAGAAAAGGTTCAGTAAAAGAAAATTTTGTTAAAGTGAATGGGACATTTAGAAGAGTTTCAAGAAAATTTACTAAGGTGAATAACACGTGGCGATATGTTGACGCCACTGTATATAAAGGATCCTACTTGGATTCGTCATAGTACTTATTGGAACGGACTTAACCCAGCAGTATCTTAATATGGATCGAATTCGGCACAACCAACAGAATTATATACTGGATGTGACCAACCACTTATATTTAAAGGATGGGAGCATTTTAGCCAAAGTTTTAAAAATACTGTGATACAACCAAATCAACCACTTTTACCACAAGGAAATTCAGATTGTTATCTCAATAATAGTAATTATTATAATAATGATACTCGGGTGTATTTAGGTAATGAAAGTAATCCTTTATGTTGGATGTTATTATTTCATGTAAACCGAGATAGGAAACTGTATGAATTAGCTTTTAAAACACAAGCTGATGCGGATGCATTCTGGAACGCGGTAAAATATCTTGCATTTGTTTATTAAATATTTACAACTTAATGATAGATAAGATATAATTATATCTTATCTATCATATTATCTACATTTTATTTAAGAGTACTGAGTAACGTCAAATCTTTAGTAACTAAATCTGTCTTTAAACCCATTCCCATAAAGTATATATCAACTACATTCAATGTAGTCTTATTCTCCACTTTATCAGTTAAGTCATTTATATCTACATAACCTTTCTCAGCTATACTTGCTAATGCTTCTGATTGCATTACTAAGTCATCTGAACGCATAGACATAAATTCTTTAACTATAGGTTCTCCGCCACTAACTATATCATTATAGTTCTCAACGTCATTCTGTCTACCATTCTTATCTCTTGCAGTAACTTGTCCTGTAAGAGCACTTCTAACAGTAACATCTGTAGAACCTTTATTTTTCTTTCCTCTCATTTGTTCCATACGTTTTATATGGACATATCCAACAGGAACTTTATTAATACTCAATATAGGATTATCTTTATCCATATTTTCATATGGTTTAGCTACATATTCCATTAACGGAGTTCCTAAATAATCAAGAGCTTTATTAATATTCTTAATATTTAAAGAATATTCATAGTCTGCTATATGTCCTATAATATAAGCATCATCATCACTAAATAAATCGTCAAAATATTTCTGGAATTCTTTATCACTCATCTTGGAGAATAAGTTATAATAGTATTCGTAATTTACTTTAGATGGTTCAAATAATTTAAAGAATTCATATATAGTTTCTTCCATCTTCTTTCTCTTAGCTTTAGTAAATAAAGTAGATTTAGAAGCTTCCATTATTACATCAAACAAAATCTATTCACCTTCTTTCTAAAATATGCTATCGCCTTATTTTCTAAAAAAAAGAAGAGGAATGATATTTCCTCTTCAAATAATTCATATCTATTACATATATTCGCAATCATTATCTTTTAAGGTATCAATTAGTAATACTATACCAATTATCCAGAATAATACTACTAATAGTATCATTACTGCCATCATCAGTATATTATTAGAATCATACCAATCACCTAATGATTGTAGTACTTTAACTGAGAAGTATATTATTGCTATTTCCAATAATATTACTTCACCAGTATCAAAGATATTGGTATTACGGTTTATTTTTCTACCTTTTTCTAATCTGAGATATTTCATAGCTGTACCTCACTATTCTTCATTATCAGTGACACTTAGTAATGCTATTGCAGCAAAGAACCAAACTACTATTACAGTTAATATTATTAGCATAAATAATATACCATTCATACCTTCTAATATGAAAGTAAGAAATTCTATCAATCTATATGCAAATAAGAATAGTGTAAATTCTACTATACCGACTATAACAAACTTAGTTAATTCACAGCAATCTTCATTACTATTGAATTCGTTCTTTATAAATTCTACTATCTTTTTCATATATGATACTTTCCTTCTTTATAATAATTTACTATTGATGGCTGGGAATATTTCATCAATCACTCTTTTAAATGGTACAGATAGCTCTTTATATATCTCTACCACATCGAAGAATTTACCATCTTTAATGAAATCTTCATCTCTATCTTTGTTTTCTACATGTCCAGTAAATGGTCCTCTATACATAGCACTATACATATGAACCAATTTACCTCTATAATCGAAGTCTCCTCTCTTCATAGGTTTCTTTTTACCTATTTCTCTCATATAAGTGAAGTTATGGTCTCTTATATCAGTTATATCGAGTAAGGCTTCTTCATTCACTTCATTCTCCGCTTGTTTGATATTAGGAACATCTGGTTCTATACTTCCACCCGGAACTCTATACTTCTTAGTACCATTCTCACCCATTTCAATTCTCATAAATACTTTTAGTCTTCCATCGAATTTATCTATCTTAAAGACTAAGGTTTCTACAGTCTCTCTATGAGGCTTATCATCAATCCAGATAATACTATTCCAGAATAATTCACCTTCATTATTCTTATAATAATAACCGTTAGGTGAATTCTCTTTATTAACTTCTTTAATATCATCTGTTGTAAATACTCTAACATTATCCACGTTCATACTTCTCTCCTTAAATAAACTATTTCTTGGTTTTCTTTTTATAGTAGAATCATAGTGTCTATATAGGGTTTTATATTCTCCTAATATAAATTTCTTATATCTCTCAGCGTCATAAGATTCAGGAGTTCTATTAGCTATCATATTATTACAAGTTTCTAAGTCTGTTTGAACCATCTTATCCAACATAAGTAATTCATCTCTATTAGTGGCTTGCTTTAATTGATTAATAACATACTCTATTCTCTTTCTATGATTCCACTTATATCCACCTTGTAATGAATAATATGAAGATAGTACATTCATTACGGGTACTATTGGTCTTAAATCTTCTAATGTAACTTTCTCATTACCAGAATCTTCTATAATGAATACAGGAGTATCTGGTTTACCATCTGAAAGATATATCTCTTTCTTCTTATTAAGAAACTTAATAAAGTTGGCGAAATTATTATCATATATCTTTACATAAGATGATTTCTGAGTTAGCATCATTTCATCTTTAAGTCTTTCTTTAGCTTTATCTACTGCTTGTATCTTATGATGCATATTAGGATTCTTACCACCATCTTTAATCTCTATATTGAGATCTAAAGATACTATATACATATCTGGTATATAGAAGTGATTACTTCCATCATATTCATATATATAAGTAGTTGGTGCTGGAGTCATTATGTCATTAGGGTCCCAATCAAAGAACTTATCTAAGAATTCTAAGAAGTTCTTTTCATAAGACCCAACATATTTAAGTCTATCACCATTCTTGAATTGGTACATACCACTAATTTTTCTATTAGAAAGTAACTTCCTTTGATGCTCTGGGTCATCCATGAGAGTAATTTTGCCAAACTTAGCAAGCATATTCTTCTTATAGATTTCCCTTTGCTTATCTTTACATTTTGGATTACCACAAAGTCTATAATACTTATTAGTCTTTGGATTCCATTTAGTTGGATTACCACACACTACACATTTGCCTTCAGACTTACCAGTCTTTAGGAAATAGTAGTATTGGCTTCCACTTTCCATATACTTAGGTATCTGGTCACCATGAACTTCTTCTAAGTGAGAAGAAACTCCTTCCAATGATACATAAGCTTTCTTACATATAGGACATTTAATCTTTTTTTTATCCATCAACATATCCTTTCTAACTTGTGGGTAATACATTACCCACAAGTTTATTTATTTCGTCATTTCGCATTCTTGCTTTTGTCAAGTCAAGTTCATCGAGATTATAAATACTGAGTAACTCATTCAGAACTTTTTCCTTTTCAGATAATACAAATTCCAAGAATGTTATTCTACTATTGGCTTCGGCTATATCTTTATAAATCACCCTTATCCCTTCTTTCTTTTTATCTTAAACTTATCTAATTGTCTTCTTTACTTACTCATTAATTCATCTAATTTTTCAATAGTTTTAGTTTCACTATCTTTTATAACTTCAATCAAATATGAAATTGCTTTGTCGATTATCGCTAATTCATCTTTATTGAAAGCATGATTAGTTATTTTGAATTCAGGTTGGGTTACATAATAACCTTTCTTATTATTCAAAGTCACTATTAATTCACCATTAGTATCAGAAATTCTGAATGATATTAAAGTTTTGGTTGTAAGTAACTCAAATATTTCTATGATAGTTGATTTCATACAATTGTCTCTATATACAAGAATATTTGATGTCAATCTGATGCTATCACCTGAATCCAAGCATGTAACTATTGCATGCATGTAATCCTTTAAAAACTTATATTGCTCCTCAGCAGTCATTTCTTTATTTATTGCAAAATTATTTTCAATCTTCATAATTAATCTCCTGTACTTTACCATCAAGTATTCTATTCAATCTTCTATTTTTATCTTTAGTACTATCGAATATAGCTTTTACTATATAATCTAATGCTTTATATATAGTAGCTATCTCATTAGTTGTAAAGATATGATTGATTATTTGAAATTCCGGTGTCATTGTGAACTCGGCTTTCTTATTATTCAACACAATATATAATTCTTTATCTTCTTTATACATAAAATCTATTAGATGGTCTGGTTCATCAAAACTACCTTTTTCTCTCTTTTCCCATATACCAATACCGGGAGTACCATCGTTAATATCACTGAATAATACTACGTGCTCTGTTATTTCAATATGGTTAAGACCTCTAAATTCTGTACGTTCCATATACTGCTTTAAAAAATTATGTTGTTCTAAAGCACTCATATCTGGTTTCAATGTTTGCATTTTTTTATTCTCCTTTAATTATTTTATTTAGACGTTGTACAACATCTGGTTTACCACTAATCATAATATTTGATATATACTCAATTGAATCGAATATTGCATCTATCTCATCATCACTAAAATGCAAATTAGTGCTAAATATTGAGATGCATTTACCTTCTCTATCGACTAAGAATGTGGCTTCTTTACTATTCAAGTTTACATACAGCTCTTCATTAGGATTATTCACTTTAGTAAATCGAATTAATTCTTCATGCTTGCCGTTAATCACTATCTTATTATCATATATTATAACCGACCATTCATTAGTTTTTGGATCCTTAATATATTTGACAGAATCAGTTAATTTAATACTGCCATCAGGTTTTGTATTTTCACCAGTTGCATAATTTGGCATGCCACTCAAACTATACAAATTATTCATTATAATTATATATGAAAAATACGTAGATACTTTTCCCATACAGTTCTTCCTTTCTAATTAAGTATTTTATTCAATTCTTTAACTGGATCTATAGGCAATCCGCATAAGAATTGATTCATGTCATAAGCAATTTGTATTATTGCTTTCAATATGATTTCTCGTTCACTCGAAATATAGTTGCCCCAAATGATTTCATTCAATGGACGAAGTTCACCATTTTTTCCATTTAAATCTACCTCGGTAACATCGAGTCCTCTACTTTCACGTATTCTTAATATTATTAAGTCGAGCAGCTTATGATTTTCTGCAATTCCGCTTATTATAATACTTTTTGAGGTATATTCCGGATAATTGACCACTCTAATATTATTAGATAATTTGGTCTCACCTTTATCGAATTTACTATTCCTTATATTGGATTCAATATATGCTAAATCCTTTTCTGCCCTTTCCATAAGTTCACTCATTACCATATAAAATCACTCCTTATTTCATTAAATTAATTTATCTTGATACAAGTCTATGATATATATCTGTCATTTATACCATATATTTATAATCACTGGCACAAATGTGTAATAGAAAATTAGCAAATTTAAAAGAAAGGTGATGAAATCTATTGGCTAAAAGAAATAATGAAAAGATTAGTCGTAGAATAGTTAAAACTCTTCAACGTACTAATGCTACAATAAATGATTTACTTAATAATATAGGTAGACAAACCGGTAGTTATGATAATACTCGTAGTAGAGAATTAGATATAATGATGAAGAAAGCTAATGATGTATTGAATGATAGCGTTCAGAATCTTAAAGATAAAACTGGAGATAATATATTCAAGTTCTATGAAGATTTAACTATGAATGAGAATAGAAACTTCAATAATAATCTTAATGCATTAGAATCTGCTTTTGGATTAAATAATGAATCTATATTTGATATGATGTCTCAGGCTAATAAGAATAGAAATATTCTATATGATAGATTATCTATCATATCTGAGCATTTATATGAATTAGAAGAAGCTGTTAATACTACAAGAGATGCTATATGTACATCAGACGAATTATCTAATAGAATATCGAGAGTATTGAATTTCACCAATATATCTGATAAAGATGTAATGAGTGACCTCGTATCTAAGATGGAAAAAATAGAGAAGATATATGGTCTTCCTCATAAGATTAAAAGTTTTATAGTTCCTAAGACATTAGCATTGGGAACTTATTATGCATTGACTATACCATATAACCACATATTCACTACTGCTTCTTTACAGAAATCAAGATTCTATTTACAGATGAATGGTATTAAAAGAAGAGATAGAAAGAAAGTAATTAATGACGCTAATAAAGGTAGGAATCCATTATTAGAATCTGTCGGTATGGAGATGGAGCAACTATACTTAGCTGATGATACCACTCTAATGGAGAATCTCAATAAATTTAATGATTCTTTACACGTTGATAAGAGATTCAATGTAATTAATGAAGTTGGAGATACTCATATCAATATTATATTGGATACAGATATGAATCCAATGTTATTAGAAGCTATGTATAATCCTGATATAGCTACTTCTTCTACAAGTGGTCAAGATTTTGATGACTTCATTAAGAAGTATACAGATAATAAGAAATTGGCTAATACTAATCCATATAGTGATGGAGTTAAAGATTTGAAAGCTGAGAAGTTCTCAGATATAACTGGATGTTACTTTAAATTAGTAGACCCAAGAAAGATGTTACCTATTATAGGTATAGGAGATGAAATATTAGGATATATTTATCTTCATGAAAATATTAATGAATGCAATGGTTCTATTAATACAGATACTATATTCGGCAGAGTTAATCTATCTAATATGGCATTGGATAGAAAGCAAAGTTTCGTTGCTTCATTAACTGATAAGATATATAATGCTTTCAGTAGAAAGTTCTTATTAAATCATCTTAAGTTTAAAGATACTATAGCTCAAGCATTATTATATAATGATTATTATTCTAAAGGAATAACTTTCCAATATATTCCATTAGAGTATGTAACTGAGTTTAAAATATCTCCAGACTTAGATGGTTATGGAACTTCTATGCTTAAACGTTCTCTATTTAAAGCTCAAATGTATCTTGGTATGTATATATTCAAGTTTATGAGTGCTATAGATAGAAGTAATGATGTTAGAATTTATTATGTAAAGAATTCCATCATGGATAGAAATACTATTAATAAAGTTCAGAAAGCTATGAGGAGTATAAGTGAAAGAACTCCTAACTTTACTAACTTCTCTTCTTATAGTGGTATGATGAGACATGTCAATACTGCTAATAGAGATATAGTAGTTCCAGTTGGACCTGATGATGTTAAAGGAATAGACTTTGATGTTATGAGTGGTCAAGATGTTAATATGAATACGGACTTCTTACAAGATATGAGAACTGATTATATTAATGCTACTGGGGTACCATCTGTCATAATGAACTATGTAAATGAAGCAGACTATGCTAAGACATTAGTAATAGCTAATGCTAAATTCATGGCAAGAGTAGTAGACTATCAATTAGACTTCAATGATGGATTAACTACTTTATATTCAAGATTAGCTAAGTATTCTAATATAGGAATAGATAATGCTACTTTAACTAACTTTGAATTTAGTTTCAATAGTCCTAAGATGCTTAACTATGGTAATATAAATGATTTATTAGCTACATCAGATAACTTAAGTCAATATATAATTAAGACTATGGTTGGTGAAAATAATAGCAGTGACGATTCTAATATAACAAGAGATAAATTAGTTAAAGTATTGAATCAAATACTATTACCTATGCTACCATGGCAACAATATGAAGAAGCTTATGATGCTGCGGTATTAGAAGTAGAAAGACAAAAAGCAGAAGATAAAGTGAGAGTATCTTCTAATAATGAAGAATAATATATAAAAAGACAAAGGTTAGAGGAATATAACTTAATTAAGTTATATTCCAATTCCTTTTTTCCGAAGAAGTTCCAAGTTTGGTCAGAAGTATTTTCTGACCCTCACGAAAGGCATAAACTTTTAGTGTAATCTAAGAGGATTACGAACTATTTTATATGTTATATATTTGAAAAGAGAGGTAAAAGTAACTTTACCTTTACCATTATGTTATAATATTTATCTTTGATTAGCATATTGGATACTATATACGAAAAATAAGAAGAAAGCTCTTCTAAAATTATTAATAGTAGCTAATCTATTAGTCTTATCCATAGTTCCTACCATTTTCATCCATTTATCCAATATATCCTTAATTAATATCATATTCTTATTTATAATATTAGAACTTCTATAATAGTCTAATGATTTTAATACAAACTTAGTTGTATTTATATCTTCCGGTTTATTAGAACCATCTTGTAAATATAGAGTAATCAATGCTTCTACTATCTTTCTTATATCTTCTCTATTCTCAGTTATTATTAACTGATTAAGATAATTTCTTAATTCAGATATAGATACGGTATTCATCTTAGCTGATATATCTACTAATTTATAATTAACTCCTTCAGTTAATAAGTTTAATACAACCTTATTAGTTATCCTTTCTATAGCATAACTATTAGAATCATATTCTTTGTATTGGTCTGGGTCAAAATCATCTTGTTCCTTACCTAAGAATAAGTTCTTCTTATGATTATCATAGAATTCTCTTGCTATATTCTTAAATAGAGAAGATAATCTTGTTTTTACATCTAATACATATCCTATTATCTTATCATCAGTTCCTTCAACTAATCTCTTCTTATGAAGATCCATAGCATTAATAGTAATAGATAACATTGCATGATAAAATGTAGGTTCTTTCTTAGCAATGAACTTCTCAGATAGATTATTGATAGTGTAATCCATTATATCTTCATTAGGTTCATATCTAAAATACTTAGCATGTAATGTAGGATATAATGATAATATTAATAATATCTGAGTCTGTTTTAAGAAAGTATCATCATTAGTCATTATAGCAAATCTTGAAGCTAAAGCACATAAAGTATTATATGGTTCTTTAACTATATTCTGCTGAGATTTCAATGATGGTATAGTCTTTATAATCTTTCTCAAATCATTCTCATTAGTACTACAAGCATTATATAAATGGTCTCTATCTTTAGTACCATAAGTAGTTCTATATATAGGACCCTTAGTAGTAAGCTTAGTACTATTATGGTTCATATAAGTATTAAGTGAATTTATTAAATCTTGTCTAACTTTCTTATCTGATAATCTTTTACTCACATCAGGATATACAGAAGTTAGTAATATCTTTGAAGCCATATATAATCATCCTTTCTTCTTTAGTAGTCTTAATTGTGTGTTTCAAACTGTCTTCTAAAGATTAGATATAGATGATATATATTGACCCCATTCTTTTCATGATTGAATATATATGGTCTTATATCATGTAATCGAGAATTATTACCTGTCATTAATTCAGTAACTTTAAATTCATTCTCTACACCATATAATCTATATATACTATCTTTAACACTTGCTCCTACAGTAAGATATTTAGTATACTCAAATACATATCCATCTTCTATAGGAATAAATAATTTAGTATTCATTTCTACAGGTATTTCTACATCAACTTTCTCTTTCATAGTTATAGTATCATAATAAACTATCTCTTTAGGAGTATAAGTTAATACTTTAGCTATAGTACATAATTCTTCTTCAACTTCTTTACGTCTAAGAACTATGGTATTATCATTCTGATTAATGAATAATTCAGTAAAGTATTTTAGATTAGTATCTTTCTGCAATAATTCATATAGTCTTGTACTATCCAACTCAATAAATTCTATATCTAATTCTTCACATACTTTAATTATGGGATTAGTATCTGGAAGTATTATCCAATGTCTACCATATCCTATATTTACTTTATTAGTAAAGCAATATCTTTTCTTTATATCTATTATATATCTCTCAGCTAATTTAACCATAACTTTATTATGAAGTTGAATTAACTTAGCTATCTTTCTATCCAGTTCCATTATGCAGCTTCCTTTATTTTAAATCTTTTCTTAAATCTTTCATTCATATCACTTATATTAGGTAAATTAAACCACTTATTACCAAGCATTAGATTATTACCTGTTAGATAATTATCCATAAACTCTTTACCAGCATCATATGAATCAGATTCATAGTTATAGCATTTATAATATTCATCTTGATTTCTTTCTATAATCAATTTACCTATCATAGTTCTTCTTGATATATTGAAAGCTATGATTATATTAGGATACATTGATGAGAAGTCCATATCTATAACGTTATTATATATAAACTTACTCCGGAATCCCATAATAACTTTACCAACATTCTTATTCAATAATGGGTCTGTTACTAATGCCCCATCAGCTTTCTCTTCCAATAACTCTATATCTTCATCTTCAGGCTTACTATAATCATTATTTATATTATTACCTATAATATATCCCTGCTTAAGATAGTTTACATAAGCAACGTTATATAAGAAGACAGTTTGCTTAAATATCTTATCATACTTAGTAAATGTAGATAAACTATTAAGATATATAAAGTCTGCATCTTTAGTCTTATTACCTATACCAAGTTGAAGTAACACGTCCTTTATATTATACATAACATATTTCTTATAATTTCTTCTACTAAGTGTCTTTATATCCCCATCTTCACTATAGTCAAGTTTCTCATCGTTTAATTCTCTCTTGCCAATATTATTCAATCTATATGATGGTATAGAATGTCCACCTTTTCTAATAGCAGCATAACTATTTAATTGACAAAGATATTTAGAGTAGCTACTACATCTAAAGTAATCTCCTTTATTAGCTCTATCAAAGTTTCTTGTATCTACCACATAGTAACATTCCTTAACTGGGAATGCTTGGTCACATATAATATCTCTTGGGTCAACTCCCAAGTGTTCTAATCTTTTTATAATGAACGGAATATCGAAAGACATATTCCATACAAATACAAAAGTTCTCTTTAAAGAGTTTATCAACTTAAATAAATCTCTTAATAGTTCTACTTCATCATCATATGCATAGAATCTATAAGTCAATCTACCATATGATTCATCAAATGCTTCATGCAATTCTTCTCTGAAACTGTTAATATCATTTATAAATGGCTCTATTAATGGATTATCTTTAGTCTTAAGTAAGAATGTATGAGAAGTCATAGTCTCAGCATCTACAATAGTAACTAAGTCTACTGGACAAGTTTCTGGTTTAGCAAATCCTGTATTATGATAGATATCAGTTTCTATATCCAGATAGACACAAGACGGTTTCTTTTGTAAGTTATTATAATAATTAGCCATCCATTGTATATAAGTATAGTTCTCTATATCCATATCAGAACCAAATACATTCCTATTCCAATGAACTTGCTTCAATCCTGCATAATTTCTATTATCAAAACAAGCTTGAACCATTTTTGATAATTGGTCATCTTTTAATACTTTAGGTATCTCTGTAGTAAGTCTACCATATTCTAAACTTACTTTATCTACTTTATCTAACTCTATATCAGACATATTATAATCATAATCTCTATATTGAGGTTTAGTTATATATACATCCATCTTTGGTTTATTTATAATCTTTATATTCTTAGTATTATTCTTCATATCCTTATACATGATAAATAACTTATCTTCAGGATTATCTTTAGTTTTCTTAAAATACATAACGTTTTCTAACATTAATTCTTCTGGATTATCTAATTTATAAATATTATTCATATATAATTTAAATCCTTTCTTTAATTTCGTTTATCTATGTGTCATCTTAATTTTATAATGTAATTACAGTCACTTAATAAGACTTTACAGAAAGGACGGTAAATATGCTATATATAAATATTCTTCCTAAAGAAGAAGATAATACAGATATAAATGAAGATAATGAATATAGTAAATCTTTATTAGAAGAATTAACTGATATAGTTGGCGATACTAATGTAGATACTTCAGATGATGAAATAGAAGAACCTGAGTATCATCAAGAAGAATATAATACTAATTCTTTATTAAAAGAATTCAATAAGAAAAAGAAGAAAGATAAGAAAAAGAAGAAGAAAAAAAAGAATGATTTAAATATATTCAACGAAGACTCTATGGATTATACTGGTGAGTTTGTAGATAAGAATGGTAAAGTTGTAGAAATTACTATACCAAGACCTAATATAGACTTATTAGACTATTATAAAGAAGATGATACTGATGATAGTGAATTCGTAGATAAGATAGTAGATCCTAATAGAAAAGCTTATCAGAAATTAAAGAAAGATAAGAATAAGTTTAAAAGAGAATATGCTGAAGAATTAACTCTTCTCTATGATACTCTTAAAGAAACTGATAAATTCTCTAAGGATATACTTAAGAGATATCAGGAACTTAATGGTAGTAAGCAAAGAGGATTATCTAAATATGCTATAGACTTAGCAGATACTGTATTATCATCTAAACAAACTAAATTAAATATCATTAAAGAAATAGCAAGTGTTAAGAAGAATGCATTAGACCAAAAGACTAAGTATGAGGCTCAGTTAGCTAAGATTGAAGCTGAGATGAATAAAGCTCAAGCTCAACAGCAAGCTGGTGATTTAGGATTAATGGGCTCTGGATATCTACAAAATATACTTGAGTATGGTAGAAAGAACTTCATAAATATTATGACTGGTGATGGAAGTTACGATGAAGAAAACTATATAGAAACTCAAGATGGTATGTATTTGGAAGATAATGACAATGATGATGAAGAGATATTAAGTATGATAGAAGACCATTATGAAGATGAAGCTGAATTAGATGACTTAATATCTAATAGACTTCATAGTAATAAAAGTAATAGGAGTGCTGAAGGAAATAAGTATATCCAGTATGAACAAAGGAAACCTGTTATTAAGATAAGTCTTAATGAAGATACTGGAGATTATTCTTTCTTTGCAGTAGACCAAGATGGCAATGTATTAGATGACTTCCCACTACCATCTGATGATCATAAGATAAATCCAATAAGATTCTCACTGGATAATAGTTATGGTACAGATAAGAGAGGAAGACAGTATAAGACTGTATTATATTAAAAAAAAATAAATTGGAAGTATGGGATCAATTGATCCCATACTTCCTAATATAATTCATCTAACACCTTCTCTGTTTCATCAGGTGAAATAAGTAATTTGAAGAATTCTTCTTTTATCTGATCCTGTTTTTTACCTCTAAGTATCTCATAGTCTCGGATGCTTTTTTCTATCATGTTAATACATAATGTAATTGAATTAGATACATTTTCTTTTTCAGCCATATCTAATTCAATTACATTTCCAGCATTACTCGCGACTGTAAGTTCATCGTCGCAATTTATGTTGATGCTAAACTTATCAGCCATAGTAAACTTCACTTCTGAATTTGTAACAAGAATGGAAGTGAAACTTGTTTTTCGATTCATCTTATCAAAAAATATTATTTCATTTTTGAATAAAGATAATGTGAAGTCCTCAGTAATGTTGATATCTGCTATGATGCATGATGCTATCAACATTTTTATTTTTTCAAGTACATTTGCCATTTTTTCCTCCTCGCCCTCAATAGAAGAGCTTTATAATTTTTTTTAATAAATAGATATATTGATACACTTTTATGATATATAACTGAAATATCTAAAAATACGATTTCAATAAATATAAAAAAAATAAAGAGATAAGATATTAATTAATATCTTATCTCAATTATTATCTGAAACTATTACAAGTCTTTCTTAATTACTTCGGTATTATCTGACACTGTAATAGCTTCTATGAATTTATCAGTATACCATTCTTTAGTATTATTGAATTTCTTTTCTGTATCATCATACATCTTGCTTAATGCATCATATATCATCTGCATTCTTTTACCAATGAGATTAATTATTTCATCAGTAACAGTCAGCATCAAACCCGTATCTACTTCATATATATTAATAGAAAAAGTATTTATTTCTATTATAAATTCAGCATCTGTTCGATCTCTTAATAGAAGGAAGTCAATATGAGATTTTTCAATACTTTCAAATGTAGTAGTATCCATATTACTGAATATGGCAGTAAGATTTGGTGCCGTTTCGAGAGTTAATCCATAACGCTTCTTATCATCAACATATCTCGATTTAAACATCAGATAACTATGCTTTATTATAATAGGAGAGTTAGTTCTCTTCTTAAGCTTTTCAAGTTCTTGATATTTATCATTGATTTTGTATTTCAACTCAACTATTTCTTTTATAGTCATATTATTCATTTCAGTACCTTTCTTTTCTTCATTTACTTTATAAAATATTTCAGATATTGTATCGAAAAATTTATTTACCATTTCGATATAGTTTAGATCATCTTTATCAAAACGATCTATTTTCATCTTATCGGGTTTGAATATATCTTTACCTTTCTCAGTGGTTAGATTCCAAGTCATACCAACTATTCCAGTAGGTGCAGAATATCTAAACTCAACTGTAGTTTGACCAGACTGCTTCACACAATAGATGATACTCATAGATAATTTGTCCTTGAAATATGATAGTAGGTTTCTCATAGTTTCTTCATCATTTGATAAGAATACTTTTTGAATGATAGTATTTACTTTATCATCTAAAGTATTTTTATTCCACTCAATCCCGCATAAGTCAAGATCACACATCATCGATAGTAGTTCCCCTGTAGTCATCATAGTTATTTTTCCTTTCTAATATATTTATCTAAGAAAGCATTTACTTTCTTTTCTCTTTCATTTTCCAATTCTTTTATTGATTCTTTCAATGGTTCTATAGACTCGCTAATTAGTTGAATCAATATATTCACATTACTTTCAGTGAATCTTTCAAATTGCTCAACTATCTCTTTATCTTCTGATATAGGCATATCATAAGAATAAACTTTATTATTTTTACCAACTTCTCTACAATGTATTATAATAGGTTGTGGTAAATCTTGGTATTCTATCTTAACCACACTAAAGAATACAGAAGTCTCATAATCGAAATACATTATTATCATTTTAATACCGATAATTTCACCATCCACACGTATATTGGTATTAACAGTATACGTAATATTATTTGCATCTTTATTAGTGGTTTTATTAGTAATGAAAAATACTGCTGCATCATCTTCCTTAGGATATATCGTTTTAGTATCTATTTTTTCATCAGATAAATTGTAGTAATCGTCTAAAAAGATACTATATCTATTTATGACTGAACCGAGTTTATCAATTGCTTGCATCATCTTTTCTATCTCAGTTTCCTTTTCTTCATTTAATTTTATCCCGGTCATGTCTTTTAATACATCAATATATGACTTGATACGATATTTGTAATTATCATCTACATATTTATTATCAAACAAGTCTATCTTTTTACCTATATCATATTCTATAGCATATATAAAATCATTATAACTATCTATCGGATATAGCTTAGCCGGGTCTAATCTTATTGTAAATTCATTATCAGCACCTTTCTCTAAATACATACTGAATGTGTATCCAGTATAATTAATTTCGCAACTTATAAATGTCAGTAAACCAAATAATTTAATCGTATAACGTAGCTTAATAACATATGTTAGATTTAAATTATCAGTATTTGTTACACAGTATAACTTCAATAAATATTCTCCATTACCTTTATCATATTTCTTAATTGAAATTTGCTCGTATTTATTACGAATCACTACCTCAGGTGATATTGAATCATTTGGTGTTATTGCAGACTTATTATAATAAGATAAAGCTTTGGAAGTCAATTTTGTTACATTCTTTGTTAGTTCTTTCATATACACACCTCAATCATAATAGTCCCATCATAACATTATCAATACTTTTTTACATTTAGTATATTCACTAATGAAACTCTTTAAACGTTTCTTTTGTTTATTAGACTCATTATTAACCGACTCAACCATACTTGAATTAAATTCGGCAATCCACCAACTCAAGTTATTAATATCTCCAAAGACTATTTCACTTAATTTATCAAATTCTTCTTTACTCAATAGATCAGATTCTTCTAATTCAATTTTAAAACCCTCTGGTGTATCATAAATATTTATAGGAAGTTCTAATTTATGATATACTAACACGATAGATTCAATTGAGCGATTACTATCAAATTTAACTTTCATCACTCCAGAATATCTTAAATCATCTTTCTTATCTGGTAGATAGAAACGAATCTTAGAAACTAATTTATCTTTCTTAGATTTAGTCCTAATATTTATACTATATTGAGTATTATAACTTCCATCTTCATTCTTATAAGGATATATTATTTCACCTTCTAATAATTTATTATGGATAATATAGTTATTAATAATATCCGTACCAAATTTTACTATTACATTATCATGCATATTCATTCTCTCCTTTATATTTTTTCTATCAATTATTTTAAAAAAGTCTTTAAGTTTCTCAACTTTATCTTTTCATTTCTTTATCTTCCCTATATGCTTTTAGTTCTTCATATATAGTATTGATTGCATTTTTAAATTTATTAGTCATTGAATTATCGGGTAGTATAGATATATGGTTGCGTATAATTTCCACCTTATCAATTTCAAATATATTTTTATGATTATTCACACCATTCAACTTATATGATAATTTAATAGTGCCTTCCGGCAATCCATAATAGTGCAAATCAATAATAATATCGTCACTCTGCACTTTATGATAAATAATAGTAGTAGATAATCTATTTTGGTAGTCTTTTAAAAGGCTTTGTGTATTCTTATTATCTGAGAAAAATAGTCCAGATATAATACTATTTATTTTGTCGAGCATTTCTTCACAATCGAATATACTTCTATCAGAATGATTTAAATTATACAACATGATGATGCCCCCCCTTTATAAATTATAGATTTGAAGATAGTAAGGTACGTATAATACCTTACTATCATAAATTACGTTAGTTCAGTCTATCTCTTGAAGTTAGACTTATAACGATCTTCAGTCGGCTGTTTTCTAAAAGTGTGTTGAGCCTCAATAGCAACTTTTTCTTGATTTAATCTAACTCTTTTATTAATAGCATTTTTGAATCCTATTAGAAATGCTATAATGAATACCACTAATAGACCTATTACCATCTTCTTATTCTTCATTATATTCTTTAACATTTTTAATCCTCCTCATCATTTAAATTATTTTTAGATAGTAAGGTACTCTATAGTACCTTACTATCATAATTAACATCTTTAAATAAATCTGAACCATCTTTATCTTCAATCATTATTTTGTAATCGAAGTTTAATAGTTCTGCCCATCTCTTGAAGTTAGTTACAGTCATCTTAGTATCTTTCTCTAAAGCTTGCTTTAGATTAGGAAACTCATGACTTGTTTTAAACTGCTTCTTATAATGAGCTACATTAACACCTTTTATTAGAATGATTTGCTTAACCAGATATTTTAAGAAATCATCTGATTCCTTAATAACTGGTCTTAGCATTTCACCATTAGATAGAGCTTCTTCCATAGTTTCATCACTAACAAAATTATCAGAATTATTCTTAAGCTCTTCTAATATAGAATAAGTATTCTTTATCTTCTTAGCACTATACTTATCCCACATATCTTTTGGGAAAGGTATTTTAATATGCTTGCCTTTCTCCGTATATAACCCGGGCTTCTTTGATAACACTGGGTCATATTTACCTCTGTATGGATATACTAAATCATTTAGCATTACATACGCAGTATATTCTTTAAGTTTAATCCCTTCGTGATACATCTTTACTTCATAACATTCATCATCTACCAGAAATAAAGACTTCTGTAATATGATTGTCATATACCTAACCCCACTTCTTCAAATATACTTTTCTTCTTCTTTGTTACTATACCTTTGTCACCTAAATCAATATCTTTAATACTATCTCTTTGAGTCATAGTAGAGATATTATCAAATCTCATCATATCATATTTAGGCATACTCGATTTCAAAATTTCTTCTTTATCGAAACTTGATATAAAATATGTTACCATTGCTTGAGAATATAAGAAGTAATCTACTTTAGATAAGTTAAATATCAATGCTTCAAATGTTTCTAAATCTAATTCAATTAGTCTATCAGGTGTATTTATACATAAAGTAACTGTCTCATATTCAATACCATCTCTTTCCATTATAGATGGGGACATTTGTATTGAATTAGTTTTACCCATAGTTAATCTTATTATATTTTTATCATTCTCAGTTATCTTCAACTTACCATTCATTAAATAATACGTATCTTTACTAAGCATTATATCTTTCATTTCTCCTAATCCTCTAAGTAGATAATATATATACCTATCAGTTATCATAATTGAGTCGTTAGGATCCCATACATCTTCCTTATTAGGACTTACATATTTAATGCTTACATAGGAATTTATATCTAATATAAGATAATCCTTATTCCTATAATTAAAAGTATTATGATATAATTTATAAGATTTATTATACGTATCGTCAGTAATGAGTTTGACATGGAATTTTACATCCATGCATTTACTTCTCATCATACTCCTCGATATACTAAATGGTATAGACATTTTAATCTACCCTTCGTTTATGCTCATCTTATTTATACTATTCATAATACGATTAATGATCATTGTATTATTCTTTTCGTCTTCTGTGTCTCCAACTTTAATATGAAGATAATCTGGATATTCTTCAGCTATATCTTGGTTATATTCAAGCATAGTATTTTGTGGTTCCATATCATCTGTAAAGAATAACTTATATGTCTTACAAAATGGAGTTAGAGTCCCACTTCTACCCGGGTCACTATTACCACAAACGTTTATATCTTTTCTTCCTATATCTGATGGGTCAATACCTCTAAACTTCTTAGCTATATTCTTTGAATTCTTATTACCTAAGGAATTTGGTCCCTTAGTAGTGAATTCAAATTTTCTAAAGAAATCCATATCTGAAGTTCTATCATCAAATGGTAATATACCAGAAGCATATAGTTGTATCAACAACAAATCGGGTTGGAATTTAAATATCTGCTCAATATCACCAATCTCAGCTTTCTTACCAAGATTTATTGCTCTACTAAGTTTCTCACTGAAGTGATTAGTAAGCATAGAAGTTATATATTCATGGCATCTTATTCTCTTATTATCTAAGTCCATATTATCTTTCAATTTAAGATTGTCATACTCTGTTATAAGCCATCTTACTATAGAATAAATATTCTCTCTATGATATAGATTTAATTTAAGATTCTTCTTATTAGTTTCATCAAGCATTCTACTAAAGTGAATTAGAGTACTCAATCCTTTATCAGAAGATGTATTATTCAAATCCATCTTCTTTGCATTCTTACTATTTATATAATCCAATTTCTCTAACCAGAAATCTCTATCACATAATTCTTCAAGAGTTAATCTATTAGTAGTTAATTCCTTAAGCATTCCTACTATAGATTGAACGTAGTTATACTTATGAAATATCTTACTATTGACTCTTATAAGAATCTTTTTACTTATCGGAAAATAGATATATTTACGTTCTTCATATAAATCATCTATATCATTAAGAGATTTGACATGATCTATATTATTCTCTTTACATAACTTAGTATCCATATCATCTCCAACACAAATAATTCTTATAGAATCATTTACATTGAAGAATGTAAGAGTATTCTTAAATCCAAAATTCGCTAAGTAGAATAATAATGACGGTACCGGATTTTTAAACATCTGCAAGTTGAATATAGGACAAGTATAAGTCAATCCATTCATAGCTTTATATTGCTTAGCTACTCTATCCAGTGCTACTGCTTGTAATGACTTAAGACTTACTGTATTCTTAGATACATAAGTAGATGCTTCTAATAACTGATACACTAACAGATATTTATTGCCTTTAATAGTAAAATATCCATTTTCATCTGGCAATGGTACCATCAATTTCTTTACTACATCTTTTTCTACACCTTTACAAGTAAGATGCCATTTGAGAGTAAGTTCCCCCAACCTATTTTCTAATATATCCATAGGTCGTCTATTCTTATTTCTATCTTTCTTCTCACTTGAAGTTAATTTTACTCTTGTCTTATATAAGTCATTGAAATCTATCTTATGTGGCATATCTTCAAATGAATAATCCACAAATTTTATATTTGGTAAAATCTCTAAGGACTTAGCACACTCAACGATATATTGAATTAATTCTCTATCATGAGTCTTATTCATTAAGTCCATATTGATATCTTTTTCGAAAGGGTTTTCGTAATACTTTATAAACTTTTTCATTGTATACTTCTTTCCTTCTCATTTTATCAAAAAAATATATCAAATAGATTTGAGTAAACCTATTTGATATATAAATTTTATTTTATTTCTTAATTATTCACCAGATTGAGTTTCATCTGATTTGCCCATAGTTTTCATTGCTCCCAATGGAACAAATGCTGGCACTATGTTGCCACCCTTTTCATCATTATCATCTTCAGCGACATCGAATCCTAATTGGAATAGGTCGAAGAAGTTCATAGTTACAGTTTCGCCACTTATAGCTACATCTTTAGCCAATCTCTTAAGAGCTACATTGAGATATGTCTCAACTATAGTTGGTATTGCTTGCGATAGATCAATCATAATATGATTATCTTCTTGCAATACCTTTTTTGTTTCTTCTGCCACCTCTAATAGTTTTGCAGAATCTGGATTTCCTTCCAGTGGTATCAATTTGTAATTAGCTTCTTTCATGTTATGGAGCCTCCTAATTTAAATTTTTAAAAATTAATTAATTTTTTATTAACTCAATTTATGTGTATATATGATACTACTAAAATTGGTTAATCAAGTGTAATGATTTAAATATTATTTCATCACGTCATTATAATATATATCTATAATAAATACCAAAAAAAGAAACTCTTAATAGAGTTTCTTTTTTTAATCCCTAACTTGCAAGAGCTGGAAACAATCTTCTACATTCAGTGATGAATGTTTCCTCGAATGCGTCGAGACGTGGGTCTCTAACATACTCTTGCTTAGTTGGAGTTGAAACAGATTCTTTTAGCTCTTTTAAAGAAGCCGATTTTATTTCAGTTTCAACTTTCTTTTTCTTCTCTTTCTTTGAATTATCAGTCTTTTCAACTGATATTTTCTCAGATGATTCTGGTTGCTCTTTCTTCAGAAGTTCCTCTCTGAAGAACTCTAACTCTTTAAGATCAACCTTTTTCATTTTAGCTTTCTTATTTTTCTTTCCCATTTCATTTTCTCCTTATTTCATTTTTAAAAAATTAATAAATATTCATAACTTCTTTATTGATGTTACACCATTATTATATATAATTGAAATCTATATCAATTCGATTTCAAGCATTATGGTTTGGTACCGGTATATATGAACTCAAAGTCTAATGATTGAGTTGTATTATTTAAGAATTCTGCTGGGAAGCATATCTGTACTTCTCCACCACCATTCAATATAACTGAACCGGGCACAGTCCCATATCTACTTACTATGGGATATATCTTAGTGGCAGCAGGTTTTTCTGGTACAGGTATTATTGTACCAACAGTTACTACTTGTCCACTATGAGCAGCATCTCTTTTAAGAAACTTGACACCGCTCGCTTTAAACATGTAAAATAGTCCTTGCACTTTAGATATGGAAAAACTTCCACCATAAGTACCTTGATCCCATGTTATTAATACTCCCATGATTCATCACTGTCCTTTCTTAGGATATTTACCGCAAGTCTTAAACTCCGGGCAATATCCAAGTTCTTTACCTCTACAGTCTAACTCAGCAAATATTTCAGGAATACATTCCTTAAGTATCTTAGTTAATTTTAAAGATAAATTATTTATTTCACCTTCAGCTCTAACACAATTTCTAAGTTGTAAGAATTCATATAGAGCTTGATAATTACCAGATACTACAATATCTGTATATGATGATAGTGGTAGAAATAATTTAGCAACATCTACTTCTTTCTCTCCACCCTCATATATCTTCCATTTATGGTATAGACCCATTACATTTTCCATATCTTCTACATATTCATCTCGCCTACCCATTTTCTCCAGAGCTTTCTCCGTAACATAGAACCCGACATTACTCATATCACAATATCTACTTGATTTAACCGTTAGATTAATATGCGGGTGTCTCGATATTTGTCTTAATAACGATTGTGATACATCTTTTATTGTAAATGCTGCCATACCATGTCTTACTACAGACCTATGGTCAGTATCAAATACTCTCTTCACCAAACCATTGGTGGGTTCGGATTGATATGGCATGCTTGTTGCTTCAGCCAATACTTCTATTGGTGTATAATATAACAATTTTATTTCCATTAATTATTTTTCCTTTCTATTTAATATTAAATAGATTTGATTTCTCAAATTCTTTCTTTAGATTAATAGTATTTAATTTAGTTGCTGTTAGTGATACTATAGTAATATATGGTTTCATATCCCTAAGTATGTTATAATATAAATCAGCATCAAACTTTTCTAAGCCAGTTGTATATGCTGAAGAGAAAGTATATACTTCTTTATCTCTTTTAACAAAAGCTTGGATATTATAAATGCCACCATGTGTTTTAGTTATAGTCATTTCTAAACTATTTTTAGTTTCTCTATCCCAATATTTAATTTCTACAACTTTATTATATATTGATTTAGTTTCATCAATAGTTATTTTAAATTCCATGCTGATATTTTCATCACTAAACTTTCCACTACTACTACGCTCATGCTTAAATAGTTTATTCATTATATTTATAGTATAAGCATGAATTTGATATTTACTAACTTTATTTCCATTATTCCTCATATTATTACTCCTACATAGACATCACATATTTACTATCTTTAATAACAGCATATGGTATAGTTTTCTCTATAAACTCCCTTATATTAGGACTATCTAATATATGTTGTGGAAGTATTATAGCAACTTTTCTTTCATTAATATCTAATGCTTTAAAAAGTGCTCTATTAACTATTCCATGCCCAGTATCTAACTCATCAGCAGTTATACCTATTATCTTTATACCAGTTAATGCAGCAAAAGTAGGTATATCGAAGTTAGCTTCATTCTCACTTAAATAAGAATGATTAATATACTCAGTAGCTTCAAACTCACTTAATATAGACTGATTAGAATATAATAAGTAATGGAATACTACTGATATCTTCTTTCTTTTCATTTCGATATAATTCTGTAATATCTCATCATACTTACCAATTTCTCCATAAATATATACTTCTCTTTTATCTGATAATGGATGATCAATATCCAGATTATCGTAAGAATTAAATAAATTTTTAACATCAAATTTACTTTCTTTCATAGATGAATCATATCTCCTTTCAAATTTATTAATAGTTTATACCTTAATTATATTTAGTATCTGCAATAATAATATATAACTTAAATAAAAAACAAAAAAAAGATATAGGGAATTATAACCCTATATCTTCTAAAGAAATGGAAGAATTGATTAGCTCATCAAGAGCATCAACTTTTTCTTCTTCCAATTTCTTTAATCTTAAAAATCTTTTTATTCTGCGGTTGTGTTTATCAACTTTAGTGTTGTAAACATCAACCACTACTGTTGGTACTATTAGTGATAGTACCATTACAGCGAACCAGAATAGATACCAAGGAGCAGCATAATTGTATACTCCAGTGGCTTCCATTCTTTTTAATTCCGCAACTACACCAATAAATGATATTAGTGTAACTACATAATACTTTAAAGACGCCTTGCGACGTCTTATTAATTTGAATTTTTCCATTTCTTTTTTCCTCCGTTTTTTTCATCAATTATTCGAATCTTCCGAAACTATCTACATCTACAGTTTCTTCAGCTTCTTTAACTTCAATAACTTCTGTTACCATTGCTTCTGGGTTCTTGCCTTTTATTCTATCAATAGCTTCTATTATAAGAGCCAGAACTAATAAGGCTATAAATACAAAAGCTACTATTTTGATTATAGGTAATAGTCCAGCGAATATCCCTATGAATACATCTTTTATAGCAAATAGGAATCCAAGAAATGCTAACATATATATGGTTTCAATACCTATCTTTATTAAGCCATATACCAATAAAATAAATAACACAAGCATTAAAATTCCAAACATTTTTTCCTCCTCGCCCAATATGGGCTAATAAATTTAATTTTTAATTTAATATAGATATTGTGATACACCTATATTATATATAATTGAAATATCTAATATTACGATTTTTTATAAATATAAAAAAATACAGGGTAGATGACTATAATAAGCCATCTACCCAATCAGTAGTTATTCTTCAATATTCTTCCTTACATCTATTATAGCATTAGTCATCGTAACATGTATTAGTTTACGTCCTTTGGCAATTCTTGTAGATTCATCTAAATCTTTAACTACTATCTTAGTAATACCAGATGATTGGAAGACATTTATTGTATCTTCATCTGAGCAAGTTAATATCTTAACTATTCTATCATCAGTATGAAGTTTAGTTAATATATATGGTTCTATATTTCTACCATAATCTGGTATAGTATTTAAAGATGATTTCTTTACATAACCTTTCTCTGTAACTACTAAGATATATTTATCATTAGGTTCTATTATATCAAAACCTAATATAAGTTCATCAGATTTAGTTATTTTAACACCTTTAGTATTTCTACCAGTAGTAGGAATCTCAGACATATTAAACTTAAGTCCATAACCATGAACTCCATATACTAAAATATTATGTGAATCATTCACTATCTTAGCTTCTACTAACCTATCATAATCATTAAGATTGATAGCATTGGATTGTTGAGTCTTATTATATGAAGATAGTTCAGATTTCTTCATTAGACCATACTTAGTAACTATTAATACATAATAATCATCTTCCTCTTCAGGGCAACCATTAACTGATATTAAGTTGCATCCTATATTAATATAATCTGTTAATTTACTACCAGATTTATTCAATAATGAATTCTGTATATCATATACGTTCAATGGATATACTTTACCGAATTCATCAAATAATAAGAGTAAATCTTTATTATTGTGATATTCTATAAATGATGGATAATCCCCACTATCAATAGTACCTATCTTATGAATATCATGTGGTAGTTTCTTAACAGCATTATTTCTTGTAAAGACTAATAGATGTTCTGTATCTTTAATTACTCTTCCTTGGTCTTTTGGTTTAATGATCTTAGATTTTCTCGGTCTACCAAATAATTCCATACCTTCTTTAAGTTGGTCTATAATTATTTGACTTATATTATCACCATCAAGGAACTCTATAGTTTCAGATTTAAGTTTGTCTAACTTAGTCATCTCTTCTCTGAAATTTACTATAGAATCTTTACTGAAATTATACATCCTCATATCTGCTATAGTCTTAGCTTTTAATGAATCTATATTATATTCCTTCATTAGCATATCTATAACTTCAGCTTTATTAGAAGCTTTCTTAATTAATCTAAGAGTCTTCTCAGCATTATCTTCATTGAATATAAATAATAGAACTTCTAATATATGAATTCTTTCAAATATCTTCATAAGTTTATTATTAAGATATCTTCTTAATATAGACTTTCTAAATTCTATCCAATGGTCTATTATATCATATAGATTATACATAGTAACTTTATAGTTATCTATGAGATTAAATCTAACTGGATATGAATCTTGTAGACCAGTATACTTCAATAATTTATGATGCATATCATAAATATCTACTTCAGGTCTAAAGAATATCTTTATATCTACTTCTCCACGTACACCTTTATCTCCAGATGTAGTAATCTTAGAATCATCATGAATATCTTTAATACCCATAATGATATTCTTTTCTGATAGAGGAGTAATCTTCTTTTCCATTATAGTTTGCCAATCTTGACATCTTACTGGGAAATTCTTTATATTAAGCATATGCTGTTCTTCATCTATCTCTATAGTAGACCTTGCACTGAATTTACCAGTACCTGTGGCACATATCTCTCTAAATTGACCTTCGTCTATTATATCAGCACCTGTAGGTAAATCCGGATATAAGAAATCTTTCTTATAGTCAAATTCATGACCTTCCAATCTCTTAATAACTAATTCCATAACTTCATTAAAGTTAAAGTTTGGAATATCTGATGATATTCCTATACCTATACCAAATGAGTTATTAAATAAGATATTAGGATATCTTGCTGGTAATAATAGTGGTTCAGGTTTAGTATCAAGATAGTTTCTAACTGTATCTAATATATTGATATCGAAATCTTCAAAGAAGCATTTATATGCAAAGAAAGATAATCTTCCTTCAATATATCTTGCAGCCCCTGCGGGATGTCCTAATGGCGAACCATAGTTACCTTGACCATCTATAAATGGATATGCATATGTCCAAGGTTGTCCCATACGTACCATCGTATCTGCTATGGAAGCATCACCATGGGGGTGATAATCCCCCATAGTATTAGCAACCAATTTATATAATTTAGTCTTCTTATTCTTATGAGTATAACCATTCTCATAAGCTGAATAAATAGATCTTCTTTCAACTGGTTTTAATCCATCTGATATCATAGGTATAGCTCTTGCTAAGTTAATATTAGCAGCATATATCTTCATATCGTGCTCAACCAGTTCAGCTATATTTACATTCTCTATATTGAGATCATAATCAACTTTCTTTTTATCTGTCTTTTTATTTGCCATTTATAATCAATCCTTACCATGTTATTAAATGATTAATACTTCTTGATGATGCATTCTTATAAGCCATTTGATTATTCAACTTAAGGTTAGTAGAACCACCACCATCTAATCCTATAGCTATGTCAAGAACTAAATCTTTTACTACTTGTCCTATTCTACTATAGTAAGCTAACAATCCTTGATATGATATCATATGAGTATGGACTATAGCATATACTTCATTCTTAGCTATATTAGCGGCTAAGGTAGTTTTGTAAGTTTGTCTTAGTACATCTGCATATGCTCCATTGAATCCTTCCTTATCTGGACTTGTTATTTGCCCATTAGGAAGCATAATACCTACTCCACCTATAGCCCATTTAGGTTTTAATAATGAAGCTTCTCCAGCTTTCATAACCTTAGCATTCAGTTTCTTACCATCATAGTATATAACTGATTGAGGATATCCTCTAAATGCATGAGATGGATTAGATGTAATAGTTTTATAATCATTTATTAATACAGCATTTGGTCTACCGTCCCAGAAGAACGAACCGTTGATAGCATTCTTAGTAGGAATATTTACAAATGGTTTATTCCACATAAGGATATTTAATTTATCTGGGTCTATTCTGCATATATAAACTCCATTCTTTTCATCAACCATATTAGTCCAAGTAGACTTCTTTACTACTGGTGCAGCAGGTGCTGGTTTAGGTTGAGGGGCTGGAGTAACCTTAGGAGTAGCTTCTTGTGGAGCTACTGTCTTAGGTGTTATTTGTGGTGGTTGAGGTATTGGTGCTGATACTGTTGGAGTACCATTCGTTTTATCTATATAATTTATTACATAAGTCAAAGCATCTACTATATCACCTAAAGTCGCTACCGTATTAGGTTTGATATCTCTTGTAGTAAATCCTGTACCATTATCTACAGTAGTAAATATGTCTTTATATTTATCAAATAATTCTGGATTTTTCATTATAATATACCTTCCTTTGAATTAATTATCAATATCTTCTTTATTTATTTTGAAACCAAGCATCATTTTCTTTCTTGCTTCATCAATTACTTTATTTGCAGAAGAACCAAATAATACTCTAAATATAGAATCAGTTCCTTCTATATCTTCTATAGTAATTCTTTGCAATCTTCTATTAGCTGGATTCATAGAAGTTTCTCTTACTTCATCCGGATTCAGCTCACCAATCCCCTTGAATCTTGTTATTATCTCTGGTGATAACTTATCTATCTTATCCATTATTTGACTAATAGTTAAATCGTGATAAGTCTTATCATCGAGTTCTAAATCATATACAGGAGATTTATTAAGAGCCAAATATCTCTTAAGTTCTTCTATGTTATTAAATAACTCTTCATCTAAAGTCATTCTATATCTATTATTATCTACGATAATAGCTAAGATATTATTATCTAATTCTATTTCCTTATATACTTTCTTCAATACTTTCTTGAGAGCTTTGAAATCCATATCAAACTCTAACCAATGTAATGCTAAGTTCTCTAATATAGAGAAATGGATTCCCGTATTATCAGCCATATCATCTAAAGCTTTATCATACTCTATATTAATATCCATGAAATCATCTAATTCAGATTTACTTAATTTCTTACCACTTGGATGTATAAGAGTAACTTTAACTCTTACATTTTCTTTATATAAATCATTAAGCTCTTTTCTACTTAATAAGAATTTCTTCTTAGGATGCTTAATCTTATATAATGGAGTTATAAGTTTATATAACTTACCGACTTCTATTATAGGACGATAGAAAGTATAGAAGAATAATATCCAACCAGCACATATTCTCATACCATCTATATCTGCATCTGCCCCTATTATAATCTTTTGATAATATAGATTATCCATATTGAATTTATCTCCTATATTACAACCTAATATAGAAGAGAATTCTCTCAATATGGAATTACTTAATACATCATTGAGTGAAGCATCATGTACGTTCATAGGAACTCCTCTGGCACCATAAATAGCTTGAGTAGCATTATCGAATCTACCCATACCCATAGAACCACCAGCAGAATCTCCCTCAACAACTATAATCTCTCTATAGTCATTCTTACCTTTATTATTGGCAGGTAGGAAGTTCTTCTTACCATAATCTTTAAAACCTCTCAACTCATCTTTAAGTACCACTTTCTTAGCACTCATCATAGCTAATCTTAACTTAGCAGTCTTCTTAATATGAGCAGTTACAGTTTTTAATATAGCAGGATTTCTCTTGAAGAAATCTTTTAATTGCTCTAATAATATTCTTTTGATAGGTTCAAATAAATCTTTATTTGAAACTTTCTCCTTAGTTTGGGAAGCAAAGTGGACTTGGTAGTCCGTAGATAGATATAGTGCTATGCATAATCCTGAAGCTATATCATTATAGGTAATATCTATCTTCTTGGCTTCTTTATCTGTTAGTATCTTCTTAGTTTCTTTAGCTAAGAATTGTTGAATAGCATTCTTAACTGCATCAGCATGTTCTCCATTATCTATAGTAGATACGAAGTTACAGAAACTCTTCATATTTAAATCTGAAAAATTTTCATCAAAGTTAAATGCTACTTCTATACCAAGATACCTATGGACCATCTTCTTTTCCATCTTACCATCTTCATAAGCATTAACTTCTTCTTTAAGAGTAGTGCTATTGAATAGATGGATATTCTTGGATACTAATTTATCTCCAATGATATTATCTAATACTGTAGACATTCCATCTTTATTCTTATAAACTCCATTAAAGATTTCTTTGCCTTTTTCTATTATAGATAGTTTCACTTTATTTTTGTCTAATAGCATATATTGGACATCATTAAGCCATGATTTTATATCATCCGCAGAGAATTTACATTTACCAAGGAAATTCTGAGATGGCTTAAACTTAACTTCTAATCCATGGTCGCTATCTTTAGTTTCTTTCTTATCTATCAATACTCCATTATTATATAATAACTCAATCTTCTTACCATCTCTTCTTGTACTTAATATAAAGTAATCACTAAGAGCATTAGTTACTGTTAGACCACAACCATTCTCACCAGCAGAACCTAATGAAGTTGCTCTAACAAATTTACTACCTGATTGTAGTTTAGTACAAGCTTTATCCATATCTTCAAATGGTATTCCTCTACCATTATCTCTAACAGTAATTTCATTATTAGTGATATCTAATGTAATAATAGCTTTATCACAAGGAGAATATGGATTTATCATTTCATCTATACTATTATTTACTATCTCTTTGAATAGATGAAGTGCCCCTCTTTCACCACTATATGAAATATACATATTTGGTTTAACTTGTATCTTCTCTATGTCACTTTCAATATGATTAATTTTATCATCTATAAAAGTACTAATGTTAAACACGTCCTTTCTATTATTCGTTACTGAATAGTTTCGGAAACGGTAAAAAAATAGAGATTACCAATTAAATAACTGGTAATCTCTATATTTATAATCAAAAACCTACAAGTTGTGGGAAAAATTTTCAATTTTTTTACTCGTCCAAAAAATTATGTTTGGTATTATAATTTTTACAAAAGTTGGTTAATAAAATATGATTCTACATAAAAGTTATAGAATTTTTTTACTTGTAGGTTTCGGACCATCGGAGTCTTAGAATTGTGAATCTGATAGAATAATATATCCTGTGCCAGATTTCTTATTCTTCTTATTTTTCTTCTTATGTTTTCCTTTTTGTAGGAACATCTTTGAGTAGACCATAGCTACTTTCATAATGTCTAAATCTGTTCTACCAAGGTGAGTAACAAGTTCCGGATCTTTCTTTCCTTTCTTATTGCTGTTGAAAGTCTTTATTTGGTTGATTGCATCATGCATTACCTCAGCCGCTTCTTTCAACTTTTGTTCTGATATTCTTCTGATATTGAATTGAGTATGGCAATGCTTGCACTTGCAATCACCTTTACGATAAGTTATGATTTCTCCATCCTTACCGTAAGTAGTTCCTTGTAGTTGTTTCAGATTGACTGTGCCATCTTTCTTAGTATGGTCACAAGTTATCTGTCTTGTCTTGCTATTATTTGACGCAAGTTCGATTACTCTGTCAGGATTTCTTTCTATGAAATCGATTATCTCCTGACTAATTTTTAGGTCTTTGTCTTTTTTACTCATTGTGTGAGCCTCCTATAATTATAAGAATTTTAAATAAATTAATATAGATGTGTATTTTTGATTAATCAATTATCTGTACACGCGAATATAATATATAATCATATTATTAATTAAAAATTCCAGATGGGTCATATAGATACCAATGGTCATTCATATTGAAGCCATCGTCATCTATCATTACAATAGTCTGTACATCCTCAACTGGCTTATAACTTTTAATTTTAGCTCCATTAGAAAGCTCTTCTTCAAATATAAAGAATCCATTTGCAGTATCTAAGTTCTTGGCTATAGAGAACTTTTGTTTTTCTCCAAATATCTTCTTTGTATTATTATCAAAAGCAATAGCTATTACTTTATCTTCCTTACCATTTATAATGGCTTGAATATTTGCTAAAGTCATTTCTTCTTTCTCCTACCTTTCTTTTTATTTTTAGGTTGTCTTCTTGACCTCATAACATCTAAGGTCATTTGAATCTTTTCTTTGTTACCAAACTTCTGTTTAGGTTTAGTGGCATTACTTACAGTTTCTTTAATAAGTTGTGAACTACCAGCCACATTATCCAATAGACTCATAATTACTTCCTTTCTATTATATTGCTAATACTAATTGCTCTTTAGCTCTTGTTATTGCTGTATATTGCCATTGTTGATGATATTTAGAATGGAATCTATTAATATCATCATATACAAATACTTTATCATATTCAGAACCTTGTGATAGATGACAAGTAATAGCATAAGCATATTCAAATAAATCAAATTTAGAAAATTTATAACTAACATCACTATTAGCTTTAACAGATACAGGAGTTTCTAAATAATCCTTATCTATTACTAAATCTCTAAACCAATCATCTTGTATAAATTCAGGTCTAAATGATAATCCTATAGAATGAGTAGATGATAAATCATTACATATCTCATAAACGTATCCTATCAATCCATTAATAAGACTTATTTCTCCTATAGACCTATCCCAATTATTACGTCTACATATAATCTTATCATTTACTTTAATGGAATCATCATCTTTATATCCCAATATCTTACTCCTATAATAATGATTAATCTCATCTCTCTTCTTATTAGTACCGCATATAGTGATATCATGTTCTATTAACATATTCTCTGTTATTTTTTCTTTAGGAATAACAAAGCATTTATCACCATATTTACCTATATTAATCTTATTCCCAAGTCTTGCTTGGGTTGCTAAATATAATATAGGATTCTCAGCATTCTGTCTTACTATCTCAGTCAATGTAACATCTGGACTCTTCAAGAAGAAACTCTTACCCATCACAGGTGGCAATTGTGATAAATCTCCTAATGCTATTATAGGTATATTAAATGATAATAAATCTTTACCCATATTCTCAGGAACCATACCAGATTCATCTATTACTATTAACTTTATATTGTGTGGAAGACGTTCTCTCTTAGTAAACTTTAAAGTTTGTACTGGCCTTCCAACTTCATTTATCATAATCTTTCCAGATTCATCTCTTTTTTCAACCAATTTAGGTTCATATATTGTAGAATGTATAGTTTTTGCATTTAATCCTTTTCTTGACATAGCTAATGCAGCTTTACCTACATATGCCATAAATAGTACATCTTTGAAATCTATACCCAATTCTTTTATAAGACTAAATATAACTGAAGTCTTACCTGTACCAGCAGCACCATCTACTTCGAATATAGGTCTATCTTTATTTCTTGCTCTGTACCATTTTAAACCTTTCTTTAATACTTTCTCTTGACCCTCAGTCAAAGTGAAATTCATAATATATTTCCTTTCATATAATATTTCAATTATCTTTCTGTAAAAATACTTATAATAAATAATGAATGACATAGTTGTAAAAGGAGTGGATATTATTATGCAAATGACATATAATAACGAAAATAAGAATATAGTTCAAGAGAATGAATATGCTTATAGTCTTAAAGACCAGAAAGCGTATGATAGAAAATGGTATCTCAATGTACCTAAGATTATGCCTAATATACCGAGAGGAGAACCAAAGATGACTCCGGTATCTATACCACAAGGAATATTAGCTAATGATGGTGCATGTAAACCAAGTATCTCAGCAGTAAAGAGTCAACAGAACTTCTTATATGTACCAAGGTCTGAGAATATTACATTAGACTATAAAGGTAATATTAAAATGCAAGGAATGCCTGCTATAAAGAAAGGTACTCAATTTCATGTTAAATTTACTGATGAGAATATACTAACTTATTTAGTAGTAGATGATTTTTAAAAAGAGAGGTTGATATAATATGCAAGATTTTAGTAATATAAGTACTATAGAAGAGCAAATAGATTATGGTATAGAAACCCCATTAAGTAATTCTATTATGCATATGAAAGAAAAGTTTAAAGATAAGAATGATAGAGTAATCGTTCATTGTGCTACACCATTAATTACCAAATATTGGGATATAATACAGAATTATGTAGTAGATATAGAATTAACTGAAGATGAGTTTCTTAAGTATGCAAGAAGACCAAGGTTATTAAGTTTAGAAAAATATGAAACTATAGAACTATGGGCTTCTATCTTATTAATAAATAATATGGTTAGTCCAGTTCAGTTTAATAAGAGAAAGATTAAGATGTTTACTACAGATATATTAGAGATATTAGAAGAATTACTAATACTTGAAGAAGGTAATATTAAACTCAATGAAGCATATATAGAACGTACAGACAACGTATAAGCAGATACAGATATAATTATATCTGTATCTGACCTATAACGTCTGTTTTTTTTTGTAAGAGATATTTTTTGTCTGAAAACAATAAGTATTTTGGTATTTTTAATATGAGGTGCAATAAAAAAACCAACTATTTTTTTTAAATTAAACCCAAGAGGATATAATTATGGATTTACCTTTATGTTGATAAATTCAATTTTTATATGTGGTAATTATCTAACTATGAGATAATTACCACATAAAGAAGCCACACAACTATGATTTAAAAAGACAAAACAAAAAGAAATTAATTTCTCTCATATAAAAAGAAACAATATTCTCTTTACTTTGATGTTTGTAAATTATAGTTCATTCATAGGTCTAAAGTCCTGACTTTCTGGAATTAATTCCATTCTTGTTGTAGCATTCTTTCTTTTACCATTAGATACATTAACAGTTTCATCTGATGAGTCTACAAATTCTTCTGATAAACTTATTTCCGATATAGTTTTATCCATCATAATATCATCTACAAGTTTCATTGTATTCTCAGCATCAAATGGATGGTTAAAATAATCTATTGGATTTTCTACACGATATCTCTGCTTAATTTTCTTAAACGTTAAGTACTGTTGCTTAGTACTTCGCTTCATTTCTTTATTTATGATAATAACACAATCTGAGTTTTCCATAACTTCCCCATTACATTCATATGATTCGTAACATCATACAGTTCTCTTATGAACTTCCCTATCATTACAATAGGATATTAGACTATCTCTTCATCCTGAAAATCTATCAGGAGCATTATTTTCGATTTAAGGGATTCTCACCCACTCCCATTAACTTGAAGCCCTACTTCTGTTGCAGGAATCTCACCTGCCCACCACGGAATAGTCGTTCGACCTTACTCTTAATATTAAGAGCATTGGTAACTGATCGTCCAATCCTTTAAGTTGTTACGTTACCTATATACTTGTCATATATAGCCATATATTTATTACTAAATATACTTCGTATCAAAGGCTCTAAGCACTTACCAGTTTTAACTATGATTATTGAGCGTATCTTACGATACGAACGCCCTAAAGTTAAGGCACTACCTACATTGGCTCTACCAACAAATCTTGCTATATCGGTTTTATTAGTTTGCATTGCAGCATCGACACTTCTTGCAGCTTCTCTGTTAAGCTGATGAGCAGATACTACTGCTATATTCTTATCTATAGCCAATGATTTTAACTCATTCGTTATGTTTTTTAACTCTTCTTTTTCATCTTTACCATACTCAGCTGGTTTTATTCTCTTAATATAGTCAAGTACTAATATAGATACTTCTCTATTATCATCTTCCAAATCATCTATTAATACATACAAGTCTTGAGTACTAATAGTTCTATTAGGAAAATATCTAATAACTATATCAATTTTATTCTTATCAGTAACAGTCATACCACCATCTTCTTTAATGATATCTATAACTTGCTTTGGAGTAAAAGTTCTAATATCATTAGATGGACCAACCATATTAAATAATCTCTCTACAGTTTCTTCTAAGTAGTTCTCCATAGTAACTAATAGAGCTGTAGGAAGTTTATTTGGGTCTTTAGTCTTTAATTGTAGATTATATCTCTTAGTATCTACTATAGACTTTAATAAGACACCTGATTTAAATCCTGATGGTAATCCCATATAAATATATAATCTCTTAGCAGCATATCCACCACCAAGCATTTCATTCAAAGTCATTAATCCGGTCTTAACTAATCTTGCTGGGTCAGTTAAAGACTCTACTATTGCTTTTATCTTATCATCGAAATCAAAATCAGATAAAGATAAACTATTATCTTTATCTAAAGTAGTTACTTTTCTTGATGCATTTATATAATTAGTACATACATTGAGTAATTCTGTATTTACTTCATTGAAACTCTTAAATGTATTAGTTTCTATTTTCTGTAATGCATCATACATCTTATCTTTTAATCTTACTATAAATAGATATTTTAATCTATCTTCTATAGCCTTAGATATAGACTTTAATTCATTATAATTGAGCTTACTATATTCAGGTAAACTCTTAAGTATTTCATTTACATAATTATCTTCCACATCTGGTATTGCTTCTTGTATAAGAGAGTTTACATTTGTGAAGTCATCTTCCAATCTCTTCTTAACTAATACCTTAATGAATTTAATCCTCGCTAATAATTGAGGACTATCATTATATCTTGATTCATCTATTACACCAAATAATTTATATATATTATTTAAAGCTTTCTTTGATACTACTACACTATCTTTAAGTATAAATCCTATTACACTATTGAGCATAAAAGCCGTGAGGCGGACATCAAGTTTCTCCACCTCACGTTCTTTAACTTTCTGATCTAATTTTATAGCCATTTTTTAAACTACCTTTATAGTTACCGTTTGTATCCCATATGCTGTTGCAGCATCATATTCTATTTTACAACCCCTGCTATTATAATAATCATTGACAAATACTGCTATATCGGCAGATGCTAATTTCTCTAATGACTTAGATAGATAAAGTAAAGGTATATTCATATTAGTGGTTTCATCTATTAGAAAATCTTCAAAGTAAGAATCTATGAATTCTATTTCATAATCTGGATTTTCTTCTATTATCAATTCTTCAGCTTTCGTTCTAACCCTTTTAATTTCTTCAGCTGGTAAATCTTTCATAGGTTGACTAATAAATATTCTTTTAACTTCCATTTTACTATACTCCTTTTAATTTAAATATTTTTGATATAGGATTTCTCTAATCCTATCTGTACTTAAGTGCTCTATACCTTTCTTACAAAGGTATTTAAAAATCTTTTCATCATAATTTATATTCTTATCGAATAGGAAATTGTATTCACTAAGAATAAACTTGGTTTTCTCATCTCTTTCTAATAATTGCTTAGTCTTATCAGAGTCTTCTATCACTACTTTAACTCTCTTAGAATTAAGATTAGATAGAGTTAATAGTAGTGCTTGAGAAGCATTATGATTATTAAACTTAAGTCTTATATAATCTCCAGTAGTATCTTTAATCTCTCTTAATAAATTTTCTTCATTAGTAGATTCATTGATATTAAATTTATAAGTATTATACTTAGGAGCTAAGTTATTTACTATATATTCATTCTTATATTTACTATTATCCGTTGAGTAATAAGTGATAATAAATCCTTTATCTTTCTCTTCACCAAATGCATATCTTGATACAGAACCTATATAATATATTCTTTCTTTTATAACCATTGGAGTATGAATATGACCAAAGAATATTGGTCCTTTACATATGGTAAGTAAATCATCTGATTTAAATACTGGGGCATGTATAGAAGTAAATTCACTCTCTTGCATCTTAGATACAAAGGATGCTTTATCTATTAATCCATGACCAAATATCATATCATATTTATTAGGTATAAAGTATTCACCATAATAATCTTCATAACTATCTATATACTCTTCCGGTAAATATAATACATTGAAATTATCAAATAATTCTTCTGTAGATACTTTATATATTACAGATATATCTGCTTTAGACTCATTGGATAATAATGAAAACCATTTAAGCATATCATTATCATGTGATTTAGTACCCATTATTATTCTTAACTTAGCTTTCTTATCTTCAGCTATATTTATTAAATCTTGTATCATCTTAATAGCTAATACTGAAGCATCTTGATGCATAGATAATACTCTATCGAAATAATCTCCACATATTACAATAGCATCTAATACTTTCATCTTAGCTAATTTATCTAATACAGCTTCTTTCATCTCAGCATAATATAGATCAGAAGAAGAAGTCTTCCCCCAATGTATATCTGCCAATACTGCTATCACATAATTAGTATTTAACATTTTTTACTCTTTCATTTTCATTACTAACAAACTTTAGTAGTGTTTCTACATATACTCTATCAACATCACTTGCAGTTCTAAATAGACTATCCATAAAGTCATCTGGTACATCAGAATTACTTACAAGGTTTCCATTGTATAGATATTTATACATGTTAGTTACAGTACGTTTATTTGGTACTTCCAATTTATCAAATCTATATTCGAATAAACGTATCAAGTCACTTAATACTAACTTATCATCTATAAGACTTAATATATAATCTAAATTTGCTATATTGAAGCCTATCTCTAAGAATAGTGGATTGCATGTAATAATAGTTTCCTTTAAATTCGCTCTTAGGGAATCACCATCAACCCTAAAATTATACATATTCATCTCTATATCTTTTCCTTTCATATATTAACTAAAAAAAAATAAATTTGAGTATCACTCTGATTAAAGTGATACTCATTAAGATGTATTTACTCATCTAACTTTGGATTTTTAACTTGTATAGATCCCATCATCTTATATAGACTTCTGATTAAATCATGCTGTAGTACTATATACTTATTTATAGCTTCCTTTATTTTAATAATTCTTATACTATGTCGTACTATTATAATTAGATTTACTATCATAGTAAGAACCATTAGTAAAAGAGGATTCTTAGATAGAAATCCAAATAGGTATAGTATTATAGTTGAAGAAATCATAATTTGCATAACTGTACTATATACTCCAGATTCACTTCTATATAATTCATCACAAGCTGTCTGATTCTTAATCTGTACTTCTGTTATAACATCCAATATGTCAGACATACTACAATCTTTCTTCTCTTCCATCGATAGTTTCTTAAAATCTTCTAATTTCATAATAAATCAATCCTTTTCAATAAACTTATTCAAAATATTAGCATTCTCAATCTTTTGAAATAATTCTTTAGCATTATTAAATATTTCATAATAAATATCTAATTCTTCTAAAGTTAATACTTTAATCTTATACTTATCTTCATGTAATAATACTATAGCTGCTTGGTCTACAGTATAAGCATTATCATGTAATAGTTTACGATATGCTGCTAATTGTATAAACATCGTAGGATAGAAGTCTTTAGAAGTCTTCCAATCTATTATAGTAAATTTACCATTTAATTTACAATAGCAGTCTACAGTACCACCATATTCTGAAGAAGTTATAGATTTCTCTACAAATATAGGTTCAAATTTATTATCATCTTTGAACTCTAAGAATCTATGATATCTTGCTATAACTTCATCATTGGGATATGGTACAGGAATATATAAGTATTTTTTGATATCAGCTTCTACAGCAGCATGTACTCTTGTACCTATATCAGCTTTATCATTTAATACTTCTTTATATTTCAATCCTTGATATCCTAACCAATTAGACCAATATACTAAAGATGGTTTATTTATTATCTGTAGTATAGTAGTAACAGATGGTACTTCTTTTCCTTTATAAGTATATAACTGATGATTTGAATAAGACATAACTCGCCTCCATTTCTTTATTGTATTTTATTCATAGATATAATATATTTATTAATCAAATATCATATTATTACTGGATAAATTTACATTACAAAATTAGTATATAGACTAATTAGTCTATATACTAATTTCATACATTAATCTTCTGATATTAGTTCTCCATCACGAAGAGAACCTTTATAATTTGGAGTAGATACTTTACCTATCTCATAGGCAAATATAAATTCTTTCATCCAGTTAAAACTATTAACATCTGCAACATTTAAATCTATACCAAGAGCATTATTCCTTATTGAAAATGTAAAGTCAATTACCCTGATACTGGTAGTAACACCAGAACTTGAACTCAGAGTCTTAAATCCCATGTTCCATGGAGTAGTCCATCTTTGATTATCAACCGGCATATATGGATTCCATAATTCATATCCAGTACGCCCATAATCAAAGAATACATCGGTGCTCACAACTTTACTATCATAATTATTGTCACCATATACTGATGCATAAAATTTTAAAAAGAAATAAGGTAGTGAAAAATCAATAGTATTCGCAACCGATACATCTAAAGATGAACGTATATGTCTGCCCCCTTCACTGGTATTAAATGGAGTAAATGTAAGTCCACCAGTTTTGATACCAGTAGTACTTGGAATAATACTTGAAAATACTGTCACTGTACTAATTTTATCATTACTTTCACTACGCCACACATTATTTACTTTACAACTTGTACCAACTACATTTCGCCATGAACCATTAACTTTAACTGATTTAGATTTTACGTTTCTAAATATCCCTCCAACTTTTACATAAGCCATTATTTTTTCCATAATGATTATATATATATATATATATAATCATTAAAGTTCCTCCTTCCTATATATTCAATTCATTTATAAGCTTCATTTATTTATTGTATTTTATTCAAGATTATAATATATTATTCAAATATATATTATAATGGTGAGAAATAGATTAAGTATATCAAGTGAGGTTAATCAATTTTTAAATTTATTTTGGAGGTAAAAAATGAAATTAAAGAAATTTGAAAAAAGTTGTTAAGTATTATATTCTTAGACATCAGAAGTCTATATTATCTGATGTTATGGAAAAGGGTGTAGAATATTGTAAAAAGAATATTAGCACACCATCACAAAAGTATCTCTTAGAAAGTGAGCATTTTAAATTGCATAAAGATAAGTTGAGAGAAATTATGCAAAAACATATGCTTATCGTCACTGAGAATAATGTAAAGAGTATGCATAGAATGGTCAGCGACTCATATATCAAAGATGAAGATATGTATAATTATGTTGAGGCAATAATGGCATTTGTTGAAAATCCAACTATAGATAAAATATCTACTTTGGATCCTATGTTATATAGTTTTAATGAAAAACTTTTATATGTATGCCGAAAAGGATATGCCGATAATGCCGATTATCTAATAGATTTTTCAGTAATGAACTTGACTAAATTAATGAAAGCATACAGCTTGTCTAAAATGATTGAAAGTGATTTTGGTGCAGCTGGCGGTGTAGAAATGATGAAGAGCATCTTAAGTGATGATAAATACACTGAGATAGTTGAAATGATAGATAAATACATTCCTAAGGATTATATTGATATCAAAGACTTCTTGGATGCTATCCAATTATTTAAATTCAAGAGTATCTATCCTTCAACTGTAGTCAATATCCGAGATATTGATAATACACCAGCCTTAGAAGCAATCATTAACAAAATTGCAGGTGTTAAAAATTCTACTGCTAATATTGAAACTGATATGATTAAGTCATTAGTTATATTTACTTTAAATGAAGCTTCTAATAAGATAACATATCTATTAGACGGTTCAAGTTCAAAATTAGATGATGTAGTTATAGAGGGTCTTTCTAATATGAGAGAATTAATTGAAGCTTCTAATATAAGAAAACGTGAAATAGTTAAGATGAATGAATTCATCAGAAGCTATATAGGAAGTGAGATGACTCAATTTATAAAATATGACTCAATAGAAGAAGACTAATTCTATAAAATAAAATAGAAAGTGAGTAACTATTTATGACAATTAAAAAATTTAGAAGAATTGTAAGATATTTTATATCAAAGCATCAAGAAGATATAGTGTATGAAACTGTAGAGAAAGGTATTAAATATTGTAAATCTAAAAAACCACCGGCATTAAAACTCATGTCGCATGAAGATTTAAATGAAATCTATCCAGCCCATAGGAATAAACTTAGAGATATTATCAGAAAATATATCAATATCGATTCTGAAGCCATGATAAAAACTCTATTTAGAATAGTTTCTAATAATTATACAAGTGATAAAGCAATGTATGCATATGCTGAAGCTGTAATGAAATTTGTCAATGAACCGACAATTAAAAATATAGCTGGATTAGATCCACTTTCGTATGATGGTGATAAAAAAATATATCTTTTATATTTGGCAAAAATGAATAAAGAAGATATTGACGCGAGTGATATCACATATTTTGTTGTTAAGAATTTAATATTCTTAATAAATAGATTCAACCTGATGAAAATATTAGACCGTGAATTGCATAATTCTGGCAAAGAATTATTAAAAGTTGGTCTTGATAAAAAGAGAGACATTGAGAAAATTAAGAATATTGATAAATATATGATGGGCGATTTAATTGATATAAGTCGCATTATTGATTTGATAGTAGGATTAAAACTAAATTCACCGGAATCTAATGTAGACGAACTGAATCATAGTGCGTATGAAAGTTTGATCGAGGAGTGCTCATCAAAATATAAAGATAAAGAGATGGTAGCTTCTCTAATTAATTATTCATTAGATTTGATGCCAGAAAAATTCAAGAAATTATTGATTGGAGACATCGAGTGGTTTCTTGATGTGAGTATCGATGGTTTATCTTCTGACCTACACACAATAATTGAAGTCACTAAAATTGAATATGATACAATCGAAGATAAAGTGTGCAATATCAATGATTATATCGACAATGAGATCGATAAATCTATAGCTACTAATATTAAGAAATAAATGCTTTCAGTAAAAAAAAGAATAGGGTTTACTATGATCCTATTCTTTTTTTTGTCTATTTATAGATGATATAACACAAAACCATAAGAGAATATAATAAGTATAAAGAAAGGAAAGAATATATTATGAAGCATAAATATACTCCAGATACTTTTTCTTATAGAATGCTTAATGCTAATAATAGAGTCAATGGAACTTTAGGTAAGATACTTAAAGAAGCTACTCCTGTAACAGCAGAAACTCTACAATTAGAATTAGCTGAAATAAGAAGAAATTATAAATTCCCTTTGAAATTCAATGTATTAGACGAAGTTGAAAAAGGACATATTAAATTATTCTATAGTAATAATGCTAAGATGCCTGCTTCTATGCCATTTGTAATAGTTGGTGGTTCAGGTAATTCAGTAATACCTATAGTATTTTTAGACTTAATAGGAAATAGAAATAAGAATGAAGTCATTAATGTGGAAACTAAGAAACTTTATGCTGTATTAGAATCTGCATATATAGCTGCTAAATATACTAATAAGTCTGATATCAATATAAAGACTCAGATAATAACAGAAGGCTCTAAGATGTGGGCTGGTATATTTACAAGACCACTTAATAAAGCTTATGCTCTTAATACTGATAAGAGTAAATTAGATAAAGTTACTTTTATAGCAGCGTGTTTCTATCTAATAAATATATTAGGATTAGATCCTGTTAAAAAGAAAGAATCTATTATTAATTACTCTATAGGGGCTTGTAAGAATCCTAATGGAGTAATCTTAAAATCTTTCTATGAAGAATTTACGGATAGAACTAATCAAACTTGCTGTCCATTTACGGACTTAGAAACTTTTATTAAGAGATTAGTTGAATCTAACTTAGGTCTTAAAGACTTAGGAGTTAGAAACTACCTTGAATCTTACATTTCTATGTATGGTTCTACAATGCTACTATCTTTAGAGATATTTGAATATTTTGCATTTAATATGATATCTGTAATGATGGGAGCGTATTTAAATAATGAATATGCTATTAATTCAATAGTAGAAGATAATCTACCTAAGTTCTATACAGCTTTAGTAGATGTAATATAATTGAAAGGAGATATATATTAGATTATGGCAAAATGGATGATAGACCCCGGTCATGGTGGAACTGATTCAGGGGCTGTAAATAGTAAGACAACTGAAAAAAGAATGAATCTTATAGTTGCTTTAGAATTAGCAGCTCATTTAAAAAATAATGGTGAAGTAGTTTATTTAACAAGAACTGATGATAGGACTCTGTCATTGGCTGAGAGATGCCAGATGGCTAATGCTAAAGGAGTAGATTATTTCATATCTATACATCACAACAGTGCTAATGGTGCTGCAAGAGGTATGGAAGTTATATATGGAAGACATACACCACAAGCTTTTGCACAAAAGATATTGGATATAACTTGTAAAGGTATGAATCAAGTAAAAAGAAGTGCATACCAAAAATTCCTAAGTAATGGTAATGATTATTATGCAGTACTTCGTGGAACCAATATGCATGCAGTAATAACTGAATTCTGCTTCTTAGATACACCAGCGGATTATGCTTTAGTAGATACTGATTTGAAATTAAAGCATGAAGCTTGGTATATTGCTACTGCATTACTTGCTAATGTAGGTAAGCAAATAAATGCCGGTAAGAATACTACTACCAATAATGGAAATACTAAACTAACAACTCCTAATGAAGGTGCTACAGCAGCAGTTAATTTAGTTAAATCGAGAGAAGGTAAGAATGTATATAGTCAAAATCAAAACCTAAGATTTAAAGGTGGAGAAGGCTATAGTGATTGTAGTGGACTTATGTATTGGGCATATAAAACTGCTTATGGTATAGATATAGGAACCTATACTGAGCCTCAATCATTAAGAGGAAAACAAGTAGGTCAATTGAATACATTAGATACTTCTATAATGAGACCCGGAGATTTAGTATTCTATAGAGGTCATTCGGCAGTAGATAAGAGCAGACCTTATAGTATAGGACATGTTGAAATGTATATAGATGGTAATACTATAATGGGGCATGGTTGGGGTGTAGGACCAACTAAGAAAGATATTAATACTTATAGAAGAGAAGACTTCTGTATGGTAAGAAGATATTATGAACCACCTGTTAATAAACCTAAAGAGGAAGCTCCTAAGAAAGAAGAACCTAAAGTTCAACCACAAGCTCCTACTGTACCAGATAAACCACAAAAGAAGAGTAAATACTTCTCAGATATACCAGCTAATCATTGGTCTATAGATATATTTGACCAAGCATATGATTTAGGCTTAGTTAAAGGTATAGGTGATGGTAAAGTAGGATTTACTAACGATAAAGCTCAAACTTTATCTATGATAATTAATTTATATAACTTATTGAAGAAGTAACATTGAAGTAAATCTAAATTTTAAGTGTTATAATTATAATTTAGACAAATTTCATAAGACTCCTAATATAAAATATTAATTAATGTTAAAAGGTAACATGTTGAGGTATAAGATGTCGTATAAGTTCAATGTAGCTTATACGGCTCTTATGCTGTCGTTTACACAAATCCTTAATAGACTTTATTAAAATAAAGAAGAAAGGAGACATAATCCATATGGAATCTTATATGTTAGAAGCGGTCAAGAATAATACTTTTGACTTATCTGTATTAGAGAAGACATTGGATGAAATCAAGTATTTTAATTTTGATAATCTTATGCAGATGCAGAGAGATATATCAGGATTTAAAAGATTTGAATTCAATTTCAATGATTTAGAAAAAGTATATGAAATTGACCATAAATTTACAGATTCGCCTTTGAGATATAGAGCTATCTTACCAAGGGACTTTATAGACTTTGCTGATAGAGAATCTTATAAAAGGTCATCTGTATATAATAAGATGCTGGATATGAAAGAAATTGCTTCTAAGATTAATATCTTTAAGAGTAATTTCTTAGTATTTATAGATGGTCATTTAGTTACTAATTGTACTATAATGGCTAAAGAAGATAATACTTACTTTTATTTCCCAGTGAAATCTAAACCTGAAAATCCTAATGATTTAAATCAGGAATATTTCGAAGAAATGAAAGCTAAGAATGCAAGGATAGTTATTCTCTATGTAGCTAATAATGAATATGGAGAAGTAACTGTTAATACTACTTCTTTATATGATGCTGGAGCAACTATACCATTAAATGCTTTCACAAGATATAATGTGAAGAGTAATAGAAAACCTATAGCATTCTTATCTGTAAGGTCTGAGTTATATAAGAATAAGTTAGTTAATACTGAGGAGAAGTCTGATAAAATCAAGATTACTCCGCATACATCTATCGGGGCAAGAGCAAGTATTAAATATCTTAACTTTGCTTATGTGACAGATGTTATGGATTTCAATGCTACTACTAATCCATCAGGAAATGTATTTGAAATACCTCTTAGAGATACTCCTATTCCTGTAGAGAATATATTGGTATTTAAGAAAGATACTGATAAAGGTTATGTATTACTAAATGATAAACTTGGTGATGGTAGACCTTTATTCAATCTTTATTATCCTAATATATATGAAAGTAATCTTCCAGAAGGAGATTATAAATTCATTATATTATACAAGGACGTAGATAGCACTAAAGAAGCTGGATACTGGAATGAGATAGAACTCTATAGAAAGATTGCTCCTGAGTATCTTAAAGAATATAGAGATGATACAGTACCGGGTGTTTTAAAGAACTATAAACCTGTACCAATCAAATATGATATTAAGCATTATCAGGCTTCAGAATATTTCCCAGACCATTTTAAATATAAATGTGAGATATTTAAAGAATATTTCAAGAAGAATAACTATGGTTTGGAAAGATACAATGAAAACCTTGCTATAGAAGAAGATAATTTCTATATAGATTTGAAAGGTAGAGATTTATCTACTAAAGTAAGAAATGATAATCATAGAGAACTTAATACAGAACATGTTACATTTGATGAACCACATTATGTATTTACATTGAGAAGAGATTTTACAAGAAATCCTCATCAATTAAGGTTCTTCATTAATGGATTAATATTTGTACCTAAGCATGTATTTACTACTATGGATACAATTATAATTTATATACCTGTAGCTAAGTTACCTAATGATGCTATGTTAGAAATTGAAAGATTATATGATTATATTTATAATAAAGAATTAACTTTCACTGCTAAGAATACTCCACAAGAGATTACATTACCGGATAACTATACTAAGGTATTGGTCAATGATATCTTTATAGTAGGTCCTGATTTGAAGTATGTAGCAGAAAGTAAATATAAAATAGAAGTAGAGAAATATGGCGAATGGATAGATGTAGGAACAGATTCATTCTTACCACTTAATACTTTTAGAATATCTGTAAAAGATGATACTTTACTAAATAAGAAACTTAAACTTGGCATAGTAAGAAGTGCAGATTTCATAGAGAAGAAAATAGAAGCCGAAGTAGATAAGAATGACCCATTACCAATACCCCACTTTGGTAATAATGATATAAGAAACTTTAGATTATTCTGTAATGGTAAGATTTTACCTATTTCTAAATATATAGTAACATTTAGTGAAGTTGCAGATGGAAGACCTACAGTATATCCATTAATGCAAAGGAAGCTTGGAGATGAGTTTGTATCTGATATAACTCCATATAAATCTTCTCAAGTTCATTATATAAAAGTTATACCGGAAGATGGTGTAATAGATTTATCCAACTTTATTGAAAGACCTTTTAATCTTAAATGGTATGATATCTTTATTAATGGTAGAAAATTAACTCCTAAGGAAGTTAGAATAGTCACTCCTACTTTAATAGTACTTAATGTTAAGACTGTTAAATCGAGAAGACACTTAACTATCATACAGAAAGATAGATTAACAGACCACTTTAGATTGAATGATTTGAATTCTGGTCCTCAATTAATAGTAGATGATCTTCAAAGAAGAAAGAAACTTGTTGAGAAGATTATTGAAGACTTTACTGGAGAACCATATGATAGTACTATCCATAAGATAGTCGATGAAGAAGAAGATATAATCAGAAGTGAAATAGAAGGACTTCAAGAGTCTATTCTAATAGCTAAGATGTATAAAGATGATATATCTGTTAATAATAAATGGATAAATCCAGATGAGCAACAAATAACTCAAGAATTTGTTAATAAATATAAATTGGTATTAGATAACCAAAGAAGATTCTTAATCAATCCAGATGATGGAAAGACTACTACAGATCTTTGGACAATAATACCATAAGAAAGGAAAGGTGAATATAAATGCCTAATTTAACTAATAGGTTTGGTATATCAGCTTTGAGTATCAAAAGATATGCTGAAGCTATTAATGAAGAAATAATGATAGATAAGCGTACTGGTCAAATATCTATTAAAAGTAATCAAGGTATAATTGGTTCTTTTGATAAAGATTTGCGTAATAAACTTATAAAAGAAAAACTTATTAAAAGAAATAAGGACTACTATGAACCAGTTGATATGAAAGCTAATAATAGTGAAAATGATGTTATTGGATTACCATCAATATCAGAACTATTACGAAATGAAAATATAAAATATCCTATAATATTAGATTCAAGTAATGCTACAATTAATACATCGACATTTGGAACACCGATGGAAGTGTCATCTTATAAGGTACAACGTGAACTTCAAAATCATCAAGGGCCACCGACAGTTACAGATGTAACAGTTGCAGGTCTACAAGCAATGTATATAGATGCCAGCTATTGGGAAGTAATAGATAAGAGTCTTACTGAAAAAACTTATAAGGAAATAGAGAATGGTATTATAAACGTTGAAATTGAATTTTCTTATAGTGATTCATCTGTTGGTGGAACGGCTAAGGTTATAGGAGAACTTAATAGATTAAATAGTTCTTTAGAATGGTTTGATAGACCTAACTTCCCAAGTTGGAGAGATGGCAAATTTATACGAGAAATAAAATCTATTAAATTTACAGGACTTCAAGCTAATGCTATTCTGATAGTTCATAATATCTATCTATTAGGATTTCTATCAGATTCTTCAAAAATAGATTATAATTATACGAGATTTGATATACTGCCTATATTGAGTGCTGCCATTAAAGATCATCTTGGTGATTATGATAAAACTAAGACTTACAATAAAGGTGATATCATATACCATGCTCATGGAAATAATCTAATATTCCTAATGGCAAAAGAAGATGGTATTACAGGAGAATTTAATAGTAGTAAATGGGAACCTGCTCCTAAAGGATTTGTGCCCGGATTAAAGACTGGTAAGAGTGGTACCACTAAACCAGCAGTGTTCATTAAAACTTTTGATACAATGGAAAATGCAAGATTAGCCCTTAAGGGTGATGGTATAGATGCTAATACATTTACACCAGATAATAGTATCACTGTATTAGAATATTCAAATTAGAAAAAGAAAGGTTGATGGAATAAATGAAATTCATGAGGAGAATTCTCCTTAATAGTGTCTTTAGGAGAAACCCTGCTGACTTAATTAATTCACATCCCTTCTTCTTGGATATGGATAAGTTAATCACTATAAAAATGGATAAGATTCATTGTCCAACTAAAACTAAGGAGAGGATGGTAAGAACGTTCTTAACAGCTCTCTTTACTGTATATAAAGATAAGCTTAAGAATTATATAGAAAATAATGAAATAGCAACTACTACCAGTATGAGAGTATTGATGCATGAGTGCTGGAAGAAATATAAAGAAGTTGCTATAACAGAAGGGGTTCCTAAGATATTCTTAGAAAAATTCGATGAAGAATATAAAGATACATTCGATGATATGATGCATGCATTAGAGAATGTAACTGAAGATAATCTATTTGATTCAGAATACGATAGATTCTCTACTATATTATCAATCATGTCATATTGTATGAGAACTCTTCATATGAACGTAAAGAATTCTATAAGTTCTCTTAATGGGGACTTAGAAAGACAACTTAAAGGGTCTAAATTTGATACCCTATAGAATAAAAAATTACCCATATTTGTTTTATTTAATTCAAGTATGGGTATACATATCTCTATACTTAAAAAAAAGTATACTAAAACAATATAGATGAATGGTATTTTTTTAATTAGTGATTTTTTTGTATACTAAGATAAGACTTATACTTTATATTAATATAGACCGGAAAGGAATGTGAGTTAATACGGTGATGAATTTTATAACAACGACTTTAGCACCATATGGTGTGCTTGGGTTAGTTGCCGTTATTTTTTTCAACTATGTCATAAAAACGTTGAATAATCAAGCTAAACAACAAGAGATGCTAATGAATTCTATGATTGAACGCAATAGTGAAGACTTAATAGCAATTAAAAATAGAATAGATACGATATTGGAAGCCGTATCAAGTCATAATGTTAATTCCAACGAGTCATTTAATAAGATTGCTCATACAATCAATACAGATAAGGCAGATTTTAGTGAATTGAGAAATCACTTTACTAATAATATGACCTATATTGACAATGAGATAGATGATTTAAAAGCATATTTGACTTATTTGGAAGATCTATTAACAGAAGCAAGATTATTAATAGATAAAGCTAATCCAGAAAGCTCAAGGGTTTTAAATGACCTATTGATACATGGAATATTAGATAAACAGACATTAGAAAACTTCTATAAAGAAAAAACACGACGAGGGATAGATGGAAAGAATATAGGTCGACATAAAACGCAAGCAGGTGCTTATAAAAGCAATAAAGATGAAAAAAAATAAGAAAGATTTGGAGTATATAGATAATTATCTATATACTCCGCTTATCTTTTACTTCTTTTTCTTTTTATATATTGGTATAGACCTTAATCTATAATCTGATATAGCTTTATCCATAAATATCTTATGACAATCTACATCATAATCTGTAGAAGCTATATAGTCATTATTCTCATCTACTATAAACGTATTTGCATTATCCATTATACTATAAGCTAATATTTCTAATAGCTTATTAATACAATTGATATCTATAATAGGTACTAATAATTCTACCCTTCTATCAAGATTTCTTGTTAGCATATCTGCTGAAGATATAAATAATTTAGTATCTTCTCCCGTTCCAAATAGATATATTCTACTATGCTCTAAGTATCTACCTATAACTGATTTTATAGTAAGATTCTTATATATAGTTCCATCTCTCTTAGTTCTTGATATTGAGCAAACACCTCTACATATAATAGTTACATCCACACCTTTATCTGATGCAGAATATAATTTATCTATTATATCTTTATCAGATAAAGAATTTAATTTCAAGATTATTCTACCTTTCTTTCCTTTCTTCTTTTCTCTATCTATTAATTCACTTAATTTAAGTCTTAGATTATAAGGAGAGAAATATATAGAAGAAATCTCTTTATCTTTTGGATTAGAATATCCACTTAATATATTGAATAAAGTAGTAGTATCTCTTCCAATATGACTATTAGAAGTGAAATATGAAATATCTGTATAAAGTTTAGCAGTCTTTTCATTATAATTCCCAGTTCCCATATGAGTATAAGTAGATAACTTATTCTTATCTTTGCGTATTATTGAAGTTAATTTACAATGAGTCTTTAGATTTTCTAATCCATATATAACTTGACAACCTGAAGCTTTCAACTTATCTATTAGATTAATATTCCTATCCTCATCAAATCTTGCTTTCACTTCTAATAATACAGTTACTCTACATCCTCTATTAGCAGCATTACATAATGCATTTACTATAGGACTATTTTCTGAAGATACTCTATATAGAGTTTGTCTTATTGCTAAGACATTTCTATCATTAGAAGCATCTTCTATAAACTTAATAACAGGTTCATATGATTCATATGGATGGTGTATTACTACATCTTGCTTATCTAATAAGCTAAATATATCTGTACCTGTTACTAATTCTCTTGGGAATTGAGGTTTAAATTCCTCATAATAAAATGCCGGATTATCTATTGTAGGAAAGTCCATACACATAGAATAGTCTATATTACTCTTAGATTCTATAATAGAATTAGGGTCTATATCTAATACGCTTGTTAGAATATCTAATGTAGTCTTAGTGATACCATTATACTCCATTAGTAATGGAATACTTTTATCTCTATTATTTAATATATCTTTCATTCTATCTACAAGATATATTGTCCTGTCATTAGATACTTCTAAATATGCATTCCTAAATATTCTAAATAATCCACATTCAATCACCTTCTTATTTATAAATAATCTCTTAAGATTATTTCGTATAATATCTTCCAGTAATACTACCAGAACACTACCATCACTTTTATAGATAGGGTACATTCTTGATATATTGGTCAGTGATATTAGAGACATCACGTCTTCTTTCGAATACTCGTTACCGTCCTCAAGAGTTACTAACATAGTCAACTCTTTACTTTTAATAGAAGGGAATTCTTTAGTGGTGTCAAAAGATATTGGAGTCAATATAGGATATATATCACTCATAAATACCTTATCCATGTACTTTTTATCAGCACTATTTAACTTATTATAAGACACCACTTCTATCTTAGCTATACTAAGATTCTTAAGTAGAAATTTATAAGCTGATCTAAGCTTTTTCTTAAACTTCTTTATTTCATTATAAACTAAATTATATTCTTCTCCAAAAGATATACCTGAAATATCTAACTCCGTAGATAATCTATTATTATACAATTTTCCAAATCGCACCATAATAAATTCATCCAAGTTGTTAGCAGCAATACCTATAAACTTAACTCTTTCCATTAAAGGTATTTGAGCTATTTTATAAGCTTGCTGTAAGACTCTCTCATTGAATTTAATCCATGATAAGTCTCTACAGATATACTTGTTATTCGAAGAATAATCATTGAAATTAATCATTTAATCATCACTCCATTTATATAAAAAATTTATTTATTATCTACTTAAATAATATATATTTAAAAAGACAATGGTTATGTAGATATCACTTGAATAAGCAATATCTACAAACCACCTTGATGTTCAAATAGTTAGAAATAGTTTTTCCATACCATGTCTTTTTATAAGGAGGGGTATGGTAATAGTGCCAATCTTGTTTGATTGTCACGCCGCTCTTTTCAGATAATAATAGGTGTTTCGCCCTAACTAACACCTACTAATATGTTTAACAAAAATATTTAATTATTCATTAACTATTTCTGCATCTACTATAGGTGATTCTATCTTAAGTGGACCTATGATTTTAGATATTATATCCTTATATTGAGGACGAGCTTCATATACTCTTTTTTCTAATTCTTCAATAGGCTCTTCAATAATATCATCTTGCGGATTGAAGAATTCCGGTAGTATAGTGTCATTATAATACAACACAGATTTTATTTCAACTATAGAATCTAATAGTGCTTTATCTACTACAACTCCTCTATATTGACCAGTTTCTTTAATCTTTCTCAATATAAGATTCATAATATCATGTATTAATGGTGTTTCAGATTCATTACGAAGACTGTTATAAGTTACCATTAACATCTTAAGCTTATTGCCTTTAATTATTTTATCCGATAATGCCATATGATATTCACCCTTTCTTTTAGTTATATAGTTCTACAAGAGCTTGTGAATAATATCTTCTTTGCTTATCATTCTCTTCCAAGAATAATTGTTGCTTTTCTTCCGGTATTTGAGACTTATCTGTCATAGTATCAAATTCAAGTCTCTCAGCATCTAATTGTGCTAATATTTCTCTTATTCTTTGTTGTGAATTGAATTTAAGTCTCGAATCCAATTCTTCTTCAGTAGTGTAACCATTCTTTATAAGAATATTTTTACACTCCAATACAAGAGCATCTACTTGTATTTGCTCCATTAAATCTTGAGTATCTTTTAGTTCAATAATCATTGTATGGTTTCCTTTCTTAAATAAAAATTATTCTAAATTATATTCCTTTTTAATTAGTTCATTGATATATCTATTATTACAATAAATAGTTAAACGATAAGTAGCTTTAAAGTTTAATCGCTTTATTAATAATTGCATATTATCTAAGTCGAAGATATAATCTTCTCCTTCTTTTAATTTAGTATTATCCATCATAACTACAGGGAATATGAATAATCTCTTACTCATTCCTTTATCGTTATGATACTTAACAGTAGCCATTATACTATCATTAAGTATAGTATTTAATGGCAATATATCTTGGTCTATTGCATCTTTATCTACTTCAAACATATTTGTCGAATAGAATGTCCAACCTTCAGGTAATCCAGATATATCGAATAGATTACTTACAGTAAATATTGGTATTATTCTATCCTTAGGATTATTAGTAATTAAATCCATTCTTATTTCATCTAAGAACTTCTTATTATAAGTGAAGTAATAATAAAGACCAGTCGCAAAGAATTCTGTACTTACTGTAAAAGAAGTTTCAAATGCATCATATATAAATCCTTTCTTCTCTCCATCATTAAGACCTATACCAGTAAACATGGTATCTATCTTAGCTGGATAATATCTGAAGAATTCATCATTACCACTCGACTTCTTTAACTTATAGGTTATAGGATAATAACTTATAGAGTTAAGTTTATCCATAAACTTCTTTACAGAACCATTTTCATCTTTAATAGCCATATTATATTCTTTAGCAATTACATTGAGTAATTCTAATGGAATAAATGATTCTAATGCCACATCTAAATTAAATGGATGATTTTGTCTAACCATATTCTTTAGATACATAGTAGCATTTATTTGCTCCATTTGAGTTTCAGTCACTATAGTAACATCAAATAACATCTTTAGTCTATTTAATAGATACTTTAACTCTATACCATTAACTTCATCATATAAGAATGGTTGTAGATTACTGAAATCTCTTGAATAATAGAGGTCTGTCATTCTCTCTGTTAAAAAAGTACCATAAAGAAATACATCTGTATCATCTATATCTATTCTTGGTCTTATTATTAACATGGGTTTACTCTTCTTAAACATCTCTCTATTTCTTGCTCTCTGTATAGCTAATTGCTTATATGCTACTGTAGATTGTATATGCACTGTCTTGAAATAATCTGGTAGAAATAGTCCCTTGATATACTCTGTAATAATAGATGCTACATTACCAAATGTATGAGCTACAGATGGATGTGCCATAGCATATTCTTTAGGAGTATATTTGGCTTTACTTACAACTATGGGCATGTAATAACCTTCTTTCTATGTCAAAAAAATAAGAGCATATAGTAAGTAATATACTATATGCTCAATTTTCTTATTAAGAATTTAGTATAAGATCTCCTTCTACAGTCATTAAAATCCCTTCCGGATTATAACCACCTGTAGTAAGAGGTTCTATTTTCTTAACTTTAGTTATTTTTATAGCTTTGGTATTATCAGGCAATATAGCAGTGAAATCTGTAGTTTCACCTATTACTTCATTATCCCAATGCTTAATCAAATCTCCTACTTTAGGTATCACTTCACCAAGTAGAACTGAGAATTGAGTTATTGTATGAAGTTCTATAGAAGAAGCTCTATGAGTTGCTATAGTTTCTTCTTGCGGAACTTCTTCAGTAGTAGTATCTTGATCTACAGATACTTCACTATGGAATATATTTTCTTGATTTTCCATTAGGTATAAACCTCCTAAATATTCTTAATAATTAATTTAATTATCCATACTACAATAAGTACAGGTATAGCTACCTGAACTAATATTGCTAATATGATTAATAGTGTCAAATATAATATTAGCATTCCTAACATGATATTTCCACCTCTATATTTATATAGAATTAAATAAATGTAGACCTATTGTCTGGTCTTTAATAAGAAACATATCGCGGTCAAACTTACCATTGATACGGGATATTTGCATAGACCTTCTTGGTTCAAGATAGTCTTCAAATTCTCTTTGGTGTTTCTTTATCTTAACAGATTGTAGATTCAATCTGTCGCCATCAAAGTCTGCATTGAATTTTCTTAGTACAGTAATTGGTATTCTTAGTACGAAACTTTCATCATATCCTCTTTCAACATGATCAAGATAGAATAGCATAAGGCTACCAAAGTTTATAGATGGATTTCTATTAAGAATAACCATCGGCTTAGTCTTCGATATATAATGGTTCATTAATAACCATATGGATTCATCGAAGTGAGTTGAAGCAAATGACCATTGCTCAAATGCTTCATTAAATGTAATTCCTTTATGTCTTACAAGTAGTTGTATTAATTCAAACTTAAATAGTTCTAAGAATAATACATAACCTACTTTAATTTGATTACATTTCAAAGTAGGGTCTGGTACTATAACATCTCTTGCTGAGAAGTTTACTCTACCACCCATTATACCATCTTTAATAAGACCTTCTTTACCACCTATACCTTTATATATTTCATCCCAGTAAGCTTTTATATACTTCTGTAATTCATATAAGGTATATTCATTGGCTAAAAGATTCTTATTTTCTCTATCAGCTACATCAAAGAAGTCGATATATAGTTTATTCAATTTCTTATCTACACCAGAATAACTTTTCCATCCGTTAAGTAATGCTATTTGACTATATATCATATTAATCTTCTTATCTATAGTAGGAAAGAAGAATTGCTCACTTGTTATCTTAGAATCTCTAAGCATAGATGAGAATATAGGAACTCTTCTTTGGAATAAGATTCCTGTATCATAGAATTCTATAAGCTTATTGATAACTTTAAGTTTCTTCTTATCTTTCTTTCTTACTTTCATATGATATGACATAATCTCTTTGAATCTTTTTCTAAAAGCCGTAATACCTATACCATAGAAAGGATTCTTATGCTCTTTCTGTATGATATTACCATTACGAGTTATATCCATATCAAACTTTATTATCTCCACAAATTCATTCTTAGACATTAAGTCTTCTAATAATAGATAACAAATTGGATGTATGAAATATTGTCCACTCAATAAAGATATCCAGCCAGTCATCTTCATATTAACTCCAATATATTGAACTGGAGTATTACATTCTGGACAAACTTCTCCCTCTAATCTGGTACCTTTAAGATGACCACAATTACATCTGTAAAGTTCAGCATAACCATCTTCATCATCAAAGTCTGTACCAAATAATCTACTATGAGAACCATATAAAGTTTTCTCAGGAACACCTTTTACTTTTCTTGATGCAGGTTCAGTAATGTCGAATCCATTTCCCACATGCATATCTACTATATAATCGGTTTCCCAATCTCTTATACTCAGAGATAACGATTCATTATCCCCAAATAGTTTGGATACTCTCAGATTTTCATATTTGCCTTTCATATTCTTCGAATTCTCCTTCTTTTAATACTTTAGTTTACAGAGGTAAATCTTTCATTACCCATTTACCATCTTTATTCTTGAATTGGATTGCAATTCTTGAATCATTAACTACTGCTGCTCTAACTGCAAAGTTTAATACTTTAGTTATATCTTCAGCTATAGTTAGAAGAGTTTTCTTTCCTTTCGTGTATTCTATCTTCTCAGTACAAATATATACTGGTTTTACATTCTCATTTTTACTATCTACTTTGAGATACATCTTAATTACATCCTTAAGAGTCTCTACTGCAAAGTATTCTCTTTTATCCTCAGAGGATTCATCTATAATAACAAAGTTATTTCTTCCCCCTTTAGGATTCTTGCCTTCTGTAAATTCTACTGTCTTTACAGCAAGTTTTAATTCTTGTACTTTTTGTTGATACATTAATAATCTTCCTTTCTTAATTCATAAAATTTTAATAAGCTATTACTATAAATACAGTAATAGCTTATCTTGTTGTATTGAAGTTAATATTTATTAATTGCTACATATATAATATATTTATGATTTAAGAAACATATTTTCTTTCTTAAGCTTAGTTATCTTAACTGTAGCAGAGTGGAATTGCTTCATCTTCATATTAAGAGTAGTGGATGATACTCTTGTGGAAGCTATTCCTATATATTTAGTACCTTGAGCTAATACAGAACTATCTCCGCATACACTACATATCTTTCCACCATTAACTTTTAAGCAAGCCATAGGTGAATATAATTGTACTGATTTATTAACGTACTTATCTATATTATCAAACGTTAATTTTACTCTTTTAGAACCTTCTAATATGGTTCTTCCTATAAATTCATTCTTAATAGAATCTTCTATTACTATTTGGATAGTCTTCTTAGTACCACAGAATGAATTTTCTGTCTCATCTAAGACTTGAGTTTCAAGAGCATTCATTATTTGCTTAGAGAAGTGACCTGAAGTAGCAGTTCCTACTGCTTTAGGATATGCACCATCGACTATTGAGTTACCATGCGTGGATAAATCTTTCTTGTCTAATCCTTCTTCGAAACTGTTCTCTATTATTTCCCATTTGCCCGTATCTGAATTTAATACAGGACCTTTCATTATAGCAATCTCTTTATAATTAGAGGCAAATGACCCTCTTGCTCCAGAATTATATGAATCCAATCCCGGATCACCTTCCAATTCTTTCTTAGCAAGATCCACTAATTCTTTCTCTATCTGTACTGCTACTAATGCATTACCTGCTTCTATTTCTTTCTTATGCTCTTTGAATAATTCTTTCTTTCTCTTTAATACTTTATCATTAGGTATTAAGACTTTCTCTGTAAATGAATTAGTTACACTTGCTATTAATGCAGTAGCAAAGTTCTCTAATCTATTTACATAAGACATAAATTGCTTAGAAGTAATTTTATCTTCTCTAAGTAATATAGTTATTTCACCATCTATATTCTTCTTATAAGCCGAATCTGTTATAACGATATTCTTATATCCAATGAACTTCAATATCTCTGGACCTAATACTAATCTATTAAATAAGTATCTTCCTACAGTAGTAGTCATCTTCTCTTTATTGAATAATTCATCTTTTTCTAATATCATTTCCTCAGTGCAAGGATATTCAGGTGGGATAATCTTATTAGTTTCTTTATTATACTTCTGCGATACTATATCTCTTAATACATCTAAGCTTCCTAAATCTAATGATAATAATTTAGCTTTTCTTGTATTATCTAACATTATTTTTCCCCTTATTAAATACAATAAGTACTTTAAATAGAGAATAATCTTAGTGATTCGCCACTTATCTTGATATAAGCTTGCCTAAACTTATTTATACAGCTTTTATTACCATTACAGTTCTTAAGTAATGAATAATTCTCATCTAAGTAATTAAAGATAAGATTAGCTATTTGCTCTCTATCACTTTGATTAAATTCTCTTTCTTCATCTATAAGATGATTCTCCAAGAAGTATAAGATTACATTATTTATAGCTTCTGCTTCCTCTATAATTGGATTATTAGAATCATCTTCAGTTCTTTCTACTATCATTAATTTCTTAATAAATTCATGATAAATACTTTTACTTTCTTCTACTACTTGATAAAATAATTTACTATCATACATTTTTAATTATTAATTAACCTCACTTTAAAATTTTTTAATTCATATGATTTAGACACATATCTTGGTTGAGATATGCCTTTCAGGATACCTTTATTAATATCTTTCTTAAATTCAGCAATATACTTATCTTCATACAACCACATCATTGCCTTATAACGCCCTATTAGTCCTACAGGCATTCTTAAAGTCATCATTAGTAGCTCATCTAATTTCCTCAAAAAATAATCTGGGTTATCTTTATTATATACTGAATCTATTGTATTTTTTATAAATTCTTTACTAAATAACTCACCTGCACCATTAACTCGTTCATCGTATACAAGTCCTATTATAAGGTCTGGTTTAGGTATAACTCGTACTGAATTTTCTTCTCTTTCTTTCATTTTTTTTATATTTCCTCTCTTCTGTAATAAATTGAGATACAAGACGAATATCTTGTATCTCATAATTAGTATATATAATCTTATGATGTATATATTCTGTAGATGAATGTAAGTGTCTTAAGGTTTTGAAGCATTTCATTATTGATATTTAGCTTTGAAAACATTCTTACATCCTTATAATCCTTCTGTCCACCAGAAGTATCTGATAGTATGCCAGTGAATAGACCTATAGAGTTTATTCTTGTTTGCTCTACATTACCATTCATAGTAAACCATTCTCTTATGTCCTTCTTATCTATTTGAAGAACTAATTCAACGAATGTTTCTATTGGAGTTTGTTTTGCTCCATCATGTGGTGATGATACTACAGGACTACCATCTTCATCTGCTTCCCCATCTTTCCATAGAACTTTAAGAGTTGGGTCAGCAGCAAATTTCTTAAGGTAATAAGCATTCTTTCCACCAGTTAAAGGTTTCTTAAAGAAATACTTATCCTTTTCAGCACCTTGTAAATCTCCATCAACTACTCTGAAAGGAACCATATCTTGGATTTCTCTTTCATAGAATTTACTTTCTTTTACAGAAGTTATTGAGTCTCCTGCTCCACCAACACCCACTCCGAATAGTGTTACCATTCTTCCGTCTGGGTATTTTGCTGCCGGTGCTCCACCTTCAGTTGCTATATTCATTATAGTATTCAAAGAGTCCATTTGAAGACCAGCTTTTATACCGAATAGTTTTTCAAGTATAAACATTGCTCCACCAAGGACTATCTGATTCTCACCTTCGAATATAACTTCACCGAGTTGTGAGATTCCATTTTTATCTATAAAATGATCATATCCACCAAGAATCTTAGTACGTGCTAAGACTGCTGGAGCGAATGGTGATTCATTAGTAGATACTATATCTTTAGAACTTATTCTATCAGATAATTTCCTTATTCTACTCACGATAAATTTTCCTCCTATCTTATTATTTTATTAATTCTAATTACATCTTTGTTTTGATGCGTTAAAATCAATGCTTATTAGATATTTTCTCGTTTAATGATTAGTTTCTCTCTAAGTTTAATTTTATTATCTATTCTGTGGTATATTGTATATCCTACATTCTGCTGTGGAGTTACTTTATCCTTATGAGGTTTAAACTCTTTCTCTATAGAATCTATGAATGTATGATAATCAGCTACTATTCTTTCACTATAATTAGCTTTCTTAACTATAGATTTTAATAATTCTTTATCTACAATAGTTTCTTTAAAGTAACTATAGAATGCATTTAATAGAGTATATTCTTTCATATATACTAAATCTAAATATTTCATTATCTTCTCAGTCTTAGATATATTAGATTTATAAATCATATTTAGTTTGGTATCTAAATCATCTATCTTAGCAGCACTCTTTAAAGTATCATCAATATCTATATCTTCATAATCAAGAGAATTAGAAATCTTAACTTCAATATATTCTCCTAAATTAACTTTGTCATTGAATAGCAACTTGGATATGATTTGCTTAATAGTATCCATATAGTTAGTATCTATCATAGCTAATAATTGATTTATCTTAAGATATTTAGTCTTATTATCATTATTAGTAATATAATCTTTATTACTAATTTCATTACGATATATCATCTTCTCATACATATCCGTACTATCTTTATCTATGATTATTTTATTCATAGTATTAATCACATCATAATACTTGAATCTTAAGTCATCAAATATACGAGAAGCTTTCTCTAATACTCTTACAGTATCTCTTGCAGATATCTTAGTTTTCAACCAGACATATATTTCATAAATGAACTTATCGTAAGTAGTTATTCTATCTTGTAACATCTTCAATAGTTTCATCTCATGTAAAGCATCATGATAAGGTTTAGCATCTTCAAAGAATTGGACTGCTTTCTGTAGTATATAAACTTGGTCTTTACATACTATCATATTATAATATCTACTATTAAGAAGATACTTAATATTAAAATCATTGAATTTAACTGTAAGAGATTTAAATCTCTTTAGTATATCTATAACACCTTGCACTAATCCACCTGAAGTAGAGTCATTCAATATGAATAGATACTTAGCTTCTGGAACTATCTTATTTAAAGCAAATATTATAGAATCTATATATTGAGTGACTATAGTATTATCTACTTCATTCAATAATTCACCATATCTAACATTCCTATCTAAGAGATATTCTTTAAATGTCTTAGCAGTTTCTCCATCTATCTTTTTGAATATCTTATTATTATACATAGATATCATTAAGACTCTATATATTCTATTATAAGATCTCCAAGTTTGGATAGTAGTAGCTTCAGCCATCTTCTTAGTAAGATATTCTTCTAAGGCATTTATCTTTAAGAATAAAGTATTTATATCTCTATAATCAGCTATATTAACGTTAGGTATCATAGTAGCCAATCTACTATCATTCATATTAGGGGCATTCAATATCTCTCTTCTAAGTTTATCAAAATCTGCTTCGAAATTATATCCTAATACAGCCATAACTTTAGATGGTTCCCATATTATATTACCAAGCATATGATTATTCTTAGCTATTAATGCCATACATAAAACTACAGCATCAAATAAAGGAACTTCTATATCTGGAAATAACTTAGGTAGATATAATTTAAGATGAGCTATTTCATTCTTCTTATCAGTAATCATCTTAAATAATAAAGAAGCATCGAATATCATCTGAGTAAGCTTATACATAATATTCATATCAAGATATTTAGTATTAACGTAGTTATACTCTTCATTCATAAGATATTCTTGTAATTCATAATCTTCTATCCATTCTTGGTCTGGTAAAGTTATTTCAGAATAAGACTTTCTATTATTTCTATCAGTAAGAGCTAATAGTTTATTAGGTTCTTTCTTATCGACAGCATAAAAATAGAATTTATACATATTCTTCAAGTCTAATACTCTCTTAGTATTGCCCGGATGGTCTTCATCTGGAACTTCTTTATATAAGAATACTGGATTACCATTTTCATCTAAAACGTGTTCCTTAGTAAGATACAATTCATGAATCTTTATACGTTCAAAACCTAATAATTGTAATATATCATATAGTGCCACATCAGTAGCTTTATGTCTTAATAAGTTATTAAAGTTCTTCATTAAGATTCTTCTATTCTCTAAAGTCATATCATCTATAAAAGGTACACTATAAGTTTTAAATATACCTTCTATACTATCCAAATCAAAGAAATCTCTTTGAATACCTGCTTCAAATAGATTAGCAAATACTCTCTGTATAGTCATTATTAGAACCATCATACCCATGAATTCTTCATAATGGGCAAACATGTTGTTATACCTATTGAATAGAACGTCCACTACATATTCTCTACACTCACCATATATATTAATGAATGTAGTATCAAATGATTCTAATGTGGGGTCTACTACGAATTTAATTATCTCAAAGTTATTAGCTCTTCTAAGAGTAATTAAATCAAGTTTATTATGGGCAAGATAGTTAAGATACTCATAATCTGGATATTTCTCTTTACATTGCTCAATATATTTAATTGATTCCAATATTACTTGCTTGGCTACAGGCAATTCATGTAGTTTAGAACCACGTGGAACTTCGATATTATCTGCTGTAGTATCATCTAATATTATTTCTTGAATAATTATACCATCTTTATTTAGTGGTGGTAATCCTATTCTAACTCTATAGTAATTATTCTTCTCAACGTAAGTCTCTATACGTTTCTTTCTATGAGTATTCAATACAGCTTCTTGATATTCTATAGGAACTTTATCTCTATCATATAAGATAGCTTTTATAAGTTCATTATCATTAATACCAGCCAATTTAAGAAGCTCTTCTTCTAATTGGTCATAAGCTAATAGAGTATCTTGTTTAAATACGGCATATATATAATTATCTGCATTCTTTAAACTATCAAGAACTTCCATACTATCAGCTTTTCTTTTATATTTAATCTCTAAAAGACCTATTATTCTTTTTAATTCTATTATAATAGCATCTTTATTATACTTAATAGGATTAAATGCTTTATTCATTTATTATAATTCACCCTCTCTGCTATTATATTTAGCGTATTTTAACATCTAATTAACCATTTGTGTTTTTTAAAATAAAAGAAAAAGAAAGGTTTGATTATAGATATGATTAAAGAAGAAGATAGAATGTCCATACCGGGCATTAACTTTAAAGGAAAGAAAAAAAATCCAAGATTAGATGCAGAATCATCTATCTTTGAACTTACTTTCTATAAAGATAGAGAATATTTCTCTGTAATGGAGAATTTAAATAACTTCGTTAAATCTGTAGAAGCTCTATGTAGAAAGAGTAAGTATTATAAAAGATATGTAAAATTCATAAAGGAAGATGTACAATTAGATTGCTGTCAAGTATTATCTAATGTGGAAATTAATGAAGATAGTGGTATATCTTTAGAGATGCACCATGGCCCAATATTAACTCTTTATGATTATTGCGTTATTATAATAGATACTCTATTGGCTAAAGAATATGACCAAATAACTACATTTAGGGTAGCAGATATTATAATGAGAGAGCATTATATGAATAATATTCAAGTAGTAATGCTTACTAAGACAGTTCATGAAGCTGTAGATGAAGGATTATTCCTTAATTATAAGCAAGGTTTTGGTAACCTTGGTTTATTCTTAAAGAAATATAAAGATGGAATTAGTAAAGACCAAATATTTAAGATTAATGCATATATACGCATGTGTGAAGACTATAATAGTTTTGACAATATGCTTCTTGCTCTTAAAGATAGAGTAAAAGAATGGTCTCAAGAAAATATTATATAAAAAGAAAGGAAGCCACAGATTATGATACAAATAGAATCACATCACGTTATACTTATATTGACTGCAATAATGACGGCTATAGTTTTTTATGGATTGAATGCACATAAAGGAGATAATACATCATCATATCCAGTCATTGATTATTTTAAGTTAATGGAAATAATAGATGATATAGTAGATACTCATCTTCAATTTAAAATAACCTTAGATTATAATATAAGAAGAGATGGTAATACAATTGACTTTGAAATAGAAATGAAGAGTATCACTACAGATATATTAGTTAGTATATCTCCGGATTTATTGAAGAATGCAACTTTATATGTTAGTGATACTTATATGATAGAGTATATTAATAATAGGGTTCAAAACTTCTTATTGGAGAAGATGAGAACTGATAAAATAAAAAATAATTAGGTTGTAACATAATAATAGAAGTATTTTGGTAGGTACTTCTACGTTAATCATCTTTCGTTTTAAGTTAAAGTGAGATGTGTAAAGTTTATACATGAAAAAAGCTTAGACGAAAATTGGTGAAGAAGATTGCCGTCTTCTTCACCTCCATTTTTACATAGGGAATGGTCCGTAGAAACCATATCCCTTGTTACAAATACTTGTATATGTATCGTTTTAGTGTCATGGGCGGTTTTTTAAATCGTTCACTTAATTGGGGTAAAGAGTTAATTCCACTCTTTACCCCATACATATTGTCGATTAAAAAATAATTGACATTTAACATTAGTGTAATGCAATTGATTTTATCGTCATGATATGGATTAATCCTTTCATTTGTTGTTGGTATTTTGTGACATTCATTTCTCCTAAAAAAGTGAATATATTCAAATTATTTTTGAAAGTATGATTAATCATAATATACTCATTTGGATAATGATTGCATTCTTCTCAGTTATGAGAAAAAAAAGAAAGGTGTGATGAACCTTTCTTTTTTACTTGATTAATGTCTAAATGAATTTCAGATTAGACATTAATACTTTAGTCCCAAGTGGAGACATTCTGCGGATGTATTTATTTACATCACCACCGTTTATCATGACTGATAACGGATTATTGAACGTAACCCACTTAAATGCTGGGTCGGCAAATATTGCCTTCATGAACTCACCTCCGTTCATAGTATATTATGAGATATTAGTAGTATCTCACATGTATATAATATATAAGTGAAAATCATAATAATACTAATAAGGTGAGTTTAGTACATACACCAACAATGTAATATCATTGTGGTTTAATATAGATTATGTAGATACTGGATATTTATTCAGTATCTACATTTAAAAATCGAGGTGATTTAGTATTAACTATGCTCAAATAAGACATTATGATACTGCTAATGGAATAGGTATACGTTCATCTATATTCTTCTCTGGCTGTACTCATAATTGTCATAATTGCTTTAATAAAGCTTATCATAACTTTAATTATGGTAATGAATTTACCAATAAAGAAATCAATACTATTAAAGAATATATGAAAGAAGATCAGGTTAATGGTATTACATTACTGGGTGGAGAACCATTACAACAGAATCCTATAGATATGATAAATTTCCTTAAAGATATAAGACCTATAATAGATGAATATAATAAATCCATTTGGATATATAGTGGATATACTTATGAAGAGATTATATTAGATAAAAATAAATTGGAAATGATTAAATTATGTGATGTATTAGTAGATGGTAGATATGAAGAGAAATTAAAGAATCTAAGACTTAAATTTAGAGGTAGTAGTAATCAAAGAGTAATAGATATTAAGAAGTCTTTAGAAAAAAATAAGATAGAACTATATTTAGAATAGAACATATTAATATCAGGATAGGCTTTACTAACTGATTATTCAATTTCTACTAAAATTTCATTTTGTACTATTTCTTCGTTTTTAAGACAGAGAGAAACCCATATATAGTTAATTAACTATATATGGGTTCTTCTGTTGTAATTTTTAAAATAGTATATTTAAAAGGGGAATTAAATAATTAGTATAATTGTATGAAATATTTATATATTCCTTTCCAACTGCTTCATCAAACTTCTGAGTCCCAATACCTTTTACATTAACTGCAAATTGGGAATCATGATTTAATTCTCTATAGTATCCCACATCTAAACTTCTCTTCTTATAGTAATTAATAAACTTTATTAAATACTTTAGAGCTTTACCATTAGAATTCTCCATAAGAGCAAACAGCTCCCATAGAAAATCTAAGAAGTAATCTTTATGCTTCTCTAATAAACTGTTAGATATACCTTTGACATCTATACCTTTATCATGATTAAAATACATTTCAATCCTTGGGTCGAAGTAATAATAAGAACTATAAGAATGCTTATTCTTGAATATCACATTATCGAATTCAGTTATACTACAAGGTCTTAATGTAAATATAGCATCTTTCTTTATAGATAAAATATCATCATCTTCTAATTTATTAGATGAAAAAAATAATTTTCTTATATTTTTAAATGCTTCTTTAAGAGCATCTCTATATACTTTATTATCTCTCTGGAATATCCCTATCCTTTTAACTAACTTATCTTTATCTCCAGTCAATGAATCCAATATATCTATTTTATCTTGAGGTAGCAGGTTATAATACTTAGTTAGATTATAACCTGCTGAAGATATATCATATTCATATATGGAACAATTGCTGAGATAACTTATATCTTTATTAAGATAGGTATCCTTCTCATATAATTCCATATCAGCTTATCCTACTCCTCACTATCATATACGATATCATCATCGTCTTCAGTATCATTATAGTTTTCATGATAGTATTCAATGTATCTGAATGCTAAATCAAATGGGTCTATACCAACTTCTTCTTTAGCATGTAGAAGATTTACCAAGTCACTTAATTGATATGGACAACCCATATAAAGATTCTTGTGGACATTCACTTTACCTAAATAACTTAGGATATCATCAATGTCTATATCATCATGCTCATTCAATATAGTATCCACCATATCTTCTACAGCAGCGATATCATCATCTGATGGTTCTTCACCAGCATAATCTTCTTCAGATTCTTCATGTTCATGATGATGACCGCAATCACATTCATGATTTTCTTCATAGTCTACATCATCTTCAACTTCTTCTTCAAGAGCTAAGAGTTTCTCTGTATTTATAGCCATTGTAAAATCTTTTACTGCTTCAGATATAGATTTAATGTAGTCTATAGATTCTGCTGTTAATTTAGAAGTACAATTAGCCTTTACAGCTTCCTTAAGATTTTCAAATTCTGGAGTCTTTATGATGTCTTCCATACTATCAGGATTCAACTCACTTAGACTCAATATAGTATAAGTTAAATTATCTTCTATATTTCTTATAAGTGTATTCTTATATCTGGTCAATACTTCTTTAATGGATTCTCTTCTCATTTCAAGTAGTTCCGGTTGAAGTAATTCAATGTAAGCTTCATAGGCATCATTACCTTTAGCAAACTCATCGAGTATGTCTATCACACCAACTATATTCAATATAGTATCAAGGTCACTTGTATCTCCAGCATGACCTTTAAATAGTGTTTCCAATTCAGTTGCTATCACAGCATCTTTTATCACCAATTTCTCTATTGATATATGCAACAATATATCTTGCTCTGAGTTCAAATCAGTTAATTTGATATGAACTGCAATTGGTGCTCCTACATTCTTAGCTCCTATTTCCTCTTGTTTGAAAACGGTGCTAAATGTAGCACCAGTTTCATGAAGATTCAATATGAACTTATTATCATTTTCATTATTGATTCTTTCACTATATAACTCTTCGAGATTAGTTAATATAGCTTTTATTAATCCATTTCCAATTGAGTTAAACTCTACTTTTACCTTCTTCATGATTTGATATACCTCTTTCTTTGTAATTAAACGTTTAATTATAAATATAGATTATTTTTTCTTTTTATCTTTCTTTTTCTTCTTATCTGATTTATTATCATTAAGAAGAAGATGTATTAATTCTTTCTTTGATAATTCTTTAGACTTCTTTCCATATCCAGCAGATACTGCTAATTCAGCAAGTTCTTCTACTTCCATTTCATTAAGTCTATTCTTCATATCTATTATCATCATATCTTTAGTAAATGATGATTGTTGAGCTATCCCACTTGACTTAAGTTCTTTCAATTCCTTAGTCAATACTTTCATAGCTCCTTTTATTTTTTTCTTACCTATATCATCGGAATTCTCTTTGAATTCTTTGTAAGTCTTTACTTTAAGACCAAATAACTTATCTATATACTCTATGAATACTTTATGATATCCGAGTTCTTTCTCTCTTGGAGAAGTAACAAAGATTACTTTAGAGTCATCTTTTATTGCCATGGACAATAGAGAATATAGTTGAAACTTCAGAACTGGGTCATGAAGTTGCTCTTTATATTTCTTTCTAAATTTCTTCTTAGGGTCTTTCTTCTTATCCAATGCTTCTAATACTATAGAAGATGGAGCGAAGTCAGTCATACTTATTGAATTATTAACTTTCTTATCAGTCTTACCGATATCTCTACTTATACAAACCATTAAGTGATCTGATAAGTCATGGTCTTGTCCATACTTAGTATGGAGAGTTTCACTTGTCATATATAACAAATTCATTATAATTTTCCTCCTATCATATAAAAACGATAATGGTCTATAATTATAGACCATTATCAATTATCTTTTGATATTTCTTAAACCTTTTCGTTGATTAGACTTGAAGAATCCACCAATGGATTTAGATTCTCCTTGTATATCATCAACTCTATTGAATTTTACTTCAGAACTTGAGTCCTCTCCTTTTGTTGTAGACATTTCTGTATTAACTTCTTCATCCGTGCAGTCTGAGTTTGTACTCCCACAAAGAATCTCTGAATCTCCATTGGATTCAGACCCCTTATCGGCATCATTTCCTATTGCAATCTTTCCAGCATCATCATCTGTCGAACTTACTTCATCAATCTCCGCTATTACCCCAACGTTGTTGGTCTCATTCAAACCGTTTAATCCTGCATCAGGAGTAATCACTTCCTGACCAGTCCCCGAACTTTCCTCTTCCTCTTGGGTTTGAGGTATTACATGGTGGTGCGAATCAATTATCTCATCTCCAGCTTCTATTATTGGTACCGTAATAGAAGAATCTGGTGATTCGTCCCTGCCTTCGGTCAATGGGCTCTCACTGAGATTCGGCGGAGCGATGTTTCCGTTTGATGTCCCATCAATACCATCAGTATCTACACTGTCTGAGGTTACATGCTCAACTTCATCTAATTCATCTCCAACGAGTTCATTATATACTTTACCAGAAGCTTCATCATATATACCGAATGAAGTAGTGTCCTCTTCATCTTCTATATTTTCTTTAGCTTCTACAAATTGATTTTCATCATTTTTATCACAATCCTCTTCAGTATCTGCAATTTGATTATGACCTAAGATGTAAGCTCTTACTCTTCTTATAGATTCTTCTCTTAGAGCTTCCTTGTCGTCTGTCTCGTTACAATCATCTTCGATCATTTCAGTAGTCTCTTGTACTTCTTGAGGTTCTTCATTTATAGTGCTTATTTTCTTAGTTCTATTCATCGTAAATAGACTATTTGGATTACGTGCATCCCAAGCACCATAGCAATTAAATAACATACCAAATTTATTTTTCATATTCCTAATCGCTTCCTTTCTCTCAGATTTTTCATATAATGAAGGTTCTCTTATCTCTATAGATGTCAAATCTTCTTCCAATTCGGTCTTGGCTGAATCTACTCTTAATGAGTCTTTATTTAATGCTTCTTGGATGTAATTATCTATCCTTTGCATATCTATACCTTTACGGATATCCCAGAATGTATACTTAGTTCTACAATGTGGACATTCCATTTCTGAATAACTTGCATTATAGCGTACTTTCTTTCCGCATGATTTACAAGTTAGCATTTGTCCTGTAATCTTATACATATAAGCATAGTCTAATATCACTAAGCTATTATCATCACGATATCCCCAATTCTGGTAATTCTTTTTTACATAGCCAATATCACCGAATAAATATATCTTAGATAATTCCTCTAAGATTTCCAATATCTCTGAAGAGCGTCCGATAAAGTCTTCCATAGATAATAGTGTTACATACTCAAATATTGAGATTAGACCATTTGTCTCGTAACACTTTAGAACCTTTGGCGTAAGTTCTTCTGAAACTACAAATTCATTTAGATTATCTCTATATCCTTCATCATCCATTGCCAATTTAAATATATATCCATCTATTAGGATTGCTAAACGATTGGTACCGGTACCAATCTTCTCATATGGCACGTCATAATAATCTAATAGCTCCAGTGCAACTTGTATTTTATCATTATTATTATATATTCGTTTATTTTTCCTCAACTTATTGAGCTCTATTAAAATGTCTTTGGAAAAATATTCTAATATCCTTGAGCGAGCATATTGTGTGTTTTCACTCATAACTCTATTCTCCTATTCTAAGTAAATATATTAATCAAAATCCCATAAGTCATCTACACCATAGGTTTCTACTTGATTTAAAGACTTGATAAATTTGGAACCAAATCCATTATCTTTCTTATCTCTTTTCTTTTGCTTCTTTTTGTCTTTAAGATATAATCGAGTAGTCCTATTCTTCTTCAGTTCTTTAACTGAAATACTATCTTGTATTATCTTATATGAATCCCAGCCCAGTTCATCAAGTTCATCATAGAACTCATATTCTTCTTTCTGAGCATTAGTAACATATTTACCTTTATAGTAAGTGGTTGCGTTAGGGTCCACCGCATCCTCTGGTATTATTTCTACCATATCTTCGAAATAATCTCTTAGAGTTGGTGGTTTTTCTTTCTTTCTTTTCTTCTTATCTTCTTTCTCTTGGAAATATAGTTCAAGGAATTTAATACTACTTGCTTTACGCAATTTCTTATTTCTTCCTACTATATCATTTCCTAATTCCTCATCTAATTCTTTCTTAGCAGATTTAGATAAGAAGTTTTTCTTTACTTTCAACTCTTTCTTTAGAGTTGCTTCTCCTCTCATCTCCTCTATTCTCTCGACAATGTTATCAGGTACATACAATTTATTCTCTACTATCATACCATTCTTTAGTAGCATCTTTATACGTCGAGTTGGTTTTAAATTTGGTTTCGGTGGAAGATAGTTATGGAAGTCATCCATTAAAGCTGCTATCTCTAATTCTTTCTTTCCACCATAAGCTTCTATAAGCTTCTTTATATAGTCTTCATATAGAACTCGTGCCTGTTCATATTGAAGTAAATCTGTATAACGCCTCCTTAACATTCTTATACTTTTCATGTAATCATCAACGTCTTGACCATCACAATCTATTTGCACGGTTTCATCTATATCAGATTCGTGATAACTATCATTATCGAAAAATTGGACATACGGTTCCATTAAATCACGAATCTCTTGTTCTTTTCTATCTATGGTTATTGCTACCATATTAATTTAATCACTCCTTCTTAGTATATAAAATACCCTGATACACTTCTATTATATATAAATATAATTACTATTATAAAATCGACAACAGTAATTCCGTTATGATATTAATTAATATCATAACGGATATTATTCTGTCTTTTAATAAATTCGAATTTATTTATCTTCAATAGGCTCTACTTTATCATCATCCGGATTCTCTAAATATATATACCTTGTATTCAATACTGTAGAATCTTGTACTATGGTTTCTTTAGACATTTTAATTTTAGCCATTAGTATAGCTTTAGTATCTGGACTTATGTCCTCTTCGTATTTGCTAAAGAACTTGACAAAATTTCCTTTAACAGCTTGAAGCGGTATGAATAATTGCCCATCATGGACTATCTCATGAACCGTTGTAGATAAAGGTATTAACCCAGCCATATTTTGATAATGGACTTTCATTACTTCTTCAGATACGTCAAAGTAATCCAAAGGTATTTTTTCTCTTATGAACCTATTAGTTACAGCTAAGGTTATGTCGAATAATGTAAATGGTTCGTGGTGTATGTGTATACTGAAACGTCTATTTTCATTAGTAATATTATTAAAAAAAGAACATGAAGTCATGTCCATGTTCTGTTTTAAGAATGCTATATAATCCTTATATTCTAATGATTGTCTAATTAATTTTTCACACTCCGTTACGAACTTAGTTTTATCTTTATCCGTAAATATATTTACTGTATATGACAATGGTTCGATATTATGAATTGTCCTTGTAACCCTTGGTGTATCTGAAGAGTAATTACTTACTCTTGCCATACGCATAATATTTTCACCTACTTTTTATATGGTTTATTATTATGCCTATGTTTTTATTAGGTTACTACTTTTATACTTTATTAGACGATCATAATCAACGATTATATCTTCAGTATATACTTGAGCATAAGGATTATTTACATATTCAAGATATGGAAGATTTACTTTCTCTCTCATAATCTTTTCCATATCTTTAAATCTCTTTCTATTTCTAATATACTCAAAGGACTTTATATTAGTTAGTATTTCATCCTCTATTGGATATGGTGGATATTGAAATATATCTAATAAATCTCCTAAAGCAGTAGAATACCAATCATTAACTTCATCATTAGTAAATACATATAGTTTTTTATCTTCACTAAATAATCTTTGTATCTCGGTATTCTTATTAGCTAATGTAAATTTCTCAGAATCTAATATATTAAGTTTATGAGATTTTCTTAATAGAGAAGTTCTGGTTCTACCATATTCATCAGCATATTCAGGATTAAGAGTCCAAGCTACCAACTTCTTATTGGACTTACTATAAAATACATAAAATTTATCTTTCTTCATAATATCACCTAAAATGGGATTATATAATTAGATATGAATTCTTCCCATAATTCATCTGGGTTAAATCCATCTCCATATTCTTGAAATCTCTCTTTAGAATTCTCTATTAGATTTCTAAATTTATCATCAGCATCTTCATAACTATAAATCATAAGTTCTAATAGAGCATATAGTAAATTGAAAGTTTCATAATATCTATCTCTTAAATCATCATCTCTTAAGAAATGGAAAGTTCCATTGAGGTCACTGGCAAATATATTTTCAGCGGTGACCATATATTGATCAACACCTTGTATGAATTCACTCACTTCATCATCCGACATATAATGCTTACTCATAACGTCATCATAATAATAACAATAAGTATCATGATATTCCTTAGAGCCAAATTCGTCCTCATCAATCTTCATTGGATAAAATTTCCATACAAGATTTTTATCGAAATTCCTCTCTTCAATAACTTTCCTTGCTATTTTTTTATCTAATGCATATCCAGTATAATTATTATTACAGAAGACTGCATATATTTTCTTCTTACTCAAGACCAATCACCTCTAAGATATTCATTGTATATTTCTTCTATATTAAGTTTATAAATATTACTATAAAACATTTTATCCCCTAACCATGATGGACCTTTATTGAGTCTACATAATATAGAATTAGATAGATATTCTATATTGGAATACATATCATTATTCCTTATTAGAGATAATCCATAATTTAAAATATAAAGAGAATCTAATATAGATGGTAATATAGCATCTTGGAATAACTCTGTAAATTCCATATATGATGATTCGGTATCTATCACTTTGCAACCAAATATGGGTTCTATATATTTTAATTCATTATCTATATAAAACTTAGCATCTTCATTCTTTACACTTGCTATAAAACATTCAGTACCTATTTCTTTTCTATGTCTATAAGCTTTTCGTATAAGTTTCTTGCTTTTAGTCCAAGCAGTAAATGTAGGGTATTTATTATACTTCATCTTAGTGAATAATACATAATACACTATTACCACCTCGCTTCTTTAAGTATCTTCTTAACCTTTATATACTTATCTATTTCTTCAAAAGTTTTACACTTTTTAATTTTCTTAATTACTTTCTTTAATTCTGCTAAATTAGCTGTTATAATCTCTTCTTCTTTATCTGATAATATTATTACTTTAGAAGTTCTTTCTAATACTGCATAATCATACTCTAACTTCTTCACAAAGTTTTCTATCTTTGCTATCTTTTCTCCCTTATCCATTTTAATATCCTTTCTTTTAGTTGCTTTATAATCTATGAATTTATGATTCCAAATCTTGGATTCTCTATCATATATAAAACTCTCATATAAATGATACATACTTATTTCATATTCTACTTCAGCACTACTGAATAACTTATTGAACTTATCTCCGATTATAATAAATAGATTATATAGACTGCAATTGGTATATTTAGTTATATCATTCTCTATCAATAATGATTGGTGATGTAAGAATACTAATAGATTAAATATTTCATGCTCTGAGAATATAAGTTCAAACTCTTTCATTAATAATGGAAATCCATCTGTCTCTCTTAGGTTTACTAATAAGTTAGTATCTTCATTAGTAACTAATTCCTGATATACTTCGTCATTAATATTCAACTTAGATATATCTGGATTGAGTATATTATGTCTTAATTCACAATATACTTTCAAATCTTCTTTCTTATTAGCATATATAATACTTCCATTTATATATACTGCATATATTTTCATATATAAATATCACTTCCTTTCTATTAAGGCAATATAAAACCAGTAATTAACTTAAATAAGCTAATTACTGATAATATAATATATGGATATTTTTAATATGGTGGAGCTTGCAATTCTTGATTATCTTCATATGGAACTGCTGGAGCTGGCTCTACCGGAGCTTCTTCTTTAGGAGCAGTTAATGAAGGAATTTGAGATCCATCCAATCTGTTTTGTCTAACACAAGCTTCTATTTGTTGTTGTATGAAATTATTGATATCGCCATATACAGATTCTATGGATTGCTTTATTTGAGGAGTCATAGAAGCCATAACATTGTCTTTTGTAGTATTGAATATAGCCTTAGCTTCCTCTTCCGTAATTTTGCCATCTGCCGATGCAGCTTTAATTCCATCAACCAAAGATTGATTAGTAGCTTTTACCACAGTATCAATCAAATCTATACCTTTTCTTAGGAAATAATCCATCTCAGTTATCTTTGCATCTGCTTTAAGAGAAGCTGTTTTCTCAGCAAGATATTTTCTAACATAAGCTGTCAATAGACCTAAGAGAGCTATAAGTATAGTTGCTAATGCTGTTGTTAATTGAGCCATTACTTGTTCGTTAATCATGGTATTAACACTTCCTTTCAATATAATTTTTTATATCATGACTATTCTAATGTTTTTAGAAGTATCTAAGTTACTTTAGAAAAAGACTATTTGGTTTCCTTAAGTACGAAGAATAGTCTTGGACCCTCGTTTCCAGTTGACTCAGATACTTCTTTGTGAAGTGTTAATTTATCTAAGAATCTCCAAGCTAATACAGTTGGAGATGGAAATGTCAATTTAATAGTTTTTTCCAATGGTATTATTAGAGCTACTAATGAATTATCTTTTAATCCTTCTAATAATACTGGAATTTGTGGGTCTTTTACACCCTTGCTCATTTTCAATATCGTCTTAATTATATCTTTCTTCACATTAAGATATTTTGGTTTAACTCCATTACAAGTACAAACTACTTTTAGAGTATCTTTATTCTCACTCATTTTCTATTATCCTTTCATAAAATAGTAATAAAAAAATAAGTATATGAAATCCATCATATACTTATTTTCAATATTATAATAATTTTACATGGTCTATAAAATATAATTTCTTTCTTCTAAGAAAGATATAGTTATATGACCATGCTTATTTTCTACTGTAGCAAATTCATATCCTTTATTCATAATCTCTTCCAATTTATTTTTATGGTTAGCAAATATATTTGCTACTATACTTCTTGTAGTTTGTAAATCAAAATATGTTAGATATTGATACTTTTTTAGATAGTTAAATCTATCTTGTCCACCAGTTTCATTAATGATTATTATGCCATTATTAGGTTGAATATACTTCTTATATTTGGTAACAGTCTTTAATGAAATAACAGCAGACATTGCTTTATTTTGTGAATATTTATATCTGAAATCTATCCTATTTATATATGGGATCATTTCATTTAACCTTTCATTTTCATTCAATTTTTTATTCTCCCTATCCCTACCCTACTACCTGTTTAGGATGTCGTTTTATGGAAATTTTCATTCCTAAGACATGATAAAATACGTTGTCTACAGACAATAATTCTTTATTTTTTTATTTGATCTGAACTCATTATCTATGATTTTTACACAATGGTCAACCATAGTTTTTCTTATTTCATCGCTAACGTATATTGGCATAAAACCTGTATAGAAATAAGCATATCTTGATACTATAGCACTTATTACTTTCTCTTGTGTATAGAATTCATAAGTTTCTTTCAATCTATCGTCTTCTTCAAGTCTATCTGCTTCATCATTCCTGCTTGCTTTACATTTCAAAAGGAAGTCAAAGCTCTCCGGCATAAGATATATACATATTTTCGGGCTTGGTAATTGGTTAATTACATTTTCGGCTTCAATCATTTCCCATATACGATTCTTTATGAAGCTAAAACTTTTAGTATCATATTTGTGAAATCTTTCCTCTGTATAATGATGAGACATATGATGTATTATATTAGATAGAGTATATCTATCTGCCAATAATAATACATTTCTATTCATTAAATCTGGATTATCTCTAAAGAACTCTAATCTATTTAGCATATATAGATTAGTTATATAGTAATAATCATATATAGATTCTTTCTCACCAGATTTATCATTAAGATAGTCTTTTATCATTTTACCAGTTGGCGAATCATAATAAGGAAACTTTATTGGAATAATATCTTCGAAGATATCTCCAAGTTTCTCTTTTAATTTAGGTATTAGATTCTGTTGTAATGTAGTTTTACCCATATAGTCCATTCCTTCTATAGTTATTAGTTTCATATTAATATTCATTCTCCTTTTAATTTTTAAATTAATTGATTATCTTATTTTAACATATCTGATGTAAAGCCGACACTCTTCGCTTTATTAGATATTGCTGAATTGTCTTTCTTTAATTGGTCCACTAAATTAATACCATTATTTGTAGATTTAGCCAAATCTGTTATTTTATCATCACCAATAACAAAATCTGCTTCAGTTAATGGCGGTCTGTTAGTAGGTGGGCATAGCTGTGGATTAGCTATTCTTAGCTTAAGTAATTCATCTTGAGTATCATACATATCAACTCTTAGTATCTGCATTGAATCAAACATCGAATCATAATTATCTTTTATTTCATCTAATTGATTTTCTAATGCACTTTCTAATTTTTCTGGTTTAGCATCTTTCAAATCAGTTACATTAAGTTTTTCTTGTAACTTTTCTACTAATTCTTCTCTCATTTTGATTTCTCCTTTACTATTTTAAAACCTTTAATTAATTTTTTACTGTAAAGTAATAATTTACAGCATATAAAAAAGAAAGAATATAATTATATTCTTTCTTCAAATTTAACATGTTTTGGTGTTTCCACCAACGCACATTTTTCCAAAATAGTTTTCAAATTATGATATAAATCCCATTCAGCCCCACATTTCTTACATTGTATAATGGTATCTGAAGAGTTGAATCTTGCTACAACTGAACTCGATTTTGGTACAAATTTTAGTTGACCATTTTTAGTTTTTTCATGCCTACAGCAATTTGGGCAATATCCATAAATACGAGTAGAAGCTGTCATTCTATTTACAATACCTTCCGATAGACATATCGAATATATCATTGATATGAAAGCGTCCAATCCAGTTACATTAATGCAATTTAATTCACCACTATAATACATTGCACTTTTTTCAGCCAAATAACCATAGTCGAAAAAATCCTGTGGTACCAATCTTTGAACCATTATTGAATCCGGCCCAAATGGTATAATATAATTAGTAATTATTTCATCGAATTTACTAAGATTATTTGCTTTGAGTTTTAAACTAAATGTCTCTGTAGCAACATGTTCCAGCTTAGAATAGAAATTTACTATAATATTTTTATCATTATTATTAGTAAATCCTATAGTAATAAACTTATCTTTATCCCGAGGAATTTCACATAAGTCCAAGTATATATGGTTTGTTTCAGAGTCAACCCTTATATGTGCACTTGATCTATTAGAACCAATATGCTGTAATTGTGATGGTGCCAGATTCTCGATAAGTATATCTTTATTTTCATATTTATAAATTACCGAATTTTTATCTTTGGATACATATGCCGGTATTATATAAATATATTTTTCATCTCTAACCAATCTATGATACCAGTATTTACTTAATTGAGATTTAAACATATTGACTCTTTCAAATCGAGAACCAATATCAAACTTCTTTTTTATATCTATATCATATAAGTTTAATAGTATATATAGATTAAACGAATATTTATTAGCACAATAAAGTTTATTTAAGTAAATACCAAGCGTATCTATTCTATTCACTAAGAAATTCCTTGTATTCACATCAATCATAGCACTAATATCTATTGTGTCCAATATCCTTAACATAAATTATTATACCTCCGTTTTTAAATATTAATATCATCAATCATTACTTTGATAATATATATCTAAAATAGGTATTAATATATGTTTATATATTTTAATATATAAACAAGCCCTACGGGCTTCCGGGTTATTGGAGATTTGACTGCGTCTGCATCTCTTATATTTTTTTATAGATATGTTATAGTATTTTATTAGATTATTAGATTATAATCCTTTATTAGATTATATTCTTTAACCTTTTCGGGCTTGGAAAGCCCTTCTACGAAACTTCGTTTCTACGAAGTCTCTTCCAAGGTTATTGAACCCCTCAAGGTATATATTATATTAGGTTATATACTTATAGATCTTTACATTTTTATTTTATATATAAATTAATACTATAGGAAATTGACCGAGTATTTTTTGAAAAAAAAATAATTCTGAGATGATAATTTAGTTGAAATATAATTTTTAGAATTTCTATTTTATTATCTTACTAATCTATTCTTTATAATATCTATCTTCTATCGAAGATAGATATTATTTCTATTTTACTTATATGCTATCGCAGATACTATATCTATATAACCAATTAGTAATATCTTTTAAATAGACGGATATTTTATACTACGTATAAAATATCCTGTTCTTTTAGTAAAAGAACCAAAACATGTCGTATGTATTTGATATTCACTTCGTTCATATCAAATACACTCCTAACATTTATTTGGCTTAGCTTAACCATTTCAAGATGTGTAACATGATCAATTATCTATTTGGTAGTTTCTTTTTTGGTATCTATAGTAAGGATAGCGAAGCTATCTATTCTATCTATTATAAGAAGCCGAAGGCTTCTATTTATCTCTGCGAAGCATATTACTATCTATATAGAAAAGCCGTAGGCTTTTTATTTATCTATTTGAAATGCTATCCTACGGATAGCTCAGTTTCTTTTATCTTTTAAACTAATACCTGCGGATATATATTACAATATATACTATATAGATTATACGATAGCGAAGCTATTTACTATAGATATTAGATACGGTTAGCGGAAGTTTCTATAAAGATTAGAACTAATCCCTGCGGATATATATTACAATAGATATTACCCTACGGGTAGCTAAATTTCTATGAAGTTAAGTATTTCAGGCACGCCTTTATATATTACAATATATACTTACAGAAATTAATTATCTATATAGAAGAATTTCTATATAGATTTTATTAGTATAAATATTAGTGATTTTACTCAATGAATATATGAAAAATATCTTAATATTTGGTCTACAGACTACAGTCAACTTGGGGTGTTATTTACAAAAAAATTTCTAATTCGTTCATTTAATGGTGATACTCGATATGAGTATCACCTATTAATTTTTTATATATTTTTCTCTTTATTTTTATTATATTCCTCCAGACATTTATCGTAATAATTATAGAGACCATATTTAAATATAGTACTCCAATCATCTTTATATGCCAGAGGATTTCTTTTCATACGTATCATATGAATACGCTTTTGATTTGCTTTAATCCTCTTTATATTTTGATTATGGTCGTAAGTACTGAATATGAATCTTACTCTTTCATTCTCCTTCTCACTACTACGAGTATCTTTATATATAAGAGGTTTATCTGAATTAGTCCTCTTATATAATTTCTTGAGTTTTCTCTTCTCTTGCTTAGTCATCTTATGGTGACATTCAGCAGAAGCCTCTCTCCATTTATATATAAGATTTTTGAGTTTCTTTATATTCTTATTAGATAACATAGGAATCTTAACCAAGTTACAATATCTGATTAATAATTCTTTATCATCTAATAATGGAGATATGAAATTAAAGAATTTAAATACCAGTTTATCAGTAATAGGTATTATTTCATTAATTTCGTATTCTATATTATATCTTTTATCAACATGCTTATGCATATTACGTGAAAGACCATTATACCAGTACCTGAACCAATCAATTATTTCAGCACTGGTGTTTTGGTATAGAGTATACGGTGAGAATGTTAGTATCTTACCATAAGAATTTCTTTCTAAATGGTAGACTTTATTCTCATCTATATTAGATTCCCTCATAAGGATATCCAATACACACTTCTCTATCCATTTCCTACTTTCAATGATATACTCTAATTCAGCTTTATCATCTTCAGTAGGTTCAGGTCTACGTTCTAAATATTTATTATTTATCTCGTAGACACCACTTGTTTCAAATTTAAATACTTTCTTTTTCATTTTTTTCTCCTTTTTAAATATCCAGATATAATTATTATATAAAAAAATATCAGTGTATATATTTTATTTATATACACTGATATTTTGGACCTGAGGCTTTAATATCTTCTGTTATACTTATCGGGTTTTTATATTTATATAAGGGGAACCCTATAGGCACGTGTTCTCCAATATTTATATTGAAGCATCCTTCCCAATAAGCTATGTTATGCAGCCATGTTCGTGTTGGAGACATAGACAGTTCCAAACATACGTAGCCTCAAGTCTCGAGTCATTGTCGTATCAGACGTACGTATTTTCACAACATGGATAGCTTACTGAGATATCACTTAAGCCAAGTTTTCGTATAATGAATATCATTATACACGTTAATTATATATAATTGAAATATCCAAAAATACGAATTTCAATATGTACACCTTATGGATCATAGTAAATCCATATGGTCGGATAATATTAAGGGTATTCTATACATTAAACCGTAGTATCGTTTTTATTCAGCTTTCTAAGCATGTGATCTAAATCAGTTTCAATAGATTTCAAACCTATATTTATTAGATTCATATTGTATGCACAATATTTAATTTCTAATGCATCTATGACTACCAGATATTTAATCAGTAAGCTTAGTAGATTTCTCATGATGCTCTCTACGAATGGGAAGTGCTTCAAAACTTCAAGCATATTAGTGCTGTTAGTAAATTTATAGTTGAAAAATTCAACTTCATCACCATCCCTTAAAATCATTTTCATTTCAGGCTCACCAGTCTCTAAGTCATTACCGACTTCTATCTTCAAGCCTGAACCGTAGTATACTACACTGCTTCTTTTTATTCCAGTACTTATAAGATCATCCACATTTTCTTCATCAAAGTCTATATCTGGTAATTTAAAACTAAAGTCTTTTACCTTAGTTAAAATATCATGAAGTACTTCTTGAGCTGACATTTTGTGTTGATTTTCATTCATGTAATTAGTATCCATTTTTATTACTCCTTTAAATAATATAAATAATTTTAGATATACAACGTGTATATCGCTATTATTATATATAACTGAAATATATACCAAAATATTTTAATATAGGATTCTATACTATAATATAACTTTATAATCAATTAATATAGAAAGGATAATAGCAAATATGAGGATAAATAATGATCAAGATAAATTAATACTAAGCTATCAGAGAATAGCAACTAAAGAAATAAATGCTAATGAATATATAGAGAATATAATAGAGAATAGAAGAAGGATATATGCTTTCAATTGCCCAAGAAAATATATACACTTAGTGGATATAGCAGAATACTATTTAGTAGATTCATATAATATAGATGCTGATAAAGATTTCGAGGCTATGAAACTACTATTACTAAATAAAGATAGAATAGTCCTAATAGACCCTACTAATATAGATATAGCGAAATTAAATAATAAATCTATGGCTACTATTAAGATGGAGAATTCAGATAAGAAAGAATTATATCTCCTATATCCAATATCAGATAATCCGGATATGAGTTATCATTATGCTACTACTTATGCTTCAAGGATATTAGCATTTAATATGGATAAAGGAGATATAGTGGTAAGAAATCCGGAATTTGAGAAATTACCATATGTAGATATTAGATGTCTATATGATGAAAATACCATAGCACAATTGGTATTTGAAGAATATATACTACTCACAGACTCCACTCCACTCAACATCTCAGGAGAAGAAAAATTGGTAGAAGGTGTTTTCATAAGACACCACGACACCCTATACGTGGTCAATATTTCGAGAACAAAAGCAGGAAATAAAGTCTTAGACTTCCCTACTATGACTGAGGTTACAGAAGACATTTATATGCTTGGAGATTATGTATTATTTAATGGTAATGAATATGTAATTTATAATATTAAGTATGGTAAAGCTCTATTAGATCCAATGAGTCATGTGTATGAAATAATGAATGTCAAGACTGGTACAACTCATAGTGTTCTATATGAAGAATTAGAACCTATGGGTAGAACTCTTGAAATGGTTAAATAAAAAAAAAATAAATTCCCATATATATCTTAATTAAGATATATATGGGTTATTAGTTGTAAATTTATTAATTAGATTTAGACGTCATTATTTGATAAATAGTGTATACAATATTCTTGAATAGCCATATTTATTTTATAAGACATCAATATTGATAGATGAAAATCATCGTTGACTGATTCAATATCCATATCATGTAATACATTATCTATACAGCTATTAAATTTATCTAATACATAATTATCGTTTTTAATACTTTTAGTAAGATAATCTATTAGCATTAAAGATAGCTTGGTGTCACATATGCTTGACACATCCATTAATTGCCAATCTTTATATATTAGTAATAGAATTTTAGCATCTTCATTATTGGATGCAAGCACTATACCGAAACTATAATATGATAGAGTTTTATTTACTGGTATGGCTACTTTAGTATAACCATCCAGATTCTTTAACATGTCCATATCTATTTCATTACTAATCTTAAGATTATTAGCCAAATTAATTAAAGCATCTGTGATATTCATTTTACTTCCCCTTATCATATATGAAATCCGCCAGAATTTTATTGAAGACATCTTGAATTCTTTTCAAGCTTTTAGCATCAAAAGAATAGAACTTATTAGGATTTTTAAGTTTACTTAGTTCAGCTTCAAAGAATTTATTAAGATTATCAATTCCATCGACTTTTCTCAATTCTTTGAATAACAAAGGCAACACCATATTTATTTTAGGTTCAACTTCTTCAAATAAATCAATAATGACTTCCAAATTACCATCATTATATATAAAAGCTCGTACATAAGCTTTAGTATCAGAAACCCCGATTGTTATTATAGTCGAATATTTTCCCACATCTTTCAATATTGGTATATAAAGAAGTTCATCCCCATTGACAGTACGTGTAATTTTCTTTACACCCTTAAAGTGAGCACTAATATCAAATAATTTCTCTCTAAGAGAAATTAAAGATGATTTCAATTTAGCCATACATAATCTATCAGAAAGCTTATCTATTACCAATAGAGCATCTTCAAGAGTTGTTAATTTTGGTAGATCCATTTTAGTGCTCATTAAATTATACATAGTGAAATTTGAATCAGCAATTTTATCTACCATTTCATTTATTTTTTCTACAGATAATCTACTATTTTCCATTTTTCATACTCCTTTTAAAAAAATTAAAATATAAAAAGGTAATGGTATTTAAATTAATACCATTACCAATAATTAATATACTTTATATTGATAAATCATAATTCATAAAATGATTTATCATTGAAACGAAATTCATTACATAATCTTTCTTTTTGGTGTTATTTTTAACATCAAAAGCTTTGGCAATGATTTCATCCCAATTCTCGAAATAATTAGCATAAGCCAACAATTTCGTGAATTTATTAATGAAACTTCTTGGACATATACCGTCCATGATAGTTTCTTGTTTTCGACTCAATTGTATTCTATCCCATTTGAAAATTTTCAAATGGTCAAGGATTTCTTCTGAATCATAACAGAAGAAATAACCTTTCATAGCATTCGTAGAACTTGTCTCGAATGATTTTCTATTTAGATAAAAATACAGTGTTGAGTCAGTAAACCTTACTATATATCTATCACCAAGTTTGATCATGTTATTATTGACTCTAATATGACCTTGGCGAACTCCTCCTTTCTCTTCAAAGAATCTTTGCGTCCAATTACAGAAAGTGCCTGATATGTGAGCACCTATCGTATTATTGAACTCTTTATTTTTGAGAGCATCAAAAGAGTCAATAATACTGTGTCCATAATGGATTCTAAGAAGAGAAAGTACAACCGAATTTACATTGTGATGGTCGAAATCATTAGTTATGATTGGATCATCATTATTAAATTCGGCGAATATCTTATTGCCGTCATTAATAGATTTTATTTCGGCAATAAGATTTGTTAAAAACTGATCAGGCTCTTCTGCCACGCATATTTGGAGTCTTTCTTCAAATGCGTAATGCCTATTCATAGGAATAGGCTCATAATTCGAAGAGTAATAGAGATTACCCTTCGAATTCAATTTAATTTCGCTGATAGACGTTCTACCATCGGCAGTTCCACCAAGTCTAAACTTGATGGAACTTTTCTTTCTGTTTACGTCCATAATAAGACGACGTAGAGACGAATTGATGTCAGATTTGTCAATTACTAATGTAGCTGACTCTCCAGTCACCAATGTCCTTACGTTTTCTCTACTATAGACGTTCTTTATAGTAGAGAATAATTCGTTAATCATTTTTATTGAGTTTTCCATTTTTTCCTCCTCGCCCTCTATTATTGAGGGCTCAATAATTAATACATGATATTATGATACACCTTTATTATATATAATTAAAAACTCAATTAATACGAATAATCCAACGGAGCATAGAAAATACATAGATTTAAGTATACTATTATAGAAAGGATATTACTTATGATATATTTAATGAATGATTATGGTAATAAAGTTCTTCAAGAAGCATATTTTGGTTATAAGCCAGAATTTAAAGAAATAGAAGCTAAATTGAAGGTAATTATAGATTACTGTAATAATAATGATTTTGGAAAGAATAAAGCGGTAGATTCTCTTCCAGAAATCAAAGATGTTGAGAGATTAATAACAAAAGCATTCGGATATAAGGATATGAGTTTATTTATAGATGAATTAGTAGTTAAAGTAGACTATAATGCTTATACTTATCCAAATGGATTTAAGTATTTGGATTTGAATCAATTGAAGAGAATGAATTTCAAGAATGGATTTACTGTAGAAGCTAATAATGCCGCTCTTTATCCGGGAGTTACAGTATCAGCTAACCTTATTAAATGGTCCGGTATGAATGAGAAAGAATTATTTGCTATTATATTACATGAATTAGGACATGTATCTCAAATAACTATAATAGATTTCCTAAATATGGTATTTATAATGACTATACTTGGATTCTTTGCTTCTAAAGGTAAATTTATTAGTGAATTTATAGAAGCTCTAATATATCAGATTCCGGGTGCTAATGCCACTATTGATAAATATTGGTTTAAACCATTAAATGACTTCTTTATGAGATTGCCAATAATATCTGATATTATTAAAATTGGCAATGCATTCACAACTTCAGTACAAGTATTATTTGGAAGTGCAATAAATTTCCTTGTATTATTTGCAATAGCGAAAGGTAACTATAATATATTAGGTCAACTTGCTAATAATATAGGTCCTCAATGGATGATGGGTTATGGAGTTGAGAAAACAGCAGACAGTTATCCAACTAAATTTGGTTATGGTGCTCATTTAGCATCAGCATTAAATAAGATGGAATATATGAAAAAGAATCCGGCTATTAAAGCACTTGATGATAGTGTAATTGGTAGAGTATTCTCTGATTATATAATGGGAATAAATACTATATTCTTACAAACATTCGATGTCCATCCATCTAACTTGAGTAGAACTGTATCTCAATTAGAAAACCTTAAGAGAGAATTGAATAGACCAGATGTGCCACCTAAGATTAAAGCACAAATCAATTCTAATATAAAAGAGATGGAAGCTGTTCTTAATAGTAAATATTTGGAACCTAATTATGAAGATAAAGAAGTTAGTGGAAGAGCTTTAAAGGCTACCTATAATCTATTTATGTATAGAGCATTTGGTGGCAAGACAGACTTAAGAGATTTAATCTTTAGTGGAACTAATACTGCACTATAAATTCTTTTTATGAGATATAACTTATATTGATAAGTTATATCTCTATAGATTTCACAAACTTCTAATATGAAACTAAAGAAAGGAAGTGAATCATATATGCAATATTTGGATAAAATACCTTATCTGAAATTATATCTTCAGAAAGTATATCTTCCAATAAATAAAGATGAACCTATGAAGTATAATGTAGTCTTTCTCAATACTAAGACTAAAGATGGTTCTATCAATGCTATTAATAATACTTATATTTATCATAATAATAAGTATAAATCATATATGCTAAATTCATATTACCAAGGTAAGTTAATGACTAAAACTTATAGAGTAAATTATCGTAGTAAGATAAAAGATGAGTATAAGGATTTAACCACTAAGTTAAGTGGATTTAGACTAATAAAAGATATATCTACTCTTAATGAGAAGAATCTATATTATGATATGAGAGTATATAATGATTTATTCTTTAAGTTTACTAAAGGTAAACCATATATGCAAAGAATAGATACTTATCTATCATATATGAAATCTATAATAGATAAAGTAGAATTTAAAGATTATAATAAGCTTATTCTTATACCAATAGATGATTGGATTACTAAAGATGATATGAAGAATATAGAGAAGAAGAAATACTCTATAACTAATCTTATATTTATCTTATACTTTTTAATGAAATATGATATAGATAAATTTAAATCTATAGGAGATATAGATATAGTATTTCATTATGATAATAAGACTTTCAAGATTAATCCTTCATTATGTGATAAAGATACTTATAAAGTCTTTAAGATATTACTAAATAAGTTAGTAAAGAATTTAGTACCTGAAGAAGAAGTAGAAGAGAATAAACTTATAGATACAGAAGATGTTAAGACTGAAATTAAGAACCAAGTTAGAATAGCTTCTGATTATCTTACTGGTAAACCAACTAAGGTTGATGATAATATCGCCCCTAAAGAGAAGGAAGAATTATCTTCTAAAAAAATGAATGGTATATATCCTGTATCAAGAGAAGATTCCACTAATCCATATTTTGTCAAGTGGTTCTTTAAGACAAAAGATTTCGAAGGAGATGATCCAACAAAGTTCAATTACGATTTAACTACTCATACTGGAACAGACCGCTATGTGTATGGTTATTTTATTAATAGTAAATTAGAGGGATTCATTACTGTATCTCCAAGAAAAGATAAATATGAGATTGGAATGTTTTATGTTAATCCTGATAAGACTGGTAAAGGTATCGGGCAGAAATTATTTAATCATGTGATAGATAATTTCGGAAATAAGAAATTATCACTTGATGTCTTTAGTTGGAATGAGAAAGCTATCCATGTATATGAGAAATATGGATTTAAGAAAGTAGACGAATTCAAATATACCAAAGCGATGAGTGGTGGTGATAATAAATATGTTGGAGATACTTTATTAGTAATGAACCGTGAGCCAAATAATTCCAATAAAGGATTCCCAGTTAAAGAAGAAGAACCAGAAGAAATAGATGCTAATGAAATAGAAGATAAAGATACTGAGAAAATAGAAACTATCATAGATGATAAGATAGATTCTATTCCAGAAGATAAATTATCTGAAGATGAAATAACTAATCTATCTTCTGAGATTATTAATAATAAGCAATTTATATCTCAAATATCTAAGCATAATAAAGAATTAGCTATGGATACTACTAATAAGAATAGTAGAGATTATAAATTACGTCAAGAAGTTAATAAGCTTAAGTTTGATAATATGACTGTCGAAGAAGTATATGAAAAAGCTGAGAAAGCTTCTAAAGCAACTCTATCATCCAATGATGTATCTAAAGTAATCCATACTCCTAATAAGAATATGAAGAATGTTAGATATACTGATTTTGATAAGAAGTATATCGAAGAAGTAATGGATAAAGATTATCTTGAAGTATTTAGATGCTTAGAAGATAAATCTATAGGAATGACTATTATATCTTATAGTAAAGAAGATACTTCAGATGAATTCAACTATAAAGAAACTTTACATGTTAAATTGGAAGACACTAATAGAGTTAGACATAGTATCACTGTAGATATTCCTAAGATAATAGATAATAGATATATTTTCATAGGTGGTAATAAGAAGATCATTTATAAGCAAAAGTTTCCATTCCCTATTACTAAGACTTCTCCGGATATAGTTCAAATCTGTACTAATTATAATAAAATCTTTATAGATAGATATGGATTGAGAGTTACTGCTGATATAGAGAAATTCAATGGGCTTATCAATAATAAAGACTTAGCTTTACCTGTAGTTAGAGGCAATAATACTTCTAATAACAGAGATTATATAACTTCATTTGAATATGATGAGATTGCTAAAAAGATATCTAAATTATCAGTAGGTAAGATAGACTTCTATTTTAATATTCCACTATTAATTCAAGAGCATCCAGATACAGAAGCTATTATGAAGAAAGAAATGGGTAATAAGATTATCATAGGGTATGATAAGTCTAAGAAAGATTATATATACTATGATATCAATAAGCAAGTAGTTATAGATAATGATGAATCTATAATAGGAACTATAGGACAATTATTACCTGATACTGAATCTAAGATATTCGAAGGAATATCTACTGGTACTAAGTTTATACATTCAAGAGCTAAGGTAATGAAGAAATGGATACCATTAGTATTATTCTTAGCATATTGCGAATCACTTACAGGACTATTAAGAATAGCTAATATTAAGTATAGATTCTCTGATAAAAGACCTACTATATCTAAAGATGAAAGAGTTATAAGATTCAATGATGGTTATTTTATATATACAGTAGATAAGTTTTCTACAGAACTATTATTGAACGGATTAACTACTATAGAAACAAGAGGATTTAAATTTAGCGATTTTGATTCTAAAGATACTTATGTAGAAATCTTATATAATAAATATGGTACAAGAATATTGGGTAATGCTTTGGATAACTTCTATGATGCTTTAATAGACCCTAAGACTAAAGAGATATTAGATTATCTAAATTATCCTACAGACTTTACAAGAGTAATGCTATTTGCTAATGAATTATTATCAGATAATAGCTATAAACGTGAAGGAGATCTATCTCAATTTAGAATAAGGTCATTTGAGATGTTTCCGGGAATGTTATATAAAGCTATATTAGATTCATATGGTGCTTATAGAGCAACTGCTTCTAATAATAGACCAGTTAAGTTATCTATACCCAAAGATTATCTAATAAAAGAAATATTAACTCTACAGATAGTAGAAGATTATTCAGAACTTAATCCTACAGTAGAATTGGAGAAAAATAGAACTATTACTCCTAAAGGGCACTCAGGATTAAACTTAGATAGAGCTTATACTATAAATAAGAGAATGTATGACCCATCTATGAAAGGAGTATATGCTATAGCTACATCTCCTGATGGTAATGCTGGTGTACAAAGAGTATTATCATTGGAACCTAATATCAAGAATATCTATGGTATAATAGATTTAGATAAGACTGATGATGAAATGAAAGATGTTAATCTATTCTCTGCTGGTGAATTATTAAGTCCTATGGGTGCACCTTCCGATGATGCAATAAGAACCTCAATGGGTCTTAAGCAAGCAAAGCATCAAATAGTAGTTACTAAATCATCTCCGGTATTAATATCCAATGGTATTGAAGAAACTGTACCATATTACCTATCTAAAGACTTCTCTATAGTAGCTGAAGAAGATGGTAAGATTACAGAAATAACTGATAAAGTTGCTATAGCTAAATATAAATCTGGTAAGATACAAGCTATAGATTTAAGACCACGTATAGTAAAGAATAGTGCTGGTGGTTTCTATCTATCTAATAAATATAAACTTTATTTCAAATTAAATGAATCATTTAAGAAGAATGAAGTAATAGCTGCTGATGAGAAATACTTTACTAAGAGTAAAGCTAATGGTGTGAGAATGAATATAGGTTCTCTCCAAAAAGTAGCTATAGCTCCAACAGGAATGACTATAGAAGACTCTGCTGAAATAACAGCTAAGATGGCTGATGATTTAAAAGCAGAAGTATTGGTAAGAATTCCTATTACGGTACCAAGGATATCGAATGTAGATTATATATGTAAGAAAGGTCAAGCTGTTAAAACAGGTGATGAGATAATCAGATTTGATAATTCTAATGCAGATGAAGACATATCTAAATTACTTGCTAATATAGGTAAAGAATTACAAGAAGAAGTTATATCTCTATCTAAGCATAAGATTAAATCTAAAGTAACTGGTGTTATAGAAGACATTAAGATATCTTCAGCTGTAGAACTTGGTGAATTATCTCCAACTTTAAAGAAGATAGTCTCAGACCATTATAAAGATAATAAAGAATTCGTTAATACTATAGATAAGAATATTACTGATAAATCTGAAAGATTGAGCCAATATAGAGCAGGTGTATTTGTAAAAGATACTATAGGAAAAGTTACTCCTACTGCTCAAGGTAAGATTAAAGGTGAAGTAGTAGATGACGGAGTATTAATAGAAATATTTATTAAATATGATGACTATATGGCTATAGGAGATAAAGGAGCATTCTTTACAGCATTGAAATTTACTGTCGGTGATGTAATACCGGAAGGATATGAACCTTATAGTTTATTAAGACCTAAAGAAGAAGTATCTTCATTTATAGGAACTTCGGCTATAATATCGAGAAAGACTCCTTCAATAACAAAAACTTTAGCGGCGAACAAAGCTATAGTTGAGTTAAAGCGTAAATTATGGGAAATCTATTATGAAAAAGATTGGAATGATAGATAATCCCATATTTATATAGATTAAAGAGATTAGTAATTATTCAATTACTAATCTCTTATGTTTTCTGTAGATATATATTATAGACGTAGATATAGAACTAAATCTATATTATTGCAATAATATAAATTAGAAACGGAGGTAGTAAAAAATGGCGAAAGATATTAATTACAATAGTATCGATATTGATTTCATCATCAAGGACTGCATCGCTTCTTTTGCTAAGAAGATTAAATCTACTAAGAAAAAGAAGAAAGATGATAAACCTGACGATAAAACTTCTTCTATTGAAAAGAAAGTGAAGAAAGAAATCAAAGAAAGAGCTAAGGTTAAAGATGTAAAGAATTACATCGAAGTATCTGGCAAGAAGTCTAAAGCAGGTGTAAATGCAGATGGCTTCTACCATATGGGATTCTGATAATAAAATATTATCCCATTAACTTATTAATAAGTACTAAAATAATTTAAATTTATTTGAAAGGAGACTCAAAACTATGAGTTTGAAAGACATTCAAAAGAAAATAAGAGAGGGTTCTACAGTAAATACATTCAGTAAAACTAACTTCGATGACATAATGAAAGGTTTGCTAAATGATAGAGACTATACTGTAGAAGTATATGCTACAAAGGGCGGCGAAATAGTAAAGAAAGAAGTAAATCCATCTAAAGCTCTAAGACAAGGATTCTTTAAGAAAATACTAACTGATGCTGCTGGACTTGACAAGCATGAAGCTGAAGCCAAAGCTGAATCATATGACTTCTCTAACGTAGATGGTCTATATGAATTCATTGATGGGGCAGTTTATGCTTACATTGAAACTGGAAAGAAATTCAATTTCCAAACAAGAAAAGATTTCAAAGGCTCAATAAGACTTACTGATGTAGAGTCAGAAACTAAGACAAGAAAAGTTATGACTCCAATGAAGAAGGGTGAAAAGGTTGACCCTAAGACTGCTAAGACTGTAGTTGTTAAGACTGATGCTCATAAGAAATTGAGAGTAAAATCTTCTGCTCCAGACTGGTTGAAACACAAACAAAAATAATATTTAGTGCTGCTAAGAGATATGACTTAATTAAGTCATATCTCTATTAAATTTTTTATATAAAGAAGAAAGAAGAATAGTATATGGATAGTTTAGTGAAAGAATTTAAAAATGATTTATTGAATGTATTTAATACCCCCACAATAATGAATTACTATGGGTTAAAAATAAAATATCTAAAAGATAATTTACGCAATACTATTAAACCAGATATTAAATCAGAAGCTATGTTACTGATAACCAAGATTGAAGTAATTACTAATAAACCGTTCTACGCATTAGATTCCTTATCGGAACTAATATCTTATTTCGACTATAATTTTAGATATGGTACTGATATGAGAATGCAAATAATGGAAGTCCTATTAGATTTCATTGACTTTCTTCGAGAAGAGAATGCTCTTCCAAGATGGTCTGTAAATACTAAAGTTTTCAATAGATTATTAGTTGGTAAATATAGAAAGCTCTTAGATGATGTATATATAGAAAAGATAAATTATACTCCTATATTCCGTCATAGTATAGAAAGAAGATCAAAGAGAATTAGAAAGCTCAAAGATTATTTAACTAATATCATATTTGAATATAAGTGCTTTGAGCCTATGTATATCCTCTATGCTTCTCTAATATTCTTGGGATTAGATGAGAGAGCATTACAATATGTTAAATTTTCTAAAGGTATTACTATTATCACATTAATGATGCCTATGTACGATTATAAGATTGGTAAATACCGTGAGGTTAAATACTTACCACAGAATAGATTGGAAGGAATATTATTTAAATGCTTATATAATGAGTATGGTACTGATATTGGTAAAGCATTATATAATGCCAATGAAGAAAGAAATCTATATTTAGGTGCAACTACTTATATTACCAGTGGAAGACGAAATTATATTAATACTATGAATAGAAAATATAAGTATCCTGTAAGTGATATGGATAATATATTTAAAAGTTCTCTTTCTAATCTAATATCTATATCATCTATTAATAAAATAAAAGAGTCTGAATTAGGTAGAGGTCTATTGAAAGAAATAGTTAGTACAGATGCAGACAAATTATTATCTTATTCAATTGAGTTATATGATAGATTAATTAAATCAGATGACGTAGAGTATCTATTCGCTGATGCTGAAGATATCTATAATTATAATAGGTATAAGAATAATATCATCTTTAATAATAATCTTAAATTCAAAAAGCTGAAAGGTTTCAATAAGAAGTATAGCGTATAATTATACGCTATACTTATTTTTTTGCTGTAGAAATGCCCATTTTTAACATTCGATTAAGCATATCGTGCAAGAAAGGAAGTGAACAAGCGATATATGGCGAAGAAAAATAATCTCTTTCCTAATATAAATAAAGGAAAGAAAATAAATTTATCGAGCACTAATAAGTGGGCAGCTAATGCATTAAAGTCATTAGGAATAAGTACTGTATCTATGATGACAGAACTTATGCCTGCTACAGCAGAGTTAGTTTCAGGTAATAGTGAAACTGTAACTAACTTGGTGAAAGATTTAAGAAATATGAAGACTTCTTCGAAACGTCTAATGGGAGCCTTAACCAATAATGATTATATTAAGATTGGTATGCAAGCATTAGCTGATGCTAAATCCGATTTAAAGTCTGGTAAATTCGTCAATACTGAAAGGGAGAATAGATTAAGTAATGCTGCCTTAGGTCTTGATGATGATGACTTGGATATGGATTTCGGAGATGATGATAGTTCTTATTCTTTCTCAGACGATGATGGTAATACTACCAATGTCATCGTAAATACGAATATAGATAAAGATAATCCAATGGTACAAGCTACTGTACAGAATAGTCAAGCTATAATAGCAGGAGCTCAAGCAGTTCAAAAGACAAATGTTGCTATAGCAAATAATCAAATGATTATGAGTGCTAAATCTACAGAAGCTATTACTAATGAATTACAAGCAATAAATCAAAATGTAACCGCCATAGTGCAATTTAATAATGATAATCTATCTAAATTCACTGCGGCATCTCTTTCATATTATCAAGATTCTATAGGATTATTGACAAGTATGAAGGAAAGTTTAGAAAAACTTGCTACTCCGACTCAAGGTGAAGAGAAAAAAGCTTCTTCAAGAATAGAAGAAGGATTATTTAATAATACTTTCGATTTAACTTCGTATGGTGAAGTATTAAAGAAAAACTTTAAAGCCTATATGGATGATAGTACAGTCTTCTCTACTATTAAACCTATATTAGAAGATAAGAATATGCTGAAGTCTATGTTAGCAAGTCCACTATCATTTATTCCATCTATGATAGTGAGTAAAGCTTTACCACAAATGATGAAGAAATCATTTGAGGCTTTGGATAAGAATATCAAAGAATTCTTCCCAGCATTATTAATGAAATGGGGTTCTTTAAAAGATAGTAGTAATCCTTTAGTAGCTGCATTTGGTAAGATATTTGGTCTTAATACTAAGACAAGAGAATCTGTAGACTTAGCAGCATATCACAAAGGGCCAACTCCATTTGATGGTCAAACTAAGCATGCTATTACAAATCTAATTCCAATGTATCTAAGAAAGATACTATCGGCTTTAACAGCTAAATCTGAATTAGTAATGGATTGGGATAAAGGTGAGCTCATAGATAGTAAAGCCATAAAAGATAAGCATGATTCTGATTTAAGATATGCACGTTATGGTGGAATATCTGATATAGAATCTAAACTAATGACAAGATTAGAAAGATTCGAATTCTCAAATAGAGCATATAGAGAAGAACTTCAAAAAGACATTAGAGGATTCTTAGATGAATTATTAAAATCTGATAAGTTCGTTAATATTAATAAACGTAAAGATGAATATGGGTTTGATTATAATCCATTAACTGAAATAAAAGACCTTGGGTCAAGTAAGAATAGATTCTTATTATCATTAATAGATTCTTTATCTCAATCTGAGAAGATGAGATTATTTGGTAGTGGTAGAGTTGCAGCAAGACAAAATGTCACTAATTACTTTGAGCAAATGGATCAAAGTCCAAATGCATTTGGATTATTTGGTGATAAAAGTAAAGAAGGAACTCTATATAAATCTAAATTATTTAACCAAATGGCCGGTGAAGATAAATATGGTTTAACTGCCAATAAGTATCTTAGGGATATAAGAGATATATTGATAAAAGGTATTATAGTATTTCCTCAGAAACGCAATTTAAATGTTAGTACAAATCACTTAAGTCATTATAGACATTCTATAAGTTTAGAAAGAGAATTGAGAGAAAGCAATAATAGTTCTAATAATCAGTTTGAAAGAGATGAAATAAGAGATTCTTTAGTTAGAGATAGAATACGTGCTAACACAGTAGATGATGTATTAGATAGCCTTGGAGATTCTCAATTAACTGATACTTTTAGAGCAATGGATGCCGATTCGGAAACACCTACTCAAAGAAGATTTAGGGATAGAGGATTTGGAAGAACTCTAAATGCTATATCTGATATCTTAGCCAAACCTCAAGCAATAATTGCTAAAGGAATAGAGAAAGTTAATACTACTCTATATAATATAATCTTTCCAAATGAAAGAGTATCTAAACCCAATTTTTTTGTTAGAGCATTTGAAAGTCTAAAGATGAAATTTGATAGTCTTGGTGACTTTATGGAAGGTAAATTCTTCGGTCCTATGAGAAAGTTCTTATGGGAAGGAAAGGATTCGGTATGGGAGAAATTCAAGAATTCTGAATTCATGAAAAGTGCTAAAGAGAAATGGGAAGGTGCTAAGAATTATTTATTTGGCACTAAAGATGGTGAAGGTGGTAGAAATGATGATGGATTATTTAGCGACGTATATAAACAGATGCGTTCACAAATGTTCCAAATTCGTAATTATATCACTGGAGCTGGATATGTGGACCCTGTAACAGGAGTTGAAGTTCCAAAGAATGAGGATTCTGTATTAGGTCATGCTAAAACCATGATAGGTCAATTTACAGGAACTGTAAAGGAATATCTATTTGGTAAAGAAGGGGACCCTGATATAAAAGGAACTCTTGGTGGAGCAATATCTGCAATTAAAAGTGGATTCCAATCTTTTGGTGATGCTATATTTGGCACCCATAAAGATAAAGATGGAAATTCAGTAAGTAATTTTAATGTAGATGATTTTGTTAAGGAAACTAAGAAGCATGCTCCTAAAGCTTTAGCTACAGGATTAATAGGTGCTGGAGTTGCTACATTTGCTGGTGGTGGATTACTGCCATCATTATTCTTACCGGCAGGGCCTGTTGGTGGAGCAATTATAGGTACTACAGTGGGATTCTTATCTCAATCAGATTCTTTTATGAATGCTGTATTTGGTAAGAAAGATGAAAATGGAGAAAGAATGGGTGGATTTGTATCAAAGAAAACTCAAGATTTCTTCAAGAAACATAAAACTGCCTTAATTGGTGGTGCAGCTATAGGTACTCTAAAAGGATTATTCCTACCACAAATGGGATTAGGCATATTACCGGGATTACTTGGTGGTCCTATCTCAGGTGCAGTATTAGCATTAGGAACTTCTCTATTAACTAAATCAGAAGGCTTCAAGAAACTTATGTTTGGAGATGCTGATGAAGATGGTAATAGAAAAGGTGGATTAGTTGGTAAGATAGTAGGTAAGTTTAAAGGTGCTAATGGTGAAAATAACAAGTTCGGTAAAATAGGTGCTGGTATACTTGGTGGTTCAGCATTAGGTCTTATAGCAAGTAAATTTGGTATCGTTGGTGCGACACTACTTGGTGGTGGACCATTAATGGGCGCATTACTTGGTGCAGCATCAGGTATAGCATTATCGAGTGAAAAATTTAAGAAAGCAATCTTTGGTGAATGGGATGAAGATAAACAGATTCGCCAAGGCGGTCTATTTGGTAAATTTGCCAATTGGGCTAAATTAGAAATCTTTGGTAGAATGAAACTTAAATTGGAAGAGATTGGTATAGGAATACATCAATTCTTCTTAGAAAAAGTCGCCAATCCATTTTCAGAAGCTATAGCTCCTATGAAGCAAGCTTTTAAAGATATGACAGATGCGTTCAAGCAGATGTTTATTAATGGTTGGGAAGCAATAAAGAAAACTACTGGAGATATATTCGAAAGATTTGTCGGTGAACCATTTGGCACTTTTATGGAAGAAAAGGTAATGAAACCTCTAAGAGGGTTCATGAATAAACTGATAGCTGGTACTGGTAGAATACTTGGTGGAATAATATCTGCTCCATTTAAAGCATTAACTTTTATGGCTAATAGTGTGCAAGGAAGACATGAAAGAAATGCAGTTAGAGGAGCACAGCAAGAAAATACAAGAAACTTTATAGGTGCTATAGGCGATTTAGTTAATTTCCGTAAAAAGAAAGAAGACAAAAGAAGTATCTGGAAAACTGGAGCCGAAATGTTTGCTTCTTATTGGAGTAAAGACAAGAAAGAGCAAATCAAAGGTGAAAGAATCGGTTATTATACTGAAAATGAAGAATTAAAGAAAAAGAATAAAGAAAATACTGATAGAATAATCAATAAGAAAAAAGCTGAGCATCAAGCTAAAGTAGATAGATTACAATGGCAAATAGCTCAAGCTAAAGGACAAGATTATGAAACTGCTTATATAGATAAAGATGGTAATTTTAAATACGTTGATTATGATATTAGAGATGCTGAAGACATAGCAAGAGAAGCAGCATATAATGAAAGAAATACTAATAATAATGCTACCGAATTTGATGAACCAACTCCATCTGGTAATGACACTGCCATTATAGATGATACTGGTGGTTGGACTTCTATAGGTAGAAGAAAGAAAAAGAAACAAGATGAAACTGCTATAATCTCTACAGGTACCGAAGGTTGGACTTCTATTAAAGGTAAAAAAAGTAATAGAGCGAAAGTTTCTTCTCCAAGTCTAATCTCGGATGCAGAAAGAAATAGAGATGGATTTACAAGTATAAGAGATAGAGTTGCTGGTGGTAAATATAGTACTGCTCAAGCTAAAGTTTCAGGTAATTCAGGTTCAAGTAATATAACGCATAAAGATAGTAAATCTTTATTAGGAAGTATTGCTAAAGATGTTAGAAGTATAGCGAGTGAAATACATGGTCAATTAGATGGTCTTGGTGGAAACGTATATAAAATCAGAAGAATATTCCAAAAGAAAGAAGGAATATCTGATGAAGATATATCAGGTTCAGCTAATAAAGATAGGCAAGGTTTCTTTGGTAAACTAAGAGCCTTTATGTATAAACCATTTGAAAAGATTGGTGATGTCTTAGCTAAACCACTACATGCTGTACAAGGTGCATTTGCAAATATAGCTGAAAAAGCTGCATCATTTGGTAAGTTCTTATGGGAATTGCCGGGTAATATAGCTAAAGGTGTTGTAGGTGCATTTAAAGAAGTATATGGTGGAATTAAATTTGTATTAAAAGCAATAGCTACTGTACCAATGGTAATGCTTGAAGCTGGTAAAATAGCTTTAAAAACTATTGGTGAAGCAGTAATACCTGTAATAGCTGGTATAGGAAGTGGAATAGGACAAGCCTTAGCAGCAGTTGGTGCAGGAATAGGTGAAGCCTTTAAAGAAAGTATAGCTGGTCTTGGACATATTCTGGGTGGATTGGGTAAAGGCGTAGGTCATTTACTCGCTGGTATTGGAAGTATAATTCCAACTTTAACAGGAGCATTGGGAACTGCTGCTCAGATGTTAGCGGATGGTGCTTTAACATTTGCCAAGATTAGTATGGAAGGAATTCTACATGTATTTGGTGGAGTAGTTGGATTAGCAACTATGCCATTTAAAGCTGTAGGTAGCTTCGTTGGTAATAGATTTAATAAACTGACTGGATTGAATACTCAACATGTTATGGGTACAGTTGGTTTAAATGATGATACGATAGATAGACTTTGTGAATGCATAAACTCTAAAGCATTATATAGAGAAGTATTAGGTATTCATAGAGAAATGGGTGGTGGCCCAAAAGACTTATCTGAAAATTCTAAGATATCTGATGTAGCTAAAGCTGGTGATGATGGAGTACTTGGTGATACAAGTGCAAATGCTATGTTATCAGCAATGCGAGCAAATGATGCTATTGAAGATGATCAGAAAGCAAGGGAAGCACAAAAAGCTCAAGATCAAGCTCAAAGAGATGCTGCAAGAGCAGAAGCTACTGACCAAACTGCTGAAGCAAGAATGAGATACTTAGCTCAAGCTGAAGAAGTTGATGATGAGAAGAGATTCAAGACAGAATTACTTGCTAATACAAGACAAACCGCTGAATCTACATCTAAACACGGTTCTGCATGGGGTAAGATATTTAGTAAGAACGGCTTAATAACTACTGCGTTAATAGGATTGCCATTATTATTAACTGGTGTATTAGGTAAGATAAAAGATATGCTTGGTGACGTAGTGTCTAATCTACCATCAATACTTGGTGGAGTTGTTAAAACTGCTTTCGATTTCATGCGTGGTGAAAATAGTAAGTCAAGAACTGATGCTGATGGAACTAAAATAGAGAATAAAAACTCTCGTGAGAGAGAAAATAAACTTATCTATTCTGGAGCAGCTGCAATAACTTCAAAATATGGAGTACCTTTAGCTAAGAAAGTTGGGTCGGTAGTTAAGTTTGCATCAAAACCGTTTAAATGGGCTGATAAGAAATTAGGTAAAGTTTTCTTTAAAGCTGGTGAAAATGCTATAGAAAATCCTGCAAAAGGATTAACTGGTAAAATATTAGAGATTGTAAAGAATAAGGTAGCATTATTACTTGATAAGGCTAAGAGTAAATTACCTAAGGGCAAAGTTTCTCAAATAGCTACTTCTATTATAAATTTTATTAAAGAAAAATTAGGTCCACTGATTACTAATAATGCTCATAAATTTGAGCAAGCAAGTCTTCAAGAAGTGGGAAAGAAAATCAATTTTGTAGTAACCGGAATATTTGCTCTATATGATTCAATATCTGGTGCCTACGAAGTACGTAGAATATTCCAATTACCAGCAAATTTCCCAGTAACTGGTTGGATGAGAGTATGTTCAGCAATAGTTAAGATGTTGGTGAATTTTTCACCAATAATTGCATTAATAGCCACATTAATGGAAAATATGTTTGATGTATCTTTCTATAAAGAACTTGGTGGAATATTAATTCGCTTAGGTGAAAATTGGGGAGATAAATCAGCAGATCAAGTGGCTATGGGCCAAGCTCAATTTCTATCTGAATTAGATGCTTTTAATAAAGAACATGGTACTTCATTAAGTGCAGCTGCATATAATGACAAAATCAATAAGACTATGTGGGATAGTTTAGTAAAAGACCCATTAGGAATAGTTAAGAATGGGGCAACTAATCTATTCAATGCTGGTAAAACTCTCACTGGTAATATGATTAAGTTTGCTGGTGATGTAGGTAATGGAATAATCGCAGGTGGTAAAGGATTATTAAAAACTGGTGCTAATATAGCTGGTAGTGCCGTAATGGGAACTTTAAATATTGGAAAAGATATACTTGGTGGTGGTGCAAGTTTAGCTGCTCACTTAGTAGGTGGCTTTTTTAAATCAATGGATTATACATTTGGCTTCTTAAGTGGTAGAAGAGATGAGAATGGTAATGTAATACCTTTAACTGATGCTTTTAAACCATTGAGAGACGCTAAAGAAAAAATCGCAAACGTATTCTCTACTATAGGGAAAAGTTTCGGCGATATAGGAAATAGAATAAAAGATTGGATAACATCTATTCCAGATAGACTCCATGAATTCTTCTTTGGAAAACCAGATCCACTTGGAGTATCAGCAGAGCATACTGGTAGAACACCGGGAGCACAAGCAGAAAATGCATCAAGAGCTTGGTCAACAGCAAGTGATTTGGTGGGTTCTGGTGGTGGAGTACCATACTTCTCACAAAATGACCCAAGATGGAAGAATAATAAAGTTGGAAATGGAAGTAATATGGGAGATGCAGGTTGTGGTCCTACAGCTATGGCTATGGCAGCAAATGCATTAGGAAGAAATGTAAATCCAGCTCAATTACAAGATTTCTCTAATAAAGGTGGATTCTCTAACAGTGGTGGAACACATGGAAGTTTCATTGGTGCTTCTGCATCTGCTATGGGAATTCGTTCACAACAAGTACTTGGGCCTACAGCTAATGCTATAGAAAGTGGTGTTAAACGAGGACCAATGGTACTATTAGGAAGAAGTGGTGGGGGAATGACTTCTCCATACACAAGTGCAGGTCACTATGTAGTAGCTACAGATGCTGGTAATGGTAATGTAAGAATAAGTGACCCAAGAAGTAAAGCATTAAATAAAACTATGCCTATAAAATCACTTGGTGGTACAATGGCAGCTTGGACATTAAGAGGTGCTGGTGAAACTGCTGGTGAAAGAGTAGTAAGAAGACTTCAATCAATTAAAGGTACTTTGAAATATGCTCAAGGTCCTTGGACACGTCAAACTATTGGCTTACCACAAGGTGCTGGAGATTGTAGTGGAGTTGTACAATGGGCATATAAAAAAGAACTTGGAGTGGATCCGGGATATGATACTAAAGAGCAAATGACTAAAGGTAAATTAGTTATGGACTGTGCAGGAAAGAAAGCAGAAAGTTTCTTTGCTAATCCAGAAAACTATAAAGACCTTAAACCGGGTGACTTGATATTCTACGGAAGATCAAGAACTGCAAATACTGGACATGGTAAGAATCCGGGCGGAAGACACGTTGAAATGTATATGGGTAATGGTAAAATCATTGGTCAATATGCAGATGGTGGTCCACACGAAAAGGATATTACATTTAATTTTGGTCAAGATTATCCATTAATATGCGTAAAACGTTATGTTGATGATTCAGGTAATGTATTAGATGCAAATACACCAATAGATAGAAGTTCAGTTGACCCTAATAATAAAACTGCTAATGTATCAAAATCTGGAAACTTCTTTACAGATTTAGGAAATATAATAACAGCTGCAACAAGTAAGTTATTTGGATTTGACCAATTGGGTGGATTAACTCAGCAAATAGCTAAAGATTTGGGAGTGAATTTCGGAGGAGACCTTCCGGGAGAAGCAAGTGCATCGGATAATGCTGGCACTGTAGCAAATATGAAATTTAGTGACAATGCTAAGATAAATGATATTATTCATAGAGATTTAACTAAATGGAAACCAATAACGGCAGCACAAATAAATACTTTTATAGAAGAAAAACGTGTTAAACCTAATAAAAGAAATGCAGCAAGTCCATTTAGAAATAATGGACAAGCGTTCATAGATGCTGCTGCTGCAACAGGACTTGACCCAAGATATATACTCGCTCATGCAATATGGGAATCTGGTGACGGATTATCTCAAATATCAAGGGAAAAAGGTAACTATTTTGGTATAGGGGCATTCAATAGTGACCCTTATAATAAAGCATATAACTTCACTGGTAATCAACCATCAGAAGGTATTAGGCAAGGTGCTCAATGGATTAGAAAGCATTATGTAGATAAAGGAAATAATTCACTTTATAAGATGCTATATAATAATAATCCGGGAGCGTATGCTACTTTGGATGATGAGAAAACTCCATCAAACAGCTGGGCACAAGGTATAGCTGGAATCATGGCTCCATTAGAAGGTGTATCAGCCGATAATCTTACAGGAGCTGGTAATGGTGGTTTCGATAGCTATGTGAAACGTAGTGAATTTAAACCAGTTAAAGTATCTAATAACTTGACTACTATTACAAGAAAAGTACCTACTACTAACTATGGTAATCAAACTATAAATATTAGAGGTAAAGGTGATAGTGAATATAATCAAGTATTATCTGAAATACTACAAGTATTAAGGTCTATAGATGCTAATACAGGAGCTGGTAATACAGATATGAGTAGACTCGTAGATATTCTATCTAATACAAATAGTGGTGCTGAAAGGACTAAAGCTATTAGAGAAGTGGTTGAAGCTTCTACTGGTAGAGGTCCAAGACAGTATGAATCTAACGATATGAGAATGGATGGATATTCAAGAGCTAAACTTATAGCTAAAGGTAAAGTATCATAAATATATAATTTGAGACAATATATCTACTTCAGATATATTGTCTCATATAATTTAACAGAAGTTTAAGCAATGAGATAAAATAAATCTCCTTTAGTTAAAAGAAAGGAAGTGAATATATACAAATGGCAGGAAGTAAAAATATTTTCCAATCTAATGCTAAGACGGTAGTAGATAGAGTAAACCGTAATACTGGTACCACTGGTAGTAGTTCACATCGCGATGGAAGTTTTGCTAATAAAACTATAAATGCTGAAGATTATTATATGATTCATGGTGGTGGTTCATGGACTATAAATAATCCATCGCTACCTAATATTCAAAAAAATCCTAATATAGGAACCAATAAAGCTTCAGATAAAATACTTGCACCATATGCTAATAATTATAATGATACTATAAAGCAAGTATTAAATCAAAATACAAGTCAAACTTTATCTAATATAGATGCACTTAGTAAAGTTGCAAGTATAACTCCAAAAACTATGAGGGTAAATACTGGTGGAGATATATTGAATGCAAGGTCTGGTCCCGGAACTACATTCTCTACAAGTGGTTCATATAGAGACGGTACTCAAGTAACAGTAACTGCTAAAAGTGGAGAGTGGTACAAGACTTCTGATGGTAGATGGGTAAATGGTAATTATCTAACAAGTGGTCAAGCTGCTAAAAGTAAACCTATTACACAAGGGAGTGTTGGTTCAGGAGCATCTTATAGTTCATATAATAACAATAGACAGGCTCAGAATAGAGCGGATGTAAAGAAAAAAACTCAAGAAGTTAAGAAGATAGCAGATACTGCTACATCTAAAGCTCTTGATGAGAAATTTAAAGAAGCTATGATGCATTCAACTTCAGTTAAAAGAGTGGCTGATTTAAGAAGAAGTGTGCATATACTCGGTGGACCTTTTCAATACTTAGAACACGTTGATTTTAGACCTAATCATGAGAATGGTCTTGGTAGAAGATTTGGTGAGACTATAATGTGTGAACCACCAGTAGTTAATTTCATACCTTGTGTTCCTACTTATCTACCAGAACTTAATAAAGAAACTAAGAATCACGTATCAGCAGCTTTAACTAACTGGTTGAAAGGTGATGGATTGGACCAGTATGGTAAAGCTGGATTAGAATCTCTATTTAAAGATGGTAGTGAAGTAAGATACTTTACAGCAACTCCATCGTATCCAAGATATATAAGAATAGTAAATCTTATGTGTCGTGGTTTAGCAAGATTTATGGGAATAGAGAAGATGAAAGGTCCTGATGGTAAAACTGAATTAGCAGGCTACGATTGGGCAACTTATAAATGGGAACCGAAAGCATTTAAAACTGCGGTTGAGAAAAATCCTAAGAAAAATAAAAACGTATTTGAAAAAGCTGTAGACTTTTCTCAAGAAATATCTAAAGTATTGAGTTATAAAGATATTAGTGTACCATTCTATGTAGATTCTTCTACATCTATAAGTGAATCATATAGTAATAGTACTACTCAATCTCAATTTGCTGGTATGGCTAATGGCTTGGAAGGATTAATGAAAGATTATCAATTCTTTACAGGTGCATTGGGAGCAAGCTCATTACAAAATGCTTCTATATCAATGGCTGATGCAGCTAATAGTGTTACTTCATATGCAAGATTAAATGATGGTATATTTAGAAGATTCTTAAGAGGAACTTCAGAAATACTACGTGGTGCTAATATGATATTCCCAGATATATGGTCTGATAGTACACCAAGTAGAAGTGTTAGTGTTACTATGAACTTTACAAGTCCGTATGGAGATCCATATTCAGTATACTTACACACATTGGTTCCGGTAATGCATGTTATACCACTATTTGCACCAATACAATCATCCGCTAACTCATACGGTTCACCATTCTTAGTAAAAGCTAATTCTAAAGGTTGGTTTAATGTGGATATGGGAATGATAGATTCAGTATCTATAGATAAAGCACCAGATGGTCAGTGGACTATGGATGGATATCCTACTACCATTAAAGTAAGTTTAGGAATAACTGATTTATATCATAACTTTATGGTAACATCTACCCATTCACCAGTATTATTCTTTAAGAATGATGGTATAATGGAATATTTAGCAGTACAAGGTAATATAGATTTAAATAGAGTGCATCCAGAAATCATACTTGATGTGGCAAGTCGTATGTTATGGGAAAATATAGCTGAATTCCCTAAAGAACTTGGTGCAGATGTTATGATGTCTTGGAGTAATAGATTTAGAAGTATTTTTGGAATAAGGTAAATTATGATTAAAGACATAAAGAAATATATAGAGAAATATTCTAACGTATCTAATAATATAGGTGAAAGAATACTATCTGTATTAAGAAAAATGAGAGAAAAGGATTTGAGAAAATTAAAAGAATTAGTTGAAATAATAAAATCTATTACTTGGTCTAAAGTATATCTAACGTTCTATATGGAACCTAAAGCTACTTCAAGACCAAGAAATAATAGATTCACTAAAGTATTTTATGTAAAAGATGCATCATTCAATTCTAATCTATTTAAAGATTTTATAGACAACCAAGATGAAATAAAAGATATAATAATAACTCCTACTATAATAAAAGCAGATTTCTTTTCACCTATACCTGATAATGCTTCTAATGTATTTAAGTTATTAGCTGAATTAAGATTAATAAGACCTATATCTAAACCAGATTTAGATAATACTATTAAGACTTATATGGATATGATACAGAAGCATTTATTAGTAGATGATTCATTGGTGATAGAATTACATTTAAGGAAGTTCTATTCATTAAAACCAAGAATAGAGATGGAAATATCTTATATGGATGGTTTTGATTGTAAAGAGAATGAGAAAAAAGTAAAGAGTTGGAAACAGACATCGATTTAGTATATAAAAATATATACAAGTGATAACAAGTAATCAATATGCAAAAGATTTATAATGTTACAGAATTTGCTGAAATGATAGGCAAATCAGTCAAGACGTTACAACGTTGGGACAATGAAGGGATATTGAAAGCATATAGAAGTCCGTCAAATAGGAGGTATTACACACAAACTCAGTATAATGAATATATTGGGATAAAGGACGATGTCGAACAGGCAAATGTGATATATGCAAGAGTTTCTTCAAGAAATCAAGAAGATGATTTAAAGAACCAGATAAAGTTCTTAAATCAATATAGTATAGATAATGCTATACCAATATCTAATGTAATATTTGATATTGGTAGTGGGATGAACTACAATAGAAAGAATTGGAATTCTCTAATAGAGGATTGCTTTAGGGGTAAGATATCGAAAATATTGATATCTCATAAGGATAGATTTATGAGATTTGGGTTTAGATGGTTTGCTTCTTTCTTAGAAAAAATGACTGGTGTTCAGATTATTATTGCTGATAATATTGCTACTACACCAGAGAAAGAACTTATTGAAGACTTAGTTACGATAATTGATATATTCTCTTGTAGAGTATATGGATTACGTAAATATAAGAAGAAAATAAGTAAGGTGATGGAAGATGACGAGAGTATTTAAGATAAGATGTTATCCAACTAAAACCCAGATAAAAAAGATAGAGCAAAACTTTGGAACCTGTAGATTTGTGTGGAATATGTATTTAGAATATATCCAGAAAGAATATGCTAATAATAGACCATATTCAAATAACTATGAATATTCTAAATATTTAAATGCTCTAAAGAATGATAATCCAGATTTTCATTTTATTAAAGAGGCTTCATCTAAAGCAATACGGAATACTATAGATAATCTTAATATAGCAATGAAAAGATTCTTTAATAAAACTGCCAGTTATCCAAAGTTTAAATCTAAGAAGAGAAATCCAATAAGAAGTGTATTTCTAAATAATGATGGTAGGAAATGTCTCAATTTCTTGGAGAATAATCCAAAATATATGAAATTACCATATTATGGTAAGATGAAGATTAAGTATAGAAAAAGAGAATTATTTCTAAGACCATCTAATAACAATATATCTTCTGGTAGATTAGTTAAAGAAGGTAAGAAATATTATATATGTTTGATATATAATAAAGAAAGAGTCGATATACTAAAGAATAATATATCTTATGGTATAGATTTAGGTATAGCTAATTATGCTACTATATATTATAGTGATGGTAATTACTATCAACAAGAATCTATATTAAAAGATAGTAGATATATCAATATAAATAACAAAATTAAAGAATTACAAGTATCAATTAGTTATAAGCAAGAGATTAATTATCAAAGATTATTAACAGATTTTATTAACAGACATGACGGCGAAGAACCATCAGAAAAATATAAAAATATTATGAAAGGAGAGAGCTACAACACTTCGAATATAAATAAGTTATGGATAAAGATAAGAAGATTATATACTAAACGCACTAATATAGTTAAAGATTTCATAAATAAGTTAGTAAATGATATAGTGGTGAGAACCAAACCGCTATCCATTACTGTAGAAACTCTAAGTGTACGAGATATGTTGGAAAATGATTCTTCACATTTATTACACGATCTTATAGCTAAATCTAATTGGTATAAATTCTTCGCTTCATTAAAAAATAAATGTGAAGAATTTATGATAGAACTTAGAAGAGCTGATAAGTATTTTGCTTCAAGTAAGAAATGTAGTGTATGTGGAGAGAAGAATAAAAATCTTACATTAAATGATAGAGTTTATTATTGTGATAGTTGTGGGATTACTATTGATAGAGATTTAAATGCTGCTATCAATTTATGTAAACTAACTAAATATACAGTTGTAATATAACTATTCGCCCATAGCTCGTGGGTTTAAAGACACTTACGAAGTGTAATGTTAAGTATATATGTATACTTAATTTGTAGCAGTTGGAAAAATTATAAAGACATATCTTCTTAATTAAGAAGATATGTCTAATTATATTTATTTCTTATTTAATCCATAAGCTATATCTATAGCCATTTCTTTTATTTGAGTTCTATTAAGAGTAATAAGACTCATAGTATTCATCATTTCAAGCATAGTGTATTCTGTAATAGATTCAGCTAATGCTTTATCTGCTATAGAATCTCCACTATCTTTGAAAGAATCATCTAATTCTTCTTGCTCTTCTTCATCTTTGAATTCCAATTCTCCTTCATCTTCTGAAGCATCATATTCATTCATTTCAGCTACATCTGGAACTGTTTCCGCCTTTTCTAATAGTTGATGATAAGAACGTTTCATTATAGCTCCGAATAGAGTATATTCCTGCATAGGAGTTTTTTCTTTTTCAACAGCATCTGCTAATTCTTTCTTCTTTTCTAAATCTTCTTCAGATTCTATACTATCATCAGCTACTATATCTTCTTCAGCTGATTTAATAGCTTCTTCTTTCTTAGCAGCTGATTTCTTTTCATCCATAACAACTTGTACTACTTTATCTCTAACAAGAGCTGCTATCTGGTCTACAGATAAATTATCTATATCATTAGACAAATCTTCTTTCTCTTTTTCATCTAAATCAAAGTCAATATCATCTGCTGTTATAGATTCATTCTTAGCTTCATTGAGTTTTCTCATAGTAACTTTATTAACAGTTGCTTCGCATACAGCTTTTATAGACTTAGCCAATCTATTTTCTTTACCTTCAAGTAATTTCACTCCACCATTACCGTCTATGAAATCACTTACATATGCTTCAAGAGCAGGTCTATTAGCATTTATAAAATCTTGGTCTAATACAAGACTTCTTCTATAGCATTCGAATATGATATGCTTAAATACCATATTAATACCTTTTTCATATAGAGTATTGATTTTAAACATCTTAGCTTCTCTACTATTAATCTTTTGAGATAACTCCTGAAGTTTCTTATCAGACTCTTCTTCTTTAAGTTCTTTCTCAGCTTTAGCCTTAGCTTCAGCTTCGTCTATCTTTTTAGTTCTATCATCAATATCTTCTTTAGGTGCACCATTAACATTAGCAGCTTCAGCTAATGTGAACGATGGTGTATAAGTGATACCTGTTCTTTTTATACCCATTTACCTAAACCTTCCTTTCTTATTTATATTCTATTTAATATTTTAACATATTGTCTTATTATATTATATTAAGCTTTATTTTTTCTAATTCTATATTCATAAATTCTGGTACAAATTCTAACTTCTGGTCTTTAGACATAGTATCTATACTTGCATTCTTAGGAATAATAGATTGGTCATGTGGACCATAACCATTAAAGTTCTTAAATATAATATAATCTACATCTGGGAATGTATTCTCTATACTCTGAATTAGATTAGATACATGGAAACTATTGAATACTGAAGTATTAATATCTTCCATAAATTTCTTAATATGAAGTTTTAAGTCTCTAATCAATTCATTAACAGGTGTTCCTACATTTGGTTTAACATCAAATTCTATAGACATATTAACTCTATTCAATAAAGTATTACCGTGGATAAGATAAGCATTCTTAGCTTTGCCATAAGTATTATAGAACTTTAAGTCTACAGAATAGTTATTAGTAATCTTCTCTACTGCTTTCATAGCATAGTATATATGATTATCCATTCTATGAAGTATATCTAAACTTGCTTTAGGGTCTTTCATAGTAGAAGCTCTTACTAATGGCATATGTCTTAAACCTATTCTAAACTTATTAGGTGCTCCATCATCAATGAATCTATAGTTACTATGAACTATATTCAATGGTAATATCCAGTCTAATAGAGTATCTTCAGTAGAGTATTTATTGGTAAGAGTAAATTGCTCTACTTCTGTTATTGGTACATCATGAGCTATATTGCCAGTATTCAATTTAAAGAATACTAATATATCTACTTTACAATCCATACTTGGTATGAGCCTATCTTCTATTTCACCAGTTGGATATTTCTTCATATCTTTAACTCTAAATCTTCTATTAAGAGTCATGAAGTCATCTGTAGTTATTTCAGTTTCAAATTTGATTGACCTATTAGCTTCATCATATTCTTTGAGAGTGAAATCTGAGTAAGCTATATAATCACCACTTTCTGCTCCTCTAACTACAAACTTAGGTTTGATTATACCTAAATCAGCATTACCATTATTAGCATCAACTATCTTCTCTTCTATTTCAGAAGTTAAGTTTAATTCTAAGCTAATCTTATATTTATTACTACCTGTATAAGCAGTTCTTGTTATATGGAATCCATTACATAAGAATTGAACTATTGAATTACCATTAACGTAACTATAATCAGTTAATATATCTTTATCTATAGAGTTTAGATAATATCCAACTGATTGTGGTTTCTTACTTATTAGAGTTAAGAATGGATTAGTATATACAAATTCATTACTTCCCTCTAAAGCAGCTAAACCATCCGGTAATCTTTTATCTGGAGAAATTGATACCTCAGTATAACTTCCGCCATTATAGGTAAATAATCTTCCGGGTTTTATTATAAATAAATTATGGTCATTATCATTAATATCAAAATGCTCTGGTTTTATAGTAGTAGATAATGTATTAGTATGATATACGTCATCTATAGCATTCTTTAATATTACATAACCAGTATATATTCTATGGAAATCATCTCTCGTCTTAATAAATCTTGTTAAAGACTTATTTCTTTCATTGAAGTTCTTAAAGTATATATTAAGGTCTTCATCACAAGTATAACTATCTATAGTAGTCATTTTTTCCAAATATAGAGATTTAATTTGATCCATATTAGGCATATTAACACCAAAATCAGATTTACTCATAATTGCTGAGTGTACAAGAAGATTATTATTATAATCCCATTTATCTGACTTAGGTAATACTGCTAAATCATTACCAGTATACTTATCAAAGTTACCATTTACTCCAAGAGTAGTAAAATATTCTATTATTACGTTACTATTAATTTCTGGTCTAAAATAGAAATCTCTTGTAGTAAAACTTATTTCTATAGAAGATTCTGTTTTAAATCTATAATAACAGAATGGTTTCTTTATAGGTGGAGTATTAGCTAATCTTAATTCTAATTGCTCTTTTTGATTAGTGGCAGGATTTTCATAGAATACATTAAATCCAGCCAATTGTTTATCTTCAAAGTCAAATGTCAATAATGGCATATTGATAATAGTGTTATTGATTATATTCTCTTCTTGATAAGTTCTTTCCACCTGATGGACTAACACGTTAATAGCGTAATAAGTATTACCACTATTGGTAATTTCTACCCCTTTAATAAAAGGATTCTTTATATTACTAATCATATTCTTATGATCAAGTATATATCTTGAATTATAAATAATCTTATCTCTTACTAAAGAAGCAGTAATTTCTATATCATAATCTAACATAAACTTTTTATCTTCTACAAAGATTTCAGTTTGTCTATCAAGGTTAAATTTATATCTATTGCCAACTTTAGTAGTATCATTTATAATAGAAGATTTTTCAAATATTAATACCATCTGCATTTCAGCAGCATTGGCAAATAGTTGATGTAATTGTACTGTAGTAGCATAACCATATATAGATTCTGGTAATCTTGCTCTTACAGGTATTAATTCATTAATATAAGTTGATATTGTATTATAAGTATCTTCTGTAGTGGTAGCTATAGTTTCATTTACATAACCAAATAGACCTACATTAAGAGTATTTAATTCATCTACTTTAAAATACTTAGGGGCAATATCTTCCAATATCATTTTCTTAATACTATATATATCATTATAATTCTTTATTTCAGCCAATTCTTATCACCTTCTTCTTAATCACCAAAAGTGATTGGTCTAAATTTCAATTTAAAAAAGTAATCATTCTTTCTTTGATATGTCTCAATGAATGGTGCTCCTGCCATAGACTTAGCTGTACTAACTATATTAGCATCATAAGTTCTTTTATAGACATAATTATCTTGAGCACTATCATTATTAAATTCAAATATACTAATAGGGTTAAAGTCCTCTTTACTCATATACTCAAAAGTTACTGAGAATTCAGGACTTGTATTAAAGTTTCCTTTAGAGTAACTGAAGTTACTGCTTGGTTGAGTTGTAGGATAACATCCATGATACTTTGACCAGAATAATATAGATTCCCCATCAGGACCACAGAGGAAATAGTATATACAAGTTGCATAGTCGAGTATCTTATTTCTCATATACTCTTCTTTAGGACTAAATTGTCCTCTTACTACATTTGATATATAATCTTCCCAATGCTTAAGGTGTCTATACACAGATAATTCATTATCTTCTGCAAATTGGATATTGAGAGTTCCACCAGTTTTAGATTCTATATTATTCTTACCATATTTCATCATATATCCAGTGAAAGTTTGCCCAATTTCTTCAGATTTAATATATTCATCTTGTACTTCAAAAGATAATGCTCTATTACTCAATAATGGATCAAATCTATGACTTGCTTTAAAATCTGCTGTAAGAGTCTTTAGTAATAAAGGTTTATTCTTATTAGCATAATGGAAAGTTGGGTCAGCTTCTACTTTAGGTAATAATGCACCAGACATCTTACCTAATCTACCATATAGATTTAAATCTGGTCTTATAAAGAATACATATCCAAATGTCTTATTCAATGCTGTATCCGGATAAGCCGCTCTAAATCTATTGAATTTAGTCATCATCTGAGTACGAATATCTTCTATATTTAAAGTATTACTTAATATATTATAATTTTCATGAATCTTCTGCATATATTCTTTAAGTTCTAATAAATCCATATCATAGTCATTAAAGAAATTATCTTTACCAAAAGTATCTGGTATAGTTATATCTTCAGCTTTCTGATATCCATAGGTCCCCTGAGCATTCTTACCGAAAGTTGGAGATACATTGACATCGTTAGCTGTAATTCCATCCGGTGTACCTTTTAGATTATAACCATTAGCTGTTCCACCAGTACCACTATTTATACTTGAAGTCTTAAAAGTAGGTTTATTACCACTATTATTTCTATTGAGCCACTTAGCAGTTCTTTCTTCTGCTTGTTGAACTCCAACGATATTATCCGGGTCAACCATATCAAATTTCTTTAACCATACCCAGCCATCATGATGAGTTAATTTACCCCATCCACCTTTTGGTGGGTCATTGATAGCTACAGTACCACCATTCTTCTTATATATAGTACCTTTCTTATTGGACTTATCGTCAGGTTTACTATATATATTGGCATCTGCTTTTGGTGTATAATAGCGTATTGCCATTTATATATTTCACCTTCTTTCTTGTGAATTATTTATTTCTTAAACACTTACTACTTAGTGGTCTGTTTTTTACGCAGAATTCAATATTCTTTATAGTTATATATTATTGAACTGATATACCACACAAAAATAAAGGGTTATGATTTTAATACTGAGTAATTTAATCATAATCCTCTCTTTAACCAAATTTAATTTTTATCTATAATATATTTTATATTAACGATTTTAATAAGTGAATTAATTAGAGAGGGGAAATGGTTATAAATTATGGATGGAATAACGATTACTGCAATCGAAATGATTTTAGAAGCAATTGGAACTTTAGCTGAGGCAGCAAGTGAGCTTATAGAAGACTAAATCTATGATGATACTCAGTATATTACATAACCCTTTATTTTTTTGCCCATTTTAACAACTACTTAATACTATAAATAAAATTCAATAAAGAAAGGACGTGTTTTAATGGGAGTATTTAAAGATACATTAGACCTGTTAAAAGATCTAAAAGATGCTAATGCTTTCTCTTTATTTAGGAAAAAGTATTACTCTTCACTTAGTTCAAGAGCTGGTGAAGGGACTTTACAATTCCCACACATAGTTTCTAAAAATATAGATTTAGAAACTGCTCAAATGTGTTGTAAAGCTTCTGAAAGACAATTGGCAACTTTTGTTCAAATAACTATGTCTATGTCACCCAATTTATATATAGAAGATGGGGATGATGCTATAGATTATATAAGACAATTCCATTCTAACGTATCGGTTTTAAATCCAAGTGGTAAAGATATTGCCAAAGGAATATTAAAGACTGCTATTGAAGAAGGATATGTTGGATTCCTAAAAGAGCATGGTGCTGAGCATTATCTACTGGTATCTACAACTCTTAATGATGTGACTAACCAGACGATAGTCTCTAATAAAGAGCAACTTTATAGTGTATTAGAAGATTTGAATACTACTATATTGAATAGTAGTAAAAACTTCTCTATTACTAAAGAGAATAATAAGTATATTACTCTTGAAGCTAAAGCAGAGAGGAATACTACTACAAATTCTCATAATATCACTAATAAGTTGAGAGATAGTAATAATGATAGTAGCAATTCAAATAATATCATTGGTAATAAATTAAGCAATAATACTAATAATATTGGTACAAATCTTAATGTGAAAGGAAATCTCGATAGAAGAACTTTTAATACTAACAGTGTTACTACTAAGACTACTAATATAACTAATCAAGCTCCTGAAAGACCGGAAACTTATGCTGGTGCTTATGCAGACATGCGTGGAGATATGAATAAGAATATGCTTCAAGATAATGATGCTAAGAAAGCAAATGAATTGGTATCTACATTAGTGCATATGAGAATTCAACTTATGTCTAAAGACAAAGGAACTTCATTAGGATTCCAAGATTTTGTACTTGGTGTTAAAGCTACTATGCACCCTGTAACTTCTGAAGAAATGATTACTAATCTTATATCTGCTTATAAAGGAGATAATATGGTATTCGACTTCTTAAGATGGACTACAGGAGAATTAAAATTCTTTAGGGACTTCCTATTTGGTGTAAGTTCTATAAAGAAAGATATTGCTAATAGAGTAGCAGGGCAATCTCCTCTATGGTTATCTGCTAAGAGATTGAGAAATCTATCAAAGTTAAATGTAATGAATAAGAATAACTTATACCCTAATATGACTATAGTGATTACTAAAGAAGAAGTTGATTTCATTAAAGATAATTATGGAATAAACTTCATGGATATTAGAGATGCTAAGATAGTTATAGATAAATTATTCTTAATAGATTTCATAATAGTGGATGAAGCATCTAAGGTAGTTCATTTCTTATTCGAAAATATGAATAACTGGGAATCAGTATCTTATTCGGGATTGGAAAGAGAGAACTCAAGAGATGAGAGAAAGTTTAAAGAAATGCTTAAAGCATTAAATAGATAAGAAGGGGGGTAGATTATATGAATGCTGCTTTAGAATTAGTAATAGAAGCTTCTTCTTATAAAGACAGACAAAAGCTTCTTGAAATGACAGAATATGAGCAAACTAATATTACTACTAACGTAGTAACTAAACTATATGATTCATTACTAAATAAATCATATGCAAGGTTTGATGAAATAGAAAAGACTAAAGGGGATATTGAATCTTATATAGGTTATCAAGATACTGTAGATACTCTTAATGCTATAGAGAAATTGATAACTGATACAAAAGGTGTAAATGTACCACCTGAGTTACAAACTATTCGTCAAGCTATTAATAATATAATAAGATATAAACCTGATTTTGTTACTTCTTTCAAACTGGAAAGAAAATTAGGTAAACTTATTTATACAACAGTGGTAGCTTCTATTATAGAATCTACTACATTATTACTTGCTTCTTCAATAGAATTCGTTAAGAATCCTACTATGGGAGAAGTTATAATAGCTAAGAAGATGAGTCATAGTGGTTACCTACCTATAGAGAATTTAAATAAGTTCAATATGAGTGCCGGTAATGGTGAATTATCTATGGTTATGAAGACTATGAATACTACTGATAAGAATAAACTTCTTGGTGGTATAGCAGTACCTTTCATAGCTATAGGAGCTACAATAGCAGTTGTTATAATTATAAGAGAAATGATTTATTATTTCTATAATATGAGACAACAAGCTACTGATTTCTTACAACTCCAAAAGAAATTCTTAGAATATAATCAAAATGAAATTGATTTAAATAAAGAATTGGATTCGGAGAAGAAGAAAGAAATTAAGTTAAAACAAAAAGCTCTTATACAAGAGATAGATAGAATATCAGATATGATAAAAATCAAGTATAAATCTACTGAGATTGCTACTGTAACTGCATTAAAGAAAGAGAAAGAAAATTATTCTCTTAATTCTATCCAAAAGGATATTAACAAGAAAAATGTAGGTGAATTGGACGGTATTAGATTATTATAATATCACAAGTAATTCATTTGACATAATTGTAATACTTATTTCAAAGCCCATTTTTTGGGGCTTTGAAACATAGTTATAAAAAATTAAATTAAAAAACTTAAAAGAAAGGACTGATATAATGATATCAATACTTGGCAATCAACTTATTACTGAAAGTTATTCTGGTTATGATATAGAGGAAGTTGCATTGGAAAACTCTCAAAGATATGAGAGAGATAATGGAATGTACCTTGCTATACAAGAATCTTATTCAGATATAGTTGGTATATATGAAGCAATAGCTATAACTGACATGAAAGAACTTCAACAAAGACAAACTGAAGGAACTCTTATGGAAGCTACTGTAGTAATGGAAGGTTTCAAAGAAAGAGCTAAAGCTATATATGAAAAAATAAAAGCTTGGCTTCAAAATCTTTGGACTAAAATCAAAGCATTTTTCAAAAAGCTTTACACAATACTTTCTTCTCTATTCATGAGTGGTAAAGACTTTGTGGAAAAGAATAAGAAAGCTTTAACTGCTTTAGGTTCTAAGAAAGTTACACTTAAGAATACTTACAAGTATTCTGTAAAAAGCGTAGGTTCTCCTAATTTTGATGCTATTGGACTTGGTAACATCGAAAATCTTTATAAAGATTTTGTTGAAGGTGCTGCTAAGTGCGAAGACAATGAAGGTAAAATTACTAATCAAGCCGAAGTCGATAGACTAAAAGAAAAACTTGATCATGAAAAGAATGAAAAAGAAAATAGCTTGGATAAATTGCGTGGTGGATTACTTGAGGAAGGTCCAAAGACTGAACAAGAATTCGCCAATGCTATCGAAGCTAAACTTCAAGATGGTAAATTGGCTCCGGGAGATGTAACATATACTGTTACTGAAGCAATGGATTTATTGACTGCTGATTTTATTAAATCTGCAAAGAGTGCTGAAACTGCGGCAAATAATATGCTTGCTAAAGTTGGTGAGTTGAATAAGAAATTCGAATCTAAAGCATCGACAATAAAGAATGGTACTATAATGGGAATAGCAACTGCGTATGTTACTCATTTGACAAGCTACGCAAGCAGTGCTGTGAATATAGTATCAACATCAATAAGCAAACAAAGATCTGCTATTAAAGCAGCTAATGCAAATGCTAAGAAAGTTTGCGTTATGGCTCTTACTGGCAGAGTAGATAAATAATTAGGGAGGTAAACTATGATAAGTGCACTATTTAATTCTTCTATACTTTTCGAAGGTACTAATGTTGAAGAACCTGAAGTAGAAGAAATAGAAGAACTAAAAGAAGTTGAAGAAACTTTGGATGAATATCCTAATGCTGATGAAGATTCATTAGATGAAATAGAAACAGAAGCTGTTAGAGATTTTGCATCTCTTGAAGCTGCTTCATACATCGTGGACGTAATAACATTTGAAACTGCTATAGTTCATGGCGAAGAAAGAGGAATGGCTGTTATGGAAGGTGCTATAAAAGACACTTTCGTAAAGATTAAAGAATTCCTTATAAAGATAGCTAAGAAAATAAAAGCTTTCTTCCTTAAACTTATACAAAACATACAAGTATTCTTCATGAATGGTGTAGATTTTGTTAAGAAGTATAAGAAAGACCTTATTGCTAAAAAGGTAGATGGTTTTGAAAAGAGATACCACCAAATGAAATATGCTGAGCTTAATACTGTCGATAAATTTGCAGATGGTTTTGGAAAATACTTCAAAGCTATAACTGGTCAAATTAAAACAGAAGACATATTAAAGAAAGTTGCTAACAGAGAAGAAGTTAGTGAAGAATTCAGTGATTCTGATATGGAAAGAGATATTAAGAAAGTTACTGGTGGTGAAGTTGAGACAACTGGTGATTTGAGACCATTCCTTGACAAAGCTTGCGGCTTGGAAGGTGATCCTGAACTTATAGTTGAGTTCAAATCTGGTCCTTCAGTACAAGCAATGATAAAATTCGTTGAAGATTCTAATAGTATACTTCAAGACGCTAAGAGTGCTCAAGTTGAATCTGAAAGAATTTACAAAGAATTGATTGATAAGATTGATGGAGTTGCTAAGAAGTTTGCGGATGATTCAGAAGGCGATGCTTCTAAAAATGCTCTTGCTGCTTCTTATGCTAAGAAGCTTATCAGTAGAGCAAGAAAGATAGGAACTTTTGTAATTGCTTGTAGAAAAACAAAAGTAGAAGTTGCTACAGCTATGCAACGAGAAACAGTATCTGTTTTGAAATCTTTCATGTATCGTAGTCCAAAAGTAGAAAAGAATAGTGCTGATTTCGGTTATGGATCTAACAGAAATATGTTTGATTCTTTCTCTATATAATCTAAGCTGCTTTTAAAATATAATATGAATTGATTTTTTTTTTAAATCCACTAAGGTATAGTCATATCTTAGTGGATTTTTTATTACAGAAAAGGAAGTGAAATTAAATTGATTTTATTCAATAATAAAACTACTCCTGTCAAGAAAGTATCTTATGTATCTTCTATAGATAGTGATATAATGAGTAAAGAAACTTATTATAATACTCAGATAGAGATAGATAATGATTATATGACTATTATGAGAGAATTCTTAGCATATGATTATATTAAAGAGAATAATCTGTATAGTAGTGAAATAATACAAGAGTCATTTAGTGATATATGTGATACTATTGCAAGATGGGCTCAGAAAGTAAGAGATTTTATAGTAAATGCTTTCAAAGGCATATTTAAGTTTATAACATCCTTATTTACTTCTACGGATGAATTCTTTAAGAAGTATGCTAATGAAATAGATGTAAAAGGTGATGTTGATGTCGAATTATTCGACTACAAGTTTGACCTTATAGAGAAAGCTCCTAATACATCTTTCATCAATGATTTGGTAATGTCTTTCAATAGTAAGATATCTTCTATATCAGATGTAAAACTATTAGATTTGACTGAAGAATATCAAGATAAATCTTCAGATTCTTCTATAGCTGATATGAGAGGTAAGATTAGTGGTTTAGGTGGTAGAATAGATGGTCATGATTTAAAGACTAAAGTGCATGAAGCCTTTAGAGGTGGTACAGACAGTGCTCCTACAATTAAACTTACTAATGATTTAGCTAAGAAAATATTATCGGATTATTCTAATATAAAGAATCTATTAACTAAAGCTAAGAAAGACCAGATAACTCTTATAGACACTATGGATAAGATGAAAGAATTCTTTAAGAATTCAGCTAAGAAATATGCTGTTGGTAATGGAGCTACTAAATATGCTGGTCACAGAATAGATGTAGATGAGAATAATAAATTTTCAAGAGATAAAGAAGAAACTCAATTGGGTGGTAGTGAAAATAAGAAATCTATAGAGAAGATATATAATATGCACTATCATCTTACTAAAGAATATAGTGATATTACTACTATAGTATTAACTGAGAAAGTTAATGTTATAAAAGAGATATTGAGTAAGTATAAAGAAATAGGTAAGAAAGCTATTGTTAGTTCTAAACCAAATAAAGATAAAGAAGAAGGTGATAAATGATGATAACTATTAATCCTATGGAAGAAATAATATATGAAGCTACTGACTATTGTGAACTATTAATGGAATATGAAGTATTCATTAATCGAGAGAATATAAAAGGTCAATTGCAGATGCTTAGAGAAGCTGATGACGATAAACCACAAAATAATCAAGCAAATTCATCTGAAAGCTTATTAACTAAAATAATTGACTTTTTTAAACGTATATGGGAAAAGTTTACTGGCAAAGTGAAAGAATTGTCTTTAAAGAATAGCGACTGGCTTAAGAGATATGAGAAGCAAATAAAAGAAGCTGATTTTAATAATATAACTATTACTTTAATAACATATTGGAATTCTTTCGGCAATTATAAGATATTCATTGATGACTTAACTAAAGATACTCATAGACTTATCAATGAAGCTATAGCAGTTAATAAGGAAAGAAAGAATATAGCTAATAGAATGATGGATTCTATTAGAGAAACTATAGATAAATTACAGAATAGAATTAGTATAGCTCGTGAAGAGTTTGATAATAATTCAAACTTCGCTAAAAAGTATTCTGATAAAGATGGGGATCTTAATAAAGGTATTGGTAACTTCCTAAGAGTCAATGACCCTAAGATAGATACATCAGATAATAATAATATAGTTAAACTTACCGGTGGAGAAGCTAAGGCTATAGTTGCTCAGATGTATGATTATTGTATGGCATATTCTGAGAATGTCAATAATATAAATGCTTCTAAGAAGAAAGTAGATAATGAAATATCTCTTATAGAAAGAGAATTAAAGAATCTTGATGAAGCGGTTAATAATAATCAAAATAATGCCGCTGCTCAAAAAGAAGCATTTTTAATGGAATCTATTCAAATATTATTTGAAGAAGGGCAAGATAATAATTCAAATAATAATACTTCTAATAATAGTGGAAATAATAATAATAATAATGAACCTAAGAATGGTGGAGTTCAAGTAAACCAAGATAATAAATCTATGTCTTCTAAAGAACTTACTGGTTCAAGTGTAGATTATAAATCTTTAGATGCCAAGACTCTTAGTGCAAGAAATGCTGCTCTAAAAAGATTACAATCTGGATTTGCAGCAGTATTGACCATAGAAGAAGAAAAATATACAAGATTTATGATGATTATGAGAGGTATCGCTGCTAAACTTCCTAAAGTTAAAGTTGGTGAAGTCAATCAAAATGATGAAAATAAAGAAAGTAAAGATAATAAAGACCAAGGTACTAAAGAATCGTATAGTTATCTTTCAGAAATGGGGTTACCCACCAGCAAGAAACCTGTATATGTAATATTATTCAATAATAACAATGCTGGTACTTCAGACCAAATAAAATCTATAACAGGATTTCCTTATAGCCATGCTGCTATATCGTTAGATACTACTATGAATAATATGTATTCTTTCTCTAATATACCTTATGTTAATAGTGGTCTATTTGCTACTGGTAATGGTTTTGTTAGAGAATCTATATATAGTCCAACTTATGTAAATAATATATTCTTTGATGTATTTGCTATAATGGTAGATAATGAAAAGTATAAAGATATTTATACTACTATAGAGAAGATGAAAGCTGCTGGGCCAGTTAAGTATAGATATAATACCTTAGGTCTAATAGATTGGTTCTTCTTAAAGACTAAGAGAACTGGTGATTATTCAGATATAAAGAGAAAGACTTCATTCTTCTGCTCTGAGTTTGTAGCATTCCTAATAAATGGTCAAAATAATATGAATCTTTCTCCGGGAGAATTGAGTGGATTACAAGATATTCATTTCCTAAAGAGGTTTACTATACCTACATTTAAAGAGAAAACTCTAATTAAAGCAGTTAATGATTTAGAACGTAGTGTTAATAAAGAATCATATGAATTACTAAATGAAGAATTCAGAATACCTATATTCAGTAATCTATTTAACGATGATAGAATAAAAGAATTTGTCTATCTATTAGATTGGAAGAATATAAAGACAGCATTTGAAGTTAAGTTTGGAAATAAGTATAATGATAGTGTAAGATTTACTTTAGTTGAGCAGATCATAAAGGATATAATAATACCTTTTATAGATTATACTAAGCTTAATCTAAAGAGAGATCAATATACTTCATTAGTTACTCAATGGATGAGTAATATACATGCCTATCTAATTAGTGAAAGAATTCAATTATTAGTATTCTTAAATGATAAAAATCTTTTTAATAACTTCGTAAGAAAATTTAAATTGCAATATTAATCATGAATCCAATAATACCTTAATTAAGGTATTATTGGATATTTATTTTGCTTATATATAATAAAGATGTATCAAAATAATATATTTAATTTAAATTTATAAAGGAGTAAGTGACATGAATTTTGAATTATTGAAAGACCCTGTAACTTTTATCCAATCTACAAATTTAATGATACCATTAGCTGTATCTTATGATTACTTAATGGATAAAATAGAATCGGATAAAGAGGCATTTAGAAAATTGAACTTTAAATTGGCTAAAGAATATAATCTTACTGTAGATTATGTCAATAATGGTGAACGCAGATATATAGTATTTAATGTATATAAAGGATCTAATCTTAGAATATCATTTAGTACTAAAGATAAGAGATTTGTAAAAGCGTATATGCTGGATGGAGAAGATATCTATATACCAATAGACTATGGTATATTCTCTCAATCTATGATGTATTCTGTATTTGTGACCGAGTTTATGAAAGTTCATGGAATATATGACACTGATACAGAATTCAAATCATTCTGTAAAGATGCGTTATACTATCATTGTGATGTAGATGAAGGAAATGTATTCGCTGGCATAACATCATTCTTCTTACCATCAGATGATGAAGGTGTAGTATATGGTGCAAAAGGATTATTTGAAGATATTAAATGGCTTAGTGATAATAAAGAAAAACTTGAGAAAATGACTGGAGAAGATAACTATTCAAATGGTCTTAAATCTATAGATGCTGAGTCATTTACATTGAAATGTCCATATGGTCAAGGATTACCTAATGTAGTTATATTCTATAAAGAAGTAGAAAAATTAGCATTAGTATATATGGAAAAACATGTAGATAGCTCATTTGTATTTGCTATTAAGTATGATGCTAATAGAGATAAATATCTTGTTAATTATAACGAAATTTATAATGTCCTTATGTATGAAAATGATATTCAACCAACTAATATATCAGATAGTTATTTGAAAAATATATTCTTTGTTAAAATAATGAATGATGTTAAGATGATAAGTAATATGATTAGAGTACATGAGTTTGTACATGGTGGTATGTCAGAAGATATACTGAAAGATATATTCAGTAAAAGTGAGTTAAGCACAGATGCTGTTGACAAATCAATGAGCATGTCTCAGTTATTTACAAATATGGGTATAGAGTTAATAAAACTCATGCAGTCGACTCAGAATTTAAATGATAATCCATTGGGAGTAGCATATCCTACTGCTTCTACAGTGATAATTAAACTTATGGATATTATGAGAGAGAAATATCCGGAATCTGCAAAACAACTACTACCGAAAGCAGGATTTGAATTCTGTAAATCATTAGTTAAGAAATTTACAGATATAGATACTTCAGTTGCTTCTTTTGAAAAATATGAGAAGTTTATCAGAGAAGAGTTAGAAATTGATTCAAGTAATTTTGGATTATTACTGACAATTATGGCGGAGAATAAAGAAGATATATGGAATGATTTTATATATCAAAGATTGCTCGAAGGTTCTATTGGTGATGTTAATACTAAATTCGATACTAATCATTACCTATATAAACTAACGGAAAAATGCTATACTGTGATTGATGCGATGATTGATGGTGCTGAAGGAGCTATCTCGATTATGGATAGAGTGACAAAATTTATAATATCTGAAGTTGAAGAAGAACACGTGCAACGTCTATTGAACGGCACTTATGAAACTAAGTTAAAAGAATGGATAGAATTCCAAAATGATACAAGCGATTTGGAAGCTATATATAAAGAGAAGTATGGTTTACGAGATATTCATTTACGTAATTATATGAATATTGCTGCTATGCATAAAATCATCAGTGTATCTTATGTCGATATAATGTCGACAGCTATTACCATTTCTCCAATCGAAACTTCTCTAATAGTATTACAAAATGTAATGGGATTCTATGTTAATGAAGAAACTATACAAAGTATATTCAAAGAATGTCCTAAACTTAAAGAAGAGTTTGGTGACAAACCAATGGATTTTGTTCGTAAAGTAATTGGAGATATTCTTCATAAAGTAGAAGAAGAATTAAAGTAAAATTAATTAAGATAAGCTATATAATTATATAGCTTATCTTTTTTTGTATTAAATGAAATATAAAGTATCTCCTTCAAGATGATGTATAGATTTCCATCTTTCAAGTAAGTCTTTTCTTTCACTCTCTGCACCAGACCATTCATCTGTACGTAGTTTAATACTACCATATGCAGTTTGAATTTCATCATAGTTTCTTAATGAATTATATAAGAATCTCTTTACATCTACTAATGCTAAGTCCATAAAAGATTCTCTATGACCTTCATTAATAGTATTGAGAGTTATATCGTGTGATAATCCTACTTCCATAGCTATACCATTAGTAAGTATACCCATATTATATAACTTAATCTTATTAGGTTCTATATATTCAAAAGAAAACTTAGGTGATACATAATGTACTAATTGACTATCCATACTATTAAGCATCATATTCTTGTAATCGCACATAGAGTAGCTTGAAGCACCCGGAAGATAAGTATTACTTTGGTAAGTAGTATCCGGATATACATGGTCTATACTAATTATCTTTCTTTCACCAAATCTATCTGTTGGTATTTGATAAGTAATATAATCTCTAAATACTTCTAACTGTTTCATCTCATCATATTTGAATTTAGCTACTATTCTATATGGAGCATAAGTACTATATATTGGTAAAGTCTTATACTTAATTACATCAGTTAATGCTTCATCTTGATTATCGAATGGGAGTACCATACCATATATTCCTAAGTCCATTTTAATACTGGTAATACATTCGGTAAGATTTAACATATTTTCTTCTATCCTTTCTTTTTTTTGTATTTAAAAATGAGATAATCTAATTATATAGATTATCTCATAATAATTATAGATTAGCCATATAGTTAGTTATTTCTCTTGTAATAACTTGCTCTATAGGAACATGGAAAGTTTTATTTCCTTCTTTGATTATAGCATACTTATAATCATCAGTTACTATTAATCCTTCTTTGCATACATTAAGAGCATTAGAAGCTATTCTTATTGCATTAGATTCTTCCTTAACAAATAACTCTATATCTTGTAAATTAGATTCTGTTATAGGTTTAACCATAACAGCAGTGTTATTCTTTCCAGTATAAGGATTCTTATTTACAATCTTAACTTCTTTAGTTCTATCCATATAAGCTTCTTTATGAGAAGGTAATATTACCCAGTCATAAGTTACTATATGTGGTATATTAGTAATTTCAGATGAACCATCGCTTCTTGCTTTAAGTTTACTAAGAGCTCTTAGACTGAATGCTGGAGTAGTTCCTTGTAGGATGAGTTTAGTCATCTTAGTACCAACCCCACCTCCATCGTCTATAGTTCTAACAGTACCTTTATTATATCTTTCATCTGTATCCATACTTAATATACAAGCACATATATTTTTAGGATCTATAGTAAGACATCTCTTGATTTCATCTGTATCAGGGTGACCTGCTTCACAGAATAAAGATTGATTCCTAAGTAGTTCTTGAATATGCTCTGCTTGGAAAGCAGGTATCATTAACTTACCCGGATATAATCTTCTATTTCTATTGACTCTTAAGAAATCTTGTAATACGGTATAGAATTCAACAAAGAAAAGATTTCCATCATTAACTACATTTTTTATCTCTGGAGCTTTAGATGGAACTTCCATGTCTTCCATAATCATAAATACATTGACTTCTTGTTTATCATTATATCTCATGAATAATTATTACTCCTTTCTATTATATTCTGATTTGTATTTACCCTAATGTTTTTTAGCTCAATTGCTGAAGTTTACTTACGCTGTCATATTCTACGTTTTTAACATTCGATTAAGTAAACCTTATAAAAAATAAGAAAGGAGTAATATTTTTATGTCTTATATGGATAATTTAAAATATTCAGATATAGAGAATAAAAGACTTAATAATATAGAGAAAAACTATAAACGTTTAATGGAGAACTATACTCCGGTAAATGCTATTAAGTACTGCGAATATCTGAGAAATAAAGATAAGCATGAGTTAGTAAATAGCTTTGAATGTCTATATACTGTACCAACTAAAGTAGCTTGGGATATAGTAGATGCATTATTCGAAGAATTATTTATTGACAAAGACTATACTACTATAGATAGACTATATGAATCTATTCAAGAATATAAGCAATTATGTCTTGATAATAATCAAGTATCTACTATGGAGTATATTGATAAGACTATTAATCTTGTACAGGAATCATATAAACCGGTATTAACTAATGAGAATATGGTTTCTTATATAATGGAATCTTTTATTCCTACAGATGATGAAAGTCTTAATAGTGCAGTTAAATCTTATGTAGAATCTACTGTAGATGCACTATTCTCAGAAGGAATTGATGAGAATACTCTCATGGAAAGATTATCTACTATAGAAACTGTAGATAATAAGGTTCGTAAATTGGCAGAAGTTTATCAAGAACCTGTTAGAGAAACTTTCTCTACTCCAATATATACTAATGAAGATAGAGATAATGGTATAAGAAAAATGATATCTAATGTATCTATAGGAAAACTTACTAAAGTATTAAGAGAAACTACTTTTAAAGGAGACCAAGATTTAGCTAATGATATCATTGATGCTGCTGAAGCTGATCATAATAAGATAATTCATTCTAATAAGTATGAACCAGCTCTTTATAATGATTTAGAAGACAAAGTAGATAGTCTGATAGATTTAGTTAAATCTTCAGTTCATGATAAAGATGATAATATCACTGATGAACTTGAAGAATATAAGAAGACTATAGAATCTATTATAATAGATACTAATAAGAATAAAACTTCTTATAATATTTGGAAAGAGAATGGTGAAGAACTTTTAGATTCTGAAGATGAAACTGAAGAAGAAGTAGATGATAGAGATATTATAGAAGCTATAGATGATTTAGTTGATATGATAGAAGAAGATGATGTCCTATTGGAAAGAACCATCTTGGAATATCAAAGTCATCGTAAGAATCTTATAGATAAATATGAAGTTACTAAAGAAACTATTTATCCTGTATTAAAATCTCTTGATAAGATACAATCTATCTATGAAGATACTGGTAGAAATTCATTAGCTGGTAAGATAGGTAGGATGAAAGAGAAAGTAGCAAGACAAGTAGTATCTGGAGCAAGAAAGACAAGGGATGCTCTTGAGCATGGAGCTATAGCTTCTAAGAAAGCTGCTGACCATGTAAATAATTTTGTATCTTCTACAGTTCAAAAGATACTTGATGCACCTTATAAAGAAAAGAGAGAAGAAATTCTTAAAGGTGGGTATAAAGTAAAACTTACTAACCTTGTTAAAGATGGCATAAGGCATGGTATAGCATTTGCTATTAATCCTGTATTAGGAGCTATATCAGTACTATCTAAAGTAGCGGGGGATGCTTCTGTAGATATGAGAGTTAGAAGAGAAATACTTCAAGACCTTAAGATGGAACTTAAGATGGTTGAAGAGAAGATAGAGGATGCACGTTCAGATGGTAATAAGAAAGAAAAATATCAATTGATGAGAACTAAACAGAAATTGGAGAATGAAATAGTTCGTATAGAGAACCGTATAGAATCACGTGGAAATGCTGAAAGACCAGAATAGGAAGGTGATATTATATGAAGTTTGATAAACTTTTCCTATTAAAAGAAGCATCTAAACCTAAGAAGATTAATATAGATGCTACTAAACCTGATGACGATGAAGATACTTCTGAAGATTATTCTGCTGAAATAGAAGATGAAGAAACTGACTATAGTGAGGATATGCCAGACGATGATGAAGAAGAATCTACTGAAGAGGATAATACTGAAGAAGAAACAGAAGATACTGAATCAGAAGAAGAAGGAGATGAAGAACCAGCTGAGGAAGAACCTACAGATTATGGTGAAGATGCTCCTGAAGATACAGAAGAAGAGGAACCAACTGATGAAGAAAATACAGAAGATTCAGGAGAAGATAATGAAGTCGATGCTGATGCTACCGATGAAGGTGGTGAAGATGAGCCAACAGATTATGGTGCAGATGCTCCAGATGATACTGAATCTACCTCTGATAGTGATAGTACTGATGACTCTACTACTGATAATACCGATGAAACTAATCAAGGTAGTCCTGAAGATAATAAAAGGAATCTAACTCTATTTAAAGATATGAGTGAACTTTATACTTCTATTAAAGCTATGATGCAAAAGATAGAAGATAGTTCAGTAGATGACTTACTTATCTTGAAAGTATTAAGACAAGTAAGAACTAATTTAGGAGTACTATCTGAGCAGATATTCAATTACTTAGTTAATTCTTTTAATAGTTCTAACTATATAACTAATTTATACAATTACAACCTATTTAAGGAAGCTTTGTCTCTAAACGTTGAAATGATTACTAAAATTAACAAAATTCGCAACGACAAAGGGAAACAAAGTAGTAAAAATATTTATAAGTAAAATATGAAAGGAAGGTTATTTTCTATGAAATATCAAAACGATTTTCAATCTACTGCCACTGTCGGTGCTTTTACACTTGATAGTGACAAAGGATATAATGATGGATTGACTCAAACACTTGAGAGCTTACAAGCTTCTTTTTCAATGAGTCCAATACATCACATATCAAATATACTTCAAAACAGAGTGTTCAAGGAACAGTACAAACAACAACTTATGGAAAACTATATAAATGGTCTTCCACAAGACAGATATTATCAACTTCATGGTGATAAATTGGAACAACTATTCGAAAATACTGCTTCTGATCTCCTTATGGAAAACTCTGTAGCACAATTGGCTCCAGTTGTAGGGCTTTCATTCCCGGTACTAACTAAATCTTATGCTGAATCAGTATCTAAAGATATAGTTATGACAGAAGTTTCTCCACAACCAATAGTTAAGAAACAATTCGAAAGAAAGTTCATAAAGGATAGACAAGGTAAGAAATATTATTACCCTGAAATATTCTATAATGATGACTGGAAGAAAGTGCAAGCAACAGCAAGAGGAAAAGCTATGCCAGATACATTCTATCCGAATGGAGCTGATAAGCTATATGAAAAACCTCTATTCAATTTCAACCTACTTGGTGAAGCTGGTGGGGCAATAGATAAAGGAGATTCTTTCTCTTATGACCTATGCATATCAGCAGTTAAGATTACAGTTAAAGATAATACAGGTGCTGGATCAGTTCTTAAAGAATTCCCAGTTGACATAAGAGCAAGAGTTGATGAAGATCATATAGCTCATGCAAGAGTAACTGGTTATGGTGAAGATGCTGCTAAGACTCCAGTAACTGATGAACTTGTATTCTTAGTTGACTGGCAAATGGGTACTGTATCAGTACATTCACTTGGTGGTAAAGTAGAAAAAGTAAAATTCGGTGGACACCTATCTAACCAACTTAACACTGAAACTATGTCAGTAGATAAGGAAAGAGAAGGATTCATCTGGAATATGGAAGAAGGCGTTAGACTTAACACTGGTGTTACTATAGAAAGAATAAAAGATACTAAAGCTCTTGTTGGTACTGACCACGTAGCAGAAGTTGTATCTGAAATGTCTTCTGTAATAACTCAATTGGAAGATAACGACGTTCTTGACCAATTGAAACAATCATTCGAACACTGGAAAGGTGTTGACTCAAGATCATTCCCACTTGGATATGATGCAAGATACGTAATGGAATCTAAATTCGATTGCCTACCTGCTACAAACTCTTACAAGTCTACAGCAGAATATGTAGGAGCTGAACTTCCATTCCACGTTACAAGATTTATAAATGATCTAAAGAATATCCTTAAAGAAACTGATATCATGTTCGTAATGCATGGTCATCCATCTTGTATAGATCTTGTTACTATGGATATCGACTGGATAATTTCAAGTAACAGTGAAAAACAAATGGGTGGACTATCATTAGGATATAAATTCGGTATAACTACTAACAATGGAACACAAATCCACGTAGTAAGTTCAATGAAAGAAAAGAAAGAAGACGGTATCATGCTTACTGCATATGCCTTGAGTGAAAATGTATTCACATTCAGAAACTGGAAGTATTCTATGAATATAGAAAACACTTACAGAAATCCAATGGCACCAAATATACCAAACATCATGGCTACATCAAGATACAAATTTGCATCTCTACAAGCCGTACAAGGAAAGATCAAGTTGGAAAACAACGGTTATGGTATATCTGCCAGATAATAATTGAAATATATAAACTTTGGGGTAATAGGTACCATATGGTATCTATTACCTTTTTTAATTTTAGATAAAGAAAGGATGGAATTGATTATAAATGGAAAATACTGTACCACAAAAGATTCAATCCACTGAATATTATAGAAAGTATTCTGATAAGCTTAAAGCTATAGATGAAGCATTCAGTAATATGATAGTAAGAAAAGGTAAGAATGCTAATCTATATACTAATTCTATATCACGTTCTTTAAAAGCTATATTTAATAATGACTTTAGTATTATTATTAATGAAAATAACACTATGGAATTCTTTGGTATGCAAATATATCCTAAGAAAGAAGTTATTAATGATATAGCTATGAGAATAGCCGAGAATAATAATTATAAAGTAAATCAGCTTATGGATATATTAAAGACTTCTGATTGGATAATTGAAATAGATAGTAAGTTATTTACTGATATGAATCTTAAACCAGACCAATATGAATTAACAGCAGCTTTATTACATGAAGTAGGTCATAGTATAGATAAGAATTCTATAGCTAATAGAATATATAGAACTTATATAGTGAAGAAAGCTGAGATGAATCAAAGATTTAAGAATCTTGTTAGATACAATAAATCTATATTTAGAAATCTATTCCTAATACCTATAGGAATAGCATTTACTTGTAAGTCATATAGAACTGATGTATTTGGTAGTGAATCAGTGGCAGACCAAACTGTAGTTAAATATGGTTATGGTCAATATCTACAATCATTCATTACTAAGATAATAAAGACTTATGGTAATAGTAAGATTAATCTTAGTTCAGGTGAATTAGATAGTGAAGTCAATGTACTATATACTTGGATTATTAATAATCTTAATGGAGTTAATGTTAGACAGAAAGCTCTTACATTAGCTATAGCTGGTGAAATGGTTAAAATGCCTCTATTATATATGAGAGACATATTTAAAACTATTATACCAGTAGATATGGACTTTAATGATGTATCTAATCCAGAAGCATTATATAGAATGCATGGTCATGATAGAGTTATCCAAGAGATAGCAGATAGATATGTAACAGAAGGTTTAACTTCTCTATTTGATAATAGAAGAGTAAAAGAAGTTAAGCAAGAAGATATAGACTATATTGCTTTGGAAATGGATAAAATAAAGACCCATGATGATAGACTATTTGTAATGGATCTAATATATGATGAGATGGATAAGATAGAAGCTTCTGAAGACTTAATTGCTAAAGGTAAAGTCACTATGGTTAGAATGAGACCTGATAGAATTAAGTTTATGAGAAAGCAATTAGAAGATTTAAGACATAAGATACTAACTATGAAGATAGATGATTCTAATAGATATAGTATTAATATAAAATATCCAGCTGGATATGAAGGATAATTAGTTTTATATAAGATATATAGAGTTATTCAATTCCTATATATCTTATATTAGCATTATAAAAGGAAATGATAATATGGTTAATCCCAATTTAATGGTAAAGAAACCTATTATAGATATAAATGCATCTAATATATCTTTTCTACAAGTGGCTGAGGATTTAAAGACATTAGGTATTAAGAATAATAAGTTCTTCTTAGTATTATATGATAGAAAATTAGTTGGAGTAGATCCATATGATTATAGTAAACTTACTCCAGAATTAATAGAAAGAATTACTATAGAATGTATTATTAATCCTTGGTATTTTAAAAGAGAGATAGCAAGAATACCAGACCAAGGTGGTACTCCTATACCATTTGAACTCAATAGAGGTAACTTAGCAGCATCATATTGCTTCCATAATCATATAGCCCATTATCTGGTATTACCAAGACAGATAGGAAAGACTAAATCTACTCTATCAGATATATTATGGGCATTACAGTTTGGTACTAATAAAGCAGATTTTGCATTCAGTCACTATGAGCAAAATGGTGCTTCTATAAACCTGAGAGACTTAAAAGCACAAAGAGATGCTTTACCAGAATATCTTCAATATAAGATAGCTGTAGGTAGAGATGCTAAACTCGATAAAGGTACTGATAACGTTAAGTCTCTTAAATGTCCAGTTAATGAAAATACTATATGGACTTTACCTAAAGCTACTTCACAAGATACGGCTGATAGAATAGGACGTGGTAAGTCATATTCATTACTATTCTATGATGAAGTTGACTTCTGTAATCATATAGATACTATAGTTAAAGCAATGGCACCAGCATATACTACTACAGCATTAAGAGCAAATGAAAATAATTCTGCACATTGTAGAATATTTACTTCAACTCCGGGTGACGTAGACTCTCCTGCTGGTATGTCTGCTCTTAAGATTATAGATGGTTGCTGTCAATGGGATGAAAAACTATTCTACGATGACTTTAAGAGTATAGGAGAATATGTAGAAGTAAACTCTAATAATGGTATAGTATATATAGAATATCAATATCAGCAATTAGGTAAAGATGAGAAATGGTTCTTAGATAGATCAAGAGACTTGGGTAATGATGCTATTAAGATAAAGAGAGAGTTATTACTTAAGAGAATGCGTGGTAATGCTAAGTCTCCTTATGAACCACAACTATTAGATGATTTACAAGATAGGTTAAAAGCACCTATAGAAAGTATATTTATTAATAAAGTATTTAAGTTAGACGTATATGAAGAGATTAATCCAAATATAGGATATATAATAGGAGTCGACGTTGCATCTGGGGTTAATGCAGATGCTACTGCTGCTACTATAATTAATCCTCATACTTGTAAACCTATAGCGGAATTTAGATCTCCTCATATAAGTTTACCACAACAGAAAGAATTCTTTAGACAACTTATAATTAAATATTTTCCTAAGTCTATACTTGCTATAGAACGTAATAATACCGGTATAGCATTAATACAATTACTATTAGAATCAGATATAGCTTCAAGAGTGTACTTTGATAAATCAGATTCATTCAAAGTTGGTTCTTCAAGAAAATTGGATAAAGATGGCTATAAGAAATCTAATTATGTAAATGATACTGATTATGGTGTATGGACTGGAGCAGCATCAAGAGAAATCATGTTTAATATATTGGAAACTCATATATTAGACCATAGAGATAGATTTGGTTGTAAGATGTTAGTAGATGATATATTTAAACTGATAAGAAATAGTAGAGGTAAGATATTAGCAGACCCTGCTGGAGATGGTCATGATGATAATATCATGTCATATCTGATAGCAATGTATGTATATTACTATGGTAAGAATCTCCATAGGTTTGGTATATCTAAAGCTTCTATAGATGATTTATCTGAAGAAAAGATAGAAGAAGCTAAAGAGAAAGATGAGTATGAATTACTTGAAACTGAAGGATATGATTTCCATGATATGCATAAAGATTATGAAGAAGTTATATCAAGACAAAGACAAGTAGAATTACATGCTATGAGAGAAGCATTAAATGAAATGAATAAAGGTGTATCTGAAACACGAAATCTGGATACTTATGATGGATATAGATATAATCCTGAAGATTCATACGATGATGATATTTATTATCCAGATGAAGATAACTATAATAAAAATTATAATCCAGATGACTTCTTCTAAAATATTTATTTATAGTATATATTACAGGTAAGTAATTTAAATATAAACTATAAATACTTAGAAAGGAAGGGTTTAAATTGCCAGATATAATATACACTGGTTCATCTGAAAATGCTGAAGTTGATGATATGCTTTCAGATCTACCAATAGAATTGACAATTTTAAATATAAAGGAACAACTCTACACTCCACAATCAACTATCAATTATCTCGAACACCTTAAAGATGAAGTAGATGAAATAGGAAGAGAATATTCAGGTGAAGAGAATTTCGATAGTGGAGAAAGAACTCTAAATGAAGTTAAGACATCTATAGCTAATGATGTCATAGAGATAATATCTGACGAATATGATATTACTGTAGATACTGAAAGTTACGTTGGAGAAAATCTATTCGAAATAGCTGAAGCTATGTATAATATATTCGTAGTAGATTATCTCGAAAATATACAACGATATTTATATCAATATATAAAACAAAATAAGAAAACTTTGGCTAAGGACTATAAAGATAGTGAAAATCTTGTTAGTTCTAAGAAAGTCAAAGATAAAGATTTGCAATGTATATCTAATAACTTGCCGGAAATTATCCAATTCTTAATTAGAGGTGATATAGATGAATTTGAATTCATCAAATTAGCAACTGAAGAAGATTCATATGATAGAAATCTTCTATTAGAAATGATGGGTAAAGGAACTATGTATGGTAACTTTGCTGATGCATTACTCGGTAAATTAAATGATGAATTCTCTTATATGAGAGATGTAGTCATATTAAATATACAATCTAAAATAAATAAGAAAAATAAGAAATAAAGGGGTCATATATGTCGAATAAAGCAAATAATGATATGGGTACAGTATTAAAGGCTGTTAATAATGCTACCCAATTAAAAGACATTGAGAAGCAAAAAGAAAATATAGAAGTTATGAGAACTGAACTTCTTAAAGGAACTGATGAAGACCTTGCTAATCATATAGATAAGATTAGTCAAAAGTTCACTTCAGAGCAAATAAAAAAGATGAGTGAAGAAGAATTCGATAAAGAATTTGTATTCAATGATTCTAAGATAAGACTTGGTGAGAAGGGTGATTTTGAATTTACAAAAGATCTTATATCATTACTAAGACTTAATGATGAAACTTCAATACAAGTTGATGAAGCTCTGGAAGGCATTCAAAAAGCTAATGAAGAAAGTCAAGCTGAATTGAATAAGATACTCTCTGATGAGTATAATACTATGAGTGCTTTACTAAGAGCTAAGATGGCAGAAGATTTATCTCTTATAACAGATCCAGTTCTTAGAAAAAAAATGGAAGAGAATATAAGATACTATGATGATGGTCCTAAGCTAACGGAATTCGAAAAATGGTGTTTAGATGAACCTAATGAAATTATGGCTCAAATATACTATGATGAATCTGCTGGTAAGGCTATATTAAAAAGATTCACTGATATAGCTAAGAAGCATAATTTACCTATAAATGGCGATAATCTACAAAAAGTTGGTAACTTAGAGATTATTAATCTACCTAAGGAATACCATAAGGTGAATAACATATTCCTATTTATGTGGATGAGATATGCTGCTAATAAATTAGAGCATCTATCTAAATCTAAGAAAACTCCTATAAAGCTATATATAATTAGAATAGCTCTTCTAATTAAAGAAAGCTTAGGACAAGGCGGAATAGATGCTGGAGAAAAGAAAGAGTTCGTTGAATCAGTGAGAAGAATTCTTGATAAGAAAGACTTATCTCTATATAAAGAATTAGTTCAATTGAAAGACATAGATCTTCCTAAAGAAGAAGTAGTTATACTTGAAAAACAATTAGGAAGTACACAAGAATGTAATAATGAAGTTGGGAAAACTAATTAAAAAAAAAGAGAGTGGTGTTAGCACTCTCTTTAAACAATTAAACGCTAATTACTTTCGTATAACGTAATCGTCAAAGTTCAAATATCCGTGCCATAATTTGGCAAAGTTATCAAACTTATTAGCGTCGCCTTGGAACGCATCGTAATAACGAGTTCCCGGCTTCATTGTTTCAGTGACTATCTTTTGTGGATAGCCACCAAAAGGTTTAAATAAACCTCTTAATGAATCGCTCATTAAGACACCTCCTTTCATAATATATTATGAGATATTGGTAGTATCTCACATGTATATAATATATAAGTGAAAATCATAATAATACTATGAAAGGATATTCTACATACCTCAAGATATAACTTGAGGTTTTTATGGATTAATTGTTTTTAACAATATTCATTAAATTTTCCTTATTTCATTTTTATCAGAGTAGTATCAATATTAATTGATACTACTCTACATAATTTATAAGAAAGGAAGTATAATATATGAAAAAAAATATCGAATTTACTATATCTACTCAAGAAGATAAATCTGATATAGAATATATATTAGAAAGATTAGAAGAATTAGAGGATAGAGTAAATAAGTTAGAAAAGAAAATAAAGAAACTTGAAAACAAGAGAGATAAGTAATAACATATTACTTATCTCTTAAATACACTTGTATAATTAAGAAGAAAGGAAGTGTAATATATTTTATGATAGAGAATTATATAGAAGATAAAGATTTTTATTTTACATTCACCGGTCCTAAATTAAAAGTATATATACCAAGTAAATATATAGATACATCGATGTGTGAAGTTAAAGATAATATAGTAAGAGTATTTGGAGTATTACCTGTTGAATTATGTGATTTAAATGATAGAGTAATGGAAGCCAAGGTATTTAATTTTCCATATATGATAGAGTTACAAAATACCTTTATGGAAACTAAGAATAATTATAATTTCTTTAAAGATGATAAACCTATGGATTATAAGTTTATTACTTTCAATAAAGGTGAAAGAATAATGCCCTCTACTATAGTAGCTGGTCTTGAGAATATAGATAGATTATTGGATTATTTTGTAGGAGCTAAGATAATTAACTATGTAAGATATGAAGACTTAATAGAACTCTTTGATAGAAACTTAATAGATAATGATAGGAATCTTGGAGTTCCTCATATTACTAAAGAACTTATAGTGGCTGCTGCTTGTAGAAATCCTGCTAAACCGGAAGAAGAATTTGGTATATTCTTAGCCAATAATCCTAAAGGAAGTCAATATGGATATAAGATAGCTTCTAATAGAGAAATAGTATCAAGAAGTAGTGTATCATCTTCGGTATCATTTGAAGATATGGATAGTATGATTATATCAGGTATTAATACTACTGCTTATGGTAAGAAGACTCCAGAAGCTCCATCAGAGAAGATAATAAAAATGTAAAAAAATAAAGGATAAGATATTAATTAATATCTTATCCAATATTCTTTATGCTGCAAGAAGCTCCACTGCTACTGCGGCTACATAACCACGAGCAATAGATACTCCTTTATTGTCACTGATGATTTCATCACCAAGTTTCACCTCAGTGATTTCCTCATTATGGTTAAGAGTTGTCAATAAACTCTTACCGCGGCTATAACTGTCAAAATCGACAGTTATGCTGCCCTTATCAACTGTGATGAAGAAAGTTTTCTTTTCTTCACCAACAGTTGTTAATACTATTTGACCCCTACTATTAACGAAGTAAGAGCTCTTATTCAATTGAACTCTTTCTCCATTATAGTTTAGTATAGCATTCATAAAAATGCTATGTAAATTTAGATGTTTCATAGTTTCCTCCTCGCCCCAATAGAGGGCTAATTAAATTTAATAAATAGATATTATGATACGCCTTTATTATATATAATTGAAATATCTAAAAATACGATTTTTCTATTATCCGTTAAATATGTAAAAAAGATAAGATATTAATTAATATCTTATCTTCAATTATTATGATATTATATCAAATTCATTAAGTATATCTTCAAGTTCGATTAATAAAGGTTGAAGATAAGCACTGTGATTGCATATAGTATCATCTTCAGCATAGTAGATATCTATAACCGTCTTATGACTTTTATCACTAATTACTAAATCCAAACCATTCATCTTGAATTCAATAAATGATTTATTGGACTTATTGAGTATGAGCTTATTGGCATAATTTCTAAATAACAAATACTCTCTAATACTCAATGGTGGATTATCAGCGATAACTTTCATCATTAAACTTCTTACAACTTCACTTAAATTCTTTCTTTCCATTCTAATTTCTCCTTCCTATTCTAATACATCTTCAAATAAGTCATACACCTTAGTTATTTCCATATCTAAGGTCATTAATTCACTATAGAACTTTTCAAAATCTTCAGAAGAAGATTCTTCTGTGAGATTATCAATACTACTTGTCACATAATTATATGATTCAGATAGTTTCTCAAATAGTAAATTGAAATCTGTAACTATATCAATTTCACCAATTAGTCTATCTAATTCAGTTTTTTCTTTCTTCAATTTTTCAGTCATATACTGAGCATATGTTACTAAGCATTTTTTCATGTTCACGTCTCCTTTATAAATATAAGATATTCTTGATACACCTATATGATATATATTTAATACATATATCAATTTATAAAAAAAAATAATAATTATTCGGGATAGAGTATATAATATACTCTATCCCACATTTTATATAGGAGTCATACTACCGATGTTAATAAAGATTAGCAATTACACTTGCTGAATCTTTGATATCTTTTGATAATTTGTATAATACAACCAAATCATCAAAATGCATTACGTTATCAAGAATCTTACCATCGGCAGTCTTGATAAGTAACTTCTCTTTTGTTAAAATAAAACTCTTATTTATAGAGTCAACTCTAATCCCATAAGAAGATGTATTTCCTCTTTCCGATATAGTAATAATATCACTATTATCATCTATAATAACATTATTACTATTATTTTTATATAGGTTTACTCCATCTCCGAGGAAGAATCTATCAGGACTATTATTGATAGTTTTTAGATCCTGTAGACCTATATAAAGGTTATTGAATAGTGTTTCATGTATCTCTGCTTCATTTAACATTAACATTTCCCTTCTTAAATTTTCCATTTTTTTCTCCTTTTTATATTAATAGATATTATGATACATCTTCATTATATATAGATGAAATATCTAATAAAACGAATTTAATGTTTCTATATGTAAGTAAAAATAACATTCTAATAGGCAAGCTCCGTAGGGGCTTCAAAACATTGATATAAAATAAATTTAAATATTTTAAATAACGAAAGAAGGAGGATTCTTTTATGCCAAAACCATATCAGATTGTACCGACTCATTTGCACCCGCATTTTGAGACGTATATAAATGATAACACTCAATTCCAAGAGGAAACGGCTACTCCGGAAACTCCGATAAGGTCATTGTTCTTTGTAACATCACCTGAAGGAAGAGATGGAATACCATTGACTTTTGATAATGAGCCTGCGGCAAGAGCTGAATTTGGTGTACCAAATTATAAATATTATGGTCAACCACTATACAATGCTTATCAATTCTTGAAATCTCAAGAAGGTAGAGCATATATAGTGAGAGTAATGCCAGAAGATGCTTCTTACTCAAACGTAGTCTTGATAGCAAAAGTTAAAATAACCGAAGTTAATAATCCTAAGTATGATGCTCTTAAACCAGAACTTGGTCCTGAGAAATTCAAACAAATGGATGTGAAATACATCGCTAAAGCTCTAACTGATTTTAGAGATGGTGGAGAACTTCAAAAAGAAATGGAAGCCTTGGAAAAGACTTACAAAGATTCTTTACCGGGACAAACTATACCTGAAGGAGAATATTATCTACCTATTATAGGTGTAAGAGTAGCTGGTAAGGGTAAATATGGAGATAACTATAGAATTAGAATAGTTGGTTCTCCAGAAGAAGATAGAGAGTATCCATATTCATTCTTTAGACTTGAAGTACTAAAGATGGAAAGAACTCTACTAAAGAAAGAAATCCACGTTGGTTCATCTTATTATGATGCTCATGAAGGAGATAATTCTCTTTATGCTGAAGATATAATAAACGATGATATAACTGGAAGTAAAATAGTTAAGGTTCAAATACATGAAAACAACGTAAAACGTTTGTTTGAAGTATATGATACAAAAGTAGCACCTTCATACGAAATGCTTGCAGATAAACCTTACAGACCTACATTGGAAACATTTGACGTATTTAACTTCTTGAATGTATCTACTGAAAATGATCCATTTGATACACTTAAAGGTGTTAAGATAATAGCTCCTGATTATGATGCTAAAACAGAATTAGATGCTATTGTATTAGGTAAAATCGAAGGTATTAGTCTATCAGGTGGAGCTGATGGTGCATTGGAAGTATCAGATGATTCAGCTAAGATGTTAGACCGTGCAAAGAAGATAGATGACTTATATGTAAAATACATGTCTGGTAAAGTAGATGGTAATAGACACATAAGAAAAGTTCTATCTAAGACTTTGTTACCAGTTGATATCATACTTGATGCTTGTTACAGTAAAGATGTTAAGAATGCTCTTATCAAGTTAATAATAACAAGAGGAGATGCATTTGGTTATCTTGATGCTGGTCTATTAAAGACTACTCAAGAAGCTATAGAATGGGCAACTCAAATGTATAATACAGGAGATAGACTATTCTCTAAAGAAATAAATCACGGTGAAGTTAGAGATACTTACACTGGTAAGAGAATACCTCTTACAACTACTTGGTTCTTGGCAGGGCGATTACCAATACACTTCAAGAGAAATGGTAAACACATACCATTCTATGGAGAAAACTATGCGAGAGTTACAGGTTATCTAAGAAATTCATTCTTACCTGTCATTGACCCTGATGATAAAGATACTATCGAAGCTATCTACACAAGAAGATGCAATTATTATCAATATATAGAAGAAAACGTTATAATAAGAGGAGCACAAGGTACTTCTCAAATTATATGGTCTGACCTATCAGAAGAATCTAATATGTTGGTAACTCTTGATATCAAACGTAATATAGAAAGATTAGTATCTGCTAAGACATATAAATTTGCTGAAGCCGAAGACTTGATCCAATTCACTGAAGAAGCTCAAAGAATGATAGCTCCATATAAAGCAAATGGTATGGTTAGAGATGCTGACGTTAGTTTCGCTATGAATAAATGGGAAGAAGAAAGAAGTATACTTCACTGCTACCTATGGGTAATATTCAAGACTATTAACAAACGTCAAATCATTGAAATAGATATTAACAAGAGAGTCTAATAGAAAGGAGAAATAGATTATGGCAGATCAAGGTAGACTAACTCTACAAAGTAACATTAAACGCTATAATGGTGCGGATATGCATAAGTATTCGCTATTCCTTGGTGGACTCAATGTTACTCATAGAGCATTAGCACAATATGACCCTTTGAAAACTGGTTATGCAAGAATATTCTTCGTACAAATGCCTGCATTTATGAAAGTATTATTGCCTGAAGCTACTAAGCAATTCAGACATTTACTTGAGTATGGATTCGTTGGTATAGATGGTATACAAAACTTGCAAATGGATTATGATCCAATAACTGGTGGATATGCTGGTAGATCATTCGAAGTTCCTATAGTAGCTAAAGATGATACTAACAGTATTACTATAAAACTTTATGAATTTGCTGGTTCACCTGTAAGAGAATACACGAACATGTGGATTACAGGTATGGCTGACCAATATACAGGATTTGGAACTTACCATGGATTGGTAGACCCTGAATTATGTAAAAACTTTGGTGTATCAGAACCATTCAGATATGCTCAACAATATCATACTGCTGAAGCTATCTATGTACAAACTGACCCAACTGGTCTTACTGATAATATTGAGTATGCAGCTCTATTTACTAACATGATGCCAAAGGCTTCTAAGGCTGACCACTTCAACTATGATAGTGGACAACATCCATTGGTACAAGTTGACTTAGAGTTCACTGCTACTAAATATGAATCACCACAAATAAACCAAGTTGCTAAAGCATTATTGAAGAAGTATCAAGTAATGAAATCTTACTTGAAATTCCACTCTGGATATACTTTGGATCAAATTAACAACGATGGCTTATTCCCTAAATCTGAAATTGAAAACTGGATAGAGTCTGACAACTCATTTGACGGTATCGTTAATAATAAGAAGTCATTCACTACTACAGGTCAAAAGATATAGGATAAAAAAAATAAATATGGAGATAAGATATAATTATATCTTATCTCCTGTTATATTACCTATTCTTACAATATGCTATGCATCTGTCAATATCTTCTTGGTCAGCATAACCTTTCTCTATGATATTCTTTAAGCCCATCTTGTCAAATACTTCTTGAGCCATATTAATATCTCTTATCATTCCTGTAAATGTAAATACATCTACATTATGAAGTGCTCCTGTCGGTAGGAATACTTCATTTATCATTTTTATTTCTACTGCCCCTGATTCAAGATTACCTATAGACAATCTTGATGTATAACCTCTCAATGAATTAGTTACTATATTGAAAGTTTCTATAGCACCGCTATATGGTGGTCCCAGTATAGTTCTCTTATAGAAAGATTGTAAACCATTATCTGGTTTAAATTCCTCTAACTCTCTTCTACCCAATAGGTATTCTAAATCACTTATCATTATCTTCATATCAACTTTATCCTTTCATGAGTTATATAAATTTATATTTAATCATTTGTAATACACTGATTAATATCCTAAAAAGAATTTCTTATATCCATTAGTTCTTAACTCTTCAGCAAATTCACAAAAGGGTTTATCTTGTAGAAAATGTAATAAGTAATATAATACATAAGAATGTGACATTGACATATCATTATCTCTAAGAATCATATATAATAGATTACGTTGGATACCAGTTTCTTTATATACCTTCTGAACGCTATAACCAGTGAGATACATAAGCCTACTAATCTCGTACATCATATCATTCTTTTCTTCATCTGTTAATAAATTTAACAGAGCTAATTCATAAGAAGAGAAATCGTTATATAAAGAACCAAATGATAAACCCTTAAAGAATTTATCTAACTTTAAAAAATTATCGATAGATGGTACTCTAAAGTGACTACCAGTATTAGTATAATGATATAGAGATATTTCACTTATATCAATATCTTCAGCTAATTTTGAAAATTGATAATTCTTAGAAGCCGCAGCTAATCTCAATTTAGGTGGTAACAACCTTTCAAATTTCTCTCTTGTATCAGCAACATCTTTTCTAATCTTTTTAGTATATAAAGCTTTAGTTATTCTAACATGTGGCATAATTATTTCACCCTTTCTGGCAATAGTCCATTATCTCTTAATGCTTTAAAATATCCATCTCTGAAACCTATTTCGTATTCAGATAGTGTGGAAGAATTAGATCCTACCATACATTTTTCTTGTAACTTACGTCGTGTTTCAGTGAATATTTCACGGACTTTCTTCTTATCCTCTTTCTTATTATCATCATCTTGATTATCTGAGTCGGTATCTTTTATATTGAAGAGTGTAGCTAATGATACCAACTTTTTCATATCTTTAGGTGGTTTACCTAACATCACAATACCAACATCTTCAACTTTTTCTTCTTCAATGTCAGTATCTTTATTCTTCCTGAGTTTCTTATTAGCCGCATATCTGATACTATCTAATGGTTTTCTTCCCAGCAATACATCTATCTCATCATTAAATACTATATTGATTTTAGATATTAATGAAGCGTCTAAGGATTCCTTAGTTTCCAATATTTCATCAACATCTCTAAATACATCTTCTAAATCTCTAACTTGTACATCTGGTATTGAAGAATCAACTACTCTTAATTTATCATTATAATTTATAGCAGTTTGAAATCTATATTTAGATACATTTAGATTTATTAGAGCATATATAACTGAAGCAGAAAGTTTTGTAGTATTACTAATTTCATCAACACTTAAAGCGTTCTTATTCTTAAAATTTGTAATATTATCTGATACACGAGCGAATATGAGTATTTTCTCATATATAATAGCATACGCAGTTCTAATATCAGTTAGTTCTGGCAATGGTAAACTGAATTGCTTACTTATAGTAATTATTTCTTGTACTGATGGAATTCTTTTCTCATCAATAAATTCATCTATTATATTTACATTCATTCTCGAATATGCGAGCATATTTCGCAATTCATTTCTACTAACATTAGCTTTTATTTCTTTAAGACGGCTTGCTAATTTCTTTCTAAATACACTTAGTTGATGTAAATAATCTTTGTTTCTTGTCGTCATAGTAATTCTCCTTACATAAATAATTTAAACTTCTTTAATTAATATAAATACGAACACATTATCGTACAAGCATATAATATATAGCTATTTAAAATATTAAAGAAGAAAGGAATGAATTATATAATGGAAACTCCACTATTTGAACACGTACTAACTATGAGAGAAAGAGGTAATCTTCCAGATAGTGAATATGGATTACCTGAAGTTAAGAAATATCCTCTTACAGATAAAGAACACGTATTGAAAGCTATTCAATATTTTGGTTCTTGTCCTGATAAGCAAATGCATATATTAGCTGCTAATATAAATAAGAAGATAAAGCAATTTAAGATGAATGTAAATGTATCTGAGACTAATAAATTCTACAAATACTATGTTCCGTATGATTCTACAGTAAAAGAAAACCTTTTGGTTGTCGAAAATGTAGATACTACTGGGATAGAAGATTTGGTACAAGAAACTTCTTTCCTATTAGATAATACTCAATTTAATGATTGGAGAGAAGCAAGACAATTAATTATTAAATACCTAAGATGGGTTAATTATATAATAAGTAGAGATAATTATATGGTTGACGCAGAATATTTTGCTAAAGAAGACATGTATATTACTATATTTGATATACTACAAAGTTATTTAGATGATACACTCACTTTAGAAGAAAGAGTTGATTATTTAAATGCTATTATAACTCTTTTAAAATATAGTGATCCAGTTGATTATAAATACGCTTATTTAATAGCCAATACTATTAAAGCCAGACATAATGAATTAGACTATGAAACAAATCATGCACTTAATCAATTCGTAGATGAAAATTTAGAAAAGATGAAGAAATATGATAATGATAAGATAGTATTCATATATGATTATGATCCTGATGTGTGTAAAGATGTAATAAGCAAATTTGGTGATAAGATGGTTTTATTGACTCAGTATTATCTGGGCAATAAGAATCCATATTCTATTCAAAAATATATTATAGAAGTAGCATATACAGTTTATGATGATATTGAGCATAAATTAGATGTATATGATTCTAATAAAAATTGTATTACAAATAAATTCAATAACATTCAAATACAGACATTATCTGAATTGATATGTTGTCCAAGGGAATGTGACGATATACTTGATAAGAATAGTATTAATCTGAGTATGAATGAATTATACTTGGATAGAGTATCTGAAAGATTTAATATAATAAAGGTTAATCTGAAAGATACTATTATACCAAGATTACCGGATGAGATTATTCCAGATGTCACACCTGTAGTAGCTCTTAAAATGGAGCCAGAAAATAACATTTGTATGCTCGTCGGAATTCACCAGAACAAGACACTTGTCTGGGTTAAAATAAATACTTCAGCAGATGGTACTCTACAAATCTTTGCTATTGAACCTATTGATTTAGGGTTGGGGATGGTAGATTTGAAGGAGAAATCACTTACTGAAGGATTGACTATAAATCCAGATGGTTCAGTAAGGTTTACTTTAAAACCTAATAAGTCTTATATTGATGAATATTCCGAAGTTCATAAATTAATTGTGGAAAACTTTAATAACCGAAACTATGAAGCTGTAAAAGATAATTTATGTTTCTTATTTACACTCATAGCAACTATAGAAAGAGAGGTCTTATATAGTAAAAAGAAAATAAGTGAAGATGTTAGAAAGGATGCCTTGGATGCAAGAGCATTAGCAATTAATGATTTCAAGACATACCTAAAAAAATTACAAAAAGTCGACAGAAATTTCGATTTCACAAGCTACTATGAAAGAAGTAACCATGGTAAATTAGTTGTGAATATCACCCCAGATACAATTAAGGGGATTAAAAAATTATTCAATATAATTTTACTTGGGTAAATTATCATCTATTTTAAAATTCACCCACGGTCGACTCCAAACCTAATAGTAAAGGAGAGTTTAAATGTTCAAATTTAAACAGAGCGTCCTGACGTTGATTATAGTATCATTAATTTTTATGATACTGACGAATCTGTCTGAAAGTCGCTCGGAAGCTGAAAATATTAAGCAACAGGTCACCGTAACAACTACTGATACTTTAAATGCAGAAAAAGAAAGAAACAATTTCAAAGCTATTTCTGCTAAAGTAGACAAACTAAAAGAAGCTATTGAAAAAGTACCACCTGCTACTAAGAAATTCATCGTTGGTGCTAATAAAGCTATCGCAGAAGAAAAGAAACAATTTGGTGTAGTTACTACATCGTTACTAAATGTAAGAAAAAGCCCAGAGATTAAGGATAATAACATAATCGGTGGGTTCGAATTAGGAACAGAATTCCTAATTGAAGATAAAAAGAACGGCTGGCTAAAGACTGAGAAAGGTTGGATATACAGCCAATATACTAAGAGTGTAGCCAGAGATAAAACTAAGGTAAAGAAGAATAAGAAGATATATTTACCTTATGAAGATTTAATAATTGATATCAATGGTCCAGCTTCTACTAATATTAATATAAGTAGATTGGACAAACCATCTGGAATGACGTTAGAACAGATGGAGCATCTTATAGACCAATTTGAATTAATTGGTATTAAAAATAGTAGATTTAAAGGAACCGCTAAAGACTTACTCATAGCCGAAAAGAAATATAATGTGAATGCACTATTCATTCTATCTATAGGTATTCATGAATCATACTATGGCACTTCATCTTTAGCAAGAAATAAGAATAACCTATTTGGATTAATGGGTGGTACTAAAACTGGATTATACTATTCATCACGTAAAGAATGTATTGATTATGAATTTAGATTGATGCGTAATGAATATATAAACCGTGGTCTTACTACCGTATCAAAGATTTCATATAAATATTGTAACCCACCGCAACACTGGGCGGTATCAATATCAAATTTAATGGTTAAATCACAAGCTAAAGCAGTAAAGTATGCTGTGGCTAAGAATAAAGTACAAGCAGTACAAGTTGCAAAGAAGTAGAAAACTTCTACTAAATAATTATTTAGTAGAAAGGGATGATTTACTATGATCCCTTTCTACTTTTACATATTTAATAAATAATAATCATATATACAAAAAAAATAATGGAGAGAGTGTACTATACTCTCTCCATTGATTGAAGATTATCGAATTCGTTTGAACTCAATATTGTCTTCAATCATTTTTTGCACCAGATGGAAAGGTAAAAAAATAAGGGAAGCCGCAACTTCCCTTATAAAAATCTTAAAGACTTTCTACAATGAGATTATCTTTTAAGATTTTTATACCACCCGGTAGTGGTAATAGGCGTTTGATATATTTATCAATATTGCCACCATTCATGACATACGTCATCGGATTATTGAACCCAACTTTTATATTGGGTTCGCCAACAACTAATGCATGGTTGCTCATACGAGCACCTCCTTTCATAGTAAGATTAAGAAGTAATTGTGCTACTTCATATCTATATAATTGAAATATATGAAAATACTATGAAAGGATACTTACATATTTGATAACTGATTGAGTATATTTATGCTTAATCAGTTCTATTATTTTTTAATAGCATAAATACAGAAAGGTAACGTTATATCAAATATATTGATATTTAAAATAGAAATATATTATATAAACGATACATGGGCTTCAACTTATATAAATAAAGATTATCTAACGGGATGGGTAATCGAATATTTATTATATGATTCTATTAATATAAAACCCTTAGAGTTATAGAATCACGGTCCGAGTGGGAATAGTGAGAGAGTGAGTAAAACTACCACAATACAAAATATATTATTCAATTTAAGGAGGCACCCACTATGGGAAATTTCAACAATAAGGGCAAGACTGGCAACCAAAATAAAGATATTACTTTTGTAGGTAATATTCTAAATACTAATGTGGTTGTTGCAGCGTCCGCAGTAACATGCAACATGACTAACGAAAACGTCGAAAATTATATACTGGATAATCTACTTCCAGCTTTCGGCGTTAATACTGATGGGATGTCATTGCTCCTAATATCAGAATATGTTGCAAGCTATAAAGCTAACATCCTAATCCCTACATTATTGATTGATTACAATAATAAGGAAATACTAAAGGGTGGAAAGAATGGTAATGACGAAGATGATTTCGCAATACCACTATTCAATAAGAATAAGATAAGAATATCTGAAAATTTGAGAAGAGCTTTAGCCTCTATAACAGATGAAAGAATACCTTATCAAACAGCTAAAGAAAAAGGCGAAAAATATGTATTCATCACATTGAGTATGAACGAAATACTAAAAGACATGCTTAACGCAGATGGCGTAAACTATGTTATAGGTATTGCCGGAGTCAAGAAAGTTAAAGGAGAAAAGGGACAAAAATCAATGATGTCCTTCAGGGTAACCAAATTGGCTGCGACAAGAAAGAATAAGAAGAAAGAACTTGCTCTTTCTGATAGAAGCCTTGAGAGAGTTGCTGAGCATATAGCAAATATTATCTCAAGAAAAAATAAGTAATTAACCACAATGGAAAAGATATAGTCTATATTTATAGGCTATATCTTTTTTTTTAATACGAGTAAGGAGATTTGGGATGAAGAAGATAAATTTGCCTTCTCCTATTATAAAAGAGAACTATAATAGATATGATAAGGATAATATAGTTATTAAATATACTATAGAAAAGATATCTATTAGAGATACTATTAAGGATATCATTAAAGATATGGAAGAAGATATGAGTAAAGAAGGTGATTGAGTGTTTGATTCACTATTTAATATGTATAAAATACGTTATGTCGATATGAATAAGTTATTGATTAATAACTGTAAAGAATTAAAAGCTAATTCTACATTCAATGTATTCATTAACTTAGAGATGATCATAAGAAAGATGACTAATAAGAATATCTTAGATTATATGAATACTTCCAGAGTGGATAAGTATAAAGATGTTATAGCTCAGGTAATTAACTTGGTAGCTCACTATAGAAGATTCTTTACATCCAGTAAACATAAGAGTTATATCTACTTATATATGGGATATCCATTCATTAATAAGTATGATAATAACTTCTATATGGATTACAGAGAATCTTATATCAATAGATTTGCTAAAGCTACTAATGCTACTTATTTAACTCAAACTCTTAATAATAGTTTACCTATAGTCAAGATGATGAGTGAATACTTAGATGGTATATATTTCTTAAATAGTAATATGATAGAACCATCGTTAATACCTTATATAATACATGATAAGTTTAAAAGAGCAGATATTAATCTTGTTATTACTAATGATATATATGATTTCCAATATGCTAAGATAGATACATTCTATCCTATTAGAATAAGTAAAGGATATCATTATATAGTAACTAAAGAAAACTGTATAGAGAAATTAAAGTTAGAAGAGAAGATATATAATTCTAATATTAATAAAGTTACAGTAAATCAGCTACCATTTATATTATCAGTCGTAGGAGATAATAAGAGAGATATTAAAAAGATACCTAAGATAGGATTATCTACTATACTTAAAGTAATACAAGAAGGTATTGAAGAGAATAAGATAAATGAGAATACTGATAATATAAATCTCTTATGCGATTTATTACCTAAGAATCTTATAGATAAAGTAATTACCAATTACTTAGTAACAGACTTAGGTGCCCAGTATGAAAATCATAAGAATGAGTATTATAATTATCTTGTACATGACATCGTAGATAGATTTGATAATGCCTCACTGATGGAGATATCTAATAAATACTTTATAGATACACCATTAATGATAGAAGAGCTTAATAATTATAATAATGATAAAAGGTGGTAGCATATTATGAAGAGATTAATAATATTTCTATTATCAGTAGCAGGTTTGTATCTTCTTTATGACTATAAATGTAGAGATGATGAATACTATGATAATATAGAAGATATATTTGATAGATTGGAAAGCTATGATTTCTATTAATTAAGACACTATAATAAGTTAAAACTAAATATTATAGGTAGGTGATTAATACAGATTATGGCTGAGAAAAAGAAAACTATACTTACTGAAGATATGCTCTTTTATAAGTATATAATAAAAGAATTTAATATAACTATACCCGGAGAGGCTAAACCTATTAAAGTCTTACCTATGCAGATAGAATCATTCTTTATAGAAAGAAATTACTTTGAAGAATATTTTCCTATCTTTAGTATAAGACTTAGGTTACCTGCTCCGGTGTTATTTAAAGTAGTAGAAAATAAGACTAAAGTTAATTTCCAAGTTAGGTTACAGAAGAAACCTATGGATATTAATAAGAAGATTGGTAATATGCCACCTAAAGATGTCTTTAATAAGAAATTTGCTATCTATATAGATGACAATAATCCTTTCTTTACTGAGAAAGAATTTAAGACATCACATGGTGCTGGACCAACTAAAGCATTAGCAGACCAATCATTCACTCCTAAAGATTATGCTATGCCTATAGATTTCTATCTATTTCCTGAGAAAGAATTATTAGGAAGTAAGAAGATAGTTAATCTTATATTTGCTGCTGTTAATATGACAGATGCTGTAGCATATACTATAGGCACTGGTGGTATTAATAATGTCATTATGGGTAAGATGGATAATAATGAAACCTATGGGCAAGTAATATTACCAGCACTTAATGTAATAGATACTATAGAATACTTAGAAGAAGTATATGGTTTCTATAATGATGGTTCATTATTATTCTTTGATTTAGATAGAAATTATCTAATACCAAGTAATGAGAAATGTGTAGCTTGGGCTCCACAAGAATACAAAGAAACTGTTATAGTTAGTAAGAATAGAAATAACCAATCTAAAATACAAACGGGTTCTTTAGATTATAAGAAAGAAAAGAAGTTTCTTATAAATATAGATAGTGAAATGATAGAAGTTAAAAATAGAAGTGGAAGTAATGACCAAATCATAGGTTCTAATATCACTACTATAGATACAAGAAAAGATAATAAAGTTGATGCTAAAGTAGAAGCTGAGAAAAGAGGAACTGGTAGTTCTAAGATGATATATAATAAATATAGTAATAAGTTTACTCAGAAAGCTATGATACGTCAACGTAATGCAGAGAATATTAAGATTAATATAACTGCTAATAACTTTGATATAGATATCTTTAAGCCTAATAAATCTTTTAAGTTTATATTTGAAGATGGTTCTCCTAATAAGAAACTCGGTGGAGCATATCAATTGGAAAGTCAAATATTAACTTTTACAAGAAGTGAGGGTCATGACTATAGTGTAAAAGCAGCTATAGTATTTAAGAAATAATATATAGAAAGGAAAGATACTTATATGAAAGATTTTAATATAGGTGATATAGTAAGATTTAGACATAACTTTAGACCAGTTAAGACTCAATCTTTTATAAAGCAACAAGTATTACTAAGCTTTGAATTCTTTATGAAATTCATATATAAAGAAGATATACTTCATAATGATTTACCTCAGTATAAGATCGAGAAAGTATTTCAATTATTTCATGAGGGAATGGTTGAAAGAAGAATAGATAAGATTATCTTTAGGAATGGTAATGATAAAGATACCGAAGTATTATCTTTCTTATATGATGATATGGGATATCCTGCTAAAGTAGAAGGAGCTATGTTAAATATTACTATATTTAGACATTTCTTCTCTGCTAATAATAAGATAGTATACTATATCTATGATCATCATACTAAAGAAAAGTTACATCTTCTTGAAGTAGTTAAGAAAGATAGAATATATGATATAATAGTATACTTCGGTATAGGAACTGATAATACAAGACATTATCAGATTAAAGAAGAAACTCTTAATGATATAGGATATATCAAAAGTCTTAAGACTATAGAAGATAATAAAGTCGCTAACGATATTATTTATAAGATAGAAGAGAATAAATATGGTGATATATTTATCTATACCAAAGATAGGAATACAAGATATAATTCTAATGAATTAGTTGAATATTCATATGATGGATTAGGATATTTCATACATGCTGATATGACATTTACATTTACTCACTTTGATTCTTATGGATATCCATATAAAGCAATGAGAATAGATGAAAATAGATCAGATGAATACGATATATTCATGACATCTGAAAGATACTATACTGATAAATATCCTATGGGAGAGAAATTAATTAAATCTTTCCGTTCAGTAATAGATCCAACTATAGAATATATAGTATTAAGGAATATTGATAATGGTAAATACTTCAGTAAGCAAGTTACTTACTCTATAAATGGTAAAATAGAAACTTATTATCCAACATTCCAATTTAATTCTTGGAGAGAAGTAATATCAGAAACTCATACTGAAGATTTTAAATACCTATATGAATTTAAGATGACTGATGAAGATATTACAGAAGAAAGAATTAAAGAACTTGGTGGATTGAATGGAGATTATAATAAGTCTTATCATAAGATTGATAGATATGGGCATACTATTAAGAAAGTAAGATTGCTTGGAGATAGAATGTCTGTATATGAAGAAGATATAGAAAAGGATATGGTGCAAATATGAAAATAAATTGTAAATTTGAAAGTAAATATGCAAATATAATGGACTTAAGACCGCAAACTAACGGTAGTGCAGGATTAGACTTAATAGCAGATATAGAGAAAAATATTACTTTATATCCTAAAGATAGTAAAGTAATTCCTACTGGATTTTATGTAGAGATACCTAAAGGATATGTAGGCTTAGTATTTATAAGAAGTTCTATAGGATTTAAACATGATACTTGCTTGGCTAATAACGTAGGTGTCATCGATAGTGACTATAGAGGTGAAATTAAACTTAAAGTGATTAACCATAATCAATTCAGTGGTATTATCATTGAAAAAGGTGAAAGAATAGCTCAATTGGTTGTAGTACCTTATCTACAAGCTGAGTATGTACTACAAGACTCTTTAGATGATACTGATAGAGGAGAAGGTGGGTTTGGTAGTACAGGTAAGAATAGATGGGAAGTGATACGATGAATAATGATAAAATAAGTAATATTGATAAAAGAGCAGCATATATGCGTCATCAAACTGAAGAAGATAATGATACTAAAGTAAAATCATCAGCATTAAATAGTGTTAAGATATTCAATAATCTATCTGGTGAACCTAATGGCCCCAATAAATATAGTTCAGGTGCAAAAACTACTTTTGATATGGAACAAGAACCTGTATATATAACACATATTACTACTTCTAAAGATGTGGTTGGGGTATATGATAAATTAAAAACCAAAATGATTAAGGAATTTGAAGATACTTTAAAAACCAATGAATAAATATAATTTGAGATAAGATATTAATTAATATCTTATCTCAATTATTTTTTTTTTAAAACTTAAATATTAATCCATTAATTTCATCTAAATCCATGCCACCTACACAACGAGCATACCCACGTGCACCTAATGATATATAAGTATATGGGTCAACTTTATCCCAGTCTTTTTCATATAATGTCATTATAGAGGCATGTAAATTAATCGGCTGTCCATTTTTCTTAATTTTATTTCTGAAATCAAATGTATATCTGAGGATTGTCTTATTATATGCAGTCTCATTATTAATGAGCCCCATATTCATTTTCCAATCCAAAGCGATACCATTATCCGGTCCTTTCTTATTATGTTCATTATCATTTGGTAATAATGAGTAACTTTTTGTTGATGTGTATGGTACATTATTCACACCATTTCTTGTTTGGATATATGGTGGAATATATGAACTTATCTCGCCAGTAATTGGCGTGCATGATATATCCACATCCAATACAGCATTACCGAATCTTCTATTATTTATACTATTCAAATTATAGTATGGATTGAATACATGAATTGATCTAACAGGAATATTATTAGCATAATTACCCTGATATGCCCACTCATCATATAAGTTTGCTTTAGATGGGATTGGTGCCCACCATTCTGCATCGAATAATCCATATTGGCCGGCGTTCTTAACAGTATAATCTAAAAGATACATATTCAATTGCCATTGACATCTACTGTTACTTGCATAACCATATACATCAATATTTAATGGATATTTATTTAGATTAAATGAATAATCGCCTTCGGCATTTGAACCAAGAAAATAGCTTAGGTAAGCACTATCTGGCATCAATCTATTGTCATGCACATTAGGCCTTTGTAAGTTTTGGTGAGTTGGTCTAACTTGACGTAATAAGAATACCATCATTCCAAGACCACTTGTAGAATGCTCTATATCAAACCCGTGTTGAAAATACGATCTTGTCTGAGCAACCCCATCAAATGGTTGTCCTGCAATAGCTAATCCGGGACCAACTCTCCCGGATTTAACTTTTCTTATCACGTTATCTTTTCTATAATAAATATCTTTAGCTTCTCTGATTACACCATTATAGTTAGTGAATACTGGCATAGTATATCACCTCGCTATTATTTTCCTTGTGCTTTCATAAGCATTTGTATCATTTTTTCCATTTCAGCCATCTTCTTTTCACTATGAGTAAGTTGAGCTATCTCTACTTTATTTATTTCTACTGTAGGGTTTTCAGATGGAGAAGTCGTAAGTTGGTTTTCCTCTCTTATCTCATTTTGGCAGCCAACATAAATAGTGTAGTATTCCCCTATAACAGTGACTATTTCTTTCTCAACTTCTTTCATTTCTTTTTTCTTTTCTTTAGTTGCTTCATCGATTTCGTCTGTTTCAACTAATTCTTGAACTTTCTTTATTTCTTTAGTCTTAAGAACTTGAGTTTTTTCGGTATTATGGAAAAGTTCTTGAAGTTTATTTAGGTCCGCTACTTTAGGATCTACTTCAATAGAAAGTACATCTCTACTGAAACCTTGTACCCATTTAGGTCCACCATGTATATTTTTTATTTCCAATTCTGTGTTATCTGCAAATATTAGTATCATAATTTTTTAATTCCTTTCTCAATTTAATTTAATAAAGTTGTAGATATATCTCACCATTAGCTATAGTAGCAATTGTTGGTGAATCAGTACCAACTTTTACTCTGGCAACAGCAGATATATCGAGTGAACGTACTTTAGATATTACATCATCTATGTCTTGACCTTTATATTTCTTTGCATTATCTGCATTTGCTGCTTCTTCAGCATAATTAGCTGTTGAAGCAAGTTTGACAGTAACTTTAGTTGATGGATATAATTTAAGACTATTTTTTTCTGTCTGAGCTCCAAGTATATAAGTTGGGAAATTATCATTTTCACCGGGCTCTTTGAATTCCATTACCTTGTTGATATCTTTACAGTATAATCCCATTGCCAATGAAGTTATAGTTAGTGATTGTGGGCCCATAAGATTAATGAATCGACCATATCCACTAATATTAAAAGCCATAGCACTATTTTCAGTTTGGACTGCATACATATAATCCTTATCATTATCAAAGGATTTAAGTTTCTTAGCACTTTCAGACTTCTTAACTTCACCCTCAACTATCGCTCTAGCTTTTTCATCAACTTCTTCTTTTGAATAGAATTTACTTTTTAACTCAGTTATATTCATATGATTATCAGCTTCAAGATTCTTAATCTTAAGGTCGCTATAGTTATTCTTACCGTCCATAAGATGGTATTTAGTAACTTTATTAAGAGTATTATTTTGGTTAATGTAAACGTTTCCATCACCATTATAGTCTCTTAAGAAATTCATCTTATTACCACCATATGGTTTAAGATTAGATTCCAAGTTATTACTTATTTTGGTTTCCATCTGCATTATCTTATCTTTAAGAGTAGTAGCACCATCCAAATCATACAAGACTTTATCAGCAGTTGTTAATATAGAGGTTCCAACATATTTATTAGTTGTCTTATTCAATATATAAATTAATGAAGGATCTACTTTAGCCATAGATTAAGGTTCCTCCTTTCTTACCTTTATTTTATGGTATTTTTCTTACATTAAATTAGTGTTTTTTAGTCTAATTGGGGGAATTCGTATTTTCAATACTTTCATCTATATATAATAGATATGTAATAAATTTAGAAAGGATGGTGATTCTCATTACCTTTAAAGAAATGAGGTGGATAGTATGGATTTCGAATTCAGCATCGGCGAATAGCATATTCTGTCCACCTTAAAAAAATGAAAGGGTAGATATACTGAATTCAGTATATCTACCAAATACATAATTATTTTTTTTATCTTTTTGGAGTTCCATCTGTATAATAAGACATTAAATATTGCCATCCATACTTAGTATTATTCAATGTACCCCTCTTAGGTTTTTCTATAGTAGTTTTATAGATATCCCAAGTCCCTTCATCCTCATTAAACCAAGCTACTTCTGTATTGATAGGATAATCTTGTAATGGGTCATACTCATATTGAGTTATAGAAGAAGGTTTTGAACCCTTCTGCCATTTTAATTTAGCTTCTTCATCACTGTTTGGAGTTCTCCATTTAGTTTTATCTAAAGAACCTTTACTCATATGAGGAGTCACGCAGACATAAACTTGTACAAAGTTGTTATCTACGTCTTTAAGTACACATTTCATACCACTAACCCATTTAGCAGGTGTATTACGATTATATAGATAATGACTTCTTGTTCTATCATCATACATATTTTCCCATTCACTTATAGAATATTTACCATAAGTTGGTCTTTCTACTGGCGGCTCAGGATGATGTGGGCCCTGAGGTGCCTCTTCTTCACCTTGGTCTGGGTCTTCATCATATGGATCATAAGTCCCACCATTACCAATCCTATAATTATTCATATTCAATATAACTTTACCACCATCAGGAGTATCTTCTTCAACCATATACCCATCTCTAACTAATTGACGTATAGTTTCTATATTTTCTCTATAAGTATTTAGAATAGGTCCTAATATTCCACCCAATGGTAATAAGTAGTTATTAGATAATATCTTTATTTTTTTACTTCTTAAGTATTGCATTTCTCTTGGCATTTCTATGCCTCCTTTCACCAAATAAAAAGTCCCATAGATATCTAATGATACCTATGGAATTTTATTTAAAGAATATGAAAATGAACTATCTTTTGTTCTTTTTCTTTCCATCTGCTGTAGATGGACTTTCTATATCTTCTTCAGCAGTTTCAGCAGCTGGCTCTGATACAACTTCGCCTGATGGTGTTTCAGGTTGAGTCGGAGCTTCTTGAGCTTGTTCTTCTGTAGTTTCACTTACAGTCTTAGGAGCTTCTGTTGGAGTTTGTTCTGGAACTTGAGCTTGTGGTTCTTTATTGATATCCACTTCATCATAAGTTCCACCATTTTCTTTGTCATAGTTTTGAATGTCAAGAGGTATTTCACTTCCATCTGGTGTAAGTTCTATAACCCTAACACTATCTCTAACCATAGCAAATATAGTTTCTATATTTTCTCTATAGTAGCTTAATATAGGTCCATGTATGCCACCAAGTGCTGCTATAGGACCAGCTTCAAGCACTCTTATTTTTTTACTTTTTAGCATTTTTCTATTATCCTTTCTTAAATTATATTGCAGTGAATGCTTCTGTTATTGAATCCATTTCTTCTTCTGAATACTCTGTAGTATCATCTTCTTCAGATTCAGGTAGGTTTGCAACCAATGATGCTACTTGAGGATCATCTTCTGGAGCATCTTCAGCATCTGGATCAACTTCCATAGGAGCAGATTCTTCTTCAGCTAAAAGAGCGTCCTTAACTTCATCAGGAGTTTCATTAACAGCTTCAAATACAACATCAGAAGCATATCTTTCTTTCACTTGTTCTTTCAAAGAATTAAGCATATATTTTCCATCCTTTCTTTTTATTATATTAAAGGTTAATCTTACTTTGTTGTTTTAATCTATAACTTCTTCTTTACGCATATATTCTTTATATATTTGAGTAAGAATATATAGTAATATTGGAATACCTACGAAAGTATCCCAATTATAATCTAAGAACTCTATAGCTCTTAATTTCTCTACATTAATATTCTTAATATCAAGTATCTTACCTTTAAGATAATCTGATATAATCTTCTTATCTATAGGTAATTCAGGTTTCTTAGTAAGTTCATACTCTGAATTATCATAATCTACATCTTCAGATGATAATTCATGTATAGTACTCTTCTTATCTTCACCTTTATCACCAATATCTTCAGAAGATAAATCAGTATACTTATCTTTCTTAGTATTATAATCTATCTTATCTGGTATTTCTATATCATCTGGACTATAATCTTTATAAGTCTTCTTAATACTATCATTATCTGGATAAGTTTCATCTATATCATCAGGAGATATATCAAAATAATCATCCAAATTAGCATTCTTCTTAGGATTTGGTTTTAAGAAGTCATTAGTAGTATTAGTAGGTTTAGTATTATTATAAATCTGCTTATTAAATGAATCCGCAGGTCCCGGTGGACCATAGGTATATATACTAAATGGAGTAGAGTTTTGAGATGGTAGTGAAGAATCATAAGTTTGTCTTATAAACCTTGGATTCTCATCTTTCTTTATTTCCAAATCAACTTTAGTTAATTTAGCTTTATCTAATTCATTAAATAATTTACCCGGAAGATACCATTGTCCTACATTCTTATTCATAAGTTGGACACTATAGATATTCTTATCATTATACATAGAGAATATTGATATAGGGTCTTTAATATTAATAAGAATAAACGGAGCATCTTTAATATCTTTATATCTACCAAGTTCTAATAGTCTATATAATGATCTACTATAATCAGTTATAAAGAATCTATCAAAATCTACTTCACTTAGTAGAGTACTTATATAATCATACTTTTTAGCAAAGATATGGTTATTATTAATAAATCTTGTCATATATCTATCATAGATATTTCTACCAGCTTCATCATTATATAGTAAGACATTATAATCATCGTGGTAGAATAACTTAAGATACATATCAGTTATTACATCATATGCTTCATTAAGTATCTGAATACTTACATAATCACTTTCTTCTATGATACATTTCTCATCAGTGCCTATATTACGTTGAATACAGATAAATCTATTAACAGTTTGACTCTCTAAGTCTTCAAAAGAATCTTTATTATTAACTGATTTGATAGAGAAATTAATCTTATAATAGTTATAAGACTTAACTGTATCAAATGATATTTCATTTACTCTAAATACAAACTTATTCCCAAGATATTTAATAAAAAAATAATCTCCGGGATAAGGTATTACTGTATTAGGTAATAAAGTGCCATCTGCTTGGAATGAAGTAGTCAATCCTTCGTCTGCATCTTCTAAGTCCAATAAGATATTTGAATCTATATAAATAGGTAAACCATCTATTCTATTAAAACGAGTAGGTGAGTGAGTACCCAAATCTCTTTCTGCTGTATATAATCCTTCATCAACTGTACTCTCAGGCTCATTGATGTTATAATATACTACAGGTTGAGCATTCTTATCTTGGTAAATTACATAATGACTATTTAACTTCTTCTCAAACTCAAACGCATGTTGGGTTGTATATTGAGCATCATCCAATAATCTTGCCAAGTGTAATCCCCCTTTCTTTAGTGATTTAAATTTATTTTTTCCTTAATTAGTTGTGATTACAAAAAAAATAGCCAATCTCAATTATTTCTTGAGATTGGCTTTGTATATACTTATCATTTGCTTTGGAACTCCAAAGTCTTTACTTAAGCTATTATAGTATACATTGAATTCTCTTATAAGTGGTTTTACTCTCTCATAAAGTCTAAGATATTTAGTAGGGGATTTATCACCATCACTATAAATATTTACTATAACATCTCCAACTATACCTTTTCTTATATAGTACTCTAACACTGAGGTATAATTAGAACTTGCTACTGAAGCATATATATTATTAGCAGCTTCTTGGTTTCTTACATTGAAGAATACTCCTAATATATCATATATACCTTCTGCCATATTTATAGTAATAGTTTCGTCTGTTATTATATCTATTCTATTAGGGATAGTATAAAACTTATAAGATGGAATCTTGGGCTGTAAGTTATACTTAATATGCTTATACGTCCTATCATCCTTAATATTTCTAAACACTATGCAGTCATTCATAGAAGTGAGAAATCCTGTATATTGTCTTTCAATAGCTACTGCTACATTAGTATCACAAGTTATTTCTTCTATATTATTATCTAATAAGAATCTGGATATATTTAATATACCTTTGAGAGCTTGAATATCTTCATAAGATAAAGATACACCTAATCTATTTTCAATATACCTTTTCTTTTTATAAGCTCCTTCATCATTATTACTATATAAAGGAATCTTGTAATCTAATTTATTCAGTAACTTTATAAATTTCTTTTCTTTCTTAATAACTTCTTTATTGAGATTAATTAGTCCTGCATTTATATGCAAATCAGACTTATTAAAAGCTCTCATTATAGTTGCTGTCACATACCCGGAGGCATTACAATTGAAGCAATTATATCCTATGGGCTCATCATTATCGAAGTTGAATTGTATATAGAACCTTTTCTTATTAGGGTCTTTATGTGAATCACCACATAATGGACATCTTGTTTTATACCAACCACTGGAAGCTGGCACTAATCTATCTTTAAGTGTATTATAGACCTCTCTCTTAATATCGGACATATAAAAACTACCTGTCTTTCATTGTGATTTTTTTCTTGCTTGTTATTATATAGTTTTTAGATACCTCTAATTATATTATTCAATGACGTGTCTCCACCATTTTCATTAAGGTAAGTAGATATTATCTTGGCTTTTGTTAAATTATGCACTTCATCTTCATTAATCATATTCTCAACAAAGAAGCCATCTTTAACATCAGTAAGTTTATAATATTGAGTAAGTACTGGTGATGTTAAATCTACTACACCAACTATTATTCTTTCTGGAGTAGAATACTTCTCTTGTAATATATTTATTATATGCTTAGCAGTATTCTTATCCATAATATTTGCTTCTATACAAAGAGCATAATCATAGTTCGGGTCATGATTTAATTTACCTATTCCAATCTTAGTGTAATTCATATTAGTACCTTCTTTCTTTAATATAAATAATATAACCAATATACCTATAATAAGGCATATTGGATAATTGTCAATCTAAATAAACCATAATAGATTTAATATATCATTAGCTAATTCATATTTATCATATTCAATCAATTCTCCATTAAGTTCTTGATCTTCATATTCGCAATATAAGAATCCACTATTGATTATATTAGATATCATATTCAATATAGTTTCTTCACTATTGATATATTTCAATACAGAGAATTTCTCATTAATAATATTTCTCCAAGCATTAGAATCTTTAATATCTTGAATAAACTTATTATTCTGAATAGTTCTTGTATTAAGTTTAGTTATCTTATTACTTGTTAAGATATAAGGTAATATATCAAATCCTCTATCTATAAGATTCTTCTTTAAGATAATGAATAGTTTCATATAATCTCTTCTTGTAGCTAATGATAAATCATTAAAACCGCCGAATGATTTAGCAAAGACATAGTTAATTAACTCTGCTTGCATATTATCTATCTTGAAGTTATCCATATACCAATCAATCTCATCTTTAGTATAAGATACATTGAGTTCTTTCTTAAGTTTCTTGATGGTAAGTTTAATATTCTCTTTAGTAATGATAATAAATGATTCATCTACTTTGCGAGATGCCATTTCAAACTTATCCTTACCAGACATATTACCACCATTAGTATCAGTCTTAATCTCTTTCAAGTCTGTCTTGAAATCTGTCTTATTATAATATCTTAATTGCTTCTTTAATATAACAGCATTGAAATTTACTATAGACTTATTAAAAGTATACTTGAAGACATTATCTGATATAAGTTTTTCTTTCACTAAATTCTCTATTGCTATATCTCTACCTACTCCAAATATCTCTTGCTGTTGCCACATATACTTATTATTAGCAGCATTAGCATTATAGTTAGCTAAAGCAGTTATATAGATTTTATTCCATATATTGATATTTGGTGGTGGTATAATAGTAAATAAAGGTTCATAGAAAGGATATATCTGTATCTTAGATATAGTTTCTTTATCCTTATGCTTACCTATATAATGGTATATTACCGGTGCTATTATCTTCATCATAAAAGATATAGCCATCATAATCTTACCATGTTGATTTGTAAATTGTAATGATTTAGGGTATTCCTTCTTATCATTTTCATCTTGGTTAAGATTAATAATGTAATTAGCATCCGTCAATTTCTTTACTTTATCTATAATAGAGTCTGTAAAGAATATGTGTTGCAATAGCCTATTAAAATGCTTAGGCTTCATAACCTTATGGTCTTTCTTATCGAGTATAGTTTTTATCTTTAGATAAGCTAATAGTAATTCATTATCATCGTCATAGTAATGGATAAAGTAGTTTACATAATGACATATACCTTTATCAGCACTACCATCTTTACTATGGAATGTATCCAATCTATGAGCATAACAATCTCTATTGACATTGAATGTATTCAATGCTACATTATATGGTATATTATATACTCTATGAAAATCTACTACCATAGTTTTACCATCAGGCCTTACATAGACCGGGTCATTTTCATCAGGTTCCCATAAATCTATATGGGGATATTCTTGATTATTATCAAGTGTTAAATCTTCTCTTACAGGAAGATATCTATCTGGATCTTCTTCCATATTAGATACCTTATTCAATAAATCCATACATTCACCTCATCTTTCAAATATATCTCACTCATATAATATATATGCTACTTTTTCTTTATCTTATTTATAGAACTTCCACGTTTATCTTTAGGTTTTATAGTATTTACCTTATGAGAAGATTTCTTTGCTATAGGTTTTATTACATCTTTAACTCTATCTATTATACCTTTCTTAGGAGCTAATCTTGCTTTCTCTGTTTTAAGTCTCTTCTCTTCTTTTTTAATCTCATCCATTATTTGACTTAATTTTCTTATCTTAGTACTAAAGAAAATAGGTAAATGTCTGTCTGCATGAGTTTGCATATAACCAGTCATACTAAGTAAGTTAGATTCAGTTATATGGTATATTGCAAAGAAGATAGTCTTATTATACATAAGAATCTCATGTGGGTTCCTTTGATAAGGCGGTCTACTATAGAATTCCTTATCTAATTTAGATTTTAACTCAGGGATTATCATATTATACTGATTATATGCATATGCATAAGTATAAGCAAATCCCGGTGAATTACTAAATAATAAGAAATTCCATTTCTTTACAGTTATAGATGGTTTATCACTATAAACTTCTATTACTACATCATAATTATTCTCTCTTTCTGTTTCAGATGGGATAATAACATGATATAGAAAATTCATATCATTTCTCTTATATACATTAACTTCTATCTTATCTTTAAGCTTATTATATCTCTCAATAAGATTAGCTTTAATGATAGCAGGATTTCCTGCCGTATTACCTTTACCGGCAGGATTATCCAAATATTCTATTAACGTTTGTTCCATATAATCACGTCCTTTATATAATATCTATTATAGTATTATTCGGCGTGACCATTACCTATAGATGGATTTATTGATACAAATAAGCTACTTGATAATAGTAATGATACTACAGATATAGAAGCTTTAAGTATTTCTATATCAGTTCTACAAGAGTTAATTATTTCTGTAGAATATTCATCTTTAACTAAATCATATATCTTATTTGATTTAAGAGATTCTTTTATTATCTCATCTACTTTATCAGTATCATTCTCATACTTATTAGATAATACTAAAGAATATACCGCTGTAGCAGAAGCTCCTATTAGAGAGCATACATGATAAATATCAGAATCTTGTTTTCCTTCTTCTTTAAGTTTTCTTAGTATAGAATATACTGCTTGAGTAATAGCTAATGAACCACCTATATTATATCCATATACATAAGCAGATTCTGTAGCTTTAACAGCATCTTCTACTAAGTCAAGATTAGCTTGTCTTTCTAAAGAAGTCATACCACCAACTGAGATATTACCCATAGAGCATTTCAACTTAGAAACTCTTTGCTTAAGTTCATATTCTTTAACATCAAGTCTATTAAGTTCTCTATTAGATTCTCTCATAGCTTCATAATCAGCTATAGCTTTTTTCATATGAATACCATATAGGTTTTCATTCTTGAAATCTAATCCTGAAGCAGTCATATCTTTCATATTGATAGATACAAATTTAGATTGTCCTATGAAGTTCTTAATATCGAATTCGTGTACTTTGACTCCATCATATTCTTTTCCTTCTTTGTCGCATTCTTCTTTGTATTTATCTATTTCTACATATTTTTCATAATCCATTTCAGTTATAAGTTGACCACCAGTAAGTATAGCAAAGTCACTGAAATAATCAGCCAATACATTATTTGCTGTAGATACATGTGTATATATTACATCAGATTCTCCATATGCATTGAATTTGATTTTAGTGTCATGAGCTATAGCCATCAAGTAATTTCTACTTATATAAGGAGCCATTACTATAAGCTTTCTATTCTCATTTCTTGCTATATTAAGAGCAGATTGTATCATAACCGGATAATATTTATTATTATCTATCTTATGGTCAAACATGATGTAGTAAGGATCTTGTATATCACAATTACCTTCATCAGTAGTTATATAGATAGGATCTATAAGAGCAGCATTGAGTTTATATCCTTCTACTACTTCATAAGAAGTTTCAGCACCTTTAGCTTCTTTGTAGTATATAGTAGGATTACCTGTTTTCTTATAGATATCTTGTATCATAGCTGCTATAGCATCATTACCATTAGTAGATACATGAGCTAATTTATATATCTCATGTAAATCTCCATTCTTATCTACTTCAGTAGCATTCTCTTGGATTACTTGAGATATAAGATGAGCAGCTTCTATGAGTAAATCTTGTTTTTCTTTAGAACGAAGACTATTGATTCTTTTATCTTTAACAAGATTCTTATATAGTACATTCGACATAGCTATTGATGATGATGAACCATCTCCAACAGTAGATACTACTGGTCCGGCTATTCTTATTAGCATACTAAGTATATTATTAAGAACCATTTCATCATCATTAAATCTAAGTCTTCTTAATAGTGACCAACCATCTTTAGTTATATGAGGTTCACCATATTCATCTATTATTACTTGAGAACCATAAGGCCCTAATGTATTTATTATAGCATCAGATACCATACCAAATACTTTAAGTAATCTTTCTTTAAAGTCTTCCTTACCTATGACATTCCATTGGTAATTATCTTTCTTAGGTTCTAATGATTCATAACTTCTATCAGTTACTATTGTCTGCATTATTTTCTCCTTCTCCATTCTTATCAAATCTAAATGGTACAAATGTACCAAGTCTACAAATATAGTGTTGCATTATTGCTATATAGTCTATAGCTAAATCTCCTTTATCATCGAGGTTATTCTTATAGCTTGCTATCATAATCTCTAACCATTTGATATTGGATAAAGCTGTACATAGACCAATATCAGATATTTCATCAGTAACGAAACTTGTTATCTCAGTATGCTCAGATAAGAAATTCTCCAAAGAATTAAATACTAATTCTATCTTAGGATTATTATCAAAAGTAATCTTCACATCTTCAATAACTCGTATATCTCTTTCCGGATGAATAATATAAATCTTCTCTACCACTTTATCTGAACGTAATAATGTATTTAAACTATCTACAAAGACAAGATTCTCGCATTTAGCATAGAAATCAATGTATCTATTAATAATACCCCTACGATATCTGGCATAATCTTGACCATCGAAAGGATTAATAGCTACATCAAGTAATATATTAGAGAATCTTTTATCATAGACAAATTCCCGAGATATTTCCATATTATCATAATCGAGAACTTTATCAAACATAGATTTCATAACTAGAGTTTGTAACTTCTCCAGTATATGTAAATCTACACCTTTCAATACGTTCTCATATTTAACTAACATAATCTCAGGTCTTGTCATTACGTCAGGACTTCTTTTAACTTCCCTATCTACAGGTTTAGTTGTTTCACTTTCAAGTCTTGCCATATTTTAATACCCCTATTCTTTAGAATGGTATATCATCTAATCCTTCCACTGTAGTCATCTCACCATTTTCCGATGGTGGTACTGGAGCTGAAGAAGAACCTCTTGAGAATATATCGGATGATTTACCTGTATATCTCTTATAGTTATTAGCAGAATCTATAGGGGCTCCTAAGCTATTACCTATAGCTTCTACATTCTTACCAAGTCTCGCTGTATAGTATCTGTCGTGATATCTACCTATATGAGCAGATGCACCACATAATGCTTTAGCAGCTTCTGGAAGTAGACTACTGAATAATTCGAATTCTGTATTATATACAAACTCCAATCCTGAATTACCTGTTGACATATCATAATCAGATACTACAGTATTTTCTATATTGAAGAAGTATATAAGACCACTATCAGCTTTCTTAGTAGTTTCATTTATTCCTTTATAAATGGCTATGAATGGAGTAACTTTTTCTCCTATTGCTTCGCCATAATCAACTTTTTTAGTACCAACACAAATCAATCCAGAAGATACTGGTATACCTTTATTAACTTCTTCGTTATTTTCCAAAGCTGGTTTAACTGAAGTTTTTATGATATAATCTAATACCATCATTTTTTCTGGCGATAGTGCAGTATTTAATTGTGTCTGATAATCGAAGAACTTTCCTTCTTTTCTCATATTAGGTTCCAAAGCTGGTGAAATTTGTATAGCCATGAATTGATTCCACCATTTGATAATCAAAGTAGATTGAGCTAATGGATTAGTAGAATTCATAAATTGAATCCCATTAGTATTCGTACTTTTCTCACTTGAATTCTTATTGCTGTTATTTTGGTATTCCATAATCAGAAATCTCCTTTTACAAATTTAAAATTTTTCTTTTATAAAAAATAACAAGGGAATACAATGAAGCCCTTGTTATATAAAAGTTTTGTGGTTGATAAGTTATTATATAAACAACTTATATCTCAAGTATATTACTATATGTCGTCTTATTATTCTTAAGCTTACTTGGAGCTATAGCTAATGATTCTCTAACAGAGTTAAACTTATTGATATTATCACTTATAATAGTATCATAGTCTATAAAGTCTATTATCCATTCAGGAATTTCTTCCAATGATTTAGGTATTGCTATAGCATTAGGTAATTTATCTTTCATTACTCTATCCATAAGATATTTCTCTTCAATTATCTTATATTTATCCGGATATTTCTCCTGTAATAATTCTAATGATTTATCTTTATCTAAAGTTACTTTAACTACGTCTACTATTTCTGGTAATGATATCATATAGTCCGGATAGAAATTATTCCAAGCCATTACTGCTAATAGATTCATAGTGCTTAAAGGATTCTTATAACCTTCGGCTTCTTTAACGTTAGCAGGTATAGTAAAGTCTTTCTTACCATGAGATAAACTTTCTCTCATTATATCTTGGAATTCATCTAATTTATTTAAAATTCTTGGTATAGATATATCATCAGTAAATAATATTTCTTCTTTAGATAAATTATCAAAGTATTCTCTTGTAGCTTCCCTCGTATTACCTTTCAAGAAGTCTATACCTTTAGCATCATACTTAGGTGGATCAAATTCTCTACCCTCTCTAAGTAATTGGGTACTAATATATCTCTTCTTAGTAGCAGCTAATGCCATAGTTCCCATCAAGAATTCATTCTTCATATTAATCTTAGGAATAAATTCTTCTAATACATTTGCCGAACGACAATACTTATCCAACGTAGTTTCTATCATATTAGTCATTAAGAATGCTTTAATAGAAACTGCTATGAATTTAGCATTAGCATCATCAGGTTTCCTTGCTTTAGAATAAACGTTATTTCTCATCCATTCGACCCATTGATTTATATATACCATACAGCTATCTGTATCGCATAATATGACCGCACTTCTTTTATCATTCTTAAATCTAAGAATTCTATCAAAATAGAAACCATCTACGAATACTACATCTTTAATCATAGACCACAATTTATTTAAATCATCTTTAGCATTCTCGGGTATCTTAGAAGCATCTCTATAGAAATCTATCTTACTAACTAATCTAACTAATAATGAGTGGAATTCACTTTGCTTTACTACTTCAAATATATTATTTGCATAATATACTCTATTAACTTCTTCTTGGCTAAGATTTTTTATGACATCATAAATACATGCATAGTCACTTCTCATCTTACTATATAACCAATCATGAAGCTGCTCTTTAGATACATCTTCTAACTTATATTTACTTACTGGATTATATGATAAGCATATATTAATATAATTACATAAATCATCCATATTAAGTAAACCAAAATCTCCAGCAACAAATCCTTCGAATGCTGTTTCTGCTGTAGAGATTAGAGATTGACCAGTTGCTGTAACTGATACCCCTGTATATTTATTATAGAATACTGCTACCTTAGATAGATTCGCACCATAGAAAGAGTTAGCTTTTCTCTTCTCCGATGATTGCATTGAATCAGCATAGTAGTAGTCGTAACTATCGGGGCTATATAGTTTTAGAGTTCCTTTAATCTGCTTTCTCGTAGTCATAAAATCATCAAGCATGACCGCATCAAGGTTAGCTCTTGTATTTTGATTATGATAAAATACACCATAACCAGCACATATAGGTTTCTTATCTTCTATCCAATCAATTAGTGTTGAGAGTTTAGTTGTATAAGCAGTATTAGTATAATTATTATGCAACTCACATTCTTCATCTATCATATGTCTATTATATTCTTCAGTGACGAAGTCTAATATTTCTTCATCAGATATATCTGGATACATTCGCTTAAATGAAACAAATGCATCATTAATCCATTTATCCTTAAATACATTTTTCTTCATATAAATACTATCTCCTATTGAAATTTAAGATTTACATTAGTGTCGGATATAGAATAATATCTAACAAGGCTATAATATATTGCTATTTCATTATTCAGCCGAAACATAGAAGTAAATTAATCATTAAAAATAATAAAGAAGGAGGCAATTTTTATGTCTATAAGTTTGATGAATGATTATGGTATAGTAGCTGAAGGAATGGATTCTGAAATATCTTTGGAATCTACAAGTGCTATAGCAGGATCACTATTGATGGAGTATTGTACTCCAGATGAAATATCTGCTTTTCTTGAAAATTCTTCAGAAGTAGAACTTGCTCAAAATGAAGAGCTACTTACTGAAAAAACTATATTGAAGATGGATAAAGTTGCAAGATTGAATAGAGCGTACAAAACTTCTATATTCCAAGTTGCAAGAGAAAAGAAAGACCCTCTATTTAAGAAGCTACTTACTGTATGGAAAATGGAAAGATTCCTTGAAGGAAAACTTGAAAAGAAATACGGCAATGAAGGTAGAAGAAGAGCTAAGAAAGTTGTAGCTAATGCCGGAAAATCTAAATCTCCATTGGTGAAGAAAGCTGTATCAAGAGTTAAGGCTTCTTTGAATGGAAAAAAATAATAGGAGAACAGTAGTGTAATCTTGACACGGTGTCAAGAAATTTTATTATAATTTAAGAGAAGCTTACTTTATAATATTCTGAAAAACTACTATATTGAGCGTGTTGTTTTGAATTGACGTTCCTTAAGTGGATATGGGGTTCGTTGATTGTAATTTTTTTATTACACGTTGTTATTTTTTCCTCGTAGACATTTTTGGTCATGCGATGAAATCTCCTTAAAGAACGATTTAAAAAAAGATGACAGACAGACTTTGCTGTATGTGCTTATTTAAGTGCATACAGCCATTTCTGTTGTGGTTATATATTATTATTATGAACAAGACAAAACCTTAAGCAAAAAATAAGTTTTTGTTTTTCAAATATTTTTCGAAGGAGATTTCATAATGAGAAATATTACAGAATGGACCAAAGAAGGTCTCGAGCAAGTAGTAATTAAAAGAGAGAACGTTGAAGATTTTATTAAAGAGTTGAAGAAGAAGAATCTTGTCATCTCTAATGACTTTGTAAATATTAAAGAGTTGAAACAAGAATTCGAGCATCTATACGAAATGATTAAGATAGGATTTACTATAGATGAATTGAGAGAATATCCTATCAAGTATAGATATACTAAATCATCTCCTGTTAAGACTATCCAATTGAGACATCTGATAACTAATATGATACTATGGTATGGAATATTAAGATTAGGTGGTCAGATAAGAGAAGAGCATATAATAGATGCTAATAAAATAACAGGAAAAGATATATCTAAATATTATGATAATTATTATGTAAAAGACTTTACAGATAAAGTAGACTTCCATGAATTGAATAAAGCTATAGCAGATACTACTTATGAATTAGGTAAGATATCTTTAGACTTCAATATTATAATGGGGATGTCTATTACATTAGAAACTTATCTTGGTACTGCTAAGAAGTTCCCAAGATTTAAAGAGATATTAAAGAATGAATTATCTACTACTCTACTTCCTAATGAAACTGAAGATATAGTTCAGGCATTAACTCAAGAGCAAGTAGATATGATAAAACAAGATGAAGATAGTATGATTAAAGTCTTCTTAGATAGTAAAGAAGGTGTTAAGGTTAATTCACTACAAGAATTTGTAGTTGCTTCATCTAATAAACCAGATATAGCTGGTAAGACTATGCCAATACCAATTACTAAGAACTTCCTAATGGGTGGTCTTGGTAATATAATTAATTACTATATAGATGCTGTAGCAGGTAGAAAGTCCATAGTGATGAATAAGACTGAGATGGGTAAATCAGGATACCTATCATTCCTAACTATACTTAATACAAGTAACGTTAGAGTAAATAAAAATGTAGATGATTGCGGTACAGTAAATACTGTATTGATTGATATAAAGACTAAGAAGCATTTTGATATGGTTGTTGGTAGATGGTATGTGCCAGAGAAAGGAAAGTTAGAATTAATAACTCCTGCTCATACTCATCTAATAGGACAATCAGTAAGATTGCGTTCACCATCAAAATGTGCTTGTGAACACGGTATATGTCATAAATGTGCCGGTGAATTATATAAGCTCAATATGGATATATCATTAGGAGCTTATAGTGCTATAATGGTAATGCTTGATGTGCAACAGAAGATATTGTCAGCTAAGCATATACTAACTACTACTTCTAATCCTATAGTATTTACATCAGACTTTAGTAAATATTTCCAAATGTATTCTAATGAAATATTATTGGATTCAGAGAAGTTAAATGAAATTCCAGATACTGAATCACTATATGTAATAGTGGATGTTGAGAATGATGTATCTAATGCAGAAGATTTAGATATATTTGATAAGGACTTAACTCTATTGGAATTAAATCAATTCTATATAGGAAGAGTAACTGGTAGTAAACGTAATAAAGATAGAGCTGTAGAAATACTGTCAGAAATATCAGAAGAGAATGGTAGTAGACTATCTATAACTCAAGACTTGATAGATAATCCTAAGTTCGAAAAGATAGGAGATTATTATTGTATTAAGATATCTGATATAGATGATGAATTGAGTCTATTCAGTATAGAAGTAGTTAATAATGAATTGACTAAACCTCTATATGAAATAAAAGGTATACTTGAAAGTTCGACAGATAATAGTAAGAAGAAAAAGAAGAGTCCATTTAGTAGAAAGCATGATGATATAGATGGAATTACTAATGACTTCTTTGATGCTGTTATAGATGCAGATATAGATGTAACTCTATTGAATATAGAGTGTATTATGCATCCACTTATTAGAAAAGCTGATAATAAGTATGAAAGACCTAACTTCAAAGTACACGTATTCGATAGTGATGTACAAGTTCTTACTATTAAGACTTCATTAACTAATAATCCATCTATAGCAATTAAATTAGCATCTGAATCTATTAAGTCTCAATTATTGGATTTGAATACTTATGAAATGGATGCTCCATCATTCTTAGATGATCTATTCAGAGAGAAATTACTTCCTCTAATGAAAGAAGATGAAGATGATGAATTCATAGACGATGGATTATATGACGATGAGGATGATGAAGATGAGGAATAAGATACCGGCTATAGCTTATCAGACTCATATTGAAATACCAAATTATACACTTGGAATGTTACCATATCTGGAGAGAAATCTCCAGACTTATGGTCCATTTAAGAATAAGATAGACGTTGGATTATATTATGATAAAGAAAAAAGTATATTATATATTCCAAGGTCTATGCAACCAAATATATTAAACCAATTGGAAATAGAACTATCTGATGATATAATAGAATATGCTACATTTAGAGCAGATGTATTTAGGAAACCTAAGGATAGTTTCCAAGAAAGAAGTATAGAATTCCTTGTAGGGGATGGTGGATTTAGTCTAAGTAGAAAGAGTAGTCAAGTAGTATTAAGTGCTCCACCGGGTAGTGGTAAGACATATTGTGCTGTACATGCTATAGCTCGATATGGTATAAGGTCCATGGTAATATGTCATAGAAAGAAAATACTCACTCAATGGATGGAAGAAATACTTACTTCTACAGATATCCAACCAGACGATATACTTTTTTTAGATTCTACTAAATGTGATAGGATAATAGATAATAAGCATATAGTATCTGAAGATTTGAAAGTAATATTAGTAACTCAGCAGACTATAGCTTCATTTGCTAAGAAGCATGGTTGGAATAAATTAAATTTATTGCTATCTAATCTACAGATAGGAATTAAAGTTATTGATGAAGCTCATAGGCACTTTAGGAATACTTTCTTTATAGATACTTATGCGAATTTAAAGAAATCAATATACTTAACTGCTACTTTTAAAAGAAGTGCTTATGGTGAGAATAAGGTATTTCAAAATGCTTATGCGATTGCTCCTAAATTTGGATTTGAAAGAATTAAAGAAACCAGAAGACATATAGTATATATAGAAGTAAGGTTCAATAGTTATCCAGATACTAATACGACTTTATCTATGTATAATGGTTTAGGATTCTTTGATAAGATGAAATATACTGAATATCAGAATAATAAAGACTATATAGCTAATGCTATCATAATACTAATGAAGAAATACTTCAGTAAGCATGATGGGAGATACTTAATATTATCTGCTACTAAAGAATCCAATAAATATTATAAAAAAATAATGGATGAGAATTTCCCTAATCTTAATTCTTGTGTCTATAATTCAGATATAAGTGATGATGATAAGAGATATGCTATGGATAATGCAGAAGTTATATGCAGTACTCCATCATCATTAGGGGAAGGAACTAATATGAAACATCTAAGATTTCTATTTATGACAAATGCATTTGCTTCAGAGATAGATTCATTCCAAAATCCAAGTAGATTAAGAGAATATGCTCCTGATAAGAATTGCTTTTATATAGAATTCATAGATGAAGGATTTAGACAAGTCGTAGATTGGCAGAAGAGAAGAAAAAAAGAATTTGAAAAGTTTTTCTTAGAAGATAGAGTAGTAAAATATACAGATTTAATGAGAGATAAGATATAATTATATCTTATCTCTCTAATCTCTGTTATTTTTTTATTTCTTCTTTGGAAATAGGTTATCGAGTTGCTTCACAATATATTTGCATTGTTCAATGCAATAATCTAAAGAGCATTCATCAATACTATCTCCAAAATGGTTACAATCGAATCCGATGTAATATTTGCCGAAATCACCTTTATCACTAAAAGTGATTCCACCATGGCAATTTATTTTATCAGAATCTTCTATTATATAATCATATTTGTCTAATTCATCTTTAGTGACTTCTACATAACCGCAGTGCCACCCGTTTACGAATGAATCCATATGGTAACCAAAATCATTTGGTAACTTATACTTTGTATGAGTTACCACTATATGTCTACCACCGAATGTATCTTGGTAGACCATTTTCTTTTCTATTTCTAAGTTATTCACATTGAATAACCCATTTATTTTTACACTCATTATTTCCATCCCTAATTTACATAATGGTCTGTATTATCAATAGTTCTTGCAGCTTCAGAACCTTCATAAAGTTCTATTTTATCTGCAAGTAGATTAGCTCTACCGTAAGGTATTCTCTTAATTGGAGCATTCATAGATTCGAATCCCAATCCAAGTAGAATATCCATAGTATCATATTTGAGCTTATCCACTGTTGAATTTTTATAATCAAGACTAATAGTAAATACTCCGCCTCGGCTATTCATTATTGATATACGACCAATTTTCTCAGTAGTGCTATAATGAGCAACAAGTACTGCTGAGTTTCTAACAAAGCCTTTGAATACTGTATCATACACACCATCTATGGCAGTCATCATGTTCACAGCATCTTGGGCAGTTTCGGTAGATAGAAATAGTGGTCCAGCTTCATCTATGCCAGAACCATCATATCTAAATTCAACGATTCTCCCATCAGCATAAATCAAATTATATGATTCTTCTTGTTCAGGAGATTCGGTTGCATTGACTACATATTTAATTTGAGATGATTCAGCTCTCGGAATTCTCCAAGAGAAACTACCATCAGGACCGGGAAGACGTCTATCATATTCCTTATCCTCAGTGATATCAATTTGAATCAACCCCAAATTATTTATTTCTTCCCATTCATATCCACCACTATAGAAAGTAGTAGTAGCTATTTCTGGGAAACCTTTATAGATTTTTCCTGCCGTAAATTGCTTACTTCCACCTATAGAAGCATTGCCAGCAGATACAGTTTTTTCAGTATTATCAGAAGTATTTTTAGTGCTATCGAGAGTTCCTGATGCAACATCTCTTCTACTAATACTATCTTCACCATAATAGAGAATGGTTTTAATATCGCTTAGCGTACTCCAAGCATCTGATAGTATACTATCAGATCTTTCACTCTCTGGCTTAGTTTTTAACGTTATTCCACTATTCGTTCTCTCGATTTTTATAGTTCCGAGAACGACGATTAAAATGAATAGTAATACTATAGGTTTTATCACTGCTCCTGTATTAAGAAGCTTATCTAACCAACTTACTTTCTTCGTTGGTTCAGATGATGTTGGTTGATTCATATTTTTATTTTCCATTGTTTTTTTTCTCCTTATTTTTAATTATTTTATTTTTGTAAATCTATCAGTATTCGGGTCAAACGTAGTAATATTATAAGCTTGGACCCTACTATTATTAGCTTTAGTAATGAATCTCTTACCACCCAAAGTTTCTATGCCTATACCAGATACTGTTCTATTTATAAAATCAGTCATCTGATTCTTAGTAAGGGTTTTCTTACTATTAGTATATCCGACCAATGCCATTGTTTCGTAGTTACAAAACGCCACATATGCTTTATTGTCTTTACTATTAATGGCATATGCTACGAAAGCATGATTTTCTACAAACCCCGGAATGATTTGTTTAACTCTGACATTGGGATCAAAGTCTTGGATCATTTGGCACATTGCCAAGTAATAATCCCCACGATTCATATCAATCGCATGACGTTTATTAGTCAAAAATACCATAGGTCTTTGAGCTAATACATATGAATCGCCATTAGGATAATCCAGTAGATCGAATGCATATCCATTCTCTTCAACCACTGGAATGTTATCATGGTGGACATCTTTTGTTAAGTAAGGAACTCTGAACGTGAATGCTGAATTCACTGGTCGATTGTCCTCCCTTTCAAATGGTGTTCGCGTGTCAACAAATACACGTGATTCACCTTTCTTATCATCACGCAATTTGAATTCTTGAAGTTGTCCTTCAAATTGCGTAGCATAATACATGCTATCTCGATATGGTACAACAACCTGATTTATTGGCTTATAAGCTGCAAAGCCACTAATTGTCATTGACCCTATCAACACTAAACTTGCTAACAAAGATACTAATTTTTTCATTTCATTTTCTCCTTTTTTTTAATTAAATTAATTGATTATTAAATATATTTTTGATACATCATTATTATATATATATGAAATATTTAATAATACGAAAAATGAGAATATGTATAATTATACATATTCTCAAAAACTTTTCATATTAATTACTCTATTAAGATATTTCTTTTCATATTCTGACTTTTACCATTCAGTGCCTTGTTCTGTCTACTAATAGCATTAATATTCTCAACCATCTTACTATGTCTTATCTGTTGCATCCTTATATTGTCTAAAGCGTTAAGTACTATATCCATACAATAGAGAACTGCCCAGTAATCTTCATTATATTGAATAGCTACTCTATTATCTAATTCAACTACATCATATAATATTAGATTATCTTCATTGATAAAGAGTATACTATCTTCCCTGAATTCCATTGTAATAAATTGATGATTATCATATATAACAAATATTTTATTTTTATCAATGGCTATTCTCGGACATTCTTTCTTAGATATATATTTATCATATACTGAGAAATCATTATTGTATCTTGAATTTAATAATAAGAGTTTTTTATGCTTAATATTAAATTCTTCTATAGAATCATAATAAAACTTCCCTTGTGATTCTTTAATATCTTCTATCTTAAAGAATCTTAACTTATTTAATGTATTCATTGATAATTCGTTTGAAGATAAGAATGTAAATAAGATGTTGATAATTAAGTCATTAGTAGGTCTTTGTACAGCATGTTTAATTTCTCCATCACTATTAATTTCAGAATTGAGTATAATGTCCATGGGTTTACCGCTATATCCTAAAGCATATACGCCTACAGTAATTCTGTCACTCCGCACCGTAAAGGTACACGATAAAAATGATCTATTGTTTTGAAACCAAAATATATCTACATGTAGTATTGCTTTAATAAAATTAGGAATAGAATCTTGTCCGTATATCCTTAGTAAGTCAGTGTCGATATCTTGTTTGGAAAGAGTAATTATTCTTTCTTTGAAGACGGTGAATTCATGTTCGTTTATCATTCATTTTCTCAGTCCCTTCCTTTTTATATACCCATATTATAGATAAAAAAATATATATCACAATATATCATTCTATTATTATTTTGTAGTGATGTTTATTAAGAGGTCAACATAGATTAGTACCTATGTTGACCATATATTTTTAATCTTCTTGTTTCTTTAGTTTCTTAAGCATTTTCTTAATATCTTTATCAAGTCTATCTTCTCTCTCTTTAGTAGATTCTACTACTATTTCTTTAGTATAAGAATCTTCTAATCTTTCTTTAATAGCTTCTCTATAAAATCCATCTGTATCTCCTAAGTAAAGTTTACCTTTCTTAGTTTGGAATAATTCCATAGATTTGATATTACTATCTATATACATCATCTCATCATGGAACTCTAACTTAACTCCCATAGGTTTAAGATTAACGTTAAGTATCTCAACGTTTCTATTAACAAATCTTTCCATATTTCTTATCTTATTAATGGTCTTCTTCTTAGTAAGTAGTAACTTACCAAGGTGTCTTCTACCACTAACAGATGATCTATATAGTAGATTTATCTCAGCCATAGTACGAGTTCTTACTACAGTTAATAAGTTTAGTATCTCTTGATATCCAAACTTAATAGGAGTTTTAGCATATAAGTCTTGATGTTTCTTAGCACTATCAGATTTAACTGGAAGTTCTTTATTATTAATTGCTGCTGTAGAACGTGATGAGAATTCTTTCAATGAAGTTTGCTTCAATGCGAGATAATACATTTGTCCTACATATCCTGTATATTTACCCATCATCTTATGATATACACCGTGTTTCTTGATGTATACATCATAAGGTGTAAATATATCTGGATATTTATCATAGCATTCTTCTATTCTATCCCATAAAGGTTTCTTCTCCCATAATACTGGTAATTCTATATAGATACCATTATCATATATAGATTGATAGAATTCATCTTTACCAGCTTTAGTTAATCCTTTATAGTAATCTTCCAATTTTTCAGATTCTCTATCAACTAATATATTCATTACAGGGAAGAATATCTTCTCTCTTTCCTTATGTGAAGATAATGTCTGTAGATGCTCAGCCAATCTATCTGTTAAGAAAGTTAGAGATAATTCATATAATGGTACACTTATAAGTCTATTAGTTGGACTTAAGCTATTAAGTAATACATCTACTCTAACTCCATTAGATAATACTGGCATTTGGTCATCTGGTAATACCTTAGATACAACACCTTTATTACCACAACGACCAACTAACTTTTGTCCTGTAGTGATATAATCTATCTTTTCTACAGTGAATTTAATCTTAAAGCAGTTGAATATATTACCATCAGGATTTCTAAATATATAATCCGGATTAATATACTTACTTGCTCTATCATACCAGTATGATATATCTCTACTATAAGTAGCACCATCAGGATTATTAATAATACTCTTTAATACTTCATATAGTTTCATAAAGAAGTTCTTCTGCATCTTAAGATACTTCTTTAATTGAGTATGAAACATATCATCTGGATATTCATCTATATCTTTATTGCTATAGATATCTATATCTATAACCTTACCATTAGCATATAGTATTTTATTATTTAAGAACGATACTTTTCTTAACTCAGAAGCTTTCATATCATATAATAATCTATCATTATGAATTCTCTTCTTAGCTAAAATAATATTATCATGAACTTCTTCTCCTATATCCGGAAAGCATTTATAGTTCTCTTTATCACCATATAGGTTAATCATTCTATCATTATCATTTATAACAGTTTCCGGAGTTCCTACACTTATAGTAGAGAATCTCTTAGAAGCTGTTTCAGAGATAAGAATAGCATCTTCAGATAGATATGGGTCTAAGGTATGCATAGTAGTTAAGTTCATACCATAACCATAGTTCATATCATCATCATAAGAATTACTCTTATATATAACAGTATCTTTCTCTATCTTATCTCCTACATTACAACTATCGATGTATTTATTATTATATCTGAAACCAAACTTCTCTGTTAGTTTCTTTACCGAATTTCTTGTCTCTAAGAAGTAATGATTCTTATCAGGCTCATAGAAAACCATGATATAGTTATTATATACTTCAGGGACAGTTTCATCGAATTTATATATCTTAGCAACTACTTCTACATCATTCTTTAGTCGCTTATATCCACTTGAATATTTCCCAGCTATATTTTCCATATTAGTAAAGCATCTTGGAAACTCTGGATTAATAGGACTCTTAAATTGATTAAGATGAGCTGTAAACATAGTTCCTCTTCTTGAGCTCATATATCCTATAGCAGTTAATCCAGTCATACCAAAAGGATATGGAGTATCTTGAAACTGGGTATTCTTTTCTTCTAATATTTCTTTAAAAGATTTCTTCGCCATAAATATAATATCCTCTCTTTCAAATATCTACTTTATATAATCATCTATATAATATATAGACATATTATTCTTCAGCAGTTATCATATCAATAACTTCATTATTTTCATCTGACTTAGAACCAGATTCCACTGTAAGCAAATCAGCATTTACTGATAACATAGTTTCCATAGAATCTTTACAAGCTCTTATGGCCATTTCTCTAAATGATGAGTCTAAAGTATATTTAGCTTCAAATTCATTTCTACTAAACTTAACTTCAGGATTAGATATGAAATATAGCTTAGGATTTCTACCACCAAGTAATTCTTTATCTTTAGCATAATGAAGTAATGATAATGCTGGTGAGAAACCAGTAACTTGATTATATACTAATTCTATTTCTTGACCTGCGGTATTAGTTCTCGATTTAATCAATTGAACTTTTACTATCATACCATTAATACCATCATCTTCCATATTAAGCTTCTTAGAAGATACAAACTTAAGATATAGATTTGAATAATATATAGGAGCTGTACCCCCCGGAACCGCTTCATCTTGTTTCAAATACATAATCTGAGCTTGTGATTTAGCCATAGGATTTATATCTATCTTAGTCTTAAGATGATTTATTTCCACAATAGATATATTATATGGTCTCAATATAGGGATTAATCTATTATGGAATTGAGATAATTCCTTAGCTATTCTATTAGCATAAGTACTACCTTGCATACTATCATCATCTTTATTCTCTTTAGATGCTAATCCCGGAATAGAATCTATGATAACTATAGTTGGTGGATATGGTATTAATGGTCTTCCCAATTCATCCAACTTACCAGTATTAATCTTAATAGAATCTCCTAATGATTCTTTAAGTTCTACTACTTTCATTATACCAGTAAATATATCTTGTATAAATACATTATCTCTTGATAAGAAATATTTACCCTCTAATTCCTTATTAGATATACCTGTAATATTTCTTATTCTTGTATAAGTAGTTGCTTGTTCTATATCATAATGAAGAACCATTGCATCCTCATATTTCTTTATCATATTAACAGCAGCTTGTATTACGAAAGTAGTTTTAGCTGTACCTGATTTACCTATTATAGTAGTTAATGTACCACCCACCATACCAAGTCCTTGCCATCTTTCTAATACTTTATCTTCTTTATCTTTAGCAGTTATTATAGTACCATTTCTATAGTCAAATGGTAAAAAACCTGTTTCATACATATCTGAAGAACTATCTTCTTTAAATAGTCCTTTTTTATCATTTGCTTTCAACTTATCTAATAATGACATAAATTAATTTTCCTTTCGTGTCTTTTTATCAATATTAATACTATTAGTATGTCGACTATCATATTTTTATTTACACATGAAGTTTGAAATATATCCAAATATTTTTTTATTATATGATAACAATATAGTGAGTGAAGTCTTTTTAATCAAAGGACTCATGATCCATGAAATCGCTCGAGTCTTTACGGATTAGACTTGGGTAGTCATCAAAGTTAAGCGTAAACAAAATCAAGTGTTTTTCTCAAGAAACCAAAGAATTACGCAATCGTTCCCATAAGATACTGGTGGTCGGTATCAGACATTGGGACAATAACTTATTCGTGTCAAGCCACAATACAAGGTTACTGCTATTTCCTTATGTGGCAAACAGAAAAATCGACGTAACCAGTTATTTAGATACTGGGATAAGTTGAACCATGTGAAGATGAGTATTGTTATTGAGCAATACTCATCTTACATTCCTTTAGAAAAATCAAAACCTCTCAGAGTGCATTATTATAATGCATATTTATATAATATTTGTGGATTGGCTTACGATAGGTAACATTCAAAAACCGTTTTTAAAACTGAGAGGTTTGATTTTAATACATATCCTATTTCACAATAGGATAAAAAAATAAGAGAGTTCAGACCTCTCTTATTTTTTTGATAAATTATGAAGGCCTTATGGTAACACCTTAAGATTCTTCATCACGAATTTATCACCCAATGGTGAAACTCGTTTAATATAACGGTCTACGTTACCACCGTTCATAATCGCAGTAGTTGGATTATTAAATCCAACTCTAACCGTTTTTATAAACGGGTAATCGAATATCGCTTTCATAGCGACACCTCCCTTCCAGTATATTTGAAGTATTAAATGTACTTAATACTTTACCTCCATATAATATATAACCACAATTTATATTACACCGTCATTTAACTGGAAGAGGGGTTTACATAAAAAAAAATAATGCCTATATAGATTAATTAATCTATATAGGCTATTCTGTCGTGATTTTTTAATTCACTTTTACTTTATTTACTTTACCATTATACATTTCATAGTATATTCTGAATGCATTCTGTAAAGTATTTCTTACATATTCATTACCAGCAGTTGGTTCTCCATAGAAAGTAACAGCTTTGATAGAATTACTCTTAATGGTAGATATTATTTTATCTATATCAGAATCAACTTTGATTTGCATGATATCATGATTACCAAGTCTGATATTCTTATCTTTCATTAGAGTATCTTTATCAAAAGTTACTATATATCTTGTTGGGTGGGCTGGTCTGAATTTCTTCAATGGATGTAATACATACTTGATATTGATATCGGTATTAGTCTTACTGAATTCAACGTTAGTGTGATTAACTCCTATTGAATATCTTCTTGCAGTTCTTGTATCCAAATCAACTATTTCAAATTGAACTGGTTCAGAATCTACATCTCTGGCAAATATTATTGAGAATTCACCATGACTTACTGAGTATTCAAGGATATAATATCCTCTATTGTCTAATAATTGGAAGTGACTATTGATACTGTTAGTAAGAGTTATTATAAAGATATCTTTATCTTTACGATTAACTTCTTTACCATCTATAGTCCAAGCCATAGGATTTAGATCTCTATTTCCAAATATTAACTGGTGTTTTTGATGAGATATTACTACTGGTTTATCCATTTCTATTAGATTATCCATCTTAGTATTTCGCACCAAGGTATCCTTAGCAGTGATAAAGCATTGCCTAAGGACTTGACGTCCGTTGGCATACTCTATCTTATTAGATTTTATTATTTTATTTAATTCCCCATATGGTTGATTTTCATATGGTTTACTACTTTCATTATAGAAAATGATCATAGTGTGTCACCATCCTTTCTATTTAATCAATTCATATGGTTATTTTATAGAAACTCCTTATACTCATCTTTCTTCTTAAGCTTATTAACAGCTTTGAAAAGATTTGGATAAGTTTCTTCATCTATAGACTCAGACAATACTACTCTTCTTGCTTGGTCTTTATTCTTCTTAACATCAGCTTTTCTTCTATTCACATAATGAATTACAAGTTCTTTCAATGCATCTGATTTGAAAGAATCGAGTTCTTCAAGAGCAAATGTAGTAAGAGCACTCCATACAGCTTTTTGAGTATCTTTCATACCTTTAAGGTTATCTTTATACTCAAGCAATACATTTATTGCTATATTTGATAAGAAGTCTTTCTCAAATAGATATTTGAATATCTTTCTGTATAATTCTGGTGAAGCATCTACTGCCGCATCAACTAAGTTAGTTTTATTATCAGCCACTTCAGAATATAGTTGCCTTGTTATCTTTCCTACATATATACCAAGAACTTTTTCATTGGTAACATATTCTTTTGAAGGCATTATTATAAGAAGTTCCATAGCTAAGTCTTCACTTATATTAAGTTTCTTAGCCATCTTCTTAGCTCTCTTACCTATTATCTTAGTTAATACTTCAAGATAAGAGTTCATCATAGCCACATATGCTTCTTTTTCTTCACCATCAACTTGATTTGATTTAGAAGTCAATAGTTCCAAGAAATCATGTAGTAATGGAGCCGCTTCTACTTCAACGGCATCTTCTTTAGTCAACTTGCTAAAAGCTTTAGCTATTTTATCATTAGTTAATCTTTCATAGACTTTGGCTAATAGTTCCGGTTGGAATCTTCCATCTTTCTTATGGAAGTCTATGAGATCAGGTAGGTTTCTTGCTACGAATCCTAACCTCTCATCTTTATCCATTTTCTTTAAAGCTTTAGCAGATGATTTTTCTATAAAGCTTTCAATGTACTTGAATTGTTTCTTTTTGTTGTTATTATTGTCTTTCATAGTTATAGTTTCCTTTCTTTCTTAAAATAGATTAATAAATTTATTATACACCGAATCTGGAAAATATATCGTCATCAGACGTTTTGCCATCATCGAAAGTATCCGGATTGAGTGCTTTCTGTCTAAGACTGTTAGAGCCACTAATATCATGGTCATCAAATATATTGGGCTTCTTAGACTTAGCCTCATGCATCTCTCTTATCTCAGCGGCTCTTTCTAATGTCTTTTGTAGTCTATCATTAGGAGCACTAAGACCACCTAATATAACGAATAAGTTATTAGGCTCACCAGCTTCCGTATTCACATAAACGTGTTGGAATGATTCTATTGGTTCACCAAGTACTTCTGTTATCTTAGGCATATTGAAGTTGAACTTCTTTGTTAATGATTCATTAAGATTAGATATTACTCCTCTACTCACTATATCTCTATCTCTTTGTAAGTCTGCTAATGAGCATTTATCCATACCAGATAGTAGTAAGTCATCAAGAGTAAGATTATCTAAATCTTTTTCTTTAATATCGTACAGTTTTAATACCGCCAGTCTTCCCGGAGTCGAATTAAGAATAATAGATTCCTGTTTATCTATACTATCATATTGAGTCGTAAATTGATACGCTCCACTTAGTATAGCTATGTCATCTACTATATCCAAATTGACCTCATTGAGAAGTGCCGCCGGACCATAGTCATTGACAAATTTATTATTGTCATAGACCATGTAAGTTAAATCAGGCATAGTGTTAAATAACTCTCTATAGAATAGTTGAGTATTATCTTGAGCACTATTGCCTTCTTTAATGGTAGGCATTATTGTCATCAATACTATCTTAGTATCAACGTTGGCTTTCTTGAATTTATCTATCATTAAAGCCGTGAATAATGGAGAAGTACCACCACCAGTTCCACCACCAGTAGTAGTTACTACATATATTACATCAAGGCCTCGTATAAGTTCTTCTACATCTTTGCTATTAATAACTTTATCATATGATGATTTGAAGAACTCCTTTGAGAGTTGACGATTCTTTCCTGTACCTGCACCATTACCTATTTGCAAAGTATTGATGTTTTCATAGACAGTCTTCAAATCATCTTCACTACTATTGATAGCTAAAGCTGTAACATTAAGTTTCTCTTTAGCTAACTTTGCCACTTGGGAACCGCCATTACCGATTCCTATTACTCCAATTTTTAGCATATTTAAAATGCCTCCTTCTTTTAATTTATTCATAAATAGATTAATATATTTTGTAATAATGAATTCATTATTACGCTTCTATAATATATAACCAAATGAAATATGAAAAAAAAAGAAATAGAGGAATTACTCCTCTAAATCTTCTTCGAAGACCTCATCTAAGTGTCTTTCGCTATAGTCAAGTTTATTATCGCTTGATTCTCTCTTACCAATATATGATGGGGTTGAATGACCACCTTTTCTAATAGCAGCATAACTATTTAACTGAGAAAGATATTTATCGCTTTCACCATTTTTACGCATCATCCAAGCATAATCATCATAATGCTTTTTTATCTCAGACAAGATATTTGACTTAGTATAGTCTTCCCATTCTACCGCAAGACCGTTCTCTTTAACATAAGTTACTTCCATTTTACCATCACGTTGTTTGTGGGGTGATGCTTTACCTATTATTGAACCCGGAGCTCTCTTAAATAATATATAGTCTCCCTTATTAAACACGATATAATTAAACGTAAAATCTGAACCAGCTACAGTCCATAATATATTATTTATTGCAGGTATTTTTATATTAAATAATTCTTCAACACCTTTTACAAATTCTGCATCATTTTCAATATCGAAAGTTGAAATCGATAATATTTCTCCCGGATAAATCCAACGGGCCTCTGCACCGTCTTCTCTTTTAACATGATAGACATCCTCGTTTTCTATCGACATCGTTGCACCATATCCAGCTGCAAGGAAATGGAAATAATTATTTTTCTTATTACTGTAAGTAATCTTGTTTGACATGATAATCTCCTTTTTAAATAAATACTTAATATATTTGATACACCTTTATTATATATAATCGAATAATAAATAAAAAAAAAGAAGATGAGAATTACTCCTCATCTTCTTCATCCCAAGTATCCAGAAACTCAAGTACTTCGGTAACTGGATAATGGGACTCATCGTCATCATCTTTATGATACCATTCGTAAAGACTTTGAGTTGTTCCCTCAGAAGTCTTCACAGAATAAACTCCGTCTTCACGAAGTTCATAGATGCACAAGTGATCGTTGCATGTCCAGCCAGTAGACACTGCAACAACTTGTGTAGTTTTAGGATCAATGAAAAGGATATGTCCTTCCTTTACATTGAATCCTTTTAATATCATATTGGTTTGGGCAACTGCTCAAGTATACATGTTTTCCATTTTATCCTCCTCGCCCTCTGATGAGGGCTTTTTAATTAATAAATTTAATAATGATATATTGATACACCTTTATTATATATAATTGAAATATCTAAAAATACGATTTTTTAGAAAGCTATTAATAACACAGAAATTTAATGATATTGATTATAATAAAGAAAGTAGGTGCGAGAGCAGATGTCTATAGGAAAAGATCCACAATTTGGACTGGATAACTTCCAGAAGCCTAAGATGTTAAACGAGAATGAATCTGTTGCTCAATCGTTCCTGAATCTCTTAATGTTAAGACCGGGTAACTTACCATCGATGCCAACTGTAGGTTTAAATATAATGAAATATTTATATACATTTGAAGATGATGTAACTCTGGAATCTTTTCTTGAAGAGATACATGATCAGGTTGCACAACTGATACCACAAATAGATGCAAATAATATACAGATACAATCAATACCTGTTAATGGGCATTCTATTCTGTATATTATAGCACCTCTATACGGTCAAAGTACTTCTATTCTTGCTGGCTTCCAGAGAAAGAATGAGAAGATATTATTTGATTATAAATTTGACACAACTTTATTTAAATAAGACAATAGAAAGGAATTTTTTAAATTATGGAAAATTTTGAACAAGATAGCTCTGTAATGGATGCTATAAACGAATATCAAAAAGAGCAAAAAGAAAAAAGTGAATTTCAAAAAGCATTGGAACTACAAAACGATGCTCAAAAGAAATTGGAAGAAGCTGATGCTGAAGCAACTGCTGCTCTTAATAAAGCTAAAAGTGAAGATGCTGGTAATAAATTAGATGCTATACTTGCTATGGAAAGACAAGCAAGACTTAGTGCTGGATTAGATCCTGATGCTCCAAGAGAAGAAGTAAAGCCTGATGAAGTATTAATTAATAATCCCACTACAGCTAAACTTAAGAAAGAAGTTGATTTAAATGTACCTGTTACTGAAGAGGAAGAATATGATTATGAAGAATCTCAATCTGGTATAGTTATAAATCATTCAGATATTAAGTTAGCTCAAAAAGGTCCTATGTCTAATGAAGCTGCTTTGCAAGAAAAAGTTTCTAATAATGTGGATGAGTATGTATCTGAAATGGATGCAGAAATAAATTCTCTTAAAGAAGCTAAAGACGTTATTGAGAATGAAGTTCTTGATGATGAAGATATGGAAGAAGTTGAAAACTCTTCTGATAATGAAGACATAGATTACAATGCTATGTCTAAAGCAGACTTCGATAAGAAGTATAATGAAGCTGTAGTAGTCATAGATAAATTTAAAGTAGCTAAGATTGATTTCACTGATGAAGAAAGAGAGAAATTGAGATTAGCTCGTACTATAACTCTTAAGCAAGTTACTACTCAAGAAGTAAAAGAACTCAAGATAAAGAAAAAGAAACCTAAATTGGATCAAGTAATCAAATCCACTATATCTAATTTCTCTACAGTAGTTCCACTAATAGCTTCTGGTTATACAGCTAAACTATCTGGCTGCTCTGTAACAGAACTTATGGCTATTATATCTACTTTAGATGAAAATAATCCAGTAGAGAATTTCAGTAGAAAGACAAGTCTTCTATATGAAAAGATACTTGAAACTTCTATAGGTAAATTATCATACGAGGAATTCTTGGAAAAGACTTGCCATGTTGATTTACCAATGCTAATGTATGGTCTTGCTTGTGCTACTTTCCCTGAAGAAGATACAGTGGACCTAATATGTAATAACGAAAAATGTGGTAAGCCTATGCCACATAAATACAATATGAGAAGTCTTCTGAGAGTAGAAAGATTCAGCGACATAGTTAAAGAAAAGATAGCTAAGACAGTTGATAATTCTTACAACTTGGATACTTCTATAAAATATGCTGCTACAGCTCCAGTTAATACTATCGAAAGATTAGAGTTCCCTCATTCTAAGATAGTAGCAGACTTTGAATATAAGAGCTTAGCATCATTTAAGAGAATATTGGCTAAGCAATTCAATGAGAATATAGAAGTTCCTACAGAACTTGCTGATATCTATGGATTCTCACTATTCATTAAAGCTATCTATGTGCCTGACCATGAAGATGATGGATATTTCGAATATACAGACCAAATGGAAGTTACTAAGATACTTAATGCTATGAATAGAATAGACTTAGGTATCCTATATAAGAAAGCTAATGAAATGGGAGAATCTAATAACATAGAATTCGGTTATATGAATATAGATTGTCCACACTGCCATACTCACTATAACTCATTGAGTGCTGAAATTGACCAATTACTTTTTACACGTTGCCGACTCGAGATGAATACCATCGTAGAATAAATACATTCTTTAGTGTATTAGATGATATGCTTGCCTTATTTAAAGGGCAATTGACATTATCTGATATAAAGAATATGCCTTATAAAGAATTAATATTCTTACGAGAAGCCAGAATTAATAGATTGAAAGCTGAGAATGATCAAGCTAAGTCTGGTGGAAAAGATGCCCAGTCGGCATTAGCAATGAAACGTTTTGAAGAACACTTAGAAGAGAATATGTAATTGCATATTCTCTTCATTATATAAAGCTTAAAGGAAAGGAATTAAATAGGTTATGCCAGAGAATAATATGACTGTCCTATGGAATAAGATGACTGGTGAAGACCATTTAACTAACAAATGTAACTGGGAATCTCTTATAGACAATCATTATGAAAAGTTTAAGTTCTTTTATAAGATGCTTAAATATATTAAGATAGAAAAGATAGACATTATCGCTTGTAGTGATAATGATAGTAGTCTTATAATAACTATGGAATTCTCTACTGATAAGAAAGCAGAGAAACACCTTAGTCTATTACAAGATGCTCAAGAAAAAGTAGAATTTTCATATAAGAAATACTTCACCTTTGATTACGACCTCTTAGAGAAACTAATTCACATAGAGATAAGTAACCAAGATATAAAAGAAGAAGGTGATTTATATGAAAATATACTTAATTCCAATGGATAAAATAGTTAAAGTTAATAATCTTAAAGAAGTAAGTAATCCTGTCTATTTTGATAGAGGAAATGTACCTACTTCTGATGGATTATTTTCTTTAGACATATTTGGTAATGATATGACCAGTCGTAAACAGACTTTTGCATATATAGATTTACATTCTCATTTCTTACAACCAGTTATATATAAATCTCTTAAGAGAATGGATAGACGTATAGTCAATATAGCTGCTGGTATGGGTAAATATGCTATTGATAGCAATGGGCAAATAGTAGAAGATGAAGAGAAAGGTAAATCTGGATTAGACTGGTTATATTCAGTATGGGATAAAATTAACTGGAAACGTAATGATTCCCATATGAGAAATGAACGTATAGATTTATTAGAAATAAATCCTAAAGATACTATCTTTATGACTAAGTTTCTTGTTATACCACCATTTACAAGAGATATAAATCTCCAAGGTGGTTCTGGTAAAGTTAAAATACATGAAGTAAATAATTACTATAGTAAACTAATAAGAAATGCCAAGATGATTAAGAGTGAATCTGAATTTGACTTCGTTCTCAATAATAATAGATTCCAAATTCAGCAGACTTTAGAAGAGTTATATGATTTCTTTGGAAGTAAGTTGGAAGGTAAGCATGGATTAATAAGAAGACAATTAATGAGTAAGTCTGTTACTAACTCAGTTATATCTGTTATTACTAATCCAAGGTTTAATAGGGAAACTGTTAAGAGAATAGATGATGAGTATATCAATATGGAATATGTAGGAATACCATTATCACAAGCTTTAATAGAATTCTTTCCATTCGTTATGTACCATTTAAAGAGAAGACTTATTAATAACTTCGAATTAAATAATAATAATAAGATACCTTATTATCCGGATAATGATATGAGTAAAGATCCAATCTATTACAAGTTAGATAATCCTATGATGTATTTTAATGATGATGTACTTAAGAAGAGAATAGATTTATTCATTAATACTCCCGAAACAAGATTTGATATAGTGGAAGTACCTTGCTTAGATAAAGATGGTAAGAGAGTAATGAAACCACTATACTTTAGTGGTAGATTAGCTTACGACGGTTCATCTATATTCAATAGACATATGACTTGGATGGATTTACTCTATATATCTACTGTAGAAGCAACTGAAGGTAAGCATTGTAAAGTAACACGCCATCCTGTATTGGATTCATTTGGTTCTTTCATAGCTAAACCAAGATTACTTACTACTATTAAAGTGAAAGATGTAATTATTAATGATAAAGTATTTAAATACTACCCAGTAGTAGATTTTAATCTAAAGCCCAATGTATTATCTGCATACTTTATAGATACTACAAGTTTCTCTAACTCATTAGCTCCGGGATTAGGAGCAGACTATGATGGTGATACTACTACTATTAAAGGTATCTGGGAACAGAATGCCAATATAGCAGCTGAGAAAGTTATGTATAATAAGAATAACATAATTGCTATCAATGGTCAGAATAGAAGAACTTTATCTAATGAATCAATACAGGTATTATATAACTTAACCAAATAATAATTAGAGATATCTTATAATTATAAGATATCTCTATTTTTAATATATTAACTACATAGTAGCTAATGTGAAACTATATAACCAAGTCTTTAGGAAGAATAAAGAATTCCTAACTTTAATTTTTATAGTGTCATCACTATTAGTTTCAGATACTATATATAAGACGTTATAAGTGTAAGGTCTTCTAAAGAGTTTGTTAATAAAGTTACTAATTGGTCTCTCAGATTTTCTAATATAGACTATATCTTTAGTAACTCTATTGTGGTAAGTATTGGAAAATTCCAATCTACATAGGCATTTATTACTTGGAAATTCCATAGACATAGTTAATCTATTATGAGGATATATAGAATTATCCCTAATATCTATACTATTCTCATTCACAATAGATGCACTTGTCGGATGTATCACCTTATTACTTGCGTCCCTGTATCTTTCTTCTATCGTATCAAAGAAGTCATCTACATTCTTATCAAACTTCATTTTTAAGTTTCTACAATCAAATAATTCACAATGAGTAAAAATAATAATCATCCCCTATTAGAGTTTCTCTATCACATCTTTTACTACTAAGAAATATTCATCTGGAATAGTTCTCTTGATAAGTCTTCTATAAGTAACTCTATCATAATTACCATCTTGTATCTTTAGACTACTTATATCCAATATATCATGTAACCACATATTCTTTAGACTATATTCTTTCATAGTATAATAGTGATAAAGAACCTCTTCATCTAAATCTAACATAGACTTTATTCTTCTTGTATGACGTTCTAAATCATCTCTATCATAGATAGAAAACATGTCTTTACAAACACCAGTCTTATCTTTAACTTCATCTCTATTATTCTTAGGAACGAATCCTACTAAATAGTCCATCTTATTTATACATAAAGTATTTAATACATTATGTGAATCTTTGATCACACGTTCGTTTATGAGCTTCATAAAATCCATTATGTTAAAATACTGATACGGGTAGTATGGGAAGAAAATAATTGGTTTATCATTTTTTACTACTTCTCCAGCTACTACTTTTTTCAATTCATCTTTCGTAAGAAATCGGAACATCTTCATTACCATCAGATAATTACCTCGCTTTTCGTTTTTAATAAGTTAAATTGGTTAAGAGCATCTATTGTATTAACACGTCTTCTACTATCCAAGGTGTATATAGATAAAGGAGCAGCTTTGAAATATCTTCTACTACAGTAGCTGAAGAAATCATCATAATTATATATCCCCATTATAGAAAGATTCTCGTTAGTATACTTATCTATGAATATTATATTAGTAAATTCTAATTCCAAGACTCCTTTGTAAGCAGTTCCATTATTTCTACATTTTTGAACTTCTTTATCAAACTTACCTTTTACTAATCTGAATATTACCATATAATCAGGTTTAGCTTCAAATAATTCATATATAGATTTAAAGCATCTAAAAAAATGAATTCTTCCTTTATAAGGATATTCATCATAGAAACTAATCTTTCTATCTAATCGTAATGACCTAACTGTACCTGTAGTTCTAAAAGATTCTAATTCTTTAGCACACATAAATCTTATTAATGCCATATATAATTTCATCCCCTTTCTCTAATACTATTAAATATACTAAGAACGTCATACCAATAAAGATATCTTATAATTATAAGATATCTTTATATAGTTGTGATTTACTTATTCAGTAAACCTTTATTCTTTTCTATTGCTTCTTTCTTAAGTCTTTCTATCTCATCTTCTTCTACTTCTCTAAAAGAAGGATCATCTTTGAGATTAAGACTTCCAAATGTACCACATTCAGTACATATTCCGTATTTCTCTTTTTCTTCCATAAGTAAGTTTCCTTTCATAATATAAAGCCTGTTAAATTATTAAAAGAGCCAATTTTTTAAAACTGATTTAATAAGTACTTAATACCATATCCCCATATATATTAAGTACAAAGTAAATTCATACTTCTTACCATCATCTTTGTGTTGATATTCTCTATTAAGATTGATTCGAATCCGTTATAATATTTAGGTCTAAGTACAATGTTGTCAACCATATTCAATATATCTAATTGGTTTTCAACTCTTCTATACTCAGATTTATTAATATACATAATCTGATCATATTCATTTATCAGTTGATTATAACGTAATAATTCGAATGCAAATTCTCTTCTATCAATAGATCCAAATGGTAAGAATTTAATGATATAAAGAGGGTTCCCATCAGAGTCTTCGAATAAGTTTAAAGTAATGAAATTATGTCCACTATCATAGTATAACTTATTGCGAATTACATCATCATTGAGAGAGTATTTAATAAATATATTGAATTCAGTATTAGTTTTAAATTTTCTCATATCAATCTTGTATAATGAAGATATTATTAACTTCTCCACCGTGAAATAAGGTGTATCTCTAAGCATATTCATAACCTCCCCTCTATATTATTTTTATACTATGTGTTTTGAATAATAGATTGAGTAGATTAGATTGATTATGAATAGAGTTAATTATACAAACCTACCAACACCATGTTTTTTGACATTATTTATATCAAACCTAATATTCCATTCTATGGTATGTGGAATTATATTAGTTGGAGTCAATATATTATTCCCAGTATATATAACTTCTCTATCTGGGTCATTTGTAATAAATAATTCTAAATCGTTTACTACATCATTGGTATTAATCTCATATATAAATCCTTTAGATACACCAGTTCTAACTATGTCATTTAATTGGATATAATTATGATTAATATGAACTATTTTCAATGGACGTTTAATAATTTTTTCATCAGTAGTGTACCACTCATCATAGCCGACATTTCCACTATATTTTGAAACAGGTTTACCTAATTTTTCTGTCATCATATTTCGAAGAATTTCATCAGCATCAACAACAAATATTGATGAAATTCCAATATACGGTGATAAAAATAACCTTTTATTTATAGGTTTTATTTTACCCAGATTATTTTTTGAAGAAAAATATAATTTACTTGGTAGAGTATTTATACTATATTTCATATCTTTTTACTTCCTTTCTTATTCATAGATAATAGTACTTTTCTTGAATCTGCTCACATCCGAACCATCTGTTAATATGATATTAACATCATGATTATTATAGATATCTGAATGAGTTATTAAGAAGCATTGCTCACAATTCATCTCTCTTAATCTATCATATAAGATATCTAAGAATAGATTCTTCTTATCTACATCTAATACACCATCTACTTCATCTAATAGAAGTATATTATAATCTTTTAAATCTTGTAATAAGAAAGCAAATGTAATAGCTAAGTTAAAGAATGATGATTCTCCTTGAGAAGCATTTCTTATATCAGCTACTTCTAAGCCATCCTTTACATATATAATATCAAAAGACTTTTCATCTACTTCCATTCTACTTATATATACACTATCGCCATAAACTATTCTTAGACAATCATTTACTTTAACTTTCAAATTCTCTAAGTAATAATTCATGAATTCTAATGGTATACCACGTTTACTTGATAATGAATCTACTACTACAGAGTAATCTTCATAATCATTATTTAATTTTTCTATATCATTAACTAACTCTTCATATTGAATAAGTTTCATCTTATTAAGTTCAGTTTCATTAGTCAATAATCTTTCTCTTTCTAATAGATGATTAAGTCTTATCTTTAATTCATCTACTTTATCTCTATCTTCAGATACCATATCTAACTTATTAGATAATTCCTTAATGTCTTTCTCTAAATTAGCTTTCTCTATTTTAGCATCTTTAAGAGAAGATATAATCTTTTCATTATCTAATCTAAGATTATATTCTCTTTCTATATTATCAAACTCTTCTTTCTCTTTCTTTAAAGCTATATCTGTATGAATAATAGCTTCTTCAGTTGCTTCTAAAGCTACTATAGATGATTTAATATTATCACTATTATTAAAAGATTCTAATTCTTTATTTATATCTCTTAATTCATTCTTATTAGATTCATAAGCTTCCCATTCTTCAGATAGACTTATATAGATAGTAATCTCTTTCTCATCGTAGAAAGATTTACCATTAATGAGTCTTGTTATTATATTATTAAAAGAAGCTTCTTTATTAGGTATAGTAGCTAATATAGTAGAAGCATTAATCATATTCCTAAACTTAATAAGAGTATCACATAAGTCTATTTCATATTCTAATTTCTCTATATCTATCTCTTCATTACGTTTATCTACTACTATAGAAGATTTCATATCTTTATAGAAGTTTCTATATCCACAATATTCAAAACCACATTGTGGTTCAGATATTATATATAATACCGGACTCTTATCTACTAACTCTTTAGCTTTCATCATATTATTCTTATTATATACTTTAGCTATAGAAGTCTTAAGATAAGACATATATAATTCCAATTTACCATTATGCTCATTAAATATCTTCTTCAATGTAGCTGAATCGAAATCTCTTAAATGAGCAAAGTTAAAACTTATAGTCTGTAATATTGCTAAAGCTTCTTTCAATTCAGAAGTATTTAATAAAGGATTCTTCTTACCATAATCTTTCTCATGTCTTTCTATCTTATTCTCTAATAACTCTTTTCTATCATTAAGATTATTTAGATAAGATAAAGATTTCGAAGATTGTATTAATGCTTTTAAAGAATCTCTCTTATTATATAAGTCATTAACTTGTATCATTATCTCTTGATACTTCTTTAGTTTCTTAGTATATTTCTCAGTAATCTTCTCTAAAGATATAGAAGTATCTATATTACTTAGATATTTTTCTTTAGCTTCTATTCCTATATTTAACCTATTTACTTCACTCTTATAACTATTAAGTGTATTAACAGATTCATCTAAGTTAGATACTATAGACTCTATCTTACCTTGTAATTTAGATATCTGATTATTAATATCAGTTATATCTTTTCTTATATTGGATATCTCATCTATATCATTAATAGTCTTATCTTTAAATACAGAATAGTTATCTATATTTAATTTATCTTTCTTAGATACATTTACTCTCAATAGAGATTTAATTACTCTTAAATCTTCACTACATTTCTTATATAGTTCACCATATTTATTTAATTCTTCTAAACGTTTATTCATAAACTCTTTACGTTCAGAAGCAGACATATTTATTATATTAGTTACATTAGCACCTAATCTTACTAACTTAAGATATGATTCATCTATGCCAAAGTAATTAGATACTAATTCCTTAAATGAAGTTACATTACCATTAGGATTTAATTCTTCTTCATTTCTCTTAAAATATGATTTAAGAGAAATAGAACCATCATTAGCATTACGTTTATAGAAATGCTCTATATAATAAGTATCTTCATTATATTGAATAGATATATATTTATATCCACTCATTGAATTTAATATTAAATCATTCTCTCTACTATCTAAGTTACCATTATAAGCGAATGGGTGTAATAAACTACCTATAGTAGTTTTACCTGTTCCATTGCCCCCTATTAGTAGAGTTAATAAATTCTTACTATTTCTAAAATCTATATATAATTCTCTCTTCTTCATTGCTACCATAATAGGAGCAAAGTTCTTTACTCTTAATTCTAATACTTTCATATATTAATTATCCTTTATAAAAAAATATTTGAAGTCTAATTATATGTGAGCAACTAAATAAAGAGATATACTATAAATATAGTATATCTCTTATTAAATTTAACAATGTGGAAGTAAATTCATAGTACTATTTATAAAATTAGCATTTATATTATCATATGAATTTTTCATATAATCTACTATTATTTGTAGACTATGGATTAGATAAGCATATTTCAATGCTAATTCACGTATTTTCTCATAATCGAATTTGTCCAATTGTAGTGTCAATTTCAGAATGGATACTCGGTTTTTATCTTCTATTGACAATTCAAATCCAATACCATTAATAAACTTTATAGCTATAAATATACCACTATTCTTTTCGGCTGAAATACCTATAGTATCATAGCTTTTATATATTTCATACCCTTTAAATTCTTTATCTCCATCAACTCTTAAAAAATTCATATTAAAATATCTATAATAATCCCATATGGATTTAATAAGTTCTGAGAATAAATTTCTGATATCATCGACATTATGAGCAAATATACATTTCATGTTATTATAGATACTAACCATATTAATATCTGTCATATGTTGCGAACCATCCAATAAAGATTTTCCTCTATAATCGATGTAGTGCTCATCAAATTCACCAGCAATTATTTTATTAAAGAATAGATTTAATAATGTTTCCAAGAAATATTGTGTAAAATATTTTATATTGGGATCAGTGTAGTAACTGTCAGTCAAATTATCATAATTTATGTTTGACCACAATGTTGAATTGAACACTCCACCATCTTCGTTTTCCATAAGTTCAAATGACATATATGAATCAAAGCGTCCTATATCATCTAAGAATAATTCAACTTTTTGATATTGCCACATTGAGGGCGAACATTTTTTTCGATCAATATTATCGGCATTATACGCAATTACTTTGATAAAATTTTTATTGTAGAAATATAGGTATACATTACCATGGTCATTAGGAACCGTATCATAATTAATCACAATAGCGAACCATTTAGTTTTTATCAATGTTGCCGATTTATCTTTATTAATTATTTCCATTTGTATTGGAACGATACTGTGGATAGTTAAGTTATTTCTTTCAATAAAATACTTCTTCAGTTTTTCAAACATTCTAAATCCCCTCTTTAATCCATATAATCCTCTATCATTTCAGGTATTGAAAATTCTAATATCGGATATTTTTTAGATCCTCTAATATCCTCAGTATCTATATCTTTAAATTCAGCAACGTTAAATTCTCTACCCAAATATGATAAGTTTATGCCAGTAGAAGATATTATCTTCTTGGCTGGTAAAAAGAATTTAAGTTCACAAATCTTATTATAATTATAACTTAATCTTGTAGTAAGACATTCTGAATCTACAAATTCAATATTACTTCTAACTTGTATATGGTCACACACACTCTTATCAGTACTATTTATTATTGGTCCAATAAACTTATCTACAGTTAGACTTTCCTCAATTATTATTGGATTATCTGCTGTACTATTCGAATGTAGATATTTAATATTAACATTAACAACTTTGATATCTTGTGATTCACGATATAATTTCTCTATTTGCTCAGATATATCAATAAGTTTAGATGATAAGTGTAGACTATGAATATCTATACCCAGATATCTACTATTATTATACCCTTTGTATTTTTCATTATATATAGCTAATCTGATATTTTCAATCACATAGACACTATCTATATAGATAACTGCATAATCGGTATCAGGTTTAGTAAATATATCTGGATTAAATGGTTTCAATAGTATTGCTGAACGTTCAGCAATACTATTCTTTGTAGTTAAATCTATTGTAAATTGATTATCAATAGTATCATCATATTCAATATTTACATCTTTAATAATCGAATGGCTTTGTCCAATTCCATTAAATGTAAAAGGTTTTCCTTTTGGTCTCAGCTTAACTGATTCTATCTTTATTTTCATTTTTATCTATTTCCTTTCATCATAATTATTTTGACATACGGGCCATATACAATTGTATTGTACCAGACTTTACTTCTTCAGGATTTTGTTTTAGTATATCTAAATCACTTTCGAGAATGCTACCATCACTCATTATTATTTTTATATGATATATTGATAACCTCGTAATAGTCGCTGAGACTTCCAATTTAAACACTCCCCATTGACCTCTATCATCATATAATTTAACATCAATAAATTTTGTGATACAATTATCACATAAAGAACTTCTTATTGTATTTGATGGTGTAGTAGTTTCAATTGTTTCCATCATACTTGTTATACCTTTTGGTAACCCAAGATGGTTTCCCACTTTTTGAATTATGGAAATTTCTTGAATATTAATCTCCTCAATTATATTAGAAGTTGAATTAGATATACATTTAAGTTCTTCACTAATATCCATTATTCTTGGTCGATATAATTTATTAGCTTTTATACGATATATATCATTACTGTCTGGAAAACTTACCTTTATACTATCGATGATGAAATTATCTCTTTGATTATATCTAATACCTATTTTTTCACAATTACCGACTCTTTTTGCTTCCTCAGGGTCTACTAAATAGATAATAGTATCGATACCCCTCTCACCTCGTCTAATATCAATTATATTACTATCACTATCAGGTTTCATAGTATCAAGAAGATATAGTGAATAACTATCCTTGGTACTATCATAAATAACAGCACTGTGAATTGTAAAATTTATCATCTTATTTCTCCTTATATTCAGTTATCGTTTTTAATAACTTGGGTGTTAATAGCACTATATCAATTTTGGTCCTATCAGCTGGTTGATCAATTTCCATCATTAGATTTTTTATATTAGCAATGAATGAATGCCCAAGTTCCGTCTTGTGCTCCAAATCAATACTTATAATTTTATATCTATAAGCCTTAGGTATATTTCTAACTATGATTTGATAATGCTTATTAGTGGCAAATAGACATATATCTATTGTAATATCGACAGTTGGTCCAATATATTTTCCAAGATGACTAACAGTTTGAATTGTTTCAGTCTCATCATTAAGTTTTATTCCAATTGGTAGGAATTCTTTCATGTATGCATCGGCATGAACATCATGGTCAAATTCGCAAGGAGTATAACCTATGCCTATTCCAGATATAATGATGCCGTCAAATTCTCTACAATTAAACGAATTGTATTTTTCATTAACCAATCGACTGATATCTATATTACCAAATTCATCCGACACTCTTGGGATATTTATAGTATAACCTATTGAATTTTCAGTAAATGCGATATCAATAGCTGTTATAGTATAATTCTCAGATTGCTTATAACGCAAGAAGAAGTATTTTTCTTTCTTATTAACAATATCATTCAGAGATGGCTTAATCATCCATATTAATACTTCCTTCTCGTTATCTGATGTTTTATTATTAAAATTAGGAACAATGTAATTTAACTCTACCTTATCATTACCATTTACACAGAAATTCACATCTTTCGTATGCGTCCCATTAGTATTTTCAAAGTATATAGTTCTTATTATAAAATTCATATTTTCCTCCATAGTTATAATTTATTTATCTTCTGATTTTAATCTTTCAATATATGATCTTTTTATCACATAATATTTGACACCATCGACTAAATACCAATTGGTAGTAAAATCAACTAATACGCATTTGTTATAGTATTCTAAAGTGACTCTTTCAATCGAAAAATCTACATTTGCTGGTATCTGGAACTCTAATTCTAAAGATATATTAGAATCCTGAAGTTCTATATAAGCTCTATGACTTTCAAATCTGAAATCTTGTAATCCACTAATAAATACACGTTTCCCTTTTTCATCTATATCTATTTTAGATAGTTCTATAGTATCAGTCACATATTTTTCCGTTATACTCATAACTTCAGCTCTATTATAATCATATAGTGACTTAGCTGGTATATATGTTACAAGTATCGATGTTAAATCAACATCTGAAACAAAGTTGAAATCTTGCCAAGATTTATATTTACCGGTTATGGTAAGTTCTATATCTATATTACCATCTTTATCTGGTGTTAAATCACTAATAGATATATTAAATATAGGACTATCATCAAATGATATGTCAATAGCCGTTATTTCAAATACAACACTACTATTATACTTAATATATCTTTGCGTTTTATTACCCAAAGCAATATCTTTTAATGTTGGTTTACTAAACCATATATTCACTTCAGTAGTTTCAATAGGTTCTTTTACATCAGCATCATTAAATATTTCATTAAAATAGAATCCGTCTTCTATTACGGTATTCATTTCCTGCATAACAGGTATTCCAAACTTCATAAAATAAATATTATTCAATGTAAATTTCATATTATCTATCCTTTCGTATTATTCGCACTGAGTATTGCGAATATACTCCCCATATCTTAATTCTAATTGATCATGTATCTCTATATTTATTGGGCCCCAGTATTCATCTGATATATCAATATTGTATAATTTATCACTATCATCGAATGATACATCTATTGAATTTATTAAGAAGCCTTTAGATCTATCATATGTGATACAATGACAGTCACATATATTCTCAAATAGAGGCTTAAACCATATGCATACATTTTGAGGTTTATACTGATATTCTTCATAACACTCGGAAATATCGATAGTATTAACATAGTCATCAACTGGAATTTCAACATCCATAATTTCCAGTTTATCGTAATTATAATAATGAATCTTTTTTATAGTAAAATTCATTTACAATCTTCCTTTCATATTATTTAGGTTCATGCCATCTATTGGGATTCATCTCAGGATATGCATCTAATTCTACTATTTTCGCAATAGATGATTCTATTTCCATAGTAAGATAAACATCAATGTCAAAATCTTTATAAACATTTGAGTTTGGATTGAATATCTCATACTTTTTACCATTACTACTTACTATAATTGAACGAATACTATATGCCTTAGCCATAGAAGTTGGAACCAATCGATGTGTTTCTATAACTTCACCACCATATATTATTCCAACAGTAATTGGATCAATTCTACGAGCATTATATTTATCACCAAGTATACTAACGAATGGTGCATAATCTTCAATAATAAATCTTTCAGTTAATTCTATAACTGAATCCGGGAAATAATTATAATCATCTCCCATTACATACGATAAGTTAATTGCTTCTAATTTAAATTTCATAATTTATTTTCCTTTCTATTTATAAATTAACTGACCACCTATCTTTAGCCAGATTATTACCAATATTATAATTCTTAGCATTATTATATGCTTCTTTAATCTTATCCTCTATATCAATAGTATTAGATTTAGTTTCACTATATAGATGCCCTATTAATATACCCAATCTAACACCATCTTCAAATTCTAATCTGATATCACTCACATAGAATGATTCACTATATTTGAAGTCAATCTTAACTTCAGGTGATTTGCGTAATATTATACTGAAATCACTTCCATCATTACCATTGGGATTTAGTAATTCAATAATACGAGTATTATTATCTTCAATCTCTTCATTAATATCGAACTTAGTTATATCCGGTTCAATATCATTTAATACCATAACTTCTTTTACTTTGTAATTCATGAATATTTCCTCTCTTTCTTTTAATATATACAAAAAATAAATTGGATAGTTACTTAATAGTAACTATCCATATAAGAACTTACTTATTAATATTTCATAGGAGCATTGTGGACTGCCCTATAGGTAGTAGATACAGCGATTAAGTCACTCCCAACTATAACTTTCAATTTATCAGAAGTTATAACTCTTTTCGTTTCAGAATGGTCTAAATAATCTATACATTCTACAGTAATTTTATTTGGCTCATCTGGAATAAATACTTTGAATTTTCTTTTAGTTTCATTGCCTACTATAATATGGCATGTATATTCTTTTATATCAAAATCATCATCATCTAAACTATCTTGATCTGATAATTTATCAATATCCAGAATCTCTGTAATACTGGTAATCAATCTATCATCACCACTGAAATAATATTTTATTGCAATATTACTAAAGTTTGCATGCTTATTCACATATTCTACCGCATTATTTACATCTATCCAAGCTTTATCAAAACTTTGGGAAATATTACTAAGTCCATCAACCAGAGTATATTTCTCAGCAATAACATATTCTTCTTCAGATATATCATCAAACACAACAGTTATTTCTTCTATAATGATACCTCCAGCATGTCTAATATATACCGGATAATCCGAATCACGCAATAATAAATCGTGTATTTCATTTAAATTAACTTTTACTTCTGAATAGGGATTAGAAAGTATCTTAATTTTGTCGAATGGTGTCTTTAGTAATGATAAATCCACTATCATAAATTCATCATCTCTAATATGCACATTTAGATCTATATATTCCACAGTATTACATTTGATTTTCTTTATTGTGAAATTCATTTCTATTCATATCCTTTCGTTATTAATGTAGTCTGATGAAATTATTTATTGAAAGATGTATATCTATTTCATGATTTGAAACGTGAGCAACATAGACACTATCAGAATCCATCTTATATATCTTACCATTAAATTCGAAATCAATTCTACTTATATCAAAATCGCTATTAGTGGCATTATCGACAATAATTTCTTTCAATATTATTTCACCATCAGTATAGAATGAAGATAACTTATCAAAATATATTTTGATACTAACTTCTTCATCATCAGATTCAATAATATCACTATCGTGATAATATACATCTTCTTTTACTTGAGATAAATCTATATATTCAGATATACGTTCTATAGATTCATCACCAAATGGGTACTTCAATTCACCAACACCGGTATCAGACACATAGTAATATTCTAATTCAATACATTTTACCTTAATATCATTAGTCTTACTTTTATTTCTTAGTTCTGTCTTATTGATAATATCTGCTATATCACGGCTAATATCTTTCCTGTTTTCAGGCACATCAATCTGATATTCATTTACAATTTTATCATTATCCTCTACTTCAGCAATATAAATAGAACCAATATAAACACCAGTTGTACCAGCGACTGATATATGCAAATAGTCATTCTCATCAGACAATAATGTCACTGTTGATGTATTATACTTACCAGCAGGTTCTGGTGAATGAGATATCATTATGATTCCACCAATATTATTATTTATATTAAATACACTTTTATTAAAATTACTACCTAATGTATAGTCTAATTCGACAACACAATGGTCTGTTAAATTATTTATTAATCCCCCTCTTCCCAAAAAACGTTGAGATAGTTTCATATGCAAGCGTTGTTGCAAGCATATTAATATCACATTTTGATTTATCCACTGCTAAATATACTTCGGTTAATTTAAATTTCATAATTTATACCCTCATCAATTTAATCTAAAGTACCATCTTTAATTTTTATTTTATTCATTATAAAGCTCATCGACACCATTATCAATTTATCAATAACTTCCACTGCATCTTTATTAATAGTAATTATTTTACCATCTACTTCAAATACAAGTTCACTGATTTTATAATCTATATCGGCTGGAATCAATATATTTATTCTACATATACAACTACCCTCATATATAATTGGTAAAATAATATGTCATGATGAATTGTAATATCCATTTTCCTTTAAGAATGGTGATATATAAAAACCATCAGTATAGAAATCCGATGTATTTTTTTCATCATCATTAATCCTACATTCATAATTAGTCTCAACTATTTCTTCTTCAGGAATCTCATTCAAAGGTCTAACAAAGGTTTCTTTAGATTTTGTCAATTTAAATTTGATTTCTTTCAATTTCATATAGATGCAATCCTTTCTTCTTTAATAATAAATTTTAATACTTATCATAAGAATAATATATATGTAAAAAGAATATGAGATATATACTAAATTTAGTATATATCTCATATTATTAAACGTATTTTAACCAGATATCTCCGTCATTACATAAACTTGGGTCAGCTGTAGATATTACGGTATTTCTCACTGATGGTAACGCATAAGCTTTAGAAGCACCCGGATATATTTGAGCACTTGTACCATCAAATCGTATTACATTAGCACCATCACAAACTACTCCTAATACACCATTACCGCCACGATTGAACCCAGTATCGGAATCACCTACAGATAATGAAAGATATGGACCATTTAAATTAGTCGGTTCATTATTAGCATCTATAAATATTCTGCCAAAAGTTCTCATGCCAGTTCTTACGATTTGTGTCCAATCACCAAATGTGTTGGCGTTGACATCTCTACACCAAAAACCACCACCATGCCAATTTTGGGCAAATTGGATGCCCCAACGTTGATCTTTTCGATGCCAATACAACCAAACATTTAAATCAGTATATACTCCTCTATTATCTATTGGGGGTCTATTAGTGGCAGTATTGCCTGCAATGTAAACTACTCCCCCTTCACAAGTCAGAACATTATTTAAGTCCGTGAGCATTGAACCTTCCCACGGATATGAATAATTATCATTCAAACTTCTCCAAGATGACCAAGCCCCATTAGATGACGTTCTAATTAAAATAGTCCAAGCGTATGGTAAATGAAATTGAGTAGTGAGACCACCGTAATCTTTATGATTTAAACGTATTGCGAGCTGTGTTCCATAGCCATTATCTCCAGCTAATGAAAAGAATTTTATAAATGCATGTTTTGAAGTTAGACCTATTTCTGCACCATAATCTATAGTACCCTCATAGTTGTATGGATATTTTGGATCATTTATAATATTTCGTGGCAGAGTATACCCATCGTATTTTTCTATAGCTCGGGGGTCATCTTCTATCCAATTAGTATATTTATTACCATTATTCCAATTAATAGAAGCAGCATCTTCTCTATAAATTCTAATATAT